AGAAGACAGAGATATACATGCAGCAAATAACATGATATATTTCTATCTTCAAAATAATAAACTTGATAGGTCAGGGACGGATCAAACAAGTATAAAAGGACCTGTAAAGATTGCATATAAGAAATTTGTAAGCAACCTTGCTAAGCAGGAAGATACAACGTCTTTAGCGTTGTGTTAGTTCACTTATTCATTTTCAACATAAAATTTAATTAGATTCTGAATCTTTGTAAAATTATGTCTTTCATTAAACCAAAATCTTCCTCCTGGGTTGTAACTAAAATGTTTCAACTTACAACGAGGTTTTCCAGTTTTATTATAACCATATTCCCCTTCAATATTAAAGAAACTCCAACGAGGAAATTCCAAATTAATTCTTTCAGGAAAATTTACAACCGCGTTAGGTTCTTTTTTTATGTTTTCATTAATAAATTTTTTCAATTCTGGGAGCAAAAATATAATTGCCTCATCACAACACCCAAGATATAAATCATCAAACTGGTCAAAAATTTCATTCTCTTTAGGATTATCAGGAATGCATATATCAATTACTTCAATAAAGCAATCTCTATATTTCCAATCTGTAGGTGTAACGTATTCACCTCTTGGTTTTACTGTAATATCATCAAGCATCTTTTTAAGTTGATTTATTGAACGTCCTTTATATTCAAACCAACGTCCATAAGATGCATGACCCATTACATTAATTCTCTTATATTTATCAAATATAACTTCATAATCTTCAATTTCTTCACAATGCCAATCACTATTAAAAATTTTTACTCTTATATAATTTTTAAAATTCCGTTCCATTGTTTTCAATATAATCGTTTATACTGTTTTCAAATTCACACCATGCTTGGCACAATCCAAATGTTTCAAATGTATTCAGTATTCTAAATTTATTACCAAATAAGTCAATTCCACGATGCTCGTACCAAAAATTTGTAATTGTATATTCCATATCAAACTCAATTGGAGAATGTGTCTGATTTTGTGGACGAATAAACTTTACAGTATATTCTTTGACTACTTTAACAATACAAGGAATCCATTTGTATTTATTATGATAAGCAACAATATATTCCTTACCAGTTTCAAGATCTCTTAATTCGTATTGTTTCATATTAATTGTTATGATATCTATAATTTGCCCAATAAGCTTCACAATGATAACAATCACAATTACATGTCTGTTCTGAACGTTCACAAATACGTTCAAGTTCTGAGTCACTAATGATATAAGCCATATTCTAAAAGTTTATAAATTATAAAACTAACAACTGCAATAATTATAAGTGAAATAATAATATCTTTCCATGTTATATCTTCATTATCATTATTACCATTATTTGGTGTTGGACACCCTGGAAGTATAATTGGATTATTTCCACAATATATCAGCATCTTAACCTATTTTATTAATACAATCACGAAGCCATTCAATTGTCTTAATTGATACTTTCTTACGATCTTCAGCATCACGACAACTATAAGCAGGAGTTCCATAATATTCAACATGACTATTCATATATGAAAGAGTCATATAATATAAAGTATTCTTTGCAATTGAATCTACATCATATCCGTTAATTGAAGAAACAAAAGTCTCGAGCCAGTTAACTGCATCTTTAGCAAGATCTTTTACTTCTTCAGGAAGCATAAAATTAAAATCATCTATTGAATGAATAAAATTCCACTTCTCAGGTTTCTCAAAACGAAGATAATCATATATTGTATAAAACAAATCTTCATTACACCTAAATGAATCAAATATTGAATATTTCATATTAAATTTATTAGTCTTCAAAAAATATATTATCAACAGTAATTATTCCTTTACAATCTTGTAAATTTTGTTCATCTTCCCAAGCTTTAATATTAAATGCAATCATTGTATTACATGAGCTTTTAACTATATCTTTGGGTTGAATATTTAATGTATTATCTTTTGTATTTACCCAATTAATAATCCAATCCATTATTTCATTCATTTTTTCTTTTGCTTTATCTATTGAATGAAAATAAAATGGACCCCAAGTTAACATTTGATTATCTGGATAAATAATGTTACCTTCTGTTTTAAAATATTTAAATTGTTTATTCATATTAAATCAAATACCTGGTGTAAATAACTTATATTTTTTAAATGATACATCATATGCAGTTTATAGTTTCAAACCGCCAAAATGAATTCCGTCATCATCAAAAAATGTTCCACAACCAATACCATAGCCAAAATTAATACCCTCATGATTCAGATACAATCCAAATCCCTCATTATCCTTCTTTTTCTTATCGTCTCTCATTTTATTTAAATTTAAAAATTAATAATATCAAAAATATAATCTGGTTCCAAACCTAAATATTCCATAATGATGTTATCTGCTTCAAGAGGATTATCTAATGACAATAATTCATCACGAGTTTCTTTAACCAATGAACGTGCTTCTTCTGCAGATATTCCATCACGTTCCATTAAAATTTTTATAACTTTATTATATTTATTCATAATGTATTATTATAATTTATTTTTTCTCCCATATACAGGATGATCTGAATCTTTAAGTGCTGCTCTTAATCTTTTCTTTGCAAGTTTCAAACCTTCAGGAATAACTCCATAAGTAGCTTCAATAAAATTCCATGAAGTACGACGTTCATAATAAAATGCAACTAATACATCTTGTATTAACATTTCATGTATAAAATCATCTACTGGATGAAGATATTTATCATCAGTACATATTTCTTTACATACTGAACGACATCTATTTTCTCCATACGGTCCAATTCCTTCAAATCCATATTTCTTAATTACTTCATAAAAGAATTCACTTGGATTTGAATCTTCTAATTGTAATCGTTCTTGTTTAATCATCCTATATAACCATGTTTTATATCGTCATATATATCATTAAGATATTCTTTGTAATCCCTTTCTGATTTAAATCCACTTTCCTTACATATTTTCTCCTCTTCAGGAATCATATCAAACGATAACATATACTGACGTTTTAATCCTTTAAGATTTGCTCGAGTACCTATTAGCTCACGAATTTGATGGTTAATAGACTCAGAATAATTCTGATAAGCAGTATTCAAATCCGTGTCCATCGTGGTAAACTCGTACCCATAATTAGGAGTATTATATTCAGGCTTTGTTGGAATATTAATAATTTTATAGTTTTCTACGTTTTTTACATTATTAGTTGACTCAATACAAACAGTCAACTCGTGTGTAAAATTACAAATATTTGTAACTTTATAAATATTAAATTCTTTGCCAAGAAAACTATAAATAATATCTCCAATCTTCAAATTATTAACCTCACTAAGCTTCATATTTTTAGAAATTTACATGATAAAACAATTCACGAACATTTTTACCGTCAAACTGGGTATTTTCACAAAGTCTATCATAATCCTGCTGATTAAGAATACGACGTAATTTCCAAAATAATCCCCAAGTTCTACGATAACAATAATACAAGGTATCACCAAGCTTAGCATTATTATCCGTCATCTCATCAATTTTGCTGTCTTGTTCAAGATAAGTACCATTAATAATTTTCCACTTATACATATTCTATTTGTTTGATTACAAATATAATATAGTAATTAATTATAAAATTTCAATATATTATTAAAATTTTCTTGATAATTTATAAAAGTTAATATAAACTTATTTTATTTTAATTTACTAATTTTATTTTTATAAAATAGAATAATTTAAGTTATATTATAATGAAAAATTTATTGACATTCGTTAATGAAGCAGAAGGTTCAAAAATAATTGATGCAATGAAAAATGCACTTAAAGAAGAACTTAATGCATGGTACGGTTATGTAATTGTTAAAGAATGGTTAAAAGGAACAGACCGTAAAGACATTGAAAAATTCTATGAAGATACAGCTAAAGATGAATTAGAGGATCATGGTTATTGGTTAATGAAACGTATTAATCAACTTGGTGGTACAATTGAAGATATATCAATGTCTCCAAATTCTTGGGAAACAGCTAATCATAAATATATTGCTCCTACATGGTCAAAAGATAATATTGATATTAAGAAATCGTTAGAAGATAATATAAAAAATGAAGAAGGTGCAATTGAAACATATGAGGAATTAGTTAAATTGACTGAAGATGTAGATCCAACATCAAATTCAAAATTAAAAGAAATACTTGCTGATGAACAAGAACATCTTCAAGAATTGAAAGATTTCTTAAATGATATAAAGTAATGAAAAGTTTAATAACATATATTTATGAACAGTTAGATCAAAAAATTCAAAAATGGTTAAAGGATGTATATAATAATCAACAACAATTGGTAAAAGATAATAAAGTTCAACCAATTGAAGTTGATATTGAAAAATTAAATAAACCAGAAAAAGAATTTTTATATGATAATTATTCAAATGATCCAGTATTTAAAAAAATACTTGCAGATAAACATTTAGGTTTTACAGTTACTAATCAAATGTTTAGAATTCCTAAACAATATTTAATTGATAATGATAAAGAATACAAACCTGATTGTTATCCGTATTGGTATCAATCTGACCAAAATGTTTATTTTGTTGGTTTATGTTTATATGATAAAAATATAACATATATTGAAAACTATATTAATTTAATAGGAATTGAATCATCATTAATTGTTAATAATTCTGGAGATTTAAATAAAGCAATATTAAATGATTTTATTAAAATTATACCTAAACTTGGAAATTATAAAGGAATAACAATAAAACCAATACACCCTAAAATGAAATCTATTTTTATTAAACTTGGTTTTAAAACATCATCTGATAATAAAGAAATATTAGTATATAAAGTATAAGTTATATAGTTATGAAACAAATAACATCATATATACAAGAAGGACTGCGTATTAATAAAGATACTGCTTCAAAATTCAAATATAATACTGAATATCCATCTACAAGAGATGAACTACAAGAGATACTGAAAAAACGTCTAAAGGAAACCCCTGATGCAGACCTTAATGACATTGATGTATCAAGAATCACAGATATGTCTGTATTGTTCATGTGCTCAACACCAGGCAACATCAAGATTGACCAGTGGGATGTGTCAAATGTCACTAGCATGAACGGCATGTTCTATAATTGCGGTGACTTTAATGCAGACCTTTCTAAATGGGATGTTAGCAAAGTTGAGGATATGAACAAGATGTTCCGTGGATGTACTAAGTTCAATTCTGACTTATCAAACTGGGATGTAAGCAAAGTTGAAGACATGTCTAGTATGTTCCGTAGATGCCATGAATTTAACTGTGACATATCTAAATGGGACGTGAGCAAAGTTGAAGACATGGCCGCAATGTTTTATGATTGCAATAATTTCAATTCTGACTTATCAAACTGGGATGTCAGTAATGTAAAAGACATGCGTGAAATGTTTGATAAATGCACATCTTTAAAAACACTCCCATCATGGTACAAAGCATAAATGTTTTAATTGATGATAGACAACATATATAAAGATTAATATAATATGAAACAAATAACATCATATATACAAGAAGGACTCCGTATTAATAAAAATACTGCTTCAAAATTCAAATATAATAAGTATACTGAACATCCGAATACTAAAGATGAACTACGTAAGATGCTGAAAGAGCGTATCAAGAAAGATCCTGATGCAGACCTTAATGATATTGATGTATCAAAGATCACAGATATGTCTGTATTGTTTCTCGGTTTTAAACCACGTAATATAAAGATTGACAAGTGGGATGTGTCAAATGTCACTAATATGAAAGACATGTTCTATAATTGTAGTAAGTTCAATTCTGACTTATCAAACTGGAATGTTAGTAAAGTTGAAGACATGTCTAGTATGTTCAACGGATGTAAGAACTTCAACGCAGATTTATCAAACTGGGATGTGTCAAATGTAAAAAGAATGCCGTGGATGTTCAGGATGTGTCAGACATTAGACTGTGACTTTTCTAAATGGGATGTTAGTAATGTAAAAGATATGTTTTTCATGTTTGATGAATGTACATCTTTAAAGACACTACCATCATGGTATAAAGAATAAATGCTTTTAATATAATATGAAACAAATAACATCATATATACAAGAAGGACTACGTATTAATAAAAATATTAAAATAAATAAATTATGTCCTGAATCTATTGAAGACCTTAGAAAAATAATAGAAGAAAGATATAAAAATAATCATGAAATTTTAGATTTATCAAATATAGATACTTCTAAAATGACTAATATGAATAATTTATTTAATTTTAATAATGATAGATTTACTAAATATAAAGTAAAAGAAATAATAGGATTAGATTCTTGGGATGTAAGTAATGTAACTAATATGTCAAAAATGTTTCATGAAATGCCAGGAATTAAAACATTAGAAGGTATATCTGATTGGAATGTTAGTAATGTTGAAACAATGTTTGGTATGTTTCAATCTTGTTCATCTTTAGAAAAATTAGATTTATCAAAATGGAATACTAAAAATTTGAAAACCACGACTTATATGTTTAACGCATGTAATTGTGTTAAATCTGTAGGAGATATATCTGATTGGAATATTAGTAATTTAGATGATTGTCAAAATATGTTTTATGGATGTAAAAAACTTATTTTAAATATTAAAAAATGGGGTCTAAATAAAGTAACATCAACAATTAAATCATGGGGTGTTAATTCATGGGCAGACAAAGTTATTATATAAATTATGAAACAAATTACAAATTATATAAAAGAAGGACTTCGTATTAATAAGAATACAAAAATAAGTAAAGAATGGAGTTGTATTAATACTTTAAACAAATTAATAGATAGATGTTTTAAAGGTAAATTTTCTCTAGATTTTATTGGAGAACTTATTAATTTAAAAGAAAATATAATTAATAAAAAAATATTAAAAACATTAGGTCCTGATGTAAAATGGGTTGGTATTTATACTGAAGGTGAAACTATAGAAAGTGTTACTGAAGATGATATTAAATCATGGGAAGATGATTTTGAAGATGAAGAAATTATAAATAATATGTATGATATTGAATTAGGAGATGCTTGGGATTCTGATGGCGGATTACATATATATATAAGAATAAGAGAATGAAATCATTAAGAAATTATATATTTGAAGAATTAGATACAGATAATTTATTTTGGCTTCTTGATAAATGGTTTGAAAGAAATGAAAAACAATTATCTGAATTTATAGAAATTGTTGTTCAATGTAGACAAAATGGAGATAAAGTTTCTATAGATAAACTTAAAGAATTAATCAAAGGTACTAAATTTGAAACTAATTTAAAAGAATTTATAAATTTTGTAGATAATGATTTAGAACCTATTGAAAATAAAGATTATATATATATCCTAAAACAAATAATCGAAGTAGTTATTGGTAAAAAAGAAAAAAATAAATATTTCATATGAAAGATATTAAAGATTTATTAATTGAAGCAAAGAAATGGATTCCAAAAGAAGAATGGATTAAACAACAAAGAGAAGCTAGAAAAAAGAACACTTGTGCATTTAATGATTATGAAGATGTTACACAAGAAATGGTAGATAAATTTTGGAGTCAAGAGCGTTATGCAGAAAAATTAGTTGATGAAAAAAATATACGTAAAGAATGGAAAGATGTATATGAAACATCAAAGAAAAACGTAGCAATGTTAGATTATGCTATGACATCAGGATATACTGTATATTTTGACAAAAATGCTAATTTATTAATAACTATTAATCATGGTGCTTCTTGGTCAGATCAAAATCATTTACAACATTATGCAGATAAGTGTAAAAAGTATTTTAAATTAGATACTATGGCATCTGGTTATATTGATGATAAAAAATGGGAATTACTTTTTGATGGAAAAAAGAAATAAAGAGAGTACTAAGTACTCTCTTTTATAATTTATAGCTTTCGTATCTATTCATTATAGATTTAACTCCTGGTTTAAATTCATACTTAAATCCAAGATCTTTTGCAATATTACCAAATATTCCATTAATAAGAAATGATCCATCAAAGTATTCAGGTTTAAGTAAACTTTGAAGTTGTTTCATAAGATCTTTATACATTTGTGGATTTTTATCCAATTCTTCAATCTTATTTAAAAAGTCTTTTTCATCTTTAAGATAAAGATATTCTGGAAATCCTAAAAGATTATAACAATCATAATCTGGATGTAAGAATGGCATAATACCAAGAATAATCATTTCCCAAGGTTTAGATGTTACAAATCCAGGTGCCTGAGAATAAACTAACATATACTTTGCTCCCTTGATTTCTTTACCCAAATCAACAATCATTCTGTTTTGTATCTGTGGATATTGATCATAAATTTCTTTATCCCAACTACCATATATTTTTGTATTTTCGTAAGGTGTACCTTTGAAATTATCAATAATATATTTTTTATATTCTGGTAATCTAGAACTATTATTTCCTGAACAATTAATCTTTCCTGTACCACAACCATTAGATAAAACTATTACAGGTTCTTCTTTATTTTCTAGACTGAACTTATAATCAATATCTATATTATCTTTCCAATGTTCATCAAGACCCATTAAGAATAACTTTTCCAAATGGGCATATTTTGCATGATGTACTGACCTAACTAATGTATGATCTGTTTCATTTGTTATATGACCACAAGTAACTTCAAAATCTTGATTAATCTGTGAGAAAATTATTCTTTCTCTGTTATAAAGATCCTTTGCATTTATTGTAATATAACGAGCATCTTCTGCAAGAGTATATAATGGACATCCTGTATGATTCAATGTATAAATAATTGGACCACAATAACCTCTAAAACACATCAATGGAGTTGTAAATCCACTTCCGTTTTTCTTCATCATAAAATTAGGTATATTGTTATTTCCAACTAAACCTACAAAAATAATTGCAAAATCAGGTTTAATGTTTCTCTCCTTAAAATAATCTAAAATCAACTCATAGTTATCATTCTTTCTAACTTCTGGTGACCATGCGCTAAATACATTATGGTTAGGAAATAACTTATCATATTCCTCTGAAGTACATTTATGTAATTCATTAGAACCAATAAAATAAAAATTATATTCAGGACACATTCTAGACATATTACTATATATCAAAAGATCTGGTCCTCCTCCAGTTTCAATATGAATATTCTTAATTTTAATTGTTTTTCCAATTTTTCCAATTAATACATTCTTAGGTTCATTCATAATTCTGTTTTCTTTTAAATTTTAATTCAACATTATTTTTAGGTTCATATTTAAAATTCATATTTTCTCCAATTTTTGAAAATATAAAATTATTTATATATGATCCATTTAAATCTTCTTCTTTAATACTATCAAAACATTGATTTAATATATCTAAATATAGATCTTTATTAGCATCTAATTCCATAACTTTATTTTTAAAATCTTCTGGATTTTTTAAATATACATATTCAGGCAAACCTAATAATCTTTGTTCATCATACTTAGGATGTATAAATGGAATAATACCAAGTATAATTAATTCCCAAGGTTTAATTGTTACAAAATTATCAAGTTGAGAATATACAAGTGAATATTTTGCTTGATCTATTTCATTCTTTAATAATACAAATGGGAATGTATCATCAAATATATCTGGGTATTTCTCAAACATTTCATCTGACCATTTCCCATATATCTTACTCTCCTCATAAGGAGTACCTTTAAAGTTTTCAATTATATATTCATTATAACCATTGAATCTTAAATCTTTAACTGTTTGATTTGAATTAATTCGTTTAGTCCCATATCCGTTACTTATAACCATAACATGATATTTATTTGGAGAATTAAGTTTTTTATCAATATTAATTGAATTTTTCCATGTACTTGGTAAACCTATTAAAGTTGCACGTTCAATTCTTGCATATATACAATTAATATTATCAACTGACATAGTAAAATCTGTTTCAGACTGAATATGTTCTACTGTAGGTAATACTATATTTGTTTGTGTAAATACTAATCGTTCTCTATTATAAAGATCAGAGAAATTTAATAATACATTTCTAATATCATCTGACATTACATAAACAGGACATCCTAAATGATTCAATGTATATACATAAGGTCCCATATACATCTTATGAACTAATAATAAACTACGAGGTGTATTGTTTTTCTTAGGAACTAATCCAGGTATTGAAAATTTGTTAGAACCACAAACTTCCATTAAAGCAAAATCAATATTTATATTATTATTCTTAAAATAATCGGTAATTTCATAATAATTATAAGTTTTATTTATTTTATTATGCCATGCTGAATGTACATTATGATATGGAAATATTGTATTATATTCTTCTTCTGTAAGTTTATTTAAATCACTTGGTCCAATTAAATAAAAATTAAAATCAGGATTATATTGTGCTAATATTGTATAAAGATATACAATTTCTGAAAATTTTGGATTTTTCTTACCTTCTATTAAACTTTGAAAATTAATTGCTAAACCAATTCTTCCTATTACAATATTTTTATTCATTTACTTATTATTTATTTATTTCAAAATCTTCATAGTATAATGCCTCAATAGGTTTAAACTTAAGTTTATTAAAAAGCATTAAATAATATATTATATGAGATATATACATATGATTTTTAATGTCTTCAAGTCCTAATAAATGTTCATATGCATTTACAAAATCTTCTGCAGATTCAAAACTATAACCACCACAACTAAAATATTTACTTATAATACGTTTTTCAATTATGTTTATGATGTATTTTTGATCATCCAATTTTATATATGATTTATGTTGTGGATCTACAATACTTAAATTTTCCATTGAATAAATCATTACAGTATTTCCTGTTATAAATTCATTACATTTATATAAAGTATCTGCATCTTTAATAACTATATGACCAGATATGTTAAATTTTTTTATAACATTATAAACTGTTTCACATTGTGAATGTGTAGGATTATCTACATTATATATATTAATATTCTTTCCATTAAATTCTTTATTATTTCTAATGGAAACTTGTAATTTTTCAATAATATTAAATTGTATATCGTGTCTATTAAGTATAACAAAATATATATCTGTAAATTGAGATAAATCGATACTTAATAAGCTTTTAATACAATTCATTTCACCAATTATATTATCATACTGAAATTCAATTGGTACTTTATCAATATATTTTTCCGAAGTATTTAACATCGGTATAATTAATGAATGCTTACTCATACTTAACAAAATATTCATCATTTATATATAAAGCTAAATCTAAAAAGGCTCCATGACCCCCGTCTGATTCTGTAACATAATCGGCTAATATAGCACATTCAGATCTACCATTATTTGGTGTTATGAATACAATGCTTTCACCAAGTGCTTCTTTAATTTTTGCATCATGATAACCATCACCAAAGAATACAACAACATCATATTCTTCTGAATATACATATTGTTTAATATAATCCAAACGTTCTGATTCTGTAACTTTATCCAAATTACATTTCATATCTTCAATACGTTTCTTTGTTATATTAAATCCTCGAGTATCTCCTGAAATAAATTGTATATCAACACCTAAATGTTTTAAAATTTTAACACCATCATTATCATGTGCTCCATAAATTTTTGCAACTTTACCATCTTCAGTATAAATAAAATTACCGTCTGTTAAGCAACCATCACAATCACTAATTACAATTATCTTCATATTTTTTTTCTAATTTTTTTATTGATTCATATAATTTAAGTTTACCCATATAAAATAATAACAAAGGCATATTACCAATCTTGTGTAATGGTGACATATTTAACCAACATAAACCCGATAATGCTTCAATATAATCATATCTAATATCTGGATAATTTTCATTTAAGAATTCTTTTAGTGTTTCTTTACATTTATAAACTTCAGAATCAACTAATATTGAATATCTAATTATAGAATTATTAATACTTAAATTATATTTTCCACTTATTGCATTATCAAAATTAAAAGTTAAATTATGATTCATTTTTCCAAAATCATATAACTTATCACCAAATAATGTTGTATCACCAAACTTATCTCTACAATCTATTAATGTATATTTATTTTCATCTTCATTATAAATAATATTTTCTAATGTAAAATCACCATGCCATGATGTAGCATTAGAATTAAGATATTCATTTTGTTCACTTAAAATAGATAACATATATTCAACAGTATATTTTTTAGGTATTAATACATCATTTATGAATATATCTTTATCTTCTTTTATGTTATATTCTTTTTTAAATATTTCAATACGTTGTATTGTTTTATCAATATAGAATTTTTTCTTATATACTTCAAAAAATACTGGGTCTTCTAAATTAATACTTAACCATAAATTATTCTTTTTAAAATATGACATCATATTTTTAAATCTATACGGATTCATCCAATGTATGGAAGTATCACCTTTTATAAAATCATATTTAAAAAAATTTGTAGTGTATTCAGTTATTTTATGTGTAAGATTACCAAGATCTTTATGTCTATTAATAATATTTTTTACTGTATTGTTATTAGTAAAAAATTTAATAACAAAATTTTTAAATATAAAAATTGATTGATCGTTTTTATCTAATATGTTTAAATTATCTTCAATTTCATTTCTATAATGAATAATATTATCTACATTACCTGTATCCTTCCAATTATCAACTTCATAATTAATAATATTTCTTTGATGATTATAATAATTTAAAAATACATCAAAATCAGATTTAATTTTTTTATCATTAATTCCTTCTTTAACACATTTCCAAAAATATTCATAATCATAAATTCCACATATACCAATATAAGCGTATGTTGGTAATGTATTTTCTCCTTTTTTAAACATATCAGATACTAAATTATGATTCCAATTACTTACATTATATGTATCATAATTAGTATGAAACTTTAATGATTCTATTTTATAACCACAAATAAAATCATCTTTAAATTTATAATCATTTATGTATAAACCTAAATTATTTACAATTGTATCACAATCATTATATATAAAAGGTTCATTAAGATATTCTTTACAACATAACATTGAATATGCTTGTGAAGAACCTTCTCCATTATAATTATCTACTTCTATAAATATAAAATTTCTTCCAGGATAACATAACTTTAAAAACTGTCTAATATGATCTCCATGATATCCTAAAGAAATTACAAATTCAAAATCTTCTGGATATTGTTCTATTATATATGATATAACTGGTTTCTTACCAAGTTTAATCATTGCTTTATTCATAAACTTAGTAAGATAACCTAATTTAGAACCAACTCCAGATGTTGTAATTAATACTTTCATGTTAATGATGTTAAAATATTTAAAACAAAATCTCGTATTTTTATATTTTTCACATACGGTAATATACGAAGAATATTCATTAATTGTAATGTATCATATATGTTTTTATAATATTGATCATTAATGAAATATTTATCAATCTTATTATCAATATAATTGAAAATCATATTAAGTCTAACAATATCGTATTTATTATGATACATCATAACAGACCAAAAATATTTTGTATCTTGTCGTAATTTAACAATATCTTGAATTGGAGTTTCTATAAAAGAATCCAAATAATCAATAAAATATATATTGTCTGTTGAAAATAATATATTTGAAAATGTTAAATCACCATGACATTTACCAATAGGTAATTCAATATATTCAGGTAATTGATTAAACTTTTGTTTACTTTTTTCTAATATAGTATTTACAAGATTATTATTTTTCAATAATTCATTTTTATAACAATTTTTTTCAACAGATAAAAATTTATTTACAAACATAGATTTATCTATTTTTGTTATTTCACATTTATCATATTCGTCTTTAATATATTTTATGAATATATCAATAAAATTATCAATTTGTGAAGATGATGCATGTTCAAAAAAATCAATAAAATTATTAGCATATATATAATCCATAATCATATATGCTTCATTATCTGTTTGTTCTATTTCATATATATTAGGATTTAATATATTCTTACCTATACAATCATCTGATTTTTGTTTTTCTGCTTGTAATAATAATCGTTTAAAATAAGAAGTATCCTTAGTAGATTTTCTAACAAATAAATTACTATCTTTATCAATTATTTCAATATCACAACCAGAATGACCTTGAATACTTATTTTCATTAGTAATTTTCCTTAATGTATTTTTTAATTGCTTCTATATCGGATCCTTTACATATTTCATAAAAAACAGGATCTGTAATTTCTTGTGTATTATCTGGAAAATTCTTCCATTTTGTTTTGATTCTTATTCTATTTTGTTTATCTAGATAAAGACTAATTACATTTGGATATTTAACATACATATTCTTATGTAAGATATCATATCTATCATCATAATTAACTAAAGAATTTTCTGCTTTATTAGATGCTCCCAATACACAATAGCAATAATCTCCAACAGTTACTGCAGTTAATCCATTACGTAATATTTCAAAAAGAAGAACAATATCTTCATTAATCATTTCTTCAGCTTCATAATGTAAATTATGTTCTCTTAATTGTTTTACATTTTGTAATGTACACTGACCTGATGTTATAGATCTATTAACAAAAACTTTTCCTGGTTTACTAAATCCTATTGAAAATTCAAGTGATGGAGATACAAATGCCGCATCATATTTTTCAGCAGTTTCAACTAATTTATCAACTAATTCTTCAATTGATATCTTTTGTTTTGCATATGAATTTGATGTCTTACGTTTAGTTTCTGGAGTTATCTTTGCCCCAAATGCTCTATTATCATCATCAAATTGTATTGCATATGTAAATCCTTTATCATATATTGCATCTAATCCAAATTGTCTTTTTAAACCAATAGTTTTTGCATCAGATACTAAAGTATGAATATGATCTTTCCATGTATATTTATTTGTATATGATTCAATATTGTCATAAGATGAAAATACTACAAATACTTCATATTTTTCAATATCATTAATACAATTTAAAAGTTCATCATATCTATTTTTATATGTAGGAATAAATATAGCTGCTTTAGTACTTCTCATTTAATTACAAATATATATTTCTATTAATAATATAGAATGATTTTATATTTATTTTTAATAAATAAGATATTAAGAAACATATAAAAATATTTAATAAAATATGAAAAAATACTTAACTGAATTTACAACTGAATTGTTATATACAGAATATTTGAATTCTGAAAATTATGTAACTCCAAACATTTCAGTTATTAAGTCTTTAGGAAATGTTATATATACTAAAGAAATCACTGGTTTATTAGTTAATGGTGAAGTTCATACTGAAAAAGTTATTACATTAGCTGCTGGTGGTACATATGAATTAGCTGGTGTTCATGAAGGCCAAATTGTTATTGATGCAACATCAGTTAAGCCAGAAGCATGGACAACTATTATATTGAATAATGCAACAATTATTTCTGATGATGCTTATGGTATTTTATACAATTGTCCAGAATCAAATAATAAAGGCTATCAAGGTTTATATGTAACTCTTACAAAAGATACCCATAACTTTGTAGTATGTAATAAAGAAACAACTGTAGAAGGTGATGAAACTTACGCATCTATTGATTCTTGGAAAGATTTGACAGTTCAAGGTGTTGGTTATCTTGCAGTTTACAATAACATTGGTCATGGTTTAAGAGGTGAAACAATGAATGTTGCAGGTCCTCACATTTATATTGATACTGTTCATGACGGTGTTCATGGTAAGAATGTTAACATTCTTGATGGTGTATTCTATGTACAAGCTGCAAAAGATGCATTTGGAACAACTGATAACGGTAAGATCATTGTTCTTGGTGGAGAATTTACTTTTGTTAATGTAACTGAAGACAACTTCGATTCTAAGAATGATGGATATTATGCAGTTACTGGTGTTTCAGGAGCAAAAATGCACCCAATTGAAGATATGTATGAAGAAGGTACAGTTACTGCATATCCAACAAAAGATGATTATGAAGCAGGCACTAATGGAGAAATTATTAATATTTCATTATTGGAAGATGGCCTTAAATCAGGTTGGTATTATAATGCTGATGAAAATGAAAACGTAGTTGCTTCTTCTACTCCTGCTGGTAATATAACATGGGTGTGGGATGATCCTGTAGAAGTATTATTTGATTCTCCTCAAGCATATGTAATCAATGAAAATTATAATGTTATAGAAGTTACAGGTAAAATTGATCGTCCAATCGTTCGCCCTATTGATGCGATTACAATAGTTGAACCTACATTCTCTAAAAAAGGTAAACTTAATGGAGGATATGATAATAAATTAGATATATATCTTAATGGTGCTGTAATTGTTACTGATGGTCATGCTCCTTCTATTGCTAATCTTCCTGATGCAGGTAGAGTTAAGATTACTGCTGTTAAAGATACAATTAATGCAATTATCAATAAAGATACAACTGAAAATGATTCAGAAGGCTTATATGATCATGATGCAATTAAATCAGAAAACAATGTAACTATAGAAGTAAAAGGTGGTTCTGTTCTTTATGTAACATCAAATATTGGTGATGGTGTTGATGGTGGCGAAACAAGATTCATTGATTCTAAAGGTGCATTCGTTGTAACAAATTGTGGTCAACGTGGTGTTAAAGGTAATGCAATTGTTATTGGTCCAGATGCAGTTATTAATGCATCAGTTATTGATAGTTATATAACAGATACTACAGATCCTGAATATTCAACATTTGATGGTATATTTGTTGCTAAAGGAAATGTTGTTAATCATACTGTAGGACAAGGTGTTGCAACTGTAGAAGATCCTGAAGCAAAACAAACTGGTTTTGCTGATGTTTATGGAAGAAATGGTAAACATACAAAAGGTATGTTCGGTACAACTGATACAGAACTTAAAGGTGTTGCAATTATAGGTTCACTTGGTGCAGCAATCAGATTAGATACTGGTAATGCTCATAACTTATATGTAAATCAAATATTAGGTTCTGCATTAAACCCTGTAGAACAAGTTGTTGAAGCTTATAAAGTTGTTCCTTATGAAGGAGATCCAATTATATAATTAATTAAATTGAATATATTATTACAAATGGGAATTCTATGAATTCCCATTTGTTATTTTAATATAATTAATTCCTGCTTTATAAGCCGATTCACAACCTACATTAGAATCTTCAAATACTAATGCTTCATCTGAATTAATATTTAATTTTACTAATGCTTCATTATAAACATAAGGATTTGGTTTACCAAACTTAACGTCTTCACCTGTTAATATTAAATCAAAATTATCTTTAATTTTAAAATATTCAATTACATTATATAGATTTTCTTTAGAAGCTGTTGAAGCAATACATGTTTTAATACCACATGTTTTCATATATTTTATAAAAAATAATAAAGCATGATTTAGTTCAATATATTTAAAATATTTTGGATATACTTCTTTTTTATATTCTTTCATTGGTTTACGATCTTTTTCTTTAATATTCATTTTATCACAGAATCCATCAAATCGTAACCCATAACATTTTCTATATTGTTCTTTAGTTAATTCATATCCGAAATGTTTAAATGTTTCTAAATATGCATTAAAATTTGCTATAAATGTATCTACTAACGTTCCATCAAAATCCGTTATGATTGCTTTTATTTGTCCCATATACATCTATTAATATCATAATTCTCAAAATCTTCTGGAGTACCATAAGACCATATCTTATCTTTATGCATATCACAATCAATTAATAAAGCTTTAGGTAATTTATTAAATATTAATGATACATAAATTTCTTTATAAGATATTTTTCCTTCAGTAAATTCGTTAATTAATTCTGTTGCACATTCTTTAAATTGTTTCCCATACCCAAAACAATAACATCCAGCTATTGCATGTGTAGATATACATTTCTTTTCTGCTGTTTCAGTAACTAATCCACCTTCAACTTTAGCATAACTATATTTAGGATCTTTTGAATAAAATGACAATATTTGTGGTCTACCCATTAACATAGAACGCAAAAATGATTGACAATTAAACTCAATATCACAATCCATAGAAACAACATAATCAGTATCTTCAATAAAATCTTTTGCTAACATTATTGTTTCTAATGCACCTCTAGTAGTCTTCTTTACTCCAATTATATTTGCTTCGGGATAAACTGTATGTATTTCTTTATCAATATTATAATCATCTATAAATTCTTGACGAACAATAAATGTATGTTTAATATTAATTAAATCACCCCCATATAATTTAAGATTATTAAAACTATCTAAAGCATGTCTATAAAATTCTTTATCATTTAACTTAATTAATGGTTTAGGTATATTATATCCTTTTTCTTTAAAACGATTACCTTCACCAGCCATTGGCATTATTATATGTATATTCATAACTTTAAGTTTTTAATTTTCTAAAAATTTAAAATGTCTCTCATATATATGTAATGATCCAGTATTCCAAATAATATTATCACATATTATTTTTTTATTTAATGCAGCTTTAGAACTTAATTTATTAGCTAACATATTTTGAACATTCTGATGCCATAGTGCATCATTATCAAATCCAAATACCGCATCATTGCTTCTCATATAAACAATATATTTAAGATGTATATTATTATCTTTATCTTCATTTAAGAAACATTGAACTGCATAAGTACAACAAAAATCATGCATTCCATCTTTACAATAATCTTCTTGCATACTAGGTCTATTATAAATCATACAAGCTTCACGTGTATGTGTATCATTTAATAATTTCATAAAACAATTATCAAATTGATATCCATTTTCTTTAGACCATATCATCCATCCATAATTTGAATTAATATAACCTAATGGAGTTGCACAATTTTTCCACATAGTTGGAGCACCACCTGGAATGTCATTTACATTTAATGATTCTGACTTATACCATTCAAATTCTCTATTAAAATAATCATAATTAGGTTCTCTTATAATCCAAGGTTTATCTACTTCAAACTGAACATTTTGTAATTCAATTGTTTTAGACTGCTGAACTGCATTACCAATTATACGAAATTCTTTATTATTATATTTTTCTTTAAACTGATTTAATATATCTTGTGTATTTTGCATATATAAACTTATATATTTATTATTTAATAAACTTAATTACTTCATTAACAATATCTTTAATATTTCTAAATTCATCTCCATCATTAACATAAATTAATTTTTTATTTAATTTAGAAAAATCAAAAATTTCTTCAAAATATTGTTTTTCTAATTTTATTTTATTAACATCTCCTTTTGATAATGATTTATTATCTTCATTTCTATGTAATAAATCTAATGAAGATGATAATAATTGTATATATCTTATATCTAATTTTTTACAAGACAATAACTTTTCATCTATACTATTAATCATATGTAATGTCATCATTGGATCTCTATTTCTATAGAGCCTCCCATAAACAAATTCTCCAATATGACTTCTATTCATTATTATAACATGTGTATTATCATATAATCCATTTATGATATTATTTGCATAAAAATTAAATAATTCATCTTGTTCTTTACATGAATATTTATTTGAAAATGGTTTCCCACAATGAATAATTGTTGATGTTGGGTAATATTCTAGGATTTTAGAAATAATAGTATCTTTACCCGTATTATCTGTTCCTTCAACTATTATTAATTTCATATATTTTTTTATTTTTATTTATATAACTTATATATAGTAATATAGATTATTTAGTTATATTGTATAATAGCAAAGATTTAAAAAATAGTAAACATTTTTATGAATATTACAAAAACATATGATTACAGAAATCCTTTTACAATTTCTGAAGTTTTCAATAATTTAGATAAAGTTCGTATGGAACATAAATTAAATGAAGCAAAAGAAAATGAAAATAAGGATTATTTCTTTAAGAATATATTATTCTTTACAAATGATAGAGATGATAAATCTAATAAGACATTAAAAAATCTTACTGCAGCAGTAAAAGGTAAAAATGTCGAAATATTTCCATTTATTGCAGAAGAAATCAGTTATAAAGCCACTGATGATAAAATTGAATTCTCAGATAACAAAAACAAATATAAAATAACAGAACAATCTAATATTGATACAATTGTTATAACTCGTCTTGGTGTTCAAGATTCTGAAGAATGCATGGAATTAATTAAAGAATTACAAGACTGGGGATTTTTTGTTATTAATCCTATTCAATCTGCTAAGAAGGCTTCTAATAAATATACATCATCTGTATTATTAGAAAGATATGAAGTTCCTCAACCTAAGTTTGCATTATTAACAAAAAATGATATTAAAGATGGAGAAGAATCTTTAAAGAAAAAATTAAAATTAATTTATAAAGATCTTGGTAATAATGAAGAAGAAGATAAGAAAAAAGAATATGTAGTTAAAATTCTTGATGGTCATGGAGGTACTGGTGTATTTATGACTAATGGAAAACAGATTTTAGCTATACTTCAAACAGCTTTTGCTATTGATCCTGAGAGAGAATTACTTTTACAGAAAAAAGAAGAAGCTGATGGTGGTGATATTCGTGTTCATGTACTTACAATGAGAACTGAACAAAAAGTTCTTGCTTCAATGAAACGTGTTAAAATAAGTGGAGACTTCCGTTCAAATGTTTCATTAGGTGCACAAGCAGAAAAAGTAGATATAACTAAAGAACAAGAAGAAATTGCACTTAAAGTTGCTAAGATATCTGGAATGCCTTGGTGTGCTGTAGATATTATGCCACTTGTAAAAGGTTCTAATCCTGAAGTTGGAGATAACGTTGTTCTTGAATATAATGCTTCTCCAGGTACTGATGGTATATCTGAAGTAATAGGAGAAAACTTTATGAAAATATTACTTGATAATATTAATGATATTAATCAGTTAGTATTAGCTCCTAAAGATATTGGTTATCTTGAAAACATTACATTTACAATGGATAATGATGATGAATTTACAATGGAAGCTAAATTTGATACTGGTAATGGTGCTAAAGCTTCTACAATAGGATGTGAATCATTAGAATATAGAGGTGATACTATTATTGCAACCATAAATGGTAAAAAATATAATTTTACTAAACATGGTGAATCTAAAGCTATTGTTGGTCAAGTAACTGAACCACGTAATACTGTTTTAATACCTTGTATACAAATTGGTTCACGTAAATTACTTGACGTTGAATTTGCATTAGTAGATAATCGTAATAAAAAACAAAAGGTATTACTCAATAGAGATGTAATGTCTAAAATGGGTTATCTTATTAATCCTGCTAAGAAACATGTTTTAGAAGATGATCTTGCTTGGGATTTTGAACAACAGAAAGCAAAAAAATAAACTAAAAAAGAAAAAAAATAATATAAAACAATATAATTAAATTTAGATAATTATTATGAAACATATTAATGAATATATAGGGGAATCTTTAGATAATTCTATATTTGAAGGATTTTTAGATAAATTAAAAAATGCAATTGAAAACGTTGTAGATAATCCTAAAAAATATTTTAAAATAGTAAATGATAAATTACAAGTTTTAAAAGATAAAGAAGATTACAATTATTTTAAAAAGAAAGATCCTGAAGAAGTTTCTAAAGAATTAGATAATCTTAATAATGATAAAGATCTAAAAGATATTTATCTTTATACAAAAAAAGACTATGAAAAATTGTCATATTATGATAAAAACAAATATAATTATATAGGTTTTATCAAAAATATTAAAGAATATTTTAATTGTGATGACAATAAAGCATATGCAATTATGCAGATAGCATTAGTGATTGCTGATGAAATAAAAAAAGAAAAACAGAAAAAAACATCTAAGCAATCATATTCTTCAAATTCTGATGATAATTCTGATGATGTAACTATGTATTCAACTATTGGTGCTGCAATAGGATTAATGGATTAAATTTATATAATTTATAAAAGAAAAAAGAAATTAAAAAAATATAAGATAATATGAAAAGTTTTAACAGATATATAAATGAACAACGTACATTAGATCCCGCTGAACTTATAATGGAAGGCAGAATTAAAAATATGTCAGAAACAGAATGGCTTAATTCTTTGTATGGAGAAGGAAGGGGTATGTATGGAGCATATATTCAATCTTTATATGATACTGTACAAACACATGCCCTTTATGGAATTTCACGAGATTCAGTTAATGATTGGAAAGAAAGACTAAGCAAGAACAAAGGAATAAGCAGATTTAGAAAAGTAAATGCAAATTCAAAATATTATGCAATTCTTTGTTTTAAATATGACCAATCAAAAGATGAACAATATAATAATGCCGTTGCCGGTGAAGCTGAAAAGGAACGTAAAGCAGCAGAGCAGTTTGATGCTGATGTAAAGAATGCTGATACATCTAAATATACTACTGATGATAAGCATATTACTAAAATGAAAGGATATTTTAATAAGCATTCAGATCCTGAAAGATTGGTTAAATCAATTAAAGATGATAAGAAATTAGTTGCTCGTTGGATAGCTGCTATTAAAATAGGTTGGCCTGAAGCAGTATCAGTATTTGGTTATGAAATTGAACATAAAAAACTTTTAACTAAAACTGAAATTGTTGCATATAGTGAAAAATATAAAGCTGAAGATGAAAAGGTTGATGATTCTGATATGAATCGTTTAAGCAAAGATGAAAAGAAATTAGCAGAATCATGGATTACAAAATCTGTTTATAAATATTTTAATTCTCTAAAAGACGTTAAAATAGAATGGGTTGAATCATTTAAGAATGCAAAAACTCAAGCGGGTAAAGATACAATGAGACGTAATGGTAGAGCATGGACAGAAGGTTTCATAGTTAAAATTATTAAAGGTGATAAAGAAAAAAATGTAACTTTTGATGTTGTAACAAATGAAGGTGGTGGTCTTTACGGATATGTATTAGATTATAGACAAGAAGTTGTTAATCTTAAAGCATTTAAAATAGGTTTTGAAAATTTATTAAAAGGTATGTGATATGAATATAATTAAATTAGGTTCTAAAGGAGAAGAGGTAAAAGTATTGCAAAAATTCTTAGGTTTGACTCCTGATGGCAGTTTCGGTCCTGTAACCGATAAAAAAGTAAAAGAATGGCAAAAATCAAAAGGACTTACTCCTGATGGTATTGTTGGGCCTAAATCTTGGGCTCTTATTTTACCAAGTCAAACACAAACTCAAACTACAACACCTTCTACAGGAAATAATGTTGGCATTAGTACAGGTATGATTAATTTTATTTGTCAATATGAAACGGGACATAAATTTGGTTATACAATGGGGTCTAAAGATTTAAATGGTTATGACTTAAAAGATGCAGGTGGACATAGAACATTTGGATATGGATTATTAATGCACCCAAATGGTAAATACATGGATACTATAAAGAAAGTTTGGACTCAAAAAGAATTAGAACAATTATTCTTAGAACATGCTATTTTAGTATCTAAAAAAATAGATAACTGGGCTACATCAAATAAAATTGTTTTAAATCAAAATCAAAAGGATGCCATAGCAAGTGCTTGTTATAATTTCGGTAATGGATTCTTAACATTGACGGGTAAAGTATATACAAAAACTGTTACTATGATTAAAAAGAATCCTAATGATGCTGCAATTAAAAATTCTTGGTCACATATGTCAGATGTACAAGGTAAGAAATATCCAGGTCTTATTAAAAGACGTCAAGCAGAAGCCAGTTGGTACTTTACAGGAAAATAAATAAAATATATAATTAGATAATAATATGAAAGATTTAAAACAATTTTTAAATGAATCTGTAGAATGGGTTGGGTGTATGTGGAATAGTAATCGTGCAATACCATTACAAGATAATAGATATATTCCATTTGATATTGAAAAGGTTAAAGAACATATGAAATCATTAACTACAAATTATAAATGGAATACAAATTTACAACAATTTGTAAGTGTTGAATCTGATTTGAAATCTGAAGCAGATATTGAAAAAATGATTAAATCACATTTTAAGACAAATGCAAATTATCGTAAATTTAATTATGAAGATTTTACTGCTATGGTAAAAGAAATTTATGATGGCTTTGTAAATTATAATTATAGTAATGGTAATGAAAACAAAACAAAAGGACACCCATTTATTAAAAATGATAAAGGAGAAATTTTAAAATTAGAAGATTGGCTTAAAGAACCTTGTGATTATGATTTAGATATGGATGGTAAACCATTCTCTTTTAGAAAAAATACAAGAACATGGAAAGAATATCTTGAAGAAGAATGGGAAGATATTCAAAAAAATAAAGAACAAACAATTGAATATTTAACACAATACGCAAAGGGTTATTTAAAGAATACAGTAGATAAATCTGAAAATGATCTTCGTAACATTAAGCTTGAAAAGAAAATACAATTTGGTAGTGTTACTGCAGGTGCAGGTAGACAAACAAGACATGAAGTTGGTTATATAAAAATTGGTGAAGGTTCAAAAGAAGGTCAAACATTAATTTTAGATTATACAGAAAATGAATCAGAAGCAATTAAACTTGAAACATTAGGTGATTTATTAGATTTACTTTATAAATATAAAAAATGTAAATTAATGACACCTGCTGGAGTGTTAAATACAAAATATGCAAATGCTATTGTATTATATCCATGGGATAATAAATTAGAAAAAGCAATTGTTGGTATAATTAAATTTAGATAACATGAAAAATTTATCACAATATATAAAGGAAGAAATATTTACAGCTCCAGCTAATACAATTGGAATGGGAAATCCTTCTGCACCTACTGATACACAACCAGGTTCAGGAGATATTCCACAGCCATTATGTATTGATATTAAAACAGGAAAACTTTATAAACGAAGAAAAAAATTCAAAAGATATAAAATATAAAAAGGAGGGTTTATATAAACCCTCCTTTAGTAATGTATTACTTCTATATCTGAACCTGACCCATTACTAAATACAATATATTTAGTACCATTAATATAAACAATTTCATATTTATAGTTTACACTTTGTAAATTTTGGGTATTATTTATATTTGGACTAGCATTAATACTTTGTGTAGTTATACCTAAAATAAAACCAAATACTATAAATAAAGCAATAATAATGCCTTTGTAAATTATATTTTTCATTTTCATTAATTTTTGATTATTTTAATATACAATTAATATTTTAATTTTTATCTTTATTAAATAGTCCAATAATTTTATTCATGAGATTCATTGCTAATTCTCCATCATCCCATCTATTTTCGACAGCAAGAAGATAATTTACAGCATCATTCATAATATTTTTTAATACAATTAATGCATCACGTGTATATTCAATTTGAATAGGACGTTTTTCTAACATTAATAACCATTGTTCACATTCTAAAACCTGTGTATGATGCTTATATAATTTATAAACATCAATCATTATATCAATTATAAATATTAAATTTGATTTATCTTTTAATATATCTTCATATTTAAGTTTATCCATGTTTCTCAAAAAATTCTTTTGCGTGTTTATTCATCCATGTATATGTCATTCCAGATTTCCAACAACCTATTTTATATGTATTTTTATCATAATGGGGAATTGGTAATTTCAAATATTTTGTTTCTGTCCAAGCAAACTTAGCTAGAATCTCAAGCATAATATTAAAATCAGTGCAATTATCTCTATATACATTATGATATGTACCACGTATAACTCCCATCAATGGGTCATACCAACCAGGAACATCATTTAAAAATGCATATTTAAAATATTCATCATAAGCTCTGAATATAATATCAATAATTTCTTTATCATTAAGAAATTGTGGTTCATATCCATCATATTTAAGCATTTCACGAATATCTTTCATAGTAGTTTCATATTCCCAAGTCTGCCCACTATGTTGATACCAACCTTTACGCCATAAAATAACGTGCCCAATTTTAATAGGTTCTTTGCTAAAATCTTTCATAATTAATACAATTTTTTATCATCATTATATTTACGAAGAATAATAATTAAAATTTACCTTCTTGAGCTTCTTTTGAAATTTTTCCAATGCATTCCCATATAAAATCATGCAAATTTGATTCACCATTTTTTGTATCAAATTTATAATCATATGTTATGTACGAATATGCTTTAACAGATTTCTTTTTAAGAGTTAAATATGTATTATCTTCATTCCAAATAATTGGTTCTTTATCTAAACCAAAATAAACATAATATTTCTTAGTTAATACATACCAACAAATTTTTAGTCGTTCCCATAATGATGACTTTTGTTTTTTCATATTTCTTCCTCTTTATAAGTAATTTTTATTTCTTTTATATTACACTTAAAATCACCAATTTCTTCAACCCATCTTGCCCAATATTCTGCGTAGCTTTTAATTTGCCATTTCTTCGCAAATTTCTTTTGACGTGTAAATGGAAGATGACCATTTGAAATTAATCCCCCATATATTATACGATTTTCTTTATACCAATCTGTATGACACTTGTTGATATAATCATAATAAACATATGTTTCGTTTGATGCAGCTCTTGGATTGAAATAAATAATATCTCCTATATGATATTCAATATTAGGAAACTTACATTCCCGTATGCAAGTACATTCAATAAAATAAAGCGACTTATTCATTTATTATAATATTAATAATCTTTATTGCAGTATCTTCTAAAAAATGTTCTTTTAATCTAAAGATCAATTCATTTTTAATGTCTTCATCTTTCAGTGAATTAAAAACATTATTAATCTTTTCTTTACGTTTATTTTCTAAAAATGTTTTTATTTTATTAGAATTTGAATTAATTAAATCACTTTCAACAATAAAAGAACCTCCACCATTTTCTGTTAAATATGTGAAAAACATTGTTTCTAAATCAGGATTATCTTCTCCCTCAATCTTTAAACAAATATCTTCATGAATATTACCTTTGTGGTCCTCCCAATATAGTTTATTTCCAACATTAGGATATTTTTTCATATTATTTAATAAAATTCGTTATATCTTTCCAACCAAATGAATCACAGAAATAAAACTTATTATTAAGTTCAACAATATCAGATACTGAAATTGAACGTCCAGTATAATCTTCAGGATGTCTTCCATTAAATATACTATAAATAATTTCCAACATATTTATATCATCAGTTTCATCAACATCCCAGTTATTCAAATCATTTTCATAAATATTATTATAATTATCAAAACTAAATATTTTATTGACAATTCTCCAAGGTCTAAATAAAAATTTAGAGTTAATATTCTCAATTTCTTTAATCTGATAAATTGTAAACTTCATAATTTATATATTTGATAAAATAATATAGTAAAATCTAAATAATATTTATAAATTATTCATCAAAATTTTCAATAATATCTTTTAGTTTATGAGAATATTTTTCAATTTTATCATATGGGTTATATGTATATTTTTCTAAATATTCTGCATAATCTTTCATCTCCTTTTGAAGATCAATTAACTGTTTTTTTATTTCTTCTCTATTCATAAATTAAAGTCTTTTCCAAATATCACAAAATGAATTAACTAAAAAACTAATTATAAGAGGTACTAATTTTAGTAGTAATATAATTATCAATATTATATTTGTTATTGGGAATATTATATAAACCCAAACAGATTTTATTATGCCATATAAATCATAATCAAAAATAAATGATGATAACATTGAATAAATAACAATAAGTATAAATGATACAACCATTGGTATCATATAAAAATTAATAAATATATCTATTGAATTCATAATCATTTAAAATTAAATTTATTAACTAGACAAATTTGAGATATTTCTGACCATTGGGTTGAATATTTATTTACACAAGACCAAAGATTTTCATTCATATGCCATGCATTAGCAACTAATTCAAGAAATTCATTATATTTTCTATTTTGCTCCCATTGTTTAGATGCTAACTGAATAATATAATTTGTCTTATATTCAGTTGCAAATACAATATCAAATAATTTCATAAACTGATTAAAATTATCTTGATTAAATTGCAATCCATAATTATATCCTGTTCTATGATGTACCCATCGTTCATTAAGTTTATGATTATTTGGAACATCAATAAACCAAATGTCTTGAGATGTCTTCATTATGTCAGTTTTATAAAGTTCTTTATCTTTTTTATTAAGTTCTTCTTCTTGATCCATTGTAAGACGAAGACTAACATAATCATCAACAATATCAATTTTAATATGTCCAAATTTATATGGAGCAGGAAGCCCATAAATTCGTGTAAACATTCCTTTATGAGTAATGCCTTGAATTATCGGATCTTCATATTCTCGAGTGCATTCATCATATTCAATAATACCACATCCCTTAAGATATGATTTAATAAAATTAACAACTTCCTTATGTGTAAACTTATTCTCCATATAAATCCAAATTATTTAATGCTTGTTCAAAAAGATAATCATTATAATCCATTCCATTATAATAACCTTGAGGATTGTATTCATCTGAATGATGATCGTAATATTTATTATATGTCATATTTATTTAATATATTAATAACTTCATCAAATTTTTCAAATACATCTAATTCAGAACCATCATTAAATATTAACATAGAATGATCATATCCTTCTCTATAATATTTATCAGGAACACATGCAACTTTTTTAATATCATTTAATTTAACGGCTTGTTTAGCATACCAACAACCGTTTTCATCTTGTGTAGTGAATGTAATAAATTTACTCATTGTTTATATTCCAAGTCCCATAATTTATTTTATATATAATTTAAATTGGCATACCTGCCATGTTCATAGTTTCAATAGTCAATGCGCGAGCATCAAGATATGTCTTAACTCTTTCAACAACATAATCCTCATCAGTAATACGGGAAGCATCAAGCATTCCCCATTCAATCATTGTACAAATAATGTCAAGAAATTTACTTTTTGTCATTTTTTATTTATATTTTTGATATATTAATATAGTATATTTAATTTAAATTTTAAATAATATATAATTTTTTTAAAGTAAATATGAATGGATATGTATATTTATTATGTGATGGAGAAAAATTCAAAATAGGAATGACAAAAGGTAAAATAGAAAAACGTATTTCTGAGTTACAAACTGGTAATCCTAATGAAATATGGATTCATTCTTATTATGAAACTGCATATCCGTATAAAATAGAAAAGATGATGCACAGTAGACATGCATCATCAAATATAAAAAACGAATGGTTTGAATTAAATGTATCTGAAGTCTATAACTTTAAGGATGAATGTAAAAAATGTGAAGAGATTCTTAAAGCATTAGAAGATAATCCATTCATTTAATAAATTTATCTCTTTAAAGTTTTCTTTCCTGTAATAGTAATCTTAAGTTTTGAAAAGTCTCCATCTCGAAGTAATGATCCCAATTTCAATCCTGGGTCTGTAATCTTTTGTCCAACTAAACATTTATCGTAATACGCTTTATCTACTGGGATATCGAATATAATATCGTTCATCTTGTTTTTGATATGTTCTGAAATAGATAATGTATATGTTGTCTGATGAACTCTTACAGTAATAACATAGATATATTTTGAAACATCTATTGCAAATTGATTTTTTTCAATCTGTTTCTTAAGAACATCATTTTGACGAGCAAGTTCATTACGAATATTTGTATTATAATTAATATCAAATTCAATTTTCTTACGTTCTGAAATTAACTTGTCATTACGTTCACGTGACTCCTGATTAGTCATAATGTAATGATTAATCTTATTCAGAGAATCATTAAATGTAATTATATTTGCCTTTACTTTCTTAAGACTATCAATAGATGTCTGAAGTATAATTCGTTCATTCTTTAGAATTTCATTAAGAGCTGCAGACTCCTTATCACAACTAACAAATGCAAATACACAAATAAACAAAATTAAAATCTTTTTCATACTTTCTTATATAAACCAGTTTCAATAATATGCTTTGAAATACGATACAAATTATTCTTATCAAGTCTGCTGATTACATCAATAATATTCATCCACATTTCTTCAATTGACATATTATCAATTTTATCATGCCGAAGACCTCCAAAATTATTATCCTTCATCAGTCGACGAAGTTTATTTGTCTTTTCCTCAGCGTCATCATCAGGAATAACAATTTCCCACTTATTTGAAACAGCTTCCTGTGGTGATAGTTTAATATCAGATATGCTATGTACACCTGTCTGTATAAACTGTGTGATACCAAATCTCATTGCAATAATAGGATAACCTGCATCATCAATTTTATGAGTCTTCCATATATTAAATGCGACATTAAAAGTAAGATTATCCTTAATAACCTTCCAATTACGAATGATTTTTCTATTATTTCTCATATTTAAAATCTATCATAATTAGAAATAAATTCGTGGGCAGCTTCCCAACATTTCTCAAAACTAATATTCTCTGTTGGAGCAGCATTCCAACTACCATCATAACCAACCAGATAACTACCACCAGTCATCTTGTAAATAAAGAAACAAAAATCACCAGCATTAGTTGCAGTGTTACGAAACACAAGCTTCAATCCACGAGATGTTGCATACTCACGAAGATTATCAACAGAAACCTTTACATTTTTACTATTCTTATTCATATTATTTATTGTTTGAATTACAAATATAATATAGTATTTTTAATATAATATTCAAATTTCTTCTGAAATAATTTCATTTGCATATTTCTTCATATACAAACGACGTTTCTTTCCAGCAATTTTTCTTATTCCTTTCATTCTATCTGATTTACAATCTCTTTCATTCGTAAGATTATGTGTATCTTTAACAAGCCATATACCACCCATTAAACTTCGTCCATGAAATTCTCGAAGTAATGTATTGTGATGATTACGATGTCCATTATGTAAAAGATTTCCTGTAAATTCTTTCTTATATGTTTTGCTCATAATTTATAATTGTCTCTATTAAATATATTAATAAGATATTCATTTTCTTTTTCTCCCTTTTCAATTCCATATCCTTTAAGGAGAAGTAAAGCCTCAATCATTCCTGGGAGTCTACCACAAGGTCCATCTCCAGGTAATGAAAATTGAATCCACCCATTTTTAATACAAAGTTCAATCTGACTATCTATAAAGTCAAAATATCTTTTATAAACTTCTTGATTAATTGGGAGATCATTATTAATCTTTTTGTAAATTCCATCTATGACTTCTTGTCGAACATGTTCAACATTTTTAATAGTACCTATCATCTTTTAGTATAATTTTTTAAATCATTTACATTATTGAATTTCTTACCTTTGTTTGTCCAAGCACCAAGAACAAGTTTAGATGCTTTTGATACTTCAACAAATAACATTTCAGGAGCTTCTTTATTTTTACGAAACATTATATTGTAACTATAAACAAAAGTATTTTCTTTTATCTTGACAGTAAATCCATATACTTGATTCTCCAAAAGATAATTATCAAGTTCTTTTCTTGTTATCTTACCGAATGAATTAATACGTGGTCTCATTTATTTAAATATTATTTGATTTTTATAAAATTAATATAGTATTTAAATTATTATATTCAATAAGTATTAAGAATATTTAAAACTATAATTTATTTTTATATATATAAGTTAAGTATGAAAAGAAATATAGTAAATATAGGTAGCCATAGATATTTAGTAGAATATTATGATGCTAATATTGATATGACAAATTCTGAATATTTATCTGAATTTGTCATGATAAGAAATTTTAGTATTGTAAATAATGTAGTAAATGATTCAGATATATGTTTTATTGAAAGAAAATATTTAGATGAATATATACAAGAATTAAAGGAATCAAAAACTGAAATAGGATATAAGTTAGTTTTTCCTGTTACTGATTCAGCAATTAATTCATATTCTACTTCATATTTGAATTTTAATTCTGATTTTAATTTTGATAATAATTCATCAATATATTATGAAGATGAATATGGAGATAGTATTTATGAAATATATGAAAAGATTAATTCAAATTTAATAAGAAAAAAAATAAAATGTGATAAAATTAGAATATATCATCCATTTACGAAAACTAATATTGATGCTATTATAGATATTTCTAATTATATTAATGGAATTCATATTCATTACTTATGTAAGAATATAAATGATTTTAATACAAATTCAGAAACTGAAATTAAAATAGATAATGAAACATATTCTGAATTTATTGAATTATATGTTCCTAATATAGAAGATCTTTTTAAAATAAATGAAGACGGTACGTATAATACATTTTATAAAGAAGATTTAGATATTATTGTATCTACTCAGAATGAAAATTTTATTAATAGTATATTGAGTTCTTCAAATGATATTGAACATTCTGAAGAAACAGATGATGGTGAACAGATAGTCCCAATAAATTTATTAATACAACCTTATCGAATTATTGAAGAAGTTAATTCTGAAAATAAATTGAACTTCGATAATAACTTAAGTAATGATGATAAAACATATGTTAAACTTTATTTAAAGAATAATTTATCTATTGATAATAATTATTTATCATATCCTTTAGATATAACAATATTTCCATATAGTTATATTGATGAACAATTAAAACTTTATATAATAGATGATAATTATCCTGCTGTAACAACATCGTTTACAAATGAATCAAAATTTAGCTTAAGTTCAGTATTAGGGTTTTCTAATGGTATACTTTCAATAATATCATTTTTTGATTATCCTAATAAATCATATTATTATAATAAGTATAAAGATGATATATTTACTTCACCATTTAAAGAAGCATATATATACTTTAATAATATTGATGAAGATAATTATAATAAATTTACTAATTATAATTTTGAAGAACAGATTAAGAATATCGATAATGTGACTTCAATAAATGATGATATAAAAAAATCAGTTATTGCAATTACAAATACAGCATATTCTTCAGATGAAGAAATATTAAAAGTTTGGAAAACTTTAATGAAGGAATCATTACAAAGTGAATATGAAGAAGAATATGGGACTCCTATTAATTTTTTAGGATTTAAAGTTGAAATATCTACAAATGAAAACTTTACAAATGTAATATATGATAAGAATGTAAATATTAACATTGGAGAATTAGATGATTGTTCATTTGCATTAAATGGAATATTCAATAATTGGAATCAGTTTCCAGAAAAACTAATAGGACGTGTTACATTTTTTGATAAATTCTTAGGCATTCAATTTGTAAGTAATGTTGTAATAATAAGTAATGAATGGAAAAAATATTTAATTAATGATAATAATATTCATAGATTGAAAACATTATCAAATATAAATTATAATATAGGAAATAATGATAATATGAAATCAATTAAACTTAATGAAGATAATATTAATTTTATAAATAATGTAAAATGTATTATCAATAAGAAAACAGATAATTCAAATATTTCATTATCTAATACATCTCAAAAAGTTATATATAAACCAATATTCTATAATGTTAAAGATTTACAGAATATTAAATTAAGAAGAGGATTATCTCAAAATATTGGAGTTAATCTTTCTAACTATATGACAAAAGTAGAAATATTCAAATTAATAATAGATAATACAGAATATATTGAAGTTGGAAGAAACGATATTTATGTTATATTTAATATCAATGCTTCTTTATTAAATGAAGAATCGGGATATTATAATATAACTAATCAAGATGATGAATATATATCATCTGGTAACTGGGTTATTTATTAATTTTTTTATAAAATAATGTATTTATATTATGATAGATTTAGCATTAGATGGCAGAGTATTCATAAGAAATAAATTAGATGAAGCAGTACAAGAATTAGATATATTATTTAATACAGAATTAACTGAACTAATTGGATATCCACAATTTGGATGTGATTTTGAACAGTTTTCATGGCAAATATCTCCATCAACAGACGCATTAAAGAAATATATACAAAGTAAAATTGTAGATACAGTTTATTTAAATGAACTTAATGTAGATATAGATGTAGATGTAGTAAAAGGTGAATATAGATTTATATATCAGGTTAAGATAAAAATATATGATGATAACGAGAATAATTCTATAGAAAGAAATTATGAATTCCGTTAATTATTTATAATATGAAATTATTTAAGACAATAGAAACTAATTTTGAAAATTTTGATAGTACTATTAATAGTTATTTATCTAAAGCTTTTAATAGTTTAGGTTTACAATATTCAAATACTCAAATATTTGGAATAATATTTAATGGTATGAAAGGCATTATGGAAAACATAATGTTTTATATAGAAGATGCATTAACTGAACAAAATATATTTAAAGCATCTCGTAAACAATCTGTATATTCATTAGCGAAAATATCTGGATTTGAAGCTTATTATGGATCTGCAGCATCAGGAATATTATTAGGTAAACTTCAAATAAATAATGGTTTAGATTCAAAAACCACAAAAGTATATATTAATAATCATACTACTGTTATGAATAGAAATTCTGGTTTTGTATATTCAATAGTATTACCTACAAATGTATATTCATTTGATGTTTCAAAACCATTAATGACTCATGAATTCAAAATTGTTCAAGGTGTGTTTGAACAATTTACATATGCAGCACAAGGAACTGCATTAGAAGCTGTACACTGTTCAACTTTGCAATTATTTGATAGACAATATATAACAGTTAAAGTTAATGGAGAAGAATGGACAGAAGTTGGAAATTTATATGATATGACAGAAAATGGTCATGAATATTTTATCAGTATTGGATATGATAATGCATTTGATGTAATATTTGGAAATGAAACATATGGAACAATATTACAAGAAGGCGATACTGTTAATATAGAATATCTAAAACATTCTGGAGAAAATGGAAATATATCATCTACAGATATTTATGATTTTACATTTAGAGAATATGGGTCTGATGCATTAGGTAATTCTGTCAATATAAATGATTATATGACATTATCAGTATTAACTTGTATATCTGGAGGAAAAGAATCAGATAGTATTGAATTTATTAGAAATATGATAGGTACAAATTCACGTTCATTAGTATTAGCATCTGAAGATAATTTTAGATTATTCTTTAAACGCTTTTCATTTATTGGTTATGTTAGTTGTTGGACAGAATCTAATAGTATGGTAATGAATGTTGTTTGTTTAACAAATACAAAGAATCAAATAAAAGATATTGAAGACTATTTTAATATAAAAGATTCAGAATTCATATTGTCATCTGAACAAAAAGAAATGATTTGTAATACATTAGAAAATTCAAAGAAATCTTTTGCGGGTATATCAATATCATTTAAAGACCCTATAATTAGAAAATATGCAATAATGTGTTATGTTAAAGCAGATAATGTATATAATAAAGATACAATTAAATCTTCCATAAGAAAAACATTATGTGAATATTTTATTAATCTTAAAGATTCAACACAATTTATTGCAAAATCTGAACTTATAAGTTTATGTATTGATAACTGTGAAAACATATTATCATTAGACATGGATATAATATCAGAAACTGCAGAAAAAGCTTTTTATGATAATTATTATATTAAATATGAAATACAATCACATAATGGTACATATCATTATATTCCTGTAAAACATATTTATGAAAATTCAATATTACCTGGATTAGATTCAGTTGGAAATATTCAAGTAGATTCAAAAATGGAAGTACCAATATTACATGGAGGATTTAAAATTTATCCTGATAAATCAGATATTATTAATGGTAAGAAAAATTCTATAATAGCTAAAGATATTGACATATATTTTATATAAATATTTTTTATATCATAATGATTAAATTAAGTATATCACAAAATAATGAAATTACAAAACCAATTAATGAAAACATAATTGAATTCTTATATCAGTTATGTAAAGGTTTAGATGATAATGTTGAACAATATTTATGTGGTCGTGTAGAAATAACACATGGTTATATTGATGCAATAAACTTTTTAACACAAAAGTTTGAAGATTTATACATTATTTCAACTAATGATCCATATATAAGATTTGCAGATCCTAATACAGAAGCCGTTTGTGTTGAAATGTTTGGTAATGGAGATAATGGACTTACAATTACTAATGCTAGATCAGCTACAGTAACAGTACATAAAAGATTTTATGGAAAATCTATTGGTAGCTTTGATGAATTTAAATATTTTATTAATATACATACATTACCATCTGAATGTTTTAAACAATGTACTAATTTAACTGATATTGATTTAATAAATATTACTGATCTTGATGATAGGGGAAATTTCTCAGGATGTACAAATTTAACAATATTAAAAAATTATCAAAACATTACACGTTGTGGTGGTGGTGTGTTTACTGGTTGTAATTTAATTGGAGATTTTGATTTTTCAAATATAACAGTAATTAATAATGATAGAAAAGAAGCATTAGGTTTTAATAATAATACAAATCTTACATCTGTTAAATTACCTGAAATACAAGAAACATTATGTTCTTTTTATAATTGTACAAATTTAAAACATATAACAAATGGAATTAATATTAAAACAATATCTCATGAATATTTATTTAAATGCTCATCATTAGAAGAATTAGATTTTCCAAATTTAGAAACTATAAGTAATAGTAACGCATGTAGTGGTTGTACATCATTAACATCAATTAATTTTCCAAAATTAACCTCAATAGGTGGTGGTGCATTTTATGGATGTACTAATTTAAGTAGTGCAATTATTCCTAATGTAGTTAATATTGGAAATTATGCATTTAACAAATGTACTAGTTTGCAATCAATTAACTTACCTAATTTATCTTCATTTACAAGTGCATATCCCGGTAAAAATGTATTTTTTAATTGTACAAATTTACAATCGGCTTCATTGCCTGCAATAACAACTATACCTGAAAGCATTTTCGAAGGATGTAGTAAATTAACAACAGCAAATATTACATGGGAAAATATAGTTCAAATAAATAAAAGATCATTTTTTGGATGTAGTTTATTAACATATCAAGATACAATAAATTTATCTACATGTACATCAATAGGAGAAGGTGCATTTAGTGGATGTTCTAGTATAACTTCTATCAATATATCTTCATGTACATCAATTGGAAATTCTGCATTTTATGGATGTACATCATTAACATCAATAGGTACACTTAGTTCTAATTTGACATCAATAGGTAGAAATGTATTTTTTAATTGTAAAAATTTACAATCTATTTCATTACCTCCAATAACAACTATACCTGACAACATTTTCGAAGGATGTAGTAAATTAACAACAATAAATATTACATGGGAAAATATAGTTCAAATAAATCAAAGAGCATTTTTTGGATGTAATTTATTAACATATCAAGGTACAATAAATTTATCTTCATGTACATCAATAGGTTCAGGCGCATTTTATGGATGTTCTAGTATAACTTCTATTGATGTATCTTCATGTGAATCAATAGGTAATGTTGCATTTTATGGATGTACATCATTAACATCTATTGGAACTTTAAACTCAGAATTAACATCTATAGGATCATGGTGTTTTTATAATTGTAGTAGTTTAACAGGAAACTTAGATATTCCTGAATCAGTTACATCTCTTGGTGATGGGTGTTTTGCTGGCTGTACATCATTAACATCAATAACATTCAATTCATTAATACCACCAACACGTTCAGGAACTTCTCAATTTAATCAAGCTTCATATATTATATATGTACCTTCATCTGCTGTTAATACATATAAGTCACAATGGTCAAATGTTTCAAGTAGAATTCAACCAATACCTTAATTTATTTATTTTTCTAAATTAATTATTTGTTTTATTTTTAAATATAAATTTAAACATTTGTTTATGAAATCAATAGAAGAAATTGTTAAAGATAAATCTCAAATTAATGAAGTATTATCATATGATAGTATAATTCAAAAATTACAAGAAGCAAAAGAAAACAATTTACCTATAGATGAAGGAATATTAGGAGCTTTAGGTGGATTAGCATTTGGTTCTACTTTGGGTCCTAAATTAGGTGCTGCTATATGTAAAGCTTTAGGTTGTGATCCTAAAGGTTCATTCGGTAGTTTATTATCATCTAAATTAGTCATGGGAGTCATCTGTGGGTATATGGGATGGAAATTATAATAAATAATAAATATGAAGAATTTAACTGAATTAATTAAAGAAGACAAATCAGATAATAAAATAGATACTCAAATATTAAATGCATTAAGTACAGATGATAATTCTATTTGGGGATCAATAATTAAACGTGTTAAAGGGTGGGATAATAAAAAACATGATTGGTCAAGAAAACCAATGTTCTTAATCAGTGATAATGGAAATTTATCTTGGTATAGAACAAAATTTATGAAGTCTATTAATTCTGAAGGAAATGAAGTAAATACATATGATGGATACCTTAATGATTATATTAAGAAAAATAATTCTAATTCATCTTATGTATTAGGAATATTTATCAATAGATTTTTTTACCCTATATTTAATAAAGAAGATTTTGATATAATATGGAATTTGATAGAAAAAGATTAATATTTTATTTATAAAATTATACTAAATTATATGAAATCAATTTTAGAATTTATAAAAGAATCATTTCAACTTAATGAAGGACTTACATTAAATAATGTTTTTAATATTAAAGATTCTGAAGCATCTGAAGTATTAATGAATATTAAAAGATTCTGTGAAGATATGAAAGGCCAAAAAATTTCATTAGATAATCAAACAGAATTACGTACAACATTTAAGAAATTTATAACTAAATCAACTTGGCCTAAATCAATGATATATCAAATTTATAAGAAATATGGTTTATCAACAGAAAAAGGATTTAGAGGTTTCTTTTTAAGTAATCATGATAAGTTAGAAAAACAAAAAATCAATTTAGATTGGATTAAGCAATTTGATTTAACTGAAATTGAAAAACAATATAAAGCATATAAAGAATCAGATAATTATATTCAAGGACGTAAAGGAGAAGATATTGATCCTGATGATGTAGAAGAACGTGATTTGATTATATATGATAGATGGAATCCTGATACATTTGAAGTATTTGACTTTAAAGGAAAACGTGGAAAGAATACTGACCAACAAGTAAATATGTTTAGAATGGATTTCCATTATGATTATGATGTTAAATATTATGACTGTTATCCAATTTTAGCAAAAAACTATTTTGGACATGAAGATGAACTTAAGAAGAGAGCAGAATCTCAATTAGGTTATGATGATCCAAACGAATTTAAATAAGATAATTTAAAAAATATAAGAAATTGTATATAATTTTTTATTTTATTTTATTTTTATATATATTAGAAATAATTATTTTTAATTATATTAAAGAAATCTATAAATATAACAAATATATAAGTATGAGCGAAAAATTATTGACAAACCTTAACTTTGCCGAACTTATTACAAAGACAGAGGCTATAACAGAGGCAGGTAAGGAAATGCTTAGTAGATATAAAGGATTTTGTTATAATAATCCTATATCTTGTTCACTAGTTAATGGCTTTGTTGCAGAAGCATCTAAGTACGGTTTTGATACAGGTTTAACCAATATTTTAGAATCTGTAAATAAGTTTATTAAAGAAAATAACATATCTTGGAAACTTGCGTCTGCATGTGAAAGTATCTCTGCAAATAATTCAACTTACAATTACATCAATAAACTTGGTGTTCAACAAGTTGAAAAACTTCTTGAAATGAATGAAGCTGAAGTAATTAGTTACATTAAGGCAGGTTCTTTAAAGAATATTCAGTACATTCCTGAATTCCGTGCTATCTGCAAAGAAGTTTACAAGACTCAAATTACAGAAGCTCAAACTCCTAATTATACTGTAGTTAATCCAATTAGTTATGTATTTACTAATGAAGCTAAGGAATCATTCTTTAAAGCTTATGGTTCAGTATTTAAGATTGGTGAAAGTAAAGTAGAATTGGTTAAAGAATGTGAAGATGAAACATTTAATAAAGTAAATACATTGTTAGAAAATTTCGGACGTAACGGTGAAAATATTTATTATGAATATAAGGGTGCACGTGGAACATATCGTTTTGAAATCAATGAAAATGTTTTAGAATTCACTGCTCCTAACATTTCTGAAAAATTTGAAGATCACATTGCATTTGTTGAATATTGCAACAATTTATCAAAAGTATTACCAATGAATGAAAAGATGCAATTAATGAAGGTTTCTTCTGCAATTGCAACAGTATTTGAAAATATTGAAAATATAGTTTTAATAGATAATTGTAAGATTCTTTCTTCAATGAATGGTACAACATGTGCAATTATTGAAGGAAAAGATAATGTTAATTTGACAGTATTTAATTCTGTTCATTCTGGTTCATTCACAAAGAACTATGATTATATGGCAGAAGCATTGAATGATGTTATTAAAGTTTCAGGTATAGATCTTAAATCAATGTTTGAAGATAGAATTAATGAAGATTGTAAGAAATTAGATCCAGAAGCACAACAAATTAAAGAACAACTTGAAGCAAATAAAGAAGCACAATATTCAATTCGTAAGAAAAAGATAGCTATGCTTGCAGAACAATGTAAAAATGATCCAGTAAAACTTATGTTACTCAATAAAGTTGCAAAAGATTTAAGAATGTTAGAAGAAAATAAGAAATAATATATTTGAAATAAATAAATAAGAGGATAACTTAATCGTTATCCTCTTTGTTGTTTTCTAAATATAAATGTCTCGCATATTGACTCATATAATATGCATCAGCAATATCATCAACTTTAGGTAGTTTTTCTGTTAACTCATTATGTGTTGTCTTAAATAATTCTATAACTTGTTCTTTTTTACAATTACCTATACCTGTAGCAAATTTCTTTATATGTGTAGGAGGCGCAATAAATAATACTACATTTTCTTTTTCAATGAATTCATTACGAATCATATAATTTAATCCTGCTAAATCAAATACTGATTTTGTTCTTATTGATGATCCATAACTAATTCCTTCTTGTACTATATATAATTTATAATTTTTTCTTCCTTGAATATTATCTTTAATACATTCTTTAATAGTCTTAACTATTCGTATCATATTAATAGTTTTCCAATATTCAGAAAATAAATTATTATCTTTATACATATCAAGATCTATCTTTTCATATAAAGCATAATCAAAATTAATTATATTATCTTGTGCTGCCAATTCTTTTTTAGTTAATTTATTAGGTTTCACAATATAATACATATCTTTAACAAACTTATTGTCTTCATAAAATTGTAAACATAATCCAGTACTATTTAATGAAGGATCAATTCCTATAAAAATTTCCACGTTATATATATTTATATTTTTGTGGATATAATATTTAAATATAGTAAAATTTATTTTTTTATTACAAAATATTTAATTAAAAAATTCATCTTCTAAGCTTATGAAAAACGTTTATTTTTGTGATATTATAAATTATATTAAAAACTATTTTTATAAGCTTAGAAGATGAATAAATGCTATCTATGAATGAATTTTAATATGTTTTATCATAAAAAATATTTTACATATTATTTATCTAAATTAATGTTATTATTTTTTACTTTAAACCCATACATAATCATGAAGTTTTGAGCCATAGATAAAGCTTTTCTATCTCCATAGTAATAAATATTTTTATATAATTGTACTAATTGATTTTCAAATGTTAAGAATTGGTCTTCAGTCCATTCATTATTGAATATCCATTTATTATTTTTTGTAATTAGTTTAACAATATCACTATTACGTTTTTTACTATTAATAAATCTAAACATACCAATAATAATTGAATATTTCAGACTTGGTGTATCAAAAAGATGTGCTAAATCTGTTTCAGTTAATTCATTATTAATTAAATAATCAATAGAATATATTCTAATACCTTGTGTTAAATGATAATTTGTTTTATTCATAATATTTTAATTTTATCTCCAACGAATGTGAAATTCATACTTATTACATTCATCACATTTTTCATTACCTAAAAGTTTGCTTTCATATTTAAGTTTGTTTTCATCAAACCATTTTTCATAATAATTTTTATCATTATGTTTTTCTTCACAGAATAAAACAAAGTCTGCATAACATAATCCATTCTTTGCATTATCTATCATTACTTCAAGCATATGATTTAATGTTTCAGATCTTAATGAACACCATTCAGCATATTTGTTTTTATAATATTCATCATACAATTTTTCGAGTTTATCAAGTATTGTAGTTGTTTGTAAATACTTTCGATATTCAATTTTACCACATTTCTTACATTTCCATTCGGAACGATATCCTCCATGCAAATTTATTTCGTCTCCATAAATATTACGAACAAAATAATATTCATGTTTACAAAATAATTGTTTAATTAATTCTTTAATCCACATAATTAATTCATTGCTATTAATTTACAAGTCATTTTATCTTTATCTATTAACCATTCTCTACCAGCTAATGCTTTCCATGACGCAGAGTTTGTTTTTACAAATATTTGTCCAAAATCATTAGTATAATATGAACATCCATCATTTTCTTTAAATCCTTTTAATAGTTTTTTGATAATTTCAAAATCTTCTGGTGTTGGATCATATTGATGTTTGCCTTTGTAATATTCGGGAAGAGATGATATATCTTCTAATTTTTCTTTTGTTAATTGTTCTGCTAATAATTCTGATGTTGATTTATTCATATCATAATAAAATTTTTTTCGTTCAATTCCTAAATCATTATCTAAAGCTCCTGCAATCAAAAGTTTTCTGAGATTATGCCCAAATCTAAGTTCTTTACCATTTGTAGTAGACATTCCAACTGTAAAATGTTTATATTTACCATTATACCCAATAAATATTTTATATCCTAATGTTTCTAAATCAAATGATAGATGTCCAATATCATATGTTACGATATTTAGTATTTTATTATCAATTGCATATTCAGTATCAATATAAGAATAACAACATACATAATCTAAATTATTATATAATTTTTTAAAATCATATAATTCAAAAGAATCTAATATAAAAAATATTGTCTTACTTTCATTCATAGTTAATTAATTGTTATTTGATTAGAAAATACTCCTATAAGAATTTTGATAAACAAATAGAACCAAATCATATTATACATAAACTTACATATATGTTCAGATCTTACAAAATCTTCAGGATCTTTTATTATTTCTTTAACAGCCATTTTTGTCGCATCTTTATAAAATACAATAACTAAATGTCCAATCGTCAAGAAAATTATTCTTATTAATAATATAAATAATACAATTTTAATTATTATCAATGTCATATTATATTCAATCTATTTTTAAATTCGTCTGAATACTGGTCTTGTGTATCTAAATATAATTTCCAAAAACATGCATCAAGTATATATGAAACACACCAATCTCCATTAAATCTAACACCACGTCCAATTCCTTGTATGATTTCATTTGATGCCGTAGAATTATACCAATGCGGAAATAACTTCAGTTTTTCTTTAACAAGTGTATCTGTTAAATTAGGATATGGAACTTTAAGTATTATGATAAATCTACATTCATCACCAGGTAAATCAATACCTTCATTAAGCGTTGGACCAACTAATATTGTATTTTCAGAAAATTCATGTATTTTAATACAAGTAGTTTTTTCTTTAGAACCATTATAAAGTAGCATTCGTTGTTGTACTTCTAATGGTGCTTCATCATATAATCGTTTTGCAAATACATAAGAGCCTGTTTGTATTATTCCTTTTTTATCATTAAACTTTGTTTTACAAATAGAATATATAACCGTCTTTAAATAATTAAATGATGTTTCCTTTTCTCTGAAAGACATCTTGAATTTATTGAAAAAATGAATAGGAGATTTTGTAAAATCAAATGTTGATGGTATTACATGAAATAATGAATCTTTATCTTCTGTGTATCTAAATCCCATATTTTCACTGTATGCTTCTTTACCACCAACTGTAGCAGATACCATCACTTTATATTTTGCTCGTGTCAATAAATATCTATAAACCATAAAGTCTTCTTTTGTACATCTAAAAGAAACACTTGTTGATTGATCTGCATTTATAATAGATACATCTTTAATTAAATACTCTGGTCCAGCATCATTTATAGCAGTATTGAAATCACTCCAAAAACACATATAATTATGAAACCATGTACATGTCTTAAATAACTTTATATCATCATTAGATATCGCTTGATGTGTTTTTTTTCTATATGATATGTTCTGTTCAATACTTGTACATACATCTAAAAAGTTAATGATGATACTTTCATATTTTTTCATATTTAATAAATCATCATTTTTAGAAACATTAGGATCTTTAAATACATTCCAAATTTGTTCAAAAGTATTCTTTAATGTTTCTTTATTGAATTTAGTTACTATCTGATATTTTGAAGTATCATCAAATAAATCTAATTGACTATTGAAAGCATAATCATATAAATCATATATTTTTTCAAAATCAGTTTCTTTTATACATGGAGAATATTGGTTTTGAACAATTCCAGGTATATTATGGCATTCATCACAAAATATTATATCGTGATTTTTAAATATTTGATTGCCATTTATGTCTTCATTAAACGAAGCATTATTCATAGTAAACAAAAACAACTGATATGTCATTAAACATACGTTTGAATTAACTGCTTTTTTACGTGCTTTAAGATATTCGCAACGATATGCACAATCATATCCAAATTTTTTTACATTTTCAGGTTTAAACATAGATGCCCAAGAAATACCTGACATTCTACAATCAGCATTTCTAATATCTTCTTTATTTAATAAACATGTATAATTACCTGTTTGACCTTTTATCGAAGCAAAATTCATCTTTTTATGATTCTGAATAAATTTATCATATTGCTCCCATAAAAATAAATCAGAAACTAATATATATGATGTTAACCCAAAATATTCATATAACACACCAGCAGAAATAATATTTATTAAAGATTTACCTGAACCTGTAGGTGCTTCAATAACAATATTCTTATTTTCGTTATTAACAATATTATAAATTATATCTACAATTGCTTCTAATTGATATTCTCTGAATTCAAATTCAGTATCTATTTTATTTGATACCCATTCTTTAACATTAATTTCAATTATTTTTTTGCTAATATTCATATATACATAATAAGTCAAATATTATTCTTAATATAGAACTTTTAAGTTTTATTTTTAAATAAATATATATTATGAAATATTAATATTATGAAATATCTTAAACGCTTTTCTAAACATTCTTTATATGAAGCATATTTAGTTAGTTCTATTTTTATGGAAACAGAGGGTAAAGATGTTGTATCATTTTGTAAGCAGCAAAATGAAGTACACTATAATACATATATTGCACCACCATCATATAATATATTAGATATACTTTATGCTAATGCTGCAGGAAACAAGAAGGTTGACTCAACTATATTAGATCCAAGCTTGGGTTATACTCCAATTGGACTTTGTGTCGCAGGAACTGGATTCTTTGGCGAGAATGAACCTGCTCGTTTTATGTCACTTAAATATATGAATTATACAACACCAGAAACGGGATCATTAACAGCACAAGGTATGGGTTGGGGTAATAATGGAACTGATATGTCTACAATTGATAACATAGGAAAAGTATATCAATGGGATATATATGGTTCTGGTTATTTAACTACACCATAGCAAACACAAACATCTAGTTTAATTCCTTCTGTATTCGATGCAAATAATGAATGGAATATATCTGCATTAGGTACAGTAAATCAATATATAGTAACAGATATAGATGGTAAAAACAAAACAGATAAGATTCTTGCTACTGCAACATCACAGTCAACATGGATGACAGATACATCAATAACAAATAATTCAAATGTAGGTTATACTCCTGCTGCTTGTTGTTGTGCTCGCTATCATACTGTAGGAACAAATGCAGGTGATTGGTATCTTGGTGCGGGTGGTGAAATGAGTATGATAGTTGCTTTACGTGACGATATTAATACTAAGTTAACACAAATTTCTGCAATATATTCAACTGATTGTGTTAATTCGTTAGCTAATAACCGACATTGGAGCTCGACAGAAAGTAGTACATGGCACGCATATGTTGTTGATACTGATAATGGCGATATCCACAACTACACTAAGGGCAATAACTACTATGTTATTGCTATGCTTACTTATTAATTATTTATTTAGTTATTACATTACATTTCATATTCATGAAGGACATACTAGTATGTCCTTCATTTTGTCTAAATTAATATAATTATTTTACTGGATATAAAGCATCAATCTTAACCCATGTCATTTGACCTTTACATCCTTTAAATATTATTTTTTTATTTTCTTCATTAATGATAAAATCTTTTAAATAGAATTTATCACCGTTACCAAAATCTACAAATATATCATAATCTTTTAAATTCATATATTAACCTCCTAGAATACGTTCTAATTGTTCTTCAGTTAATTTCTTTTTATTTTTAGAATAAGGTTTTTCACCAATTCCAATATAAGGATAATCTACCCATTCATCATTATTGCTTATATATTGCATCCTGATCTGTAGTTATTGTATTTTTATCATAATCTTCAAACATTTTTGAAATATCTGCAGTCATAGTTTCTTTATTAACCATTGAATTTAATTTGTATTTTTATATATTTTATTATATTTATCTAATAATTCTTTTAGATTTTTTAATTGTAATTCATAATAATTAATTTCATTTCTAAATTTATCTATAGAATTATTAGCATATGAAATATCTTCTTTTATAATTTCTATAATTCCTTCAACAGCAGATGTATAATCATCATATACATACTGATTTACAAATGTTTCACGTTCTCCTAAATAATCTAAATTATTATTTTCAAGTATTTTATATTTTATACGTGGCATTTTATAATTTATATTATGAGCATCTCCGAGATGCTCACATTTATATATATTATGTCTTATAATAAAATAAAATATATCACCTTCTTTTAAATCATTCAACCAAACTTTCATAATTACCAAGGATATTTATTTCGTTTTCTTTGGTCTCGATGATCCCATAAATATTTTTCTGCTACATCATGCCAAAGTAATTTTACTGCTTCTATTGCTTCTTCTCGTGTTTTATATTCATGATATGCTAAACATGTATTATGACTTGTATATATATGCCAAGGTTTATCTTGACAATTTATTGCATCACTTTTTCTTACTTCATATTTGTTCCAAGATTCTTTACGAAGTTGTTTTAATAGTCTTGTTTTCATTACTTTAAATATTTTAATGTAGTACGTTTAACATATTCATTACGTTTATTTTCTGGTAATGATGCAAGCCATTTATATTTCAAATGAGAACACCAATGAATATTACCATTACATTTATCTGCCCATGGCATATTGCATTCTTTCCATTTTGTCCCATCATCATACCAACAATAAGGTCGTATAAATAATAAATTTTGTTCTTTAGTTCGTTCCTTCCTTATTTTCTTTTTCTCCGGAAATATATTTCCCATAAAATTCATTAAATCTTTTTTATTCGGTTGATGCGTATTTATCGCAATATGTATGTATATTCAAACGGAATCAAATCACATCCATGGATTTTCTCTTAAACGTCGTTGATTATTGTATTCATTCCTAATTCCTGGTTCTCCATACTCTTTACATTTTTCTTTTATAAAGATATAAATATTCATTAAATCAGTTTCAGATTCAATTTTTTTCAATAATTCTAAATATATATCACGTTTTGTTTTTTGTATATTATTTTGAATTTCAGCTTTTAATTGTTCTTTTGTATATGTTACTTCCTTTGAACCAAATTTTTTATTAAGATCTTTTGATGATGTAATTATAACATCTTCATCTTTTACTTTATTAGATTCTTTAATATCTTTTGATAAATCTTCTACTGCAGTTCTATAAACCAAATTAATAATCTCATTAGTTAACTTAAAAGTATACTTTGTATCACTTTGAAGTTCTTTAATTCTTTTTGTAATTTTTTCTTCTTTCATTTTATTATTTCGGATTTAATGATTTGAATTGGTGCTGTTGTAGATAATATTTCTTCAGAATTATCTTTTTCTAATAAAAAATTTGTTCCTTGAAATGAACATGTATAAACTTCTTTATCTGAATAAATTTCACACTTTACATTCCAATTTGAATTATAATGTATGATATATTCTGTTTTATATTTTCCAGTTAATATAGAATCTTTTGAAATATTTATTGTATTATTTTTATTATCAATATTACATGAATACAATGTTAATATAAATACAAAAAATAAAATTATGATATATTTTTTAATATTTAACACCATAAGAGTTTTTATTTAATTTATCTTTAAATTTCTTTAAACATTTATCGAATTCATTTTGGTCATAATATCCACAACCAATAACATCACATATAAATTTATGTAATTCATCTCCATTGATATTTGATAAATTATTTATTGAAGTTCTTTCAGTAATTTCACATTGATCTATCCATTCATCAATATATTCTTTATATATAATTTCTTTAGTTTCTTCATCATGTTGTTCCAATTCCCAAGTATTCTCCAATGAATCTAATCTATCACGTGCATCTATATTATCTAATATTTCATCAGAAGATAATTCATCAAGAATTTCATTTAAAGAATATTTTTCTTGAAGAATCTTCATAATATCATAAATATTACTATTATCAAGAATTTCTTTTAATTCTTCATCATCATATTCTTTATTTGGATCTTTATACATATCTGATGCATGAATAATATCTGAAGAAGTTATAAAATTATTTTCTAAACCAAAATTTAATATCTCTTCAAAATCTCTGGATAATTTCCAAACCTTTTTAAGTGCATTATTCCAATCTTGTTGTGACCAAGTAGTATTTATTTTCATAATTCATAATTAATTATAAACATTAACAAAATCAGCTTCATTATATTGAGCAGCACCTGATGAATAATCATTTACATCATAAGCTTCATATGATACTAAATCCCATTCATATAATGCTTCCCATGGACTTAATCCTTGTTCATTAATTGCTCTTGCAATTTCATATTCTAAACCTTTTTTTCTTGCAATATTTAATGCTTCAGTATATGTTATATTTCTCATTTTTATACACTAAATTTGTTTATATAAAAATAGATTTATTACAACTTAAATTCAACAAAATTAATCAATACACATAATGCATTATCTAATTCTTCAATAGTCATTTCAGTACCTATACTTTCATAAGGATTTTTTTCAAATACTAATTTATACATTCCATAATAATCTGGACATGGATCTGTTCGTTCAGGAGAATATTCTGTATGTTCTGTTATATAATCAATATATAACTTTCTATATGGTTCTTGAATAGTCTCAAGCTCAGTATTCAATTCAAAGAGATCTACTAATAAACTTTCAATCAAACCATGATTATTTTTAGGTATAATATCTTTATAATTTTCAAATGTAACTCTCATATATTTAATTTTATATATTATTTATTAATTCTGCCTTTTTCCAATTCTTTGTCCAATGTTCATCTGTTTGTACATGATCCTTTCGAACCCATTTACAAACATATTTAGAGAAATCTTCTATTTTAAATGAATCTGTTCTTCTTATGACTACACCTTCACGTGTATCTCCATACCATTCAGATTCATGCACATATTTTTCAACTAATTTATGTAATTCATTTTCATTATAAATTCTTCCTCTCCATAATTCTGGTACTGTAGGAATATTCATAATATCTGCCATCATTTTGACATCATCCCAAGAATACCAATTAACTCCATCATTTACTGCAAATAAATGAAAATAATCAGTTAACTTATTATAATGAATTGAATGTTCACCATAAAGATTTTCCCCATAAATAGTTTCATCTTCTCCAATAAACTGTTTAATTTTCCAATAAAGACCTTCTTGAGGGTCCCATATATTTCGTGACCATGGAGAAGTAGTTACATTACCATTAGATCTTGCATAACATCCTTTTTGATTCATATGAATATTTTCACCATCAAGTTTAGCTGTTATAACAATCTCTTCCCCTATATAGTTTTTAAACCAATCATCCTGAAGTTTCTTATCATCCTTAGTTGCTCCTGGTGAATATGGTAAATGATATGTTCTTGGATATTTCATAATCTCTTTACAAATACTTTAACATATGTAAAAATATAATTAGGATCAAATAAATGTTTATATGAATAATTTATTTCAATAACTTTATAGTTTTGTGATGGTTTATCAAATTCACCATCTTTTGCGAAATTAACAATATCGCCTTTATGAGGAATTGGAATAAAATTATATTTACAATTTTTTCCTGTACCTACAATGTTATCAAATGTATCTAATGACCTCATTGAAGATGTTGTTATATCAAAAAATGTTACTTGAATAGGATGTTTCATAATAACTCGGTTTTTCTGTTTTTTACAATATCTTTAATAATTGAGGTATTATGATCATCTAAAAAATTAAGACAATGTAAATAGTTTACATTAAATTGTGTAAACTTATCCTTATTGTTTTTAATAAAATCAACATCTATCGATGATACTAAAGAAAACCATTTTATTAATTCAGAATCTCCCTTAACTATATTATCCCAAATCCATCCTTCTATACAAATACGCCCATAATCTTTATATGTTTTTAGTGATTTATTATTTATAATATAATATTTAAGTATTTCTATATATTCAGATTCCCAGTCATAATTAGATTCATTAATCATATTGAATAGTTTATCAATATCATTACGGGTCTTATTTAAATATTCAGGATTTGAATCAATTTTCATAAAATATTGTTTTGCACCAATAAGATCAAACATAAGTCCAAAATCCCAATATTTTATATCTCTATAACCACGATTTCTATTTAAAACAAATTCCTTAGTTTCAGTAAACTTACTTCTAAAATTATCTGAATAAAGAAATTCTATTTTAGTTCCCCTATATGTAAACCTTCCTATAATTGGATAATCAAAATCTAGTTTATTCATTTCAACTTCTTCTATAAAAGGAGGTAAACAAAAACATACAGGAAATTCTTCATCATCTTTAACTTTATCATAATTAACTAATATATCTATGTCTTGTGGTTCCCTATCTAAAGGATAAGGAATATTTAATTCTTTACATTTAAGATATACATATAATGATCCAGTCAATGCAACATTATTGTTATGATCAATAATCCAATATGCTAATTCTATTTTTTCATCTAATGTTAACATAATATTATTCTTTAAATTTATCTATTACTTGTTTAATTCGTCCAAGATTTATCTTTGCAATTTTCACATTAAGCTTCTTGACATTTTTTCTTTGTATCGTCAAACATTCTGCACATCATAACTATTCCTCCATTAGTTTCTTTAATTGTCCATGTAACGACTTTAAATCTTCTCTAACTTTCTTCGTGCAACCTAAAAATTCTATTGCATCTTCAACTGCTTTAATCTGTTCTTCACTCGGCTTCCACCTATTTTGATGCCTGAGGGATTTGAGTCTTTCGGCAGCCTTGTCGAATGTAAGAGTATATCCAGCATAATGTCTTTCAGGGTAATCTGGGTCATACATAGATTCAAGAGCTAGTATAGCTTGTGCAATAGCATCTTCATCCTCTTTACTCAACTCTTGCTTTGATTGAACTCTACCTTTAAATGATTTAAGCCAGTCAGCAGACTTATAAATTTTAGCTGCTTTTTCTTCATTCTTATCCGCAATATAGTTCCCATAGCAATTGAGGTATTCTCCAATATTGTTTATAATTTCTTTATCCTCTTCACTCCAAGAAGACTTCTGCTCAATAAGTTCTAAATAGTCTTGCCCTTCTATGTCAAATTTACCACCATTAGTATCTATATACTGCTTATCTGTAATATCCTTAATGGTAAATACAAAATCATTCATTGTTTTTGCTCTAACAGTATCGCCAACTATAAACTTTGGTACTACGGGTTTCTGCTTAGATAATTCATTAACGGCACTAATAGCACACTTATGCTCCAATATACCATCATCACTTTGGTAGCCATCAACCTTACCAAGTGTCTTTTCAAGTATTCGCTGCGCGTGCCATAGACCATCAATACCATAGTCATCACCATTATATAGTTCAACAGGTTTCTGCTCACATTGCTTTTCAAGCCAATCAAGCATCTTTTCTGATTCATCTTTATGTAAAGCATACCCACCTTGTTCGTGAGATTTTTTCACAAGATGTATTATACTTTTCCTTATCCTCTCATCTTCACTATCTTCATACTCAGAAAAGATTTCTTTCGCAACATTAGAACCAAATCTTATTGCAATTTTATCACGCACATTGTCATAGGCTTTTGCCTTTTCTTTAATTGATAGTTCTTTCATAATTTATTCATTAATCCATTAAGACATTTTTCTGCATCTTCACTATTACTAAAAACACAATTAACAGTACAGCATCCAGGTATAACTAAATCGGGATGAGGTGCTTCAGGTCCCCAATAAGTAACAGTTGTCCAAAATAAAGGAAATCCAAATAAAGGGTTTTCTTGAACTTTATAAATAAGTTTGTTATTTTTATATTTACCTACAATTCTATATTTCATAATCACAACAAGTTTTCTTCATTTAATTTCTCAATCATAGCTACACAAGCATCAACTTCGTTGTCATATACTTCTGTTTCAAGTTTCCAAGGTTTGTCACCAAGGTTACAAGACATATATACATTGTTAACACCATAAAGGGTATAACCTATTTTTTCTCTTATGACACCAAGCAGTGCTACAAGCGACCAACAAGGTAACATACAAATAATATCGTTCGTAGTTGTTTTTGTAAATACTTTAGTACAGAGATTTTTATAAATGGGAACAACATCTTCTTCAGTGTTAGTTCCACTCAGATAATATTTACCATCCATACCTTGATGAATGCCAAAATATACCATATCCGCACTTTCAAGTGGCAGTATCTCTGCCAACTTCTTTGACTGTTGCAAGTCACTGTGTGATTTAATTGTTACCATAGTTATTTCTCCTTTATTTGATTACTAACCCTTCTAACAGTTATCACTAAGGTATCTCCAATATTAAAATCCGTGGTATCACTATAAGAATAATCATACCAGTCCATACCACCTACTTTAATAAGATTATAAGTGAACTCTTTAGGTTTTTTACTTTTTAATGTTACTACATATTTTGTTCCATTAATGACATCCAAACCTTCTAATGCCATATTATCACCACACCCAACCATCATCAAGGCTGTAAGTGATAATAATATAAGTTTCTTAATTGTTGCCATAGTTATTTCTCCTTTAACTTAATTACCAACTCTTCTAACTCCTTTTGCCTGCGCTCTTTGCAGAAATGGCAGTTACCTTTGTGAGCAAGATAGTCACATTGAGAGCCTGTTGCATACCCGACATATTCACAAGAATCTATTATATAAGTTCTATAAGAATATGGTTTATATGTTCCATCTGATTGTTTCACATCACACCCAGCTATTATCACAGCTGCAAGTGCAAGTAATATAAGTTTCTTCATACTATGATAATTGTTTTGTTTCAAATTCTTTCTTTACTTCTTCATGTCCTTTAAGACTAATCTCCCCACTTATTTAATTTATCATTTAATAGTAAATTCATATATTCTGAATATGTTAAATATTCTTTAATTTTATCTGGTTCATTTGTATGATATGGGTCTTGTTTCATATACATAAAACATTGTCGTGGTGTTATTCTACCTTGTTCAGCATCAAGATGATGCTTACTACATAATGCTGCCCCATTTGAAAGATAATAACCACCATTTTTCCAAAGTTTACGATCCATTATATGATGGGCATCTATAGCATCATGATTACAACCAGGAACACAACATTTACCATTTGTTTTTGCAAATACTTGTTTCTTAAATTCTTCTCTAGTTAATAATTCATTCATCTTCTAACTCGTTTGGACAGAAATTCATTTTACATGCATATTCTTTATCACCATTACAATATACCCAAAATGGGCAATCCCAGCTATATTCACATCTTTCCATAACTACAAATGCTTTCAGGATATAAAAATGCATAATCATTACATAAATGCATTCCTGTTTTCAAATAAAATTCATAATCTTGTTTATTCTTTTCCAACATCATCCATCCATAAGCTTGTTCAAATGTATGTTTGCCATCATGAAGAATTTCATTATATTTTTCAATAATTTCTTGTGTACTCATATTATAATTTCATTAATGATTCCTTTTCGTTTTAAATAAACATATGCTTGAGTTCCTCTATCAAGTATTTTTCCTGATGGTGTTTGTCCTTCTCCAACTCTAATTATCATTTTTATAATCTTCGTAATTTTCTCCAATTGTTAATCCACCACCTTTTGCTCTGAAATCCATTAACTTATATCTAAGCCATCCATGATCATAATATTCAAAAATGTTCTCTATTGGAAAACCATATTTCTTTAATGATTTACTCATAAATGAAGTTAACTTCTCTTCAATATTATAATATGCACAATCAATAAATTCCAAATACTTTTTAAATTCAGGCCATTCATCATATCTTACAAGACTTTCAACATCATAATAATGTCCCTTTACATCCTTTTTGAAATCAATGTTTTTATGAATGTCCATATATTCTTGTAACTTAACATCAATTTCAACAATTAGTTTTTCAATGAAGTTTTTCTCAGCCTGTTCAAATGTGTTTACAGAATTATTAATACAGGCATTATATCTTCCCTGAATAATTTTTGTATTTGCAATAATATTTGCTACAGATTGGCTAACATCAACTTCAACGGGTACATTATATTTGTCTTTTAATTCTTCAATATGTTTATATTCATATACTTTATATTTGCCTCTTGGATTTGGCTCTTCATATACATCAACATAGACAGTACTCTGTGTAAAATTCATACCACCTATATTTCTAATATATCCAATTTTTGATTCCCCGTCTTTATTAACGTGAATCATTTCCATTTTAATATCATTTACATCTACCCACATAATTAATCTAAATAAATTTTAATAATAGAAAAATTTAATATCTGATAATCATCAGAATGATACATATCATATATAGTTTGATATTTCCAAGTATGTTCTTTTAATTTTGTATAACGGGCCTCCTCATATTGATATGTTGTTGCATTATTCTTCTTTTCAAATTCTTCATATTTATCTTTAAGAAATTTCAATGCTGATTTTTGAGACTTACAATCTTTCAAATCATATTGACTATTATATACTTCATCAGGATAACACATATTGTGTTTATACTTGGTTACTATTTCTATAACTCTATAAATTGTTTTCATTATTATTCTTTATAAATATACCACCACATAAATTCTCTTATATAACCATTATTAAACCACCAAGTTTTAAAATGTCTATACATTCCAAATTCTATTCCAAAAATCTTAAAGGTAAATATAGTATCTATCATAATATTGTATTGTTTTCTTATATGATGAAAATAGTACAAATGGTGAGAAAATCAATCCCCACCATCTGCAGCCTTAATATTAATCTTAGGAATCATCATAAACTTAATCTTACATGTTTCAGTAATTAAGTCTTTAATTTCAGTAGTGTCCTTATAGGCCATAGGTGACTCATCAAGTGTTCCTTTACAAACTGTAGTTGAGTAAACATTTTTCATTGAATCCTCAAACTCCTTCATTGATATATTTGCTTTTGCCTTAGATCTTGACATCTTTCGACCAGCACCATGTGCACAAGAATTTAACCAATCTGAATTTGAAAGTCCCTCACAGATTGCAACTCCATCTCTCATATTGAATGGAACAAGCATCTCTTCGCCTACATAAGAACGAATAGCTGATTTACGTAAAGTATGATCATGCAAATCTACAAAATTATGAGTTGATGTAATAGTACGTACTTCTTTAATACCATATTTAATCAAAAGTTCTTTAATTATCTTTTGAACAGACATATGATTAAACTGTGCGTAAAGCTGAGCAAAACACATATCCATCAAATAACCCTTCATATACTCACCAGAAAGATAACCATTAATATGGTTCTCCTTAATCTTCTTAATGAACTCATCCTTTGCATTTTGGAATTCCTTCATATTTGTATGAGTAGCCTTATAATTCTTCTTGAAGTTTTCCATTGCTTCCTTCATCTCATCCTTTGACATTGGTTGAGTTGTCTTTTGCATCCAATACTTACAAACCTTAACACCAAAGTTACGTGAACCGAAGTGAAGTGTAATACCAGCTAAATCTCCATCTTCCTGTTCATCATATTCAATAAAATGATTACCGCCACCAACTGTTGCAAGTGACTTATAAAAAACACCTTCATCCATGTTCAATCTCTTAAGTTGATCTGATATCCATTTTTCAGTTACTTGGTCTGGAAGATCCATTAGCATTTCTGGCCAATAGTTACGGTACTTATTAAATCCTTGTGTCAAGAACTTTCTAAATTCCTTTTCATCAATAACCACGTGACCTTGTAAATTAAAACCAAATGGAATCTTATTCTTAATACGTCTTTCAAACTCTGCATATTTCTCAACAGGAACCTTCTTATCCAATATCATCATTGATACTGTACAACCAATATCAACTCCAATATGCTCAGGACAAACATAGTCTCCGATTGTTGCAACAAGTCCACAAGGACCTGATTTTCCAACATGAACATCAGGCATACATATAACCTTCTGTCCTTCAAATGCTGGACAATTTATTATATCATATACCTGTCCATAAACGCCTTCTTCAATTGTTTCTGCATATATGATTGCTTTTGTATATTTTCCAATTAATTCTATCATGACTTTTTATATTTTTCGTTTACTTTTTCTCTAAGAGCATTACACCAATCACGAACTTGTTGTTCAGTGATTTGCTCCCGTGCCCATGCAATAACTTTCGAATCATCAGTAATTCCTACTTGCCATTTATTATCCTTCCATTCATCAAGTTGAGTATAAATACCTGAAAGACCACAACGAATAGTCATATAATAACCAGGATCCTTCGGATCATGATGGGCAGGAATATATTCATGATCCTTGAAATCAAATATTCTTTCGTGAGTTATTTCCATGCATTCAATTTTTTATTATCTCTTAAATATTGTATTAAATCTAAATAAAAATCTTCATCCTTACTAATCATATAATAATCACTAAGAATATTAAATACATCATATGCACTATTTACATTTTCTCTTGGGTAATATTTTGATTGACGACTATTTCTAAAATTTAATTCATCAAATAAATATTCTTTTGCATCATCAATATCAAATTTCAAAAAACTCATTCCTTTATTGTTTTATAATTAATGATTCTTTTATAATTGCTTTCATAAAAAAATATGTTTGATATTTATAATATAGTATTTTTTATATATTATTAAATAATCAAACATATTTTTTATAAATTATTTGTATTAAAATTATTTATTTACTGCTTGTATTTCCGATATACTATTAACAATTAATTCGGGTGTTCCAATAAATTCTTTTAATGTTTTACAATCTGTATATGACATTGCAGAACGTAAATAACTAATCATATTTTCAACCCAACCTGCTAATGTATATTTAACTGGTAAATATTTAGTAATTCCTTCTGATGTTTTAGTTTTCTTACCAGATATAGATTTTTGACCATCTGCAGACGCCATCCCAAAAAACTTAACATCAAGTTGTCCAATAAATTTTTCTTCCTTAAGCTTATTTATTTTTTCATTGTATTGTAATATTGCCAATTTATATTCTGCATCATTTGGTAATAATGTACCTAGATTAACTTTGGCTTTAATATTATCTAATTCAGTTTTATAAGATTTAATGTTTTCTTCAATATATTCATCAGTATCATATCCATAGACATTTTCTTCTGTATCAATTCTAAAATTCTTATATCTATTAATAGGTACTCCGAAAGATACTTTACTATTTCTTATAAATTTTGCACCAGCCGATTCAATACATTGTGCAAACACGCTTCCTATCATAACATAATCTGCACCTAAAGCTAATGCTTTAATAACATGGTCATAATTACGAATACCACCGTCAGCTACAATTTTAGGAAAATCTTCTTCCTTAAATCTTGGGGCTTTTGAATATGCACTTATATCTTCATATTCATTTAAAAGTCTTTTTTTAACTTTAATACAATCATTTATTAATGATGCTTGAGGATAATGAATAGACACATTACTAGCAGTTATACAACCCGAGCCTCCTCCTATACCCACACGAATAAAATCTATAGCTAATGCACCTTCACTTTTATTTTCATAACGAGCATTTCTACATATCCATTCATATGTTTGAGGATTAGCAATATTACCGGTCATAATAGTTAATTTATATCCATATTTTATAGCCAACTCTTTAGCTTTAATACATTTATCATATAAAGATAACATATGTCCATTTGCAATATCTACAACAATAAAATAATGGGTTCTAAAATCACCTTCTCTATCAATTGCATATCTTATGAATAATTCTTCAAATTCTTTTAATGATAATGCAACCCACGTTTGATTTAACATTTCTTTTTTACGAATTTTAATATCAATGTTTCTTGGTAATATTGGTGTAATTCCATTTTCTAAAAATACATCAACATTATTTTCAGAAACAACACTTGCCATTGGTGACGCAAATATTGGTAACCGATTTTTAGTATTTTCAATAAATGGATTACACTCAGAACGTGAAGCAACGTCTGAAATTATTGATGGAACGATAGTTAAATCGTTATAAGAATAACCTATTTTATTTGTTAACATATTATTTATATTTTAAATTAATTAAAAATCTACATCAGGTGGTAATAATGGAGCACGTCTTATTTCATAAATAAATAAGACAATACTTATTATACTTATTATACCAAATATAGTACCCAATATAATTAAAAAATTACTCATATTTTACTTCTTCTTGTTTAATATTATCGAAAAATCTAATTGTTTTCTTTTCTTCTAAATCATTTTCTTTATTAAATGATTTCATTGCTTCTGAAACAATCCAATATGCAGTTCTTACTGGTACATTCTGACCTATTTGAGGATACATTCTATTTGGATTTCCTTGCAATTCAAAATCATGTGGATGACCCATAAAATGTAAACATTCACGAGGAGTAAATAATCTATCTTCAGTAGGATGTAAACAACCTTGAATTGTACTAAACATTATAGCAGGTACATTATCTGTTTCTTTCATAAGACCTGGCATCTTATGCCAAAAACCTTTATGATTATCTACTTTAGATTTCATAAAATCTAATGCCTTAAAACATTTTTCTTTTATATCATTAGATATATCTTCACGAGACTTAACATAATCTTTTACTTCAGCAAATCTATTACCTTCTATAATATATTTATATGAATCATAATCAATTTCAGATCTCCAGTTATCACCAAGTTTTTCTTTAAGATAATCTACAAAATACTTATTAAGCCAATTTATATATTCAAATGAGAATGGTTCATTTTGCGTAGCATCTGCAGGAATTCTACTAAGATACTCTTTCCAATTAGTTTCAATATGTTCATATCCCATTTGTGGAGAATAATCCTTTTTATAAAAAACTATAAAAGTTCTTTTACGTCGTTGACAATTATCATGATATTTAGTATCTGTTCTATAATAACATATAGAATAATTAGTATTTTTTGCTATATCTTCTAACTGAATACGTACTCTATCACCACTCTTACTCATAAAAGTTGGTGCATTTTCGAATACATATATATTTGGTTTAATTACATTAAGAACATATCTAGATATCCAAACCATATTACAATTTCGTGTATCTTTAGTATCTTGTGAACATGCTGTAACAGTAGATAAACCTGAACATACAGGTACAGCAACTACTAAATGCATATTTGAAAAATCCAAATCCTTATCTTTATTTATAGTCCAAAGATCACTATTTATAATAGTAGGTTCCAAATCATTATCATTTTGAAACATCTTTCTATCAAATACTTTATATTCAGGACGTCTTCCAACTTTATCTAAATATTTCATTAAATGATATTCATTACTAACTGTAGAAATTTCATTAGTCTTCTTATCTACTTTATAATCACCTAATCCTGGATATGAAAGAATAAATTCTGCGGGATGTCCCATAACCTTTTCTGCACCTAAATACATACCACCAGTTAATGGTTGTATAGCGCACCATTTTAATTTTTCGTATGACATACTTAATTTAATATATTTGTTAAATATTATTTTTGTACTTTATAATAAAATATAGTTATATTAAAATACAAAATAAAATAGTAAACATTTTTATAAAATTAAAATTATAAAAATATTTACTATTTAATCCTCTTCTATTAAAGTAATTATTGGTCCAATAAAATATATTTACATATTTAGTTTAAACCCATTAGAAGATGATCTAGATATAGTCTAAGACCTTGTAATATCCTCTTCTATCTCAATAAATTCAAAGTCAAAATTAGAATATTTAAATTCAATATTAAATGATTGTACTTGTGCTATTGGTTGAGTATAATCTAAACTAAGCATGTCCATTCCATTCATTAATGGATGATATAATATAATTCTAGAATATATAGAGCCTTTTTCATTAATTATATCAACATTAAATTGATCTGTTATTTCATCATAATTTCTATCACGAGAAAATAAATACCAAAAATTTTCAAATAATATAAAATAATTTAAAAAACCTATTGTGTGTCTAAATGTAATATTTAATGTTTTATCCATTAATGATATAGGAGAAACTTCAGAACGATAACTATAATCTCCTGAAGGATACATAAAATCATTCTGTTTAATTCTATTAGGTTTAATTAATGGTTTTTCTCCTCTATATGATTGTTGCTGTTGAATTGTGCCATTTACAAAACCTAATACTTCAACTTTCTGTATAGTTTCATTTACAAAATCTATTGGAGTTATAAAGAAACTATGTTTTTCTTTAAGTATTTTAGTATATTTTTCTTCTATTTCTGGACATAGAAAATCTTTAGGTAATAATAATCTAAATCCATCTTGTCTTCCTCTTAATGTAAACATATTATATTACTATAGTTTTTATTAATTGTATTTCAGATAATGGTATCTGTTCATTTTTATTTGTTAATGAATTATGTTTAATAATATATTTTTTTGAATTAAATATAGGTTCTAAATCTTCATCTTTAAGTGGACGATTATTTATTTTCATATTTTTATAATACATATTATAATATTTCATAACTCGCTTTTATATATTTTTTATTACGCATCCCATAATTTCATATGTTGTCTCATTAAATTAATAAATGCATCTTTTGTTAATGTTTCATCTTTATTTGATTCTGTATTTTTTGATAATTCTGTAGATCCCGCATTTTCTGGTGAAGTTAATTCTGGTGTTGATGAAACTGATTCAGCTACAGAATTAGTCGATGTACTACTTGTACTAGTACTTGGTGATATTGTAGAACCATTTAATGATGCATATTTATAATCTGTATTATTATCTTCAGATTTATTATATACTTCAACAATCATATGTTTATCCATTATGTTCTTAATCTTATAAATTGAATCTTGGATTAATTCTCTACGTTTTTCTTGAAGTTTATGGGCATTATTTATTGATGCTTCTGCCTTTTGTAACTGGTATAATAATTCTCTCAATACTAATGTTAAATTATCACTTAATGCTTCACTTAATTTATCTAAACCATTCATCTTAGATGCTAACTCATTCATTGATTTAATAAGAGAATTCATTTGTGATAGTTTATTTAAATCTAATGAATTAATTTTTTCTATAAAGTTAGACACATCATTAGCATATGACTTAAATCCTTTAGTTTCTTCAAACTCATTAAATGTTGAATATATCTTCTTCAATCCTTCACAAAGTAAATCAAAATGTTTAGAATTAGTTTTTCCATAATTAATATTTAATGACTGTGCAATATTATTAACAGTTTTAGATAATGTAAAGAAATTATTTAATTTAGATTTATTTATTGCTTTAGATTCATTTATTATTTTAATTAAATTATCATATTGTTTAACAACATCAGTTATTTTTTTAATTACATTAATAACTTTATCATTATATATTATATATCTATTAAGGTTTACTAATTTATTATCACCAATAGATCTAATACTATTTTGTATATCAATAATTTTTCCAATTTTCTCAATTAATAATTTTTTATTACTATCATTAATAGCAGATAAGTTATTAGATGCTATTTGTTTACCTAATTCATTTAATGTTTGAACAACATTTGTAATATTTTTTGCAATATTATTTATACCATTTATGGATTTTTCCATACCAGGTAAATTTTCATTAATATAATCCCCAACAGTTTGATCACCAGACCACCAATTAACTATTTTATCCCATGCACCATTTCCTCTACCAGTATTTGCTATATTTTTACCATCTACTAAAAATTCTTTTTTTGTAAATATATTTAATACTTCTATAGCCCATTTAACAATATCCCCAATTTTCTTTTTTGTATTTTCTAAGTTTAAATCTTCTAATTTAAGATCTTTTAACTTTGATAATACATCAATTATAGTATTTAATGCTGAAGCCATTTGATTGATTGCTTTAGCCGCAACCATTGCAGGTGCATTAGTAGCTAATGAATCTTTAAATATATCCTGGTTTTCTGGGTTATTAACAGTATTCTTAATAGCATTTCCAATGCATTCTAATACAGTTTGAATTTTATATCCTGCTAACCATATACTTTGTTCAGTTACATCTACATATGATGTAAGTTTACCTTCTTTATCCAATTGTGGAAATTTACCTGATGCATAACAACCAATTACATGTGCTGTAAGATTTAATGTTTCACCCATTAATTTCATTGCTTTAGCAGCATTCATTATAGGAGAATCTTTAAATAAACCACCATCTTTAAATATTTCAGGATTTTGTTTAACAGTATTAACTAATGCATTACCAATTGCTTCTAAAACATTTTGAATATTTGTTGCACATTGTGTTAAAACTTTATCAGATAATGAAATGTATCCTTTTGGTTTACCATTTTTATCAAATTCTGTAGGTACTTTTAAGTTTGCCCATTGCTGTACACCTAAAGCAATTGAACTTAGCATCACACCAGTTTTTGACATTGACTTAACTATAATTTCAAATGGTGAATTTCCTAAACCTCCCCAAGATTTTTCAAATATCTCTTTACCTTGTGCAGAATCATATACACTTGTAATTGCAAGTCCTAATGATAATAAAACTCTTAATATATTATTTGACATTTGTGTTAAATCTTTATCTGCAAGTGTGGTAAATCCAGTTGGTTTACCTTTGTCGTCAAATTTTGTTGGTATTTTCATAACGGCCCAGCATTTTACACCTTCTGCAAGTACTGCAAGCATTTCACCCATTTGTTTATACACGGCAATTGCTCCCATTAATTCAATACCCTTTTTAATTTTTTTACTAGTATTAACTAAACCATTAAATATACCAAATCCTGTTGTTTTTTCTGTATCAAAAATATGAACCATTTTTGATGCAATATATCCTAATGTATCAAATAATTTATCAATAGAAGTCTTAGCGCCTTCAGTATTTAAATCTTTTGTAACTTCAATAATTTCTTTAACGGTTTTTGCAGCTAAACGTGTAACAAATGATATACCCAATACTGCTATTGCACCAACGATTAATACACCAGCAGCCAATCCACCTGTACCTAACAATATTCCACCAATTACACCTATTGCTAAACCTGCTAATATTATAACTGCAAATATTTTTCCCACACCTTCTAAAACATCTCCCCAACTAACTTCTTTATTTATCTGATTTATATATAATACTAACATTCCACCAACAACCATTATTGCCATTATACCAACTGCACATAATAATCCTAAACCAATTTCTTTCCAGAAATGTCCCATAAGACCAAGTATTAATCCCATACCACCAATAAACAATGCCATTACTCCTACAAATATTAATGCATTTTCTACTGTATCTTTTTCTGACATTATTTCGGCCCCGATATATAACAATAATGTAGATAAAGTAACTAATACTATAAATCCTAATGCTGTACCAATTGATGATTTGATTTCTTTTGCAGCAAACTTAAATGCAAATGTTATAATTAAAATAAATCCTCCTAATGCTAAACCAAATAATATTGAATTTTTAACACGTTCAAAATCTTTAACAAATAATGATCCTACTAACATAACTGCAGTAGATATACCCATTAATATTGCAAAATCACGTGCACCAACAAATACAGTTGAAGATATTTTTTTAAATATTAAAAATGGTAACATTGTTAAAGTAACAAATAACATTAATGCACCAGTAAACTTCATTAAACTTTCGAATGATAAATATGCAGACAATAATGAGCCTAATACTAATATTGCACCACATAATGCAACCATTTCTCCAAATTTCTTTATATCATCAAATACCTTTTTATCTCCTGCAAATTTAGATAATCCCCAGAAAATACCTCCCATTATAATAATGAAGCCAGATAATATTGTTGTAAACCCAAATACTTTATCTAATCCAATCATTGAAGAAATCAATGATCCTATAGTTAATGTCATTCCTAATAATAATACACTTTCACTAAATAAATGTATATTTTTTAATATATCTTGTTTTCCATCAAATAACTCATTAATAATATAAAATGCTGTACCTGTTCCAACAATCATCATAAATAATCCACCTATAAATAATGTAATATCACCTAAATTAATTATTTTCATTATAAGTGAACCAAATATCAATAAACCTGCACACACAGTAATTAAATCTATATAATCACTAATAATTTGTTTTAATTCTTTTAAATTTTTAGATGCAATTCTGATGGCAGTAGATACACCTAAAAGAAATACTCCTAAAACTACACTAAATAATAGTAAACCTGCAGGTTCTATAAAATTCATTGCATATGAACCTATTAGTAAAATTGCTGCACACCCTCCTATAAATATAATTAATGATTTAACTGTATCTATATTTAATTCTACATCTTTTAAATTAATTTTACTAAATATAGTAGATATACCATATATAAAAGCACTTAAAACAACAGTAAACATTATTAAATTACTTAATTTAATTTGTGTCATTGCTAAAGCACCAATCAATAATACTGCCGCACTTATTGTTATAACTTGTAATAAACCTTTTACTGCAGTGTTTGCTTTATCTACATTTTCTTGTTTTACATTTTTAAATTTATTAATTATATTTACTAAACTTTCTGTTGAATTTTCAAGTCCTTGTAAAGGATTGTTCTTAAAAAGAATTGTTCTTTCATTAATTTTAACTAAAATATCTATAAATTCTTCAATATTTTTAAAATTTTCTAATTTACCCTTTGTAAATGATAATTGATTTAAATTTTTACCTATTGATCCTTTTGATGAAAAACTTTCTACAATAGTTGCTAAACCATCATTTAAAAATTCAGATAACTTACTAGTATCTTTATTAAATGTTGGCCATTTTTTAATTATATCATTAAGAGATATTACAATATTGTTTACTTTTTCAATATTGTCTTCACAATATACTAAAATTTGAGATAATTCAGTATTATTATATAAACTAAATGCACTTAGTATTTCTGTTAAACTATTTTGAAAATTTGTTAAATGTTTTTCATCTGGTAAATCTTCTAAATGACTCATTAATACAATCAATTCATCTAAATCATTTAAGTTTTTATATAATTCTTTATATTTTATTTTTAAGATTGTTTCACTAACAGAAATAAATTTTTCAAAAAATACTTTAATATTATTTAATGAATCTAAATTTATCTGTTGACCACTTAATAAATTATTATAAAGTTCAATTGTATTAATAATATTACCAATTATACTTTTATTTATGAACAATAATTTAAAACCTGTACTTTTTAAATCCATATTATTTATGAATTCTACTAAATCTCCTAATGTAAAAAAGAAATCATTAAGATCTTCTAAAGACCCTTCACTATTTTTAATATTTGAAGATTCTTTTATAATAGATTGTAATAATGATTCAAAAATATTTTGTCGTATAATTGATTCTAAATATCTAAGTTTAAAGTCTAATTTAATTAAAGTTATAAAATTAAAATCAACAACTTTAAATATTGTATTGAAAAGATTATTTAAAATTGTTAATGCTTCATTACCTTCTTTATTAGCATTATTAGATACTTTTATAAGAGAATTTAATATACTTATAATTGAATCTAATAGATAATTTTTAAAAAACAAAATATTTCTTCTAAGTAATAATCTTTTTTTTAAACCAATTTCGGGAATATCTGCAATACAATTAAATATTGAAGTTAAATTAGATATAGAAATTTCTAATTCATTATATCCTCCACTAATATCATTAATTTTTTCAATTATTTCTTTTAATGAATCAATTATATCATTTTTTATAAACTTTACTGATTTTTTAATATTTTGTCTTTGTATTAATCCAATATTTGCTACAACTGATAATGATTCAAATATATTTTTTAATATATTAATATTTTTATTTAATGTTACTTCGGATGAACATAATTTTATAATGTTTTTAAATATAATATCAATAGTTCCATTTTCACCAGTTTCTTTAGCTAAATAATCTAATGATTTTCTATTTATTTTTTTAATATCTAATATTGAATTCAATAAGTTTAATGCATCTCCTATTTTTTCAATATCTCCAGTAATATTATTCCCCCCATTAATGATACTAGAAATATTTGTAAATAATTCATTTAAATCTGATTTATTGTTCCCAATAATATCTTTAAACTTCCTTATGTTAGCATCATCAATATTTGAAGCACTTAAAAGTTTAATAATACCATCAATAATATTGTTAAATGCTTTAGCACTTTTTTCATCAAATTTTATTTCTTGAGTAGATACCATCATAGATGTTTTTTCTGATGAGTTACTAATATTAGTAGATACATTTGATTTATTATTTGTTTTTAATATATCTCTAATAGATATTAAAATAGTTTTTGTTTCTGATAACGTAGAAAAAATATTCTTTGTTAAACAATATATAGATTTACTTTTTGAACCTTTAATTGTTTCATAAAATCTATCAGGAGTGGTATTAGGGTTTATATTTCCTATATCATATAAACCCAAAGCTAAACCTGCAAATAATGCAACCATATTAATATCGCCTTGTGCACCTGGAGTAATTGTATTTGTTTTTGATCCAAATCTACTATTATTTTCTAAATAATTTAATCCTAATGCATTTAAAACACCATGTGATCCATTTTTTATATTGTTTGTAAATTTACTCATATAAATTTAATAAATATCATATTATATAAATAAAAATAAATATGATTATTAATTAAAGGCATAAAAAAAGAGTATACTTTAAAAGTATACTCTTTACTAAAATAAAATATTATAAAATTATTACTTTAGTCTAACAATTGCTACACGACCAGTTGTTGTACCAAATTGTACACCATGTCCAATAGCAGAATCAACACGTGCACCACGACCTTCAAGATATGTCTTTACTGCATCAGCACGACGTTGAGAAAGTTTCAAGTTATACTCTGTTGAACCCTCACTTGAAGCATATGCATCAATTGCATAAACACCATTTTCTCCAAGTTTATCAAGAGTTTCCTTTGCACGAGCATCTAACTTATCACTATCATATGCAAAATAAATTGTTTCGTTAACACCGAATCCTGTTGCACGTTCATCCAACTTAACAGGTACATTAACAACCTTTTCTACAACAACTTCCTTTGGTTTCTTTGCAAGCTCATCATTCAAACGATTAATCTCATCAGTCATTGCTCCAATATCATAAGTCTTAAAATGATGTGTTCCGTTAGATGTCTTGAAGTGATAAATATAAGAAGCCATTAAAGCAAATTGAGCATTGTGCTTATTAAATTCCAAATTAGTAAGTTTATTAAGATTCCAATAAATTGCTGGTGTAACAATAATTGAATGTGCGCGTTGCTTTCCAATATTGAATACAAAATCTACACCAGTTTTAGAACTTAAAGCACTCTTATTAGTCTTCCAGTAATAAAGCCAACCAATACCTGTATTTGTCTTAACTTCAAATACACGTGGTCTACCTTCATAACCAAAGAATACATTAGAAAGATTAAATACTCCACTTACATTAAGATTTGTTGCCTTAACTGTTGTCTTAAGATCTGTAAAATGATTATCATTCAATACAGCCAAACCTTCTACTTCAAATCCAAAGATAGGAGTAAATTCCTTACCAATCTTAACACCTACTGCAGGATTAACTGGGAATACTGAATTAAAATCAAGTGGTGTAGATGCACCGGCAGTAACACCAACATAAACATTATCCAACCCATTTGAATTCTCTGTAGCAATTTGTGCATTAGCACTAAACACGGTCATAAACATGATGACCAAACATAAAATAAATTTTCTCATCTTTTAAAAAATATATTTAGTTTAACATTATATAAAATATAGATTAACTATATTGTTCAATTATAAAATTATTACATTATTTATGAATTATTTTTTAATTTATTATATTCTGATAATAATTTTTGGTATAATTCAATATATTTAGTATTTTTTTCAATAGATTTTCTAGCTCTTTCTAATTTTGCCGTTTTAGAAGTTAACTGATTACTTAATTCAGTATTTTTTAATTTAATATTTTTTATAGTTTCTTTATATTCTTTACATTTCTGTTCTTTAAGATTAATTTCCTTTTTTAATTTATCTATTTGAAATTCATACTCACGACTACTTATCATATTAACTGTAGCCATATTCCTTAATATTATTGCAATAGTATATTCAACATTTTCAATCCATTGTTTAACTTTACTTATATTATTATATATCTTAATATCTCTATAATAAATACATAAATATTGAGAATCTTTAATAATAATATCTATTCTATCAATATCACCTTTTAATGCTATATGGTCAGATATACGAATTTGACGTATAGCATTTAATGAACAATATATTGAACCTCCAGGACATTCTCGTTGAAATTTTCCACCGAGTGATTCAATATGTTTTATAATTGTTTTTGCTTGATTTCTAGATTTACCTTTTAATTTCATTTCAATATTAACTTAATACAGCTCTTAATGAATGACATATATCACATGGCATTATCTGAAATTTAACAATATTATAATTATATTCTAAGAATTTTTTTGATAATTGATCTTTAATAATATTTTCTATATTTCTTTGAGCTTTGTTAGTTTTCTTTAAATCAATATACTTACTACATTCTTTTTGATATGAATTTAAATTATCTTTATTAAAATATTTAATTCTATTATTAGAAATAACATCTTTAACATTTTGTTCAATAATATTAATTAATATAGAAGTATTTTTCTTAACTTTAAAATAATCAAAAATATTATATATAAATACACATTCGAAAACTACATTATATTCTAACATTTGACTATCTAAACAATTAAAATATCCATTTATTTTCTTTTGAAGTCTAATCATAATATTACTTATATGCAAGTTTAATTAATTTATTTACTAATGTCTTAACATTCTTATAATTATTATAAATATCGTAATTAATCAAAATATCCATAATATGAGTTGCAGTATATTTACGGTCTCCATCTAAAGAATATCCAGTAATATATATTGAAAGAATATTCTGTTCAATACCGTATTCTTCCCAAGAATATAAATAATCCTTAGTTGCTTCTTTAATCTTTGTTAGGATCTGACCGAACTCATCATTTGAACGGTCTTCCCAAAGCTTCATTTCCTCATCAAGTGTCATATTATTTACTTATTAACAATTATACCAAAAATATTTAAAGAAATCTTTCCAAGTTGAATTAGGATTTCCACAATCATAATCCATTTTCAACCACATCAGACCAATAAAACCTAAACAGATTCCAATAAAAACATTAAAAGTATTCATAATTTATATTTGTTTGATTATAAATATAATATAGTATTGTCTAATAAAAATTTAAATATTATTTAATTTTTTAATAAATTAAATGAAAAAAAAAGAGCTAATTTAGATATTAGCTCTTTTTAAAGATTTAAGTTCCAATAACCAATTCATAAGTTGTAAATGATCTTGACCACAATAAGTATCATTTACCTTTTCTTTACAATGTTCAATAGCTTCATCTAATGTCATATTTTACATATCACTATAAGCCCAATCAGGAACATGTGTAATGTGACCTTTGTCATTATAAATAACTGGGTCATTTTTCTGTTTTTGTAAATCTTCACTATTAACTGTTGCCATAATTAATTAATATTTTGATTTTGTAGTTAATGCACCTCTTCTACATTCTCTTTCTGGTGTTAAATGTGTATATCCAAAATATTGGTTATACCAAGTTTCATGTCTTTTAATTTCTTCTTCTGTCATAATTTAATTAATTTATATTTATTTCGCATATTTTGAAACAATACATAGTTCCAATTCTTTCTACATTTTTGTGGTCTATAATATTCCATTCAAATTTAATTTCAAAATTATCTTTCATAAATAAAACTAATATATTATTTATAAATTTAAGTAAATGGAATTGGACGTCCATCATCGTCATATTCAGTTCCTGTTGGTGATCCATACCACCCATAATTTTTATGAACTTTTGATTCATCTCCTCCAGCTGCTTCTAAAGCCCTTTGATAACCTTTACTGTAATAACCCATAATAAAAAATCATATATTTTTAAACATAAAAAATCGGACATACTTTTTCTACATAAGTAAAAAAAATATGCCCGACTGTCGCAGTGACTATTTCTAGTATGCCGGCTTCAATAAAATTATATTATAATATAGTAAGTTAATGCATATTATTTAAAAAATTCAAATTTAATAGTATATATTTGTTTGTTTAATTTATTTTTAAATATAAATAAATAAAATAATAATATGAAAAACTTAAAAGAGTTTATTTTAGAAAATAAAAATGAATTATCAAAAATCTTAAAAAATATTGATTTTGATAATACAAATGTTTCATTTGAAGAAGCAAAAAAATTAGTTAAAAATTTTTATAAAAAAATAAAGAATAGTGATATAAATGAAATATTTGAAAATGTAGATACAAATTTAACATTTTCATATGGGGAATCTGCAATGGTAACTGGAGATTTTTCTGAATGGATGTCAGATAATGATTATTGGGAAGATGGAAATTATATTCCAATTGGTGAAGATGAAGATGAACCAGAATTTGAAATATTTAAATTTAATTTTAAAGATGTAATAATTATTAATGGAAGTTCAACAGAAGGAGATGATACATCATTCTTATTAGTTTCAAATAATTTTTAATAAAATATATTTTTACGAAATACATGAAAAATATTAATGAATTTATTTTAGAATCAAAAATTGATACTAAAAATTTATGGCATAATGGTTCTGAATTACCAGAAGATTCATCATTTATTAAACCTGGTGATAAAGAATATAATAAAATTATACCTATAATTATTATTGTTGGTGGAGAAATTAATAATAAGAAGCACTATGATAAATATAATAATGTCAAAATTGCAGATTATATGAATGATGGTGAATATACTGCTGATAATAATAGAAAAAAATTAACAGATCAAGATAAGTGGTGTTATTTAACTGATATATTACCATAACAAATGGGAAGCTTTAAAACTTCCCATTTTCTATTTCATATATAATACTTCTTTACCGTAAGTTTCAGCAACATATTTCTCACATTTACATCCCTTTGAATTTTCCCATCCAGGACACATAAGTATTGCATCACAAAGAATTACTTGTTCAATATCTTTACCCATATAATATGCAGTACGTTCAATAGCTAAATGATTTCCCAATGCTTCATCATCAATATGATTGGAATCTATTGGAGATACCCATTCATATTTTCTATATTTTCTTTGAAGATATTCTTTAGCTTGATTATTTCTATCATAAACAGTATCTTCTTGAAAAGCAATAGGTAATGATATATAAATTTTCTTCTTATTCATGTATTAACATTTCTAATAATTTTCCGTATGCAAGCATTTCTCCTGAATGAACACACATCTCTTTCAAATAATCAATATCATCTGTTGATAAATAATCATTCTCTGCTAATTCATAATTGACTTTTGCTTTATCATATAATTCTGATAACAATCCTGGAGTAATCATTCTTCATCTGGTTTTATTTTATAAACTTTATTATATTCAATTGAAGCAATATAACGATTTTTTGGTGTTTTATAATTTCCACAATAATCAAGAATAATTGAAGCAATATCTTTAATAATACAATCATTAAATTCAAATAATGCAACAACTGAACCACATCTATCAGCTAAAGCAATTTCAATTCCATCATTAAAATTTTCTTGTTTTATATGTTCAATAATATGATAATCATCACCCCAATCAATAAATGATATATATATTGTATTTTTATTATTTCCAAATGCAACATTATTTACACATTCAGTAAATCTTATATCACCTGTTTTAAGTCTAAATTCAAATAAATCACTCCACATTATTTCTTGTGGAATATCTTTAACTGTACATTCAATTTTTTGCATTGTTTGAATATTAATGTTTTACATCTGAACTACCAAATCCTGAATCTCCACGTTTTGAATTTTCCATGATTTTATTATATTCAGCTTCAGTAGAATCAACATATTTTGTATGAATAATTGGAATAAGCATCATTTGTACTAACTTATCACCACAATAAATAATATTTTGTCCTTCATCTAATAAATCCTTTGTATATGACTGTGAAAGATGTACATATCCTGCATAATCTTCATCAACCAAACATGCGCGAACATCCCATCCACGATTACCACAACCTGATTTATTTACATATAAACCTGAAATACCAATACCCAATGCTTCTAATAGTTTTAATAAATTATCGGTATTAGGTCCATGATTATTCCAAGCAGTAGTAAGTGCAACTTTAACACCTGAATTAATAAACAAAGTATCGTTTAATTTCATTGCAATACCTACAACATGTTTCTTAACATCATATACTACATAATTATTAATAAAGAATGTTACTGCTCTTTCAAGACTATTTTTCTTGAATGCCTCAAGTTGTTTATTATATGTTGCTAAGAATAAATGAGTTAAGTTTGCAGCTTCTTCAATATGATCATAAGTCTTTTTAAATTCATTGTATATCTCAGCAATTTCTTCTGTTGTCTTTCCGTAAGATTTTTCAAATGCCTTAAGTGCTACTTCGATTTCCTTTTCATCTTTCAAATTAGGAATATAATAATCAGAACCAGCTGATGAATAAGTATTAGTTGGTATTATTCCAAATGCATTAAAAATTTTCATTAATTATATATCATATATTTTTATATTTTGTAATATAGTTTTACTCTGTAAAAATATTAAAAAAGACCTAATATAAAATTAGGTCTATAACTATTATCTATTATATTTTTTAGGATTTCCACCCTCAGCAATTATTTCTTGCTTTGTTTTAATAAATTCTAGTTTTATTGTGTTTAAATAATCTTCCACAATATTTCTGAAACGACGATAAGTAAACTTATCATTAATTTCAATTAAAATGATAGGATTATTAAGTGCATTCATCATTGCCATTTCATATCCTAACTCTTTATTTACCTTTGTATCGCAAGGATGCTGTTTAGACATACCAATTGACAATACATACTTTTCATTTTTATTTACTGGAGCGCCATCTTCCTTAAGATAACCATCACCCTTAACTCCAGTCTTATACAAATTACCTACAAAGGTTACAGCTTGCAATGTACCGTATTTTGTATAACGTCTACCATTAATACTTACATCTGTATATACATCTCTATTTTGAGTTGCTGTAGTATACGCAAATGTGTTAACTAACTCTTTAAACAAAAAATCTTTTCCAAATTTCATAGTTTAAAAATTAAATTTATAATTATAATTTAAATAATAATCATTAAATTAATAATACAATTTAACATCTGAATAATATGATGTTTTACTCAAGTTAATATCTGCTTTTGGAACTGGATCCTGATAAACAGTTTTATATGTCCAATTAATTAATTCTTTTATAGTAATAGTATCATATGTATCAGGAATTATTTCATCATCAAAATATGTACATAAAAATTTAGATAATCCTGCACTCCAAATCTCTACTTCATATATTTCAACATAGAAACTATTATTTACATCATTCAATTCTTCTTCAGTAAACTTACCATTATTTAAAAATGTTAATATTGCATTAGATGAAACAAAACTAAATTTACTTTTCTTATAATAAGGTACAGCATGCATCCATGGTTTCATCTTACTAAATAATTCATTAATCTTTTTTTCACCTACACTTTCATTATAAGGTGAAGGAAGACCAAAAACAACATCTCCTTTATATTTTTTATGTCTTAATCTAAATACTTTCATAATTATTAATATTAATTAACAGTTTTAATATAGAAATAATTATTTAAATAATTCAATATGTTATAAACAAATATATAAACAAATAGTAGGATATCTCAATGATATCCTACTTAACTATATATTATATTAAATATTTTATTTTTCAATTTTTGATTTTGATTCTTTTTTATATGAAGCCTTTGCATCAGAATTTTCTTTATTTAATTCTTCGACTTTAGCTTTTGCTTCATCTTCAGTATAATAGAAATTTTCCATTACACCATCTCCAAAATAAACAACAAATACATCTTCATTTTGTTTTTCCGATTCAATAACAAATTCTTCTAATGATTTCATTTATGTCGTTTTATATATTTATAATTTTCTTGTTATTTTAATATTTCCTATATTAATTTCATCTCCAGATATTGAATATTCAACTAAAATATAAATCAAATTTTTATCTGATGATTGATTTACAGTAAAACGATATCCACCATTTTTCTTACCTTCTTTTGTTGAACGTGCTTTAATTTCAAATTTTTCATCTATTCCATTAATAGTAAAATCCCAATATATTGCAGATCCATTATTATCTTTATTGTTTCGTCTTGCCAAAGGACTTAATTTAAATTCTTCACTACTCTTATTATTACCATCAAACCATACATCACAAAATTCTTTATTAGTAATAAGTTTATGCATTTGATCCCAAATGTATGCTTCAACTAAATATCCCGCAATATCTGCAATAATTTCTGTTGCTACATTATCAAACTGATTTAATACATCACAAACAATAGTTTTATTAAAGTCATATCTATTTTCATCATTTAAAAATTTTTCAATGATATTAAGTTTATCATCAGGTAATTTTACACCTTCGTTAATTGATATGTATTCATTTAATTTTTTCATAATTTTATTTATATATATTATTTATTAATCACAACTAGCATTGTTTCTCCTTTTTCAAGTAATTCAAGAAGTTCTTTATATGTATATTCTTCTTCATTATCATTATATTCAATAAAATCAGCATTAGGTCTCCAAGTATGCATATGAAATTCTTTATCCATATTAACAACCCATGTTGATTTATTCTTTAATGTTGCAAGGAAGAAACCTTTATCTATCCAATACTTACCAACATGTTCATATTGTTTTGAAACTTTATCTAATGATTCTTTATCATAGCAATAATATACAACATCAACTTCTTTTTTTATTTTGATATCTTTTATTGTTACTTCATCAATAGTCTTACCTTCCAAGAATATACGAATATCTTTCATAATTTATATTTAATTAAAGAAGATCTGTATCATCACCACGAGAAGAATCATCTTCACCATCGTCATCATTATCATCAGTCTTCTTATCTTTCTTTTCTTCTTTATTATTGTCTTTATTTTTATCGTCTTTATTGTCATCATCCTTATCTTTATCATCTTCATCATCCTTACGTTCTCTACGTTCACCATCAAGTTTAAAGATTGAAGGGTCATCAGTTTCTTTAGCTTCTAATAAATCTAATACTGATTCAATAAGTTTCTTAACTTCATCAGGTAATGTAACAATAGAATCTTCAGCAAAATCTTGTACCCATATTCCTTCATCTCCTTTACCAAATATATGAAGAATTGAACGAGTATTTTCTGTTGATTTACCCCCAGGAAGCTTCTTAGTATATTTCCAACGTAATGCTATTGCTTCGTCATCAGTCTTAAATTTAATAGCAGCAAAATAAAATTCACGTGGTAAACTAATTTCTTGAGATACTAATAATTCTAATTGTTTAGCAGCTTTAACTTTATCTTTAGAATCAATAAGTTCCATTATTTTTTCTAAAGTTATATTCTTTACTTCTTCCTCACCATCATCTTCTTTAATCATAGATGTAATTTCAAATTCATCTAAAATTGATTCACAAGCTTCTTCAGGAGTTGGACAACATGATTTACACATTGAATATGGATCTTCTGCAGTAGATATATCATCAGGTGAAAAATAAACAATAATATATCCTCCAATATTAACATTAGTTATTTTAGTTAATCCTTGTGCTTGTATATATGCAGCTAATGAAGACTGTTCAAAATTGACATCATTATAAAGACATGTATATAATAATTCATTAACCTTACGCTCATTTGTAAATAATGAACTAGTTAACTTAATAGAAACTCCATCTTCACCTTGATCTGCAACAATACCTAATTGTACACAATAAAGATTTTTAATATTTGTTAATATATTTTGAATAGGTGTATAATGATTAGTTACTCCTGTATTGACTAATAAATTTCCAGGATTTTTTGAAGATGTAGCACATACTTCATTTATTTGACTAAATCTTTTCATAATTATAATTATATTTTTCTAAGATCATTTCCTTTAATAAACCATTCAGATGTCATATCTTCACCTTCCCATTTTACATCATATCCTTTATATGAATCAACAGGAGCATTTAAATTAAGTTTATTATTTTTAACGGCATCTTCCACTTCTTTATGTGATATTACTTTAAAGAATTTACCAGTTTTACAAATTAAAAGATAATATCCGTCCTTATTGAAATTAACTAATGATCCTAATGATATTGTTCCTAAATATTTATCAGATATCTTAACATCAATAAAATAAACTGGTTTATCATTTTTCATAATAATTAAGTCGCCATTTTGAGTATTAAATTTACTTTTTTCTTTTATACTTAATTTATTAAAATCACCATCTTTTACTTTTGAATAATATTCAGTAGTTCCAATAATTGTAAAATCACCTTCATTAAAATCTTTTGTAATTAAAAGTTCATTTTCTTTTTGTTTATCAAATTTATCTTGATCTTGCTCAGAACACGATTGCAATTTATTATAATCAACTGAACCCATCATTCTTTTAATCATTGATATTAATTCATTAGATGATTCATATATAAATGTTCTTAAATCTTTCATATATTCATTATTTATATAAGTATTTTATAAAAATAAAATTTATTTATGATTTTATAGGACCAGCTACAAAATTTGTATCTCCTTGTGATGGATAGAATTTTTTATTTACTTTGTCATATAAACCAGGAATATTACGTTTATTTAAAACAGGAACTAAATCTCTTACAACAGTTTCTCCCTTTGTAAATTTCAAATAATATAAATCAGCATAACAATATCTAAAAGGATTATTTGAACTATCTAATGCACAGAATAATGTACATGTACAATCATTGACTTGTGATTGTGGTATGTTATCTAATATTTCTGTAAACTCATATATACCTGGATAATCAACACTTATCCAATTATTAGCAGATTGTACATATGATAAATATTTAGAATCATATTTAGCATCACCAACTCGTTTTGCAGAATTTGTAAACTGCCATTTTGTTTGTAAATGAATTCTATAATTATCCACCGCTTGACGTCTCAATATAAATCCTGGCCATGGACTAACTTCTGGTTGTGATGAAATTAATGTTGCCAAATTAGGATCGCCACCTGAAGATGATTTACCTACACCTTTAATATTAAATTTAATATCAATTTTAATATCGTCAGTGTTTTCCATTAAATGACATCCTAAATCAATATACTGTCCACCTGTTTGAGTACTACTTATGTATTCAAGTGGTATATATTTATCTTCATAATCAACATTTTTATTTTCTTGTATTTTATAGATATGTGGAGATATCCAATTATTTTTTATATATGATTGATATTGAGTTTGTGTTGAAAAAAGTTTTAAGTATTTCATAATTAAAATTGTCTCCAAAAATGATATATTTGTTGTAATGTTGCTTTACTAAATTTACCTTCTGTGTAAAAGGCTGTTGGGAATAACCTTGAAGGAATATTATATGTAATACCTCTAAGTACAGGAATATACATTTTTGTTCCAAATGCAATTTTCTGATTAACCTTAAGTAAATGTTTTAACATTGAATAAGACATAACAGTATTTGGTTTTGTACCTGCTTCATTAAAATATTTTTCAAAATATGGTCTAAAATGTGTAAATACTTGTTGTAATATTCGTGCTCTTGTAAATGGGGGATAATAATGGAGATTTAACATGCATTCACGAATATTACCATCTTCAGTTCTTATAATACCAAAACTTATACAAAATGGATAATTATCATAATATTCAAGTTCTTCCTTAAATTTTGGTTGTGAATAATTAAATAATACTACCTGTCCAGGTAATACATATTTCTTTGTTGGTTTTAAGTTTCTTAATATTTCTTTATACGCTAATTTAGATCTTATAGAGGTTGGTTTTCTTGCTAATGGATGATTATTTATTGATTCATCCAATCTGAAAGATTTAATTTCTTCATCTGTATATACCTTCTTATCTAATGACTTAAGATCAAAAACGTGTCCTAATGTTGTTTGTTCAGGTTTATGTATAATTGGCATTACAAATCACCGTTAAAATATTTTTGTATGTAATGAAAAACATCTGACATAAATTTACGATTACGTTCTTTTATTTCTTCAGGTCCAACCCATTCATATTTTGAATGTTCACGAGATATTTTAATATCTGGAGTTGTTTCTAATTGGATTAACCAATATTCTGTATCAGAACCTATTGAACCATCTTCTTTTTCATGTCCTTGTTTATCTATAGATTTCATTTTTTGTTGTTCGTTAAATGTTAGTTCTAAACCTGTCTCTTCTTTAATTTCTCTTATAATAGCAGATTTACTATCTTTATCTTTTTTATCTATAGAGCCACCAACAAATCCCCAACAACCACCAAATAACTTCATATAATTAGCACGACGTAAAATTAGTATTCTATTATCCTCAGATACTAAAATACCATCTACGTAATGTTTAATATCGTCTTTATTTTCAAATAACTCTGAATATCTTTTCATTATTAATCTTCGAGTTCAATTTTTAATTTATCTTCAATTTGTTGTTTTTCTGTATTTAACTCTTCAATATCCTTTTGAAGTTTTAATATCTTATCATCTACTTCTTCTAATTGTTTACGATATTTAGAATCTAAAGCACTGATAACTGCTTCTTTAGATATTCCTGCAAAATACCAAATTGATCCTTCTGCATGTATACGTTTTACAAAAAATTCCTTTTTTGTTTCATTTTGTTTATCAAATATTAAAAAGTTAGATATCTTAAATGGATTTGATTCAAGTGTAACAGAAGTAGTATTTACTTTATTTCCACTAAATAAAGTTTCTTTACCTCTATTTGTAACATCTTTAACTGTTATTTGATAACATTTATGTTTATTACTATTATCTGTCCATTTATCTTTATCTAGTACAATATATAAAATTGTACCTTTTGCCAAATTGGTATAAATATTTTCTAATTTTTCTTCTGTTAAAAAATTATTAATTGATTTCATAATATAATATACTATTATTTATTAATTTATCATTTTGATTAATTCATCTTTTCTTGAAATTAAATCTTTATTTATTATAAAAAAATCATCATAATTTCTATGGTTTACATGAAACATCCCTCTAACTTTTAATTTCCAAACATATTCTTCCCATGATTTAGTAATATAATGTCTTAAATAAATATTATCATATGTAATATTGCCTAATTCTTTTGAAAAATCTGATTTACACCAATTAATTAATTTATAAAATGAATGTGAAGCTATATAATAATATTTTTTATATGTTTTCATATTATACATTATTTTAGTATTCTTCCAATTAGGATCTTTATGTGGTCGTTCACATTTTTGAGTATAAGTCTCAATAAGTCCATTATTTGTATAATCAGGTTTTGTTATATGTCCATTAGCATTATAGTTTTGCCAATATAATACTACAGCATCATAATCAGAATATTTATTTAAAATAGATACTAATGTATAATCATTATTAGATAAAGTTATATATTCATCATTATCAATAGGAAAACACCAATTATAGGTATAATTGGTTTTAACCCAGAACAATCCAAATCTAAAATATATATCTTGTCTAAGTTTATCCCAACTATGCCCATAATTAGATTTATTAATATTTAATATTGATACATTATTTAATGTAACATTATCTGAAGAATATTTGTCAATAATTTTTTTATGACTTAAACTATCAATATCTTCAAATATAAATATATGATTTATACCTAAATTCAAATGATATTGAATCCATTCGTCAAGATATTCATGTTCATTTTTTATAAATGTAACTATACAAGATGTCATATTTAATTATTTAAATTATCATCTATTATACCTCGAACTGGTAATGCATAAGTAAAATTAGTATAATTAATAGGATAGTCATCTTTATCTTCAAAGAATTCCATAATATCAACTTCAATACCATTACAAAATCCAGATACGGTACTAGTCAAATATTTAGCATATTCGTTACTACTCTCCCAATTATTTTGAGATGCATTAATTGGTTCAAAATACCCACATGCAGGAAAATATAATTGTTTACCACCATCACTACTATCAATAAGTAAAAGACCACCAATTGTATTATTATAATTATATACCCATATTTGTTTTGTATGTTCAAATAAAGTAATATATTCAGTTTCAGTTGGTGTTCTCCAATTACCACCTAATGCTGCATGAACAGGATCATCAATTAATTCTAATTCTTCTTTTTGATCTGTCTCATTATATTTTATAATTGCATCTTCTGAATTATTAGATTCAGAATTATATAATGTATGATTTTCTATCGATAAATTATGTTCATTATTAAGTAATTGTTGATAAGTATAACCTTGTGTATCACCCCATTGGAAAAATAATCCATAATCTCCTATTCTTGTTGCACCTAAATTTTTTGTAGCCCATTTAATTCCTCCTATTTCAACATAATCATATTGAGAAGATGTATTAGTATCAGGATTCATATGTAAACTATTATCTGATGATATTAAAGATATATTAGGTAATATTAAACTATCAGCATTATATGCTGTACCATTTTCATATTTTTTTATATATTTCATAATTGTTTATGTATTTATTTATTTAATTTATTTTTTAATTCCTAAATGCCATTTTTCACAGACTTTACAAATATAAGCAGTATATTTGATATATTACCTCTATATATTTTATTTTAAATCTTTATGTTTCTATTTCATTAATTTATTTTCCTGGATAATCACCCCATTTATTTTTTAGTTCTTCACATAAATCATCAATAGCTTTATCAATTTCATCAAGATCCTTTGTTTTTGATTTATATTGTAATAAATATGTAACTGTCTTATTATCAACACCAGTTAAAGGATCATCATGAATATCGAAACACATATGCCATTGTCCATCATGAACTTTATCGTAAGAGAATTTCTCAGCATATTTATCAAATGCTACTAAGAATCGACATAATGTAGGCATATTTGAAAAACTTAACCAATAAGTTAATATACCTTGCAATCCATTAGGATATAAAACACCGCCATCACCATGATCTTTCTCTAAAAGACCAAGTTCTCGCATAGTATCTAATAATCTTGATGAATCCCCATAATCAGATACATAATGTGTTTCTGTATCTTGAGTAATTTGTTTTACTGTATCATATTCATCAGTATTATCAACAGAGTTAGTAATTTTAGCTCCACCCTTTTCTATACCCTTTTCTATAATATATGATAATCGTTTCATTATATATATTTAATTATGTTTTCTACTATTATATCAATATCTGTACTATTAATTAATGGTATATTATATTTTTCACATGTTAATTGTACATTATCATATCTATAAAATTTATCTGTACAAAAAACTATTATCTTTTTACTTTTTGCATATAACCCTAATTCAAGTAAACTAACAGGAGATTTTGAATTATCTAATAAAACCATAATAATCATATCGGAATTATCTAAATGTTTTTGCTCCCATTTAATCTGATTAATTAATTCATTCTTTGTACAATTAGGATTCCAATTTAAACATCTTGGACTATATATATTGACATTAAGTTGTTCCAATAATTTAGAAAGTTCTTCCTGCCAATTTATAGAATTTCCATTATCTATAGTTCCTGCAAAAAATATTGATTTATATTTATTATTTTTTCTTTTTTTATTATCTGGTGTTATATAAATCATTATTTAAAAAGACCTTCTATATTTATAAGTTCCATTTCTATTGCATCTAATATCTGTATTAATTCTTCATCTGGGTTTTCTTTATCATATTCATCATTAAGCATATCTGATGCTGTAAATCTCATTTTACGAATATTTTCTTTGCTTATTTTTCTCCACTCCCCAGTAGATATATCATGATTCTTCCATTTAAAATATAGATCAAATGGTTTAAGACGTTCATCCTTTTTCCACATATTAATCATCTTTTTTGTAAACTCATCTTGTTTTTTAAAAAATTCATTTACTTCAGATTTTTCTATAATATATTTATCTATAGTTTTCATTATATTTTGATATAATTTATTTAGATATTTTTTATCGATTAAAATTTTTTATAAATAGCATTTTGGTAATTTTCTTATAAAGGGTATTCATCAAACATTAAATTTATTTATATTAATGTTATTCAAAAAATTTTTCTGTAACTATTATAAATTTTGCATTATTTTTTTCAGCAAATTCATTTGCAGCTTTCCATTTATCGCAATTTCGTATCCATGCTTCTTTAAGCCATAATGAATCAACTGCATCGGGTTTTATTGTTTGACCATAAGGTTTTACTTCAACTATTATTTTACTTCCATCTATTGTTTCCAAAACATAATCTGGGTAATAATCATGTTCATTGCCATCTAATCTACATTTATATTTAATACTAATAGGTTCACTTGCCCATTTTCGTATCTTTGGATTATTCTCACAAAACTGTATAAATTGTAGTTCTAAACCTGAACGATATATGATTGGTTCACCTTTTACAGATTGAAATAATTTACTACAGAATTTTTGTGGAACATATCCTTGATGGTAACGACTATTCCTTTTTGGTTTATTATTTTTTATTTTATTTTCGTATATCTTGCTCACCTCTATAATATATACCTTTTTATAAAAATAAAATTTAAAATAATATAAATTTATTATTTTTATAAAAGTACTATATTATAAAATATAGTTTAGCAACTAGATTTTCAAGAGTCAAATGAAGTGACATTTGCACAGAAAGTTGTGTAAAGTTTTGGCTAAGTCGAGTTATATATACTTGTGACAGGAGTTTTATAATAAGGCGGTAAATATAAGCTTAAAATGTAAAACAATAATTATGGAACAAACAAACAACACGAGATTCAAGAGAATCAAGAGATCTTTTTTTGTATTAATATTTTTAGTTATTTTTTGTTTATCATATGTATATGGTAGTTCAAATATAACTAATCAGAATGAAAATAATATTCAGAAAACATGTGTAGTACAAAAAACAATACCAAATATAATACAATATGATTCTGTATATTATAAAGATAGTATTAAAGCTGAATTAATCAGTGCAGTTAGTAAATACATAAATAGGAAGGCTCCTAAATCAAACAAATTCATTCCAAAATATTTAGTACAATTTGGTTTAGATCATAATATTGATATATGCTTTATGATGGCCCAGACACAAATTGAAACTAATTTCGGTACTATGGGTATTGGTAGAGAATCATCTAAAAGATCAATGTTTGGTGTTATGAAACATAAATATGATTCTTATGATAAAGCAATTAATCATTATTGTCAAGTTCTAAAAAAATATTATTTAGTTAAAGGTAAAACAGAACAACATTTATTAACTAAATATGTAACTAAGGGTGGTGGTAGATATGCATCAAATCCTAGATATGAAAAAGAACTAACAATAGCATATTTGAATATTAAAAGGTCTACAAAAATTAATTCTTTACAAAAAGAATATAATAACTTATAAAAATATATAATGATATGAATGAACTTTGGTAACATAAAAACACATATTATATATATACTAATAATCTTAGTATTATGTGTTAGTTTATTTACTGCAATTAACAGTTGTTCAAATGTAAGTGGAGAATATAAAAATAACATCGAGGCATTAAATGATACAATTAAGTATTATAAAACCTCAAATGGAAATTTAGTTGCTACAAAACGAGCATTTGAATCTGATGTAAAAACTCTTAAATTATTAAATGAAAATCTTTATAATGAAATTGAAGAATTAAAAATAAAAGGTAAAGTTTCTTCAATAGTATATGTTAATGGTACAATTGAAAATGAATTAAAAGATACTGCATACATTATACAACATGATACTATAACTAAAGGATTTTCAAAAGATTTTAATTTCAATAATGATTTTAGAATATTAGAAGGAAATGTAAAATATAATAATGATAGTTTAGGAGTTAAGATTACTAAGGATATAATGAATTTTGATTATACTGTTGGTATTGATAAAAATAATGAAATTTATGTTAAGTCAACAAATCCTTATGTAAAATATAAAGAGTTATCTGGATTTAGATTATCAACAAAAAAACAAAAACATTGGCATTTTGGTCCATCAATTACTTATGGATATGATTTTATAGGTAAAAAACATGGATTAACAGTTGGTGGGTCTGTAACATATTCATTAATATCATGGTAATATAAAAATGAGTAACTTAATTGTTACTCATTTTTTTATGTTTGATTTTTATAATATTTTTATTTTTTTAATTCATTCTTTTTTATTTTTATATATAAATATATTTAATAAAGTGCTATAAGCATTTTATTTAAAGAAATAATCTTATAAAAATATTATAAAAAATATGAGTAAAATAAAGAAAGTTCAAATATATGTAGGTGCCGTTGGTAGTGCATATGTTGATAAGACAAATGCTCAGAAAAATTATAATGAAGCTCAACAAAATGTTGCTGATGTTGAAGCAATAATTGTTTCAGCAAATTCAATTATATCAAAAATTGAAGATGCAATAAATAATGCTGATGCTGCATTAAATGGAGCACTTGCTTTACGTCAACTTCTTAATAATAAACTTGTAGAATTTACAAATGATAAAGTAATATACAATAAACTTAAAGAAATTGACGAAAAACTTAGATTGAACGATACCGATGGTATTTATCAAAACGGTGGTAATGTAATATCTGCTAATAACAATAAGGCGAATGCAGAAAATCAATTAGAAAAATTAAATGCAATTTTAGCTGATGCCAATATATTATTAGAAGATAATAGAAAGGAAGTTTTGAATCGTAAAGATGAATATGATGCCGCTAAAGAAATATTTGATACATTTATTCCTAATAGTGGTAACACAGGTACTGATGTTGATAAAGAAGGTTCATTAAATGAAAGAATTAACGAACTTGAAAATACTATTACTGAAATTGAAAATGCTTCTGAAGCAATCAATAATACAACTGAAGAAGTAACTGAAGAAATTAATTCAATTACTAATGGAAATGTTCCACCAGTTAATCCAGTGGATAATACAGCAAAATATTGGTATGCAGGACAAAATTATCCATTTGATGGTTCATCAATTAATATTACACTTACTGATGATATGTTAACTGATAGTGAACCAAATTCATGGCATATTGTTAAGTATACAGAAATTGATGGTGTTAATTATTTAATTAAAGGTATTGATAGTCGTTCTACACAAAAGACTTGGTATGTAGTAACTCCTAAGAACTTATTAACTCCTGTTATGGCAGATAAGCAAACTGTTGATACAAGATTTGTATTTGTTAAGGATGTTTATGTTAATTCAGAAACATATGCATTATGGAGAGTTTCAAATGATGTAGTTGAAATTATTAATGACGATACTTCAAGATTAAATATCATTATGACAAGTTCTGAAGAAGTAATAGTTCCAACAACAGTTTATGGTTATTGGTATATTGGTACAGAATTACCAACAGATTTCAATAATATGAATTTTGTTACTTCAGGATTTGGTTGGAGAAAAATTGAAAATCCATTAAATTCATATACAAAAACTAATTCATTAATACCTGAAACAATTACAATAACTACTGATTTTAGTTCAGTTGATTATTTTGTAATATTACCTCAAGTATTTACTTGTGAAGATGCTTCTGGAGCTCCAATATTTGGAAATCCATTCAATGTAGTTACTATAGAAAATATTACATATAATATATATAAAGATAGTGACATTGATTTCTCTGCAACAGTTTATTATAAAGATGAATCGGGTAGTGATGAACCAGGTGGTGATGAACCAGAACCACAACCAAAAGATTTGTATTGGTACATCGGTTTAACACAACCAACTGCAGAAACAGTTATTGCTAATGATTTAGCTACTGAATATGATGCCACTACAAATCCAGTTACAGAAGCATCAACTGGTTGGAGATTAATTGGTACAACATTAGATGGATATACTTATGATGCACAAACTCATACAATTGTATTAAATCCTGATTATAATTCTGTAGATTATTATATTGCATTCCCAGGTACATTACGTGTTAAAGATGGATTAGGAACAGACATAACAAGTAGTTTTACTAATATAGGAACAGTAACAATTAATGAAGTTACATATAATATCTATACTGAACAAAGAGATGAATTTGGTATGATTATTTATTAAAAAATTAAATATAAGATAATATAAATTATGGTATCATTAAATCAAAACGGTATTAATTTTACAAATATTAATTTGGGTGCAGCTACAATGATTGGTGGAAAAATCACCAATAGCTCAGAAGGTAAAATTGCTGCAGGTAAAGGTAATCCTATTGTTGATGCAGTAAGCATTGATTGGAATGGGATGGAAATTGATGAAAATACTATTATTAATACAACTGGTCAATTAATTAGTTGGATTAAAAATAATATTGGTAATGGTACTGCTAGTTTAGATGAAGATCAATTAGAAACATTAGAAACAGTTAAAAACTTATTAGGTTTCATTAAAGATTATGCTTTAAGAACTGCTGATGCTGATGAACGTTATGCAACAAAAACTGCATTAGATACATTAGCAGAATCTATAAGTCAGTTCCAAACTGCTACTGATGTTCAAAATGCTATACAGAGTGTTGTTGGTGCTGCTCCTGCAGCACTCGACACTTTGGAAGAAATTGCATCTAAATTATCTGAAAATGATAATGCATTAGATAGTTTATTACAAACAATTTCTGAAAAAGTTAGTATTGAAGATTTTGAAGAAGCTTCACGCGTAACTGCAACTGCGTTAGCTGATTTAGATGAAAGAATCAATAATCTTCCTCAAATTAGTGGTGAAACTGGAACACAAGGTCCAAAGGGTGACACTGGTGCTGCAGGTGCTGATGGTAAATCTGCATATGATATTTATAAAGATACAGTAAATGAACAAGAAGCTCAACCTACTATTTATGCATTTGAATCTTGGAACAATTCTAATAAAGAAGTTAAATATGGTGAAGGTCAAGCTAAGGTAATTGAAATGCGTGCAGGTGGTGCAACTATTGAAGTAATTTCAAATAATTCAACAGATCCTAATGCTACTGATTTCGTTGGTCAACAATTCAATATTGCTACTGCTTTAGCAACAAATGATCCAATTCAATTATATACTTTAGAAAATGATCCTATTGATATATGGGTAACTGTTGAATTAATACAAGAAGCTCAAGAAGAAGTAAAAGCATTATCTGAAGAAGAATGGATTGCTTCTCTTAAAGGTGAAACTGGTGCTCAAGGTCTTCAAGGTGAAAAAGGAGATACTGGTGCTGCAGGCGCTGATGGTAAATCTGCTTATGAATTATATCTTGATTTATTAGTTTCAATATATAACAATGCTATAATAGTTGATCATACTAATTTTAATGAAGCTCGTCATAATCAATTAGAAGATTATTATAACAATAACTTATCTGAAGCTTCTCACGATGGTGAAACATGGCCTCCATACGGACCACATTGGTTCCCATGGTTGGTAATTAATCATAACTTCGATGGTAAGACAACTATTAAAGTTTATTATCAAGGAGAAGAAAAACTTACCTGGAAACCATCTGATAAGGTTGAACAAACTGATGCTAATGCTCAAGGTACTGGTGTATTTGTGGATCGTACTTATGGTTTAATTAGTATTCCTGAAGATTTAGGTTTAACACAATTTACTGATTCTGTTGAAGGTAATGAATTACTTGCAAACATCGAAGATTTCAGAATTGAATTTGTTAAAGATGCATTATCACAAGAAGAATGGCTTGAATCATTAAAAGGTACTGACGGACGTCAAGGCGTTGATGGTGCACAAGGTCCTAAGGGAGACACTGGTGAACAAGGTCCAAAGGGTGATACTGGTACATTTGATTCATCTGCATTAGCTAATTATGCTACAACTGGTTATGTTGATCAAAAGATAGAAGCTTTAGTTGGGGCTGCTCCTGAAGAATTAGATACATTAAAAGAAATTGCTGACTGGGTATCCGAACATGGTGAAGTAACAGGTATCAAAGGTGATACAGGTGCTGATGGTGCTAAAGGTGATACTGGTCCACAAGGTCCTAAGGGTGATACAGGTGCTGATGGTGCTAAAGGTGATACTGGTCCACAAGGTCCTAAGGGTGATACAGGTGCTGATGGTGCTAAAGGTGATACTGGTCCACAAGGTCCTAAGGGTGATACAGGTTTACAAGGTCCTAAAGGAGATACAGGTTTACAAGGTATAACTGGTCCTAAGGGTGATACTGGAGCACAAGGTCCTAAGGGTGATACTGGTGCAACTGGTCCACAAGGTCCAAAGGGTGATACAGGTGCTGATGGTGCTAAAGGTGATACTGGAGCACAAGGTATAACTGGTCCTAAGGGTGATACTGGTGCAACTGGTCCACAAGGTCCAAAAGGTGATACAGGAACATTTGATTCATCTGCATTAGCTAATTATGCTACAACAGGATATGTAGATGAAAAAGTACAAGAAATACTAGGTAGTGTAGAAGGTGGAGAAGGTGTAGTTGGTCCACAAGGTCCAACTGGTCCACAAGGTCCAAAGGGTGATACTGGTGCTGATGGTGCAACTGGTCCAAAGGGAGATACTGGTGCAACTGGTCCAAAGGGTGATACTGGAGCAAAAGGTGATACAGGTGCACAAGGTATAACTGGTCCTAAGGGAGATACTGGTGCAACTGGTCCTCAAGGTCCTAAGGGTGATACAGGTACATTTGATTCATCTGCATTAGCTAATTATGCTACAACTGGTTATGTTGATCAAAAGATAGAAGATTTAGTTGGGGCTGCTCCTGAAGAATTAGATACATTAAAAGAAATTGCTGATTGGATTAGTGAACATGGGGAAGTAACAGGTATCAAAGGTGATACTGGTGCTGATGGTGCAACTGGTCCAAAGGGTGATACTGGTGCTCAAGGTGCAACTGGTCCAAAGGGTGATACTGGTGCTCAAGGTGCAACTGGTCCAAAGGGTGATACTGGTGCTCAAGGTGCAACTGGTCCAAAGGGTGATACAGGTACATTTGATGATTCAGTATTAAATCAATATGCACTTAAGGAAGACGTTATTGATAATGAAGAAGTTGTTGCAACTGCTTTAACTGATTTGAATTCTAGAATTGGTGTATTATCTAATTTAACTAATAATTCATCATTAACATATGAATCATTGGTTGCATACATTAATTATCTTGAAGGTAGAATTACTACACTTGAAAATGGTGCTACAGGTGCTACAGGTGCTTAAAAATAAAATATCTATGTAAAAATAGGATATCTTCGGATATCCTATTTTAGTAAAAAACATAATTTAAATTAAATAAATATTTATTATTAATTATATAGAAATATAACATTAAATAAAAATGAGTAGAATAGAAGAAAGACTAGAAATAATGGGAGTTCAAACTTCTGGTATGACTGATGAAGAAAAATTCACCGCAGCAACTGGTTTAACAAGATATGATGCTACAATGGCTGCAAATGATTGGTATGTTCCTGCAGGTGCTGCTAATACACCAAGTACTACATCAGAAGGAGTAACTGAACCACAAGGACCAACTGGAGCAACAGGTGTAACTGGAGTAACTGAACCACAAGGACCAACTGGAGCTACTGGTGTAACTGGAGTAACTGAACCACAAGGACCAACTGGAGCAACAGGTGTAACTGGAGTAACTGAACCACAAGGACCAACTGGAGCTACTGGAGCAACAGGATCAACCGCAGAGGTTGAAGTAGAAACTATTGAAGCTCCAATAATAAGTGGTGAAACTGAATTTACTGGAACAACACAAGTAACAATTAGTGGTCCTGAAGGAGCAAATATTTATTATACAATAGATAATACTGAACCTAATTCAGAAAGTACTTTATATAATGAATCAATTACATTAAATACTAGTACAGTTATAAAGGCAATTGCTATTAAAGATGAAAAACTAAGTGAAGTAGTTACAAAATATTTTAGTAAAGTAAGTAGTGGTGGTTTTGAAACAGGTGATTAATAAATAAAATAAATTAATTTAATATAAAAAAGGTATACTTTTATAGTATACCTTTTGTTTGTTTAGAATAATGATAATTGAACTGTATTTGATGCATTTACTTTTGGAATATCCATAACTTCCAAAAATCTATTAATAGGATCAATTACAGTTTTTTGCCATTGTGTTAATTTATCCATTTGTGGTGCCCATGAAGGTAATTCACCAGCAGGGAATCCGAAATAACCTTCTTGTTTTTCGTTAATACGAATATTATAATATTTAATTTTTCCAGAATACTGACATTTATTACTTTCATTATTCTTATTTGCCAAATAATTAAATCTTGCAATAGCTTGAACTGATACAGGACATTGTTTTCCTAATTCTAATATCCCTTTATCATTTATTACATATTTCTTATAATCACCGACTCCTACAGATTGTGATATATCTTCAATAGGTGCTTTATAAAATTGTTTTCTATATTCCTGAATTTTATTATTAAATGACATAATATATTCAGTTCTATTTTCTTCATGATAGTCAAACATAAGACTATTCATAAGATCTTTAAGTATTGTTCTACAAAGTTTAGGAGTTGTTGATTTAATCAATTCTATACCTGTACCCGATACTTTTGGTTCATCATAATATTTTCCTTTAACGAATGCATATCCTTTAAGATACTTTTTCTTTTTAATACAAATTTGTGCATAAGATATTGTCTCCAATTCAAACTCATGAACATTCTTACCATGACGAGGATTATACATTTCTTCACACCACTTATTATTAAGTTTATCTTGGAATTCCTTACAATATTTTAATACCCAATCAACTTTCTTACGTTCTGTATCATATAACTTCCTATATTCTGGAGTCATACACTTAAAGAAATTGCCAAATGTTACATAAACTGAATCTGTATCACTATAGCAGCTTACAGTTTGTTTTCTAAACCAATCATGCTTTGATTCATCAAGAGCAAATTCAAACTTCTCCCAAAGATCTTTACGTTCCCAGATACCTTCATGGAACCATTCTTCAAGATTATGCCACATACCTTTTGTCAATTGACGGCACTCACCTGTAATATCTGCAGCAAGAGAAGCATTAAAGAAGAAGAAGAATTGATTAGCACATGCTCCATACAAACCATTCATCAAGACCTTATGTGCAAGCTCAAGCAATGAATATTCGTGACGAAGATCTTCACATTCAACTCTAAATTTCTTAAGTTCATCTTCAGACATATTATAAAGATCCTCTTGAACCTTATTAAATTTATCTTTAATCAAATCAATAATATCTTGATGGAATGTTATATGTTCATTATTATGCTTTAAGATATTATCAATTTCAACTATCAATTCTGCTTCAATTCTCTGTCCTGTATATTTGTATTTATCACGCAATACTTTAAGGTTTGCTTGAATACGACGGAATGCATAGTCTTGATCATTCTTATATACATTACCCATAACAGTAACAAAGTAATTTGGATCTTTTCTAAATCTTTCAAGATCTGCTTCAGTCCATTTCATTGTTGTATATCTACCAAAACTATCAGGACCAACTTTATTTTCATAGAAGTTCTCAAATGACAAATTACAAGTTCTTACCTGAGATGGATAAAGCGATGCAAAGTCAAAACAAACTGTAAATTCATATCGGCCTGGGACACAACCACAAAATGCACCTTCGTATGGAATCTTTGTTCTTTCAATTGAATCATAGTCCCATACAACTTTCATTCCTTTATTATAGAACTCTTCAAATACATTTGCAGTACCTAATGCAACCTGTCCAAATGCTGCTTGTAATGGAACCAATGTTACTGACGATACAGCACAAGGAGATTCAATTGATTTCAACTTATAATGAATCAACATTGTGATAAGACTATCGACAGCATTATAGAAATAATACCATTCTGGGTCTCGTTCATATAAGTCTTGCAAAGTTCCTTGATATTTAATCTTATGAGCTTTAACTGCAGCATTACCTACCCAATCTAAAGAATAAGATTCATAAGGTCTTAATATATAATCATATCCTTTTACGATTTCCATATAATCCAAAATAATTGAATGACATGGGCCTGGACATCTTTTCTTTTCACCACCAACTTCTTCCCAACTATATTGTTTAATTTCACCAGTTGGAGAAGCCTTACGAATCATATTCATTGCAACATTTTGTCCAAACAAACGTTTAATACGATTAACTAAATAACACCAGTCGAATCCATAACTATTCCATCCTGCTAAACAACCTATCTTTGGAATAATCACTGTAAAGAAATGAGTTAACATTTCCTCCTCAGTAGCAAAATACTGATATAATACTTTTGGTTCTTTTCCTTGAGATTTAACAAAATCTCTTGCGAATTCATTTTCTTGAATCCAATCTAAATATCTTTTCTTAAATAATGCAATTTGATCATCATTAAGTTTATGAAGTCCATAAACAATACATGACAAATCAGGCCCAACTAAAGATATAGCAGTTACTTTTTGTTCTGCTTTATTTGGGTCTGGGAATTCTGAACTAATTTCGGTTTCTATATCAAACGTGTAAAGTTTTGGAAAATATTGAGCATGCATTTCAGAATTTAATTCTTTTGGTAATTCATACATAAATTCCAAAATATCAAACTCATTTGGAGTATAATTTAAAGTATCTTTAAATACTTTATTTGCGCGTTTACCATTCCATGTTGGAAATTCTCCATTTGCATCATATTCATAAGACTTAATGTGATGAATATATTTGGAGAAAAATTTACGATTACCTAACTTATCTATATAAGATATTGTTAATTTTTGATCCTTTTTATTCCATGTTCTATCAAGTATCATAAAAAGTTAATAAAATATATTTATGTAAATCTCTTAATGAGATATGGGATCAACTCCCATTTTAATTTAATGTGTTTTTCTTTACAAATTTATAAATTTAATATAGTCAAATGTAAATTATTTTATAAGATATAAAGATTAATTATTTTTAATAAAAATAGAATATTATAATTATGAAAACAATTAATAGATCTCAATATTTATGGTTAAAGATGGTACAAAATTATAAAAATAAACAAAATCAAACTATAAATATTTCAGACGAAGAATATGAAAATATAATTAATAATTCAGAACCAACACAACCAATACAACCAGTAATAGAAAATGAATATAATACAATAACGTATAATTCATTTAAAAAAATAGAACTACAAAATAAAAATTTTGGTGCAAATATTATTTATCATACACATTCAAATAATATTGGTAAAATAGTATTTGATAATAATGTTACATATATACCACCAAAAGCATTTAAAGATTGTATATCATTAAAATCAATTAATTTACCAAAATCTATTATATCAATTGAAGAACAGGCATTTTATGGATGTAAATTATTAAGTTATATTATTATACCAGATTCAGTTAAATATATTAAAAGTTTTTCATTTGCTGAATGTTCTTCATATTTAAAATATGTTTATATTGGAAATTCAATTGAACTAATAGAACCTTATGCATTTTCTACATTTAGTAATTCAAGTAATATAAAATTAATTATAATAGGAGATAATATACAATTTAAAAATAATTCTTTATATTCATTATATCCAAATTATGTATATATTAAAGACTCATGTAGATCTCAATATACTTTAGAAGATAATAAAAAAATATTTGGTAAGAATGTTGGTAATACATTTAATTCTTTAGAAGATTTATATCAACATTCAAACAATTATACAATATTAAATGATGATATTCCAGATAATATTACAGAAACTGAATATAATACTATAACTTATACATCTGATGAAAAACTAAATATTAATGTTGATGATATTGAATATAAATTATATTCAAATTTTGGTGGTAATATTATACACACATTTGAAAATGGAATTGGTAAAATACTTTGTGAAAATAATATAATAAGATTACCAAAATATCTTTCTGAAGCTAAAACTATTGATATTTCAAAAACATTAATTACATCAATTGAGTGGGAAGCATTTGCTGGATGTACATCATTAACATCAGTAACATTAGGTAATTCAGTATCAGCAATTGGTTCTGGAGCATTTAGTAATTGTACATCATTAACATCAATAGATATACCTAATTCTGTTACATCAATTGGAGATTATGCATTTTCTGATTGTACATCATTAACATCAGTAACATTAGGTAATTCATTATTATCAATTGGAGATTATGCATTTTCTGATTGTTATTCTTTAATATCAATATATGTTCCTGATGAATCATTACAATATTATAAAACCGAAACTTATTTATCAAATTATGCAGATAAAATTAAACCAATTTCAGAATATTCAGAACCAGAAACTTCAGAATATGAATTTATTGAAAATGAATATAATACTATAACATATACAGCTCGTATAAAATTAGATATAAATAAAAATTTTATTAATGAAAACAATATATTACATACATTTGAAAACGGAATTGGAAAAATTATATTTAATCATAAATTAACAGTAATTGATAAATTATTTGATGAAAATTATGCAAGATATGTAATTTCAATTGATATACCTAATTCTGTAACATCAATAGGAGAAGGTGCATTTTATGAATGTACTTCATTAACATCAATAAACATACCTAATTCTGTAACATCAATTGGGTGGGAAGCATTTGAAGGATGTACTTCATTAACATCAGTAACATTAGGTAATTCAGTATCATCAATTGGTAATAGTGTATTTTGTAGATGTACATCATTGACATCAATTAACATACCTAATTCTGTAACATCAATAGGTAATTATGTATTTTATGTATGTACATCATTAACATCAATAGATATACCTAATTCTGTTACATCAATTGGAGAAGGTGTATTTCGTAGATGTACATCATTGACATCAATTAACATACCTAATTCTGTAACATCAATTGGAGATTACGCATTTGAAGGATGTACATCATTAACATCAATAAATATACCTAATTCTGTAACATCAATTGGACAAAGTGCATTTGAAGGATGTACATCATTAACATCAATAAATATACCTAATTCTGTAACATCAATTGGACAAAGTGCATTTTATCAATGTTATTCTTTAACATCAATAAATATACCTAATTCTGTTACATCAATAGGAGGAAGTGTATTTTCTGATTGTTATTCTTTAACATCAATAAATATACCTAATTCTGTTAATATAATAAATGATTTTACATTTAATAATTGCTCATCATTAACTTTAATTGATATACCTTCATCTGTAAAATATATAAATGATTATGTATTTGAAGGACATAATGAAAATTTAAAATTTATATTACGTAGTACTGATTGTGTTATAAATAATGATATATTTATTAATTCAAATAATGATAATTTACAAATATATGTTCCTGATGAATCATTACAATATTATAAAACTGAAACTTATTTATCAAATTATACAGATAAAATTAAACCAATTTCAGAATTAGATAATTAATATAAAAAGAGACCTATTTAAATAGGTCTCCTTTGTTATATTTATGTTAAAAATCATCTTCATTATTGATATGTAACGTTTTACATAAATTAAAATAAGTATTCATAATATTTGGCATTTTTTCTAATACTAAATCATTTGATGATTTTTTAATATAATATAATTTAGTTTTTGCAATATATTTTGGATAAAGCTCTTTAATATCAACTGTTTCTGATTCTGGATTTGATTCTGCAGACCATTCAAATGTAACTGTATTTGTTACCAATGTTACTTTATATTTATTATCTTTAATTCTATATGTAATTATTGAATTAGCATAACCATTATATCCATATAACATATTAACTTTATGCCATCCTAAATAAATTTTTGTTTTAATATTAATTACGCCTGCGTCTTTATCACAATAATCAAGAGAATTAATTCCTTTTTGATTTGCTCCGTTTAAATTTGTCCAATTTTGCATAATATTTGAATAAATTTCATTTTTACTCAAATTACATTGAACAACATCTGACATATTTGTAAAGTTAATTTGTGCATTACAAGTCAAGCACAAAATCAAAAACAAAAAACTAAAAATAAATTTCTTCATACTTTATAAATTTTAATTGTTTAACTTATATTATTTAATTATTATTCTACGTACCAATCATATTGTTTCAAAAACCAATTTAGTAATTTCTTATGTCCTCTATTCATAAATTCAGGAGTCGTATAAATGATTTCAAATTTATTTTCATCAAATTTGTATAGTCCTGTCAATTTACATTTATCATTTACGAACGTATGTTTAGTTCTTTTATCTGTATATGTATGTCTTTTGACAATCATACAATATAAATCCCCATTATCATCATATTTCGTTGGTTGAAATACATACGGACCACATGAAATTGAATTTGTCTTACTTAACATATTATCCAACTTTGATTTCTAAATATTCATAACTATCATTTGATTCATCCCAAGTATCTCCATTAAACCATTCATTCATATAAATATCTTCTTTATGAAGATTAAATGTATTATGATGATTAAACGCAGAAAAGTCTTCATCATTCTCCAGTTCTAGATCAGGTACCCAAAAACCTATAGTCATGTGCCCAATAGATTTTCTTTTAGATATAAGTTCATCAAGATAATCTCTTAAATCTTTAACTGTCATTGGTTTCTTATATTCTTTCATACGTAATATATATTCTTAGTTTTCTTTTTATCTCTTTTTACTGATTTATCCCATTCGGCGTATGTAATTTTTTGTTTAACATCATCAAGTGTATCTCCAAAAATTTTATATTTTTTATCTCCTTTATAATCTTTATATGATGAATCCAAATCTACAAAATGTTTTTCTAGATTGTAATCCATATAATAAATAATTGTATGTCCTTTATAATCATAGAACATATGTTTCATTCTTTCAATTGCTCCTTTTGCTTCACTAAGAGTGTCATATAACCAACATTGGGAATCTCTTTTAACAAGATCACAACCATCATATATAAAATATGGTTCTGAACAATCAAACCAAAAGAACCAAAGAAATCTATCTTGAACAGTAAAACCTTCTCCTGTTTCTATAATTCTATAATGTTTCATATTATTTATCTTTAATTTTTTTATTCAAATTTAACAAATATAATCTGTTGCATTAATTTTCTCGAGAAAATTCATTGTTCTCTTATTATCTGCATGCCACCCGCGAACTCGTTTTCCACAAGATCTCATAGTTGCATATTTCTCATCTTTAAAAGTATAGAACTTAATCTTACGGATATCACCAATCTTATACCAAGTATAATTCTTTAACTCTTTCTTAAGATAATTTACTTTATAAATATCTGTCTTAAAATAGAAATTACAATTTGTACCGTAAACTACACAGATAAGAGCATTATTAACTTTGTGCATTTCTGCAATCTTTGCTTTATCTGACATTCTTGAAACCTTAATCTCAGAATTCTCAACTTTATTTGTTACATTAAAACCAAATTTCTTCAAACGATTGCATTCTTTTTTGAACCAATAACCATGAGCGTCATAGTAATGACCAGATACTCTTTTGTTATTCTGAATGAAGTGCTCTGGATGAAATGTGTAATCTGCGATATGAATCATCTCATGAAGAAGGGTATTCAATTTAACTTCCTCGGGAGAATCATAGTAGTTAGACATTGTAATCATCTCAGGAATAATTGTATTGTTTGGATAATCATACTTAAATGAAGCATATCCCCAAGTTTTCTTTGAACGAGAAATCTTAAAAACAATATTAGGAAGTTGTCCATTCCAACAAAGTTTATTGTATTTGTTGTAGTTTTCTGAGATCCAATTTAATGTAACTAACATATATTATTTAATTTTAAATTACAGATATAATATAGTATATAAAAAATAAAATTTAAATATTATTAGAAAAATTATGCTAATTTTCTAAAATTACATTATATGAAAAATTTAAATAAAAAAATAAAGAGGTACAGAAGTACCTCTATTTATGCTTTAACAAGCCAGTCTGCTGCTGATGTTACAAGTGGTCCTAAGCTCTTAAAACGTACTGCATAACCGCAAGATTCAACCCATCCTTTTGCAGATTGAAATACATCATTAGATGCATATTTTGCATTAGGATTTAAGTCAAGGTCAATATATTTTGGTTTTGGACAACCCGCTTCAACCAATTCATTGGCTGTGTTAATTGACTCTTCAACTTCTTTAAGAAGTCTAACTTGACGTACTGTTTCTTTAGGAGTATTCCAACGCTTGAAAACACAGTGGCCACCGTGGCCTGGTGTGTACAATACAACAACTGTTGAGTAAGTTGTTACTGACCTTTTATTTTGTGAGTCTGTACCAACTATGATCTCGATAGGAAACTCCTTATGTTCAGCACAGTATGTCTTAATGTAATCAGAAATACTTGGCAATTTTTCACCCGTGAATTTCTTAAAAGTAACTGTTCCTATCATAACTTAAAATTTTAATTATTTATTTGTAAATGTCTTACATTACAATTAAAATGTAATATATTTATTTTTGTTATAGTAATTAAGTAATTCTTGTTTGGATTTCTCCAACCAATAATTTCTCTCTTCATCATTATCAAAACATCCTTTATATTCGTCATTTTCAAATATGTGGTCAACTAATTTAATATCATTATCTGATAAATTTTCTGTCGGTAAATAATGACATGTAAAATGACCCCATCTCAATCTGATATAACCAATTCGATGTTTTCCTTTATATGCCCAATATTGTTCTGGACATACTTCACAAGTTTGTTCTAATATAATTTGATTCATATTATTATATAATTTAAAAATAAGCAGGAGTGTTTCACAACGCCCCTGCTTCAGTGTAATCAATAAAACTGTGTTAAAGTGCGGAATTTACATTCCTAACAGCTTCAACGGATGCGTTATACTTATTTTTTGTTTCATCTGAAAGTTCAACAGGAATAAATACATTATTAATACCATCCTTTCCAATTTTAACCAAAGAACCAATACAGAGGTCATATTCCTCACGGTAAACCGAAGAAGCAACAAGAATATTCTTATCAAATACAATCATCTTTACTGTTTCACAGATACCCTGTGCAGGAGCTTCCCAAGCAGATGTCCCAAGCATCTTTGTAAGAATAGCTCCACCCTTCATTGTCTTCTCAGCAATATCGGCAATCTCCTCATCAGTAAAGAAACTTGTAAGAGGTTTACCATTAACAGTTGCCTTCTCAACAAGAGGAACCATTGTAGTATCGCCATGACCACCAATTACCTTTGCACCAATATCATATTTACCAAATCCATAATGGGCATAGAGTTTCATACGGATATTATATTCAAATCGAGCTGAGTCTAACATACCACCCATACCGATAACCTTACGCCAATTCTCATTACCAAGATAATTGACAGTCATCATAGTCATTGTATCCATAGGATTTGAAACAACTACGAAAATTGCATCAGGAGAATACTTAGTTGCACCATCAAGAACCATTGTCATTACCTTTGAGTTGACACCAACAAGCTCCTCTCGTGTCATACCCGGCTTACGAGGAACACCTGAAGTAATAACAATAACATCTGAATTTGCAGTCTTTGAATAATCGCCTGTGGTTCCGATAACGATTGTATTGGAATCAGTCATCATCAATGACTGCATAATATCCATGGTCTTGCCCTCTGCAACACCTTCCTTGATATCAAGCAAAACTACTTCATTTACAAAATTTTCGGCTGCGATTTTCATTGCTGCGGTTGCTCCGACGTTACCTGCTCCAATAATTGATACCTTCATATTTTTATTTATTAATAATAATTATGTTATATAATATAGTAATTTCTAATAACTATTTAAATATTATAGAAAAAATATTTTACAATCCAAGTTTATTTTTTAGACGTTCATATTCCGCTAAATCTTTTTTGTGTTTATCAGCTTTTCTTTTTTCTTTAAGTTGTTTATTAAATAAATTACATACTTCCTGAGCTTCATTTAATGTTTCAAATATAGCTACATTATTTTTCCAATCAACTTTAAAATAATTATTGGAAATTTTATCTCCATAATATGGAACAAAATTTTGAAGCCATTTTGAAGTATATCTTTTATTTTTTATATATTCTCCAGTAACACCAATATTTCCAAGTTCAGAACTAAAACTTACATACCCACATACTATTCTATAGATTCCATTCTCTTTTTGAGGAGCTTCAATAAAATAATATTTTGATTCATATTCACAATATTTTTCAAATTCATTATGAACCAAAACATAATCATGTAATGGTCTACCTGTACTACCTATTCTACCATTAGGTACAGTTTTAAGTGCAAAATTTCCAATTATCATAATTTTTAAATATTAATTATTCTAAAATATCTTCATAATAATCAACAATACTATATGAACAAATTCTATAATTATTACTATTTTTGTATCTAAGAATACATGAATATCCGTTAATTATTTCATAATAAGGTTTAGAACTATAAGAATCACTGGTTTCGTTTACCTTGACCCAAGAATTATACCCATAATGTTCTATAAGATAATTTTCTGCTTTATCAAAAGAATCAAATACTTCGCGTTTATACTCGATAGTTGGTTTACATGCTATCATTTTACCATTACGTTTATGATAAAATACCTGTATTTCTATGATTCTATAAAAATGTTTAAGTTCCTTATGTGTTATCTTCAACTCCATAAATTAAAATATTTATTAAATTAATCATTATAATCATCAGCAGGTGCAAGTTGTTTCTTCGAAAAGATTGCTTTAATATGTGTATAATCCTCTAGTTCAATTCCAAAATCTTCTTTGATACAATTATCAAGAAATGGAACTCTAAATCTTTCAAGATAATCAATTTTATAAAACTCTTTATCAGTAATTTTCTTAATTAAATCCTCAACATAAATAGGGAAGTAATTTTCATGTACCTCACGATCCCAGTTTACTTGCCAACGATACTTAAGTAGGAAATGAATGGCATTTTTATTATTTGTAAATGTACCCCATATTTCTGAAAAATCTTTAAGTTGATAATTTGTTACTTTTAAACTTGTTTCAATTGCATTTGTCAAACTTTTACGAGCATCTCTATTAATATCCTTAGAAGGACACATGTCTCGTATAATAATGTAATCAAAATCTGAAGTTACCTTATTCCAAAAATCTACAATATCATTCTCATCTTTTGCATAAGAATAAACTTCGTGAATCACAGACGATAAAATAAGTACCTTCTTACGGTTTACAAATAAATTACTTCCATTTTTCCTACAATCATCCCAATTAGTTGTAAATTTAACTTTGGCATATATTGGTCCATGATAATTAGATTTTGATAATTTAATCATTTCATCAGAGATATCATAACCAATATAAACATTATTGGGGTTATCCTTATAAATAGATGCCAATGCATTAATCATACTACCATCAGCACAACCAAAATCAACGAACATATAATTTTGATTCTTAGGTAGTCGTTCAATAAAAAATAGTTTATCTTCCATACCCTTTTGCATTTCAGCATTATACAAATTAATGTTTTTAAAATTGATACCTACTTCACACATATTATTAATATTTACGTTTTTTATTATCTCTATCTATAAGATATCTACAAACCGATTCATTATCATATTGTTTTACATTAGCATTTACTAATTCATCAATGAATTCATAACATGCTTTAAGACTTGTTGATGTTGTAGAATATATTGCAAATGCAGCATCAACAATATAACAGTGTCCTTCCTCTTGACGAATTTCATACCCTCTATAAATTTCAACAACAGGATGTTTGTCTAAATATTTCTTTAATTTTGGATGCATATTAACGACACCAAATAGTTAATTTATTTTCAATATAATCAATAGTACAATAAGAAACTTTAAGATAATTTTTTATATGTTTATTTTTATCATTAATACAAATAATATCACCATTATGTGGTGGAAAAATAGTAATCTTATTAATTATTTCTTCTTGTTCATCAAAATAATCATGATAAGATGCAATTATTTTAAAAGAACTAAAAAAACCGCCCCTTTTAATAATTTGAACGTCTTTAAATTTCATATTTATAAATTTATTTGTTTGATATTTAAATATAGTATAAATTTTAAAAATTTCAATAATATTATATGAAATTTAATAATAAATAAAAAACCTGAGATTCTAGAATCTCAGGTTTTTATGTTAATAAGGACGATCCCAACTTTCATTACAACTACGTAAATATTCATCAGGTATTTTTACCCACATACTATAACCACTAGTATTTTCTTTTCTCTTTTTTTCTTTCCAATCTTCAAATGTCATAAATTATAATATATATTATGCAAGTTCAAAAACAGGACGAACATTACTCTTAAGAAGTATCCCCTTCTTACTATAAATAAATGGATCTTTTCCTTCCTGAACTTCAAATTCAGATATTTTAACTTTTACATTATCTCCTGGTTTATAATCCAAAAGATCTGATGCATCTATAGGCATAAGACCAGTTATATATTTATCATTAAGTTCAATGAAAATACCTGTCTTATTATTTGAATTTATAATACCAGTTACAACACCATCAAAGATTTCAGGTACATATGTTACATTTTCATTAGCCTTAGCAAGAGCCCACTTATTATAGATTTCATGGATATTATTCATTCCATAAATCTGAAGAACCTTCTTACGAGATCCAACTAAAGAATTCTCTGTCATTCCTGTTTTATAATCACGACGGAATTCTACAAACTTCTGCGGTACAATCATTACCTCACGACCAATCCATTGTTCAAAATCACGTTCAATATTCAATACAATATGAGAACCTGGAATAAACACAGAATGGGTATACTTCTTACCAGTTAACTGACAGATAGGAGTAATATCAGTATGACAAAGATATCCTCCCTTAACCAAACTATCGATATGAACCTTAATTCCTTGCTCATATTGAATAGCCTTAGATATAGTATTGAACCAATTCTTATAGTACGCATTAATAACAGAAACTACATAACGATTATTCTTATGCTCACGTACCTCAAACATAAGTTTATTGTTATGAGAAAGTAAATAAGTATTAATTTCTGTAGCACAATCATTAAAATTCTCCTTAGAAATAATTTCATCTTTTACACCAGGAAGTTCAAATACTATTCCGTTCTTATCAAATGATTTAACAAAACCTGAATAAATCTGTCCTAGTTCAATTGTTACTACATTATTAATAGATTTATTTTGCTTAACTTCAGGCGCAATATCTACTCCATAATAAATAGAAAATGCTTTCGCAAGTGACATATTTCCATAAGCTTTTGTAATATACTTAATTCTTTCCTTTTCAGTTTTAAACATTGGAAAATCTACATCACCATTAATGTCTGCGTTTGTAAGTAAGCGTTGTTTATTTGTATTATTTGTCATTATATATTTGGTTTTTATGAGTCAATGACATATGACTCGGATTAAACATTAAGTTAATTAATATTATATAATTATATATAGATATTTGATATTTAATTTTTTAAAAATTTTTTAATTTTTTTAAATTGCTTTTACTAAATTATCTGCTTCTTCAGGTTTCTTTGGATTACCTAATTGGTCAAGTGCTTTTTGACATGTACCATCATCTAACCATTCATAATCAAATAATTTTGTTTTCATTTTTACTTGACCATGAATAATATTGGGTACTTCTTTCATATCAATTTCTGTAATAATTACTTGACGACCATCTTTTGTCATTACAGGTTTTTCATCATTAAGCCATTGTTCATCAATAGGATCACCTTTTGTTTCCATTATTGTTTGCTTAATATAAAGTTCTTCTTTAATAGCTTCTTCTCTTAAAATAAAATCAACAATTGATTGCATATCAGTATTCATGTTTATTTATTTAAAAATAAATACTATTCTTCGTCTTCATCGTATTCTTCTACTTCTTCCTCTTTAGGATCATATATTCTACAAGAAAAATACTGTTCAACTAAATTCATTGATATTGACTTTAAATCTGTATATATGTCTTTTATTGTTTTTTCTTCTGCTCCACTTAAAGATTCATACGCATCTTCTTCAGTATCCCATTCACAATAGCAATAAGGAATTTCACTAAACTTTAAATCTTCTACTTCAGTCATTATAAAGCCATCACCATCACAATGCCCATTAACTGTTTCATAAGTAATCAATATACCATCAAAAGTAAATTCTCCTTTTTTGTTTTTATTGATTTTATCAATTTTTATTGCAGCAGAACCAGATTCATAATTTTCCCAATAAAGAATCTTCCCAACAAATTTTTTAAAGTTTTTTGTTTCCTTTTCAGAATTCAATACTTCTTTTAATTCTTCACAATCATCAATAATCTGTTGACATCTTACCATTGGTTTATCTTCAAAATCAAGATATCCAGTTTCATTTACATGATGATCATATTCTCTTGGTTCTATATGCTTACCTATTTCTAATAGATCAAATATATTACCGCCAATTTTACAATATTTTACTTTATGCCATAAATCACGACCATCTGAAACTAATGATATAATTTTTGATATAGCTTCTTGTACATCTTTAGGATGCTCATCATATTTTTTACCAAGTTTCTTTTGTTTAGCTTTAATGATATTACAATAAGCAATTATTAAATCGCATGTTTCATATGTGTTTTTAACAAATTCACTTTCAGTTACTGGGTCTTCCCAATAATTATTAAAATTGAATACCCAACATTGTATATTATCAATAAGTTCTTCTTTTGTCGCCATAATTATTTGACTTTATTTTTTATATCTTCATACATAACATAATTTACTTGAGCACAACTTATCGGCATAGAAACATACCATCCATCTCCATAAAAATATTTATGTATTTTATCTAATAAGTTATTTTCTTCTTCTGTATAATCTTTAATCCAAGGACCACACATATCATTTCCTTTTGTTATATCCCACCATTCATTATATCCGACTTGTGCTTTTTGAATTATATTATTCCATAATTTAACTTCATTTTTAGATAACTTATATTTATTGAACGAATGAATCCATAAAGTAAATCTTTCACTAAGATATTCAAATGGATATAACCACATATACCCAAATATAAATACATAAAATACAGTTAATGTAATTGAACCTATGATAAATATATTTTGATTATGAGTAATTCCTGTTGCAACTAATATTCCAATAAAACCAAAAAATCCAATGGGCCAACTCCAATCATATAATCTATTATATATATCAGATAATATGTCTATTATATTTTTCATAATCTAAATTTACTTTCAAATATTTCCATTAATTTATTAAACTGTTCAATTGTATTAATTTCTGCCGAACCAATTGAACAACAATCACAATTATCAATATGTAAATACCAAGCACGGCCACTATTCGTTAATCCATTATCAATATCAAGCTTCAATGTTTTCCCAGGATTTTTATCTACATCATCAGTACAACGTCTTAATATAACATAATCATCTAAATCATCATATTCTTTATGAAATTGTTTTTCATAATCATAAGTAATATCTTCAAATCCTGCTGTTAAAAGAATATCTTTTGAAATTATTTGTTCCATTTAAATTAAATCTATATTTGGTTTTATTATAATGTTCCTAAAAGGATTCATACAAAATACCCCACATTTTCTAGCTTCTATTTCATCAATTAACTTATTATAATTTATTCCATTGATTGGTAAATATATTCCATTATTCTTCATCCCCCTTTAAGTTTTTATAATCTTCTCGGATCTTTTTCAAACGTTCTTCTATTTCAGCTTTCTTTTTAGCAACATTATCTTTCCATTTTTGATCCCAGATTTCCTTCCAGTTTTCTCCATATTCCTCTTCCATTACTTCTTCGAAGTTATCTCCATAATAATCCATTTCCCAAAGAAGCATAGGATTACGTTCTTCTATTTCAACATCAATATCATAATGGTCTTTCCACCATTTTTTAACGATTTCCATATTTGATGTTGGAGTTGCACCGAAAGCCAATGTATTTCTGAACTTTTGTTCATCAATATTGAATGAATAATAATTCTTACAGTCATGAATTAATTCCATTACTTTATCTGTAACATATTTTACAGCTAAATCATGTTCAACTTCTGTATCAAATAATGGATATAATACTTTTTTAATATGTTCTTTCAAAGGTGGTACCTTTTCATAACCACGAGTTCCTGGGTGATGATTACCATTTTCATCAGTATATCCTTTAATATACTTATCCTTTATTCCACCTAAAGTAAGATATTGTTCAAGTATCTCCATGTAATCGTCCCAATCAGATTCAATATGATAAGCATCAAGATACTTATTTATAATATAAACATATTCTTCATAAGAAAGATAATGACGATTATATACAGGTCCATCTTTCTCTTCATCAATCTTACCTGCTTTATATTCTGCATTTAAAGCATCCCAATCTGCCATAGGTTGTGCCTTAGCAAACATTTCCCTATAACATTCATTAACTGCTTGTGATAAAACTTCTTCTCTATCTAACATAATTAATACTTATTTATATATAAATATAGAAAAACACAATTAGAAGATTTAATAATGTATTGTTAATATTTATTAATATCTTCTAATGTTTGATATTTAGGTAACATCTTAACTGTGCTTCTTAAATGTATTAATGCATCTTCAACACTTTCAAACAATTCATCTATAGTAAACCAAGATGTTCCACAATATTCACCATCATAATATTTATGGGTTGCATTAGTATTTATTGTATCTCCATTTTTATGATGTGTATAAAGTCTATAAACCTCATATAATACTGGTTTATATGTATTATATATTCCGCAGTTTCCACTATTTGTTTGTTCAAATCTTGCAACAAATCTTACTTCACAAATTTTTGCTTGATAGATTTTACCTTCACCAATAAAGTATACAACATCATCAAGATTAAATTTAAAATCTTTTGTCATATTACCAAATAAATTTTACAATTATAAAATAAATCAATGTAAATATAGCCCAGATACAAAGTACCTGAGCTATAACTTTAATATGTATCTTTGTGTTATTCATATTAAATCTTATTGAAAATATGAATTAACTGATTTTCGATTTTTAAGAACTTTTTTTCTAAATCATTTGATTCTATCATAGGAATACAATATTTCCAAGTTACCTTCTTGAATGATTTTGTATACTTAAGATTCTTCAAATTGATATATTCTGCAATAAGTGCACGAAGTTCTTTATCATTATCATATTTATATTCATATCTTTTCAATACTTGTAAATATGATTCATAATCTTCAATATGACCATGATACCTAAGATTCAAAAATACATTCTTATATTCTTCATCAGAATAATCACCACCTGGACCACGATCATAAAACTTTTGAGGAACCCAATGATAATTTTTACCATTAATTACTTGTATATCTCCAGTACCTTCAGGATTAATTTGTTCAATACCATGTCCTGTAAAAATATTTAACCATGAAGTCTTTTCAGTTACATTTGTTGTAATTTGTACTGGATAACCATTTGATTTGTCGATAACGAAAGTATTCTTTGCGTTATTATTTGTCCACATTCTCATCTTTCAATTTCTTTATCAAGTGTTATATATAATTCTGTAGATTTATATCTTGAATCTCTTATCTTATCATTATCATCAGAAGTTCCATTCCATGCTAAATCTTTCAATGTAAATGGTTCACAATCTCCAGATTTATCTTGAATTAATACTTCACAATAAGGATCAAAATGAGTTAATTCACAAATTAAATCAAATACTTTCATGTTAATTAATCTTTAATTTTACACATTCAGCAATAAGCTTACCATTTGCACGTTCAAATGCATTTTTTATTTCACCAATTACTTTACCCATTGACTTTTGTTCAATTCCATTTGGGTAATATTCATTAAGATAATTTAATATATCTTCTTTTGTGGCTTCCTTAGGTAAGAATTGTTCAATGATATATAATTCAAATGATTCTTTTCGTAAAAGTTCTGGATTATTCTTATAATTCTTTTCTATATTTTCCTTATGAGACTTAACCATCTTTTCTAAAATACTCTTTTGAATATCTTCAGGAACATTATCAATACGGAAGTCCATTGATTCCATAATAACTTCTACATCAATTTTCTTACCATCCTTTTCAGCTTGCTTAATTTCAGTATGGAGAATTCCCTTCTTAATAAGGTCATTAATCATATCCTTATTCTTTGTTGCTTCCTCCATGAACATACCTTTAAGAACCTTATAAAGTTCAAGAGTTGTATTTAACTCAAAATAAGTTTGCTCATCTTCAATTGATAACTCAAGACCTTCTCTTTGAGCTTCCATTACCTTTTTCTTAATAGGCATATAATCCTTTGTTACTGCCTTAATTAATTCATTAATCTTCATATTAATTTATTTAAGTTTCCAATTGTTTATTAATATATCTTTACGCATATCTGTAATTAAATCCCAATATGTATTTCATTAATTCTCAAAAGAAATATATTTCTTAAGATTCATTATTAAATATTAAGATACAGTATTTATTGTTTCTTCTTTAGATGTATATTTCATATATTCAACAATTTAATCTCCAGGATATCTACAAGTTGCATAAAATCTACGAATATCTTCAGCAAGATCCTCCTTGGCTTTATAATATTTTGCCTCAATATCCTCAGGCATTATCAAATTAATATGTGGTCTGAATGAAACACTATGATTGGTTTCATGACATTCATACTCAAGTTTCCATCCTAATGAATTCTTAAAATAATAATTATCCTTCACTGAATTAAAACATCTACGTAATGTATCAAATGTCATTCTATTAATAGAAATACAACAGTCACCAGATAATCCATTTGATTCAGGGTGTACATCGAAATCAAAGAATGAGAGACCATAATAATAAGAATCTACATTGAAATTCTTCTTTGCCTTAGTAACCTCATTAGTAACATACTCGTTACGCTTCTTATCGGTTTTCCACTTCTTTTCAGCGTACTTTATAGCACGATTACGAGTAGATTGTAGAATATATTCAAAATGACGGATGATGCTTGCTACATAATCTGGGCAATACAATTTATTATAATTCTCCTCAGCCTCAAGAATATCAGAAAACATCATTTTTACAAACTCATCTTCAGTAATTGAAGAACAATTAACGTTCTCTCTTTTAACTAATGTAATTTTACAGTACTCACTCATATTTATTTATTTTTGTTATTTAAATATAGAATAAGTACTGTAAATTTTAAATATTATTTCAAATATTTTTTAATATATTCTTTAGTTGATTGGAGGAAGTTACATTTATCACTGATACACCATTGTAAATATCCTTTATCTATGTTAGATACATATTCAAGAGAAATTGTTTTATATTTTCCAATATTAAAACATGGAACTATATTACCTTCAAAATTCATTAACTTAATTGTTGAATCTTCTGTCAATATAGAATCTTCTTTATATTCTCCAGTTTTTAAATGTGCCTTATAAACTGTATATGTTGCTTTAATATCTGAAAATGCATCATGTGCGGTTAAACCACTTTCTTCCATTGTCTTTTTCTTATATCTTTTATAAGTTTCTTCCAATGTATTAGAATTTCTTTCTTTTTCCTCTAAGAAAACATCATATACTTTTTTATTTATAAAATCAATATCTAACCCAATTTTATTAAGTTCAATTTTCAAAAATGGAATATCAAAACTATTTCCATTATAAGTTATAATTGCCGAATCATCATTAAAAAATTCTACAATTTCCGGACCAACATCTCTTAGTGTTGGTTTATCTTCCAAAAACTTAGGAGTTATTTTATGTTTAAAATAAGCTCCTAATGATATCGAATAATTACCTTCTGGTTTTATATAGATATTTTTAGAATCAATAATACTATCATTATCTGTTTCAATTTTTAAAGCAGCAAATTGTATTATATAATCATGAGATCTATCTACTCCAGTTGTTTCTAAATCAAATATTATTGCTTTCATTATCCAATTAGTTCATTAATATGTGCATTACATTTTTCCTTAGCAAGCTCTGAATTTTCTCCAAGTGTATCAAATTCATTAGCAGCCTTCAAAAAGATATTTTGAACAAACTGATAGAAATTATTAACAAAATCAAATGCACCAGACTGGGCACGTGTCAACGCAATCTTCTTACCAAGAGACTCATCAAATGTATCTGTTGGATCACAGAATGCATATCCAATACACTCCCCTATAAGATGTGGTTGATAATCATTTTCACCTTCAAAATATTCATCAAGTGTCCACCACTCAACATTGTTCTTTCTCAAGAATAGATTAAATTCATCATTATTTTCCAGCATATCAATAAAAGGAATGTTATCCAAACACAATCCAAACTTAAGATAACATGCTGTACGTCCGTTCTTTACTCCATAATTTGTCTTCAAATACCTTACACCTGTCTTTTTACGATTCATAATATTTACATTTATTATATTTATAATTTAAAATAGATTTTAAAAATTTGATATTATATTTTTTTATGTAATCATTTTTTACCAATTTAAATCTCAATAATCTGAAGTTTTATTTATTTTTATATAAATAGTAATATCTTATTTGATTTTTAATGAAAAGAAAAACTAATTTGTTCTATACAACTGGACCTGATAGTAAATTCCTTACATTCAGTAATTATGCAGAATCAATGACAGGAAATTTCTTGAGTGTTAATACAAAGTTATTTCCTTCAAGATTTTTATGTTTATATATTAATAATTTAAATAGTACTACAAAACCTGAATTCATTAAGTTTTTAGTAGCATATTATGAAAATAAATTGGCAATATTAAGAGATAACGTTAATAATATTGAAAATAAGTTATCTCCTATATCATATTTACTTGAAGCATTAAATCAGGTATTAACATATGATGAAGAATCTAATTCATATAAAATAAGTTTAGATGAAGCGGGTAATATAATACATAATGAAACATCATCTTCTATATTTGATGATAATTTCACTATGTATATAAGCGATATTACTGAGCAAGATTATAATGGAATTTATACAGATATAATATGTACATTAGATTTACTTTCTTTGCATGCTTGTAAAGTTTTAAAAACTGATGTAACTTCAGAAATAGAATCATTAATTATTGACAATGACAATATCTATGGATGGGATAATATTAATAGTATTCCAGGTTATGAATCAATTTATCCTGTATATGATTATAACACAACATTCACAAAGAAATATTATATAGATAGTAATATTACTTCATTATCAGTATCAAAATTACATGTTCAATCAGATTCAATTAAATTTAATGTTATAATTCCTTTATATGAAGTTATTAATATAGATATTGATGATAATGATACAATATTAGGATATGACGATGAAGATACAAATAATTATATTATTAATTTAAATGATTCTAATAAATATAGACATAATGTACCATTAGGTATTTGGATGAATGGTGATAAAGAAGAAGATAACCCAATTGAAATAATTAGAGATTTTGATACAGGTTTATCTGGTTCTTGGTCTTTATTAATAAGTACACAATTTAAACCTTTTCCTTATTCAACAAAATATTCTAATGATATTGAAAGTTCAGATAAAGGAGTTAACTTTGCTACATTTACTCAAGTATTATCTAGAATGAATGATATTTTAGATAAATTTGAAGAATCTAATAAACGTATTTCTTCATTAGAAAATAGATTACAAGAAATACAAACTGTTATAAATAATCTAGGAACTAATAAATCAATAGATAACGTTAAGAAAACAATTGCTTCATTTGAAAATGATATAAAAACAGAAATATCTGAATTTAAAGAAGAAGTAAAAGAAACTTTAGATAATATAAAATGGAAATATCAATAATATATGAATAATAATAATATAACACCTACAACATCAAGTTCATTAAAAGAATATTATGTTAATATTGAGAAAATGATGAGTAATGCATTAAGCATGATTAATGCAATGAATCAAGCATTAACTACTTCATCATCTCAAATATCAGTTAGCATAGTAAATGGAGATAATACTACATCTGAAGTAAAAATACCATCTTTTATATATTTAGAACATAAAATTGAACAAATAGATAATATTATTTCTAATTTGTTTAATATTCCTAAATCTGGAGAAGCATGGTTTCATAGATCTTCAGATATGTTTAAATTGTCTTTAGTTAAATCTAATACAGCACCATCATCTCCAACTGTATCAAATATTGATACTATTGGTTTTAATATTAAACAAAACAATATATTTAAAGATTTAGTAAATCCTAAAACATATATACGTTTAAATATATCAAATTTAACTGATAATATAGAGCAAATCTATATGAAGAAATTTGTTATATATAATGATGCTGATGCTGAATATCTTAGAAACTTTGAAACATATAATGATGTTAAGAATGGTTTATATGATAGAAGTTTAGGAGTTGATTATGAAGAATATGACAGTGTATTAGATTTACCTATTAAAGAAAATAAATATAATGCTACATTTAATATAGAAGAATTACCTGAAGAATCTGAAAATCCTTATTATTCAGACGGTAATGGTGCAACTGGTGTTTTAAGATATATTGTAAGATTAAGTTCAATATCATATACTGATAAAGAAGATTCTTCTATATCTCATATATTGAAAAAAGGTGATTATTTATGTCTTTCTAATACATATGTTATTTATAAAATTGTAGATTTATATACTATTGAAAATTCTACAAATGAAAATGACAATAACGATCATATAGTTGTTATTGAAGAAGTAATTGGACATGTAGCTTTACAAACATTTGAAGAAAATTCAGATATGGTTTTGGAGCTTTATACTAATTCATATGACAAATATCATTATGTTGATATTCCTTTAGAAGAAAATCCAAATATTATAATATTCTTAGGTACAATATATAATAATGTTAAAAGCACATTATCAAATGCTATTCATTTAAATTTGAATAACATTTATATGAAAGATAATGATGGTAATTTCATTCTTAATAATTCTGGAAATAAAGTTTCTTATATTGAATATTATAATTCATATTGTAAGAATATTGGAGATATGATGGTTGGTATCACTGAATTAGCATATCCTCAGACATCAAATTATTCATCAGAAGAATTAAGACGTTTAACTGAAAGTGATGAATTAAAGAATTTTGTTACTAGTACATTATATATTAATGATGAATCAATATTAAAAGTAACAAGAATTAATAATCACTTAATTGATGATGATACTTCTGAAAGCATTATTAAATTACATGAACAAAGAAATGAAATAACAGCTAAACTTAGAACTATAAGAGATAATGTAGATCAAGTATATACACAATTGACTACTACTGATTTTTCACAAGAATCTTCAATAACACAAGAATCATTACGTAGTAAACTTACAACATATTATGATGAAAGATTAACATTAGAAAATCAATTACTTAATATTGTAGATAATATTAATCAAATTAAAGGAGATGTAAAAGGAATAGATAAAGCTAAATATAGAATAAGAGGTATTACTGATGCATGCGATAAATATGATTCATCAAATGAATCTCCTATAGTTGCTTTCTTACATTCAACATTTGGTATGAAATGTGAACTTATTGGATTAGATGTTGAATATAAATATAAATCAATATCTAAAGATTCTACATCTGTATTAAGTAATTCTGATGTTATATTCAGTGATTGGAATAAGCTTAATAATATAGAACGTGAAAGATATCTTAAATTTGATAATGAATCTAATACATATAACATAATATTTTCAAATTATAATACAACATCTAATATTATTAAATGGAATCAGATTGATATCCCTATTACACAAGGTGAAGATGTTATTGTAAGAATAAGATATAAGTATAATATTGGACAACCATTTATTAACTTATATACACCATGGTCAAATGAAGTAACAGTTAATTTTCCTGTTGAATATACAGAGACAAATGAAATATCATCTATATTAGATACTAATAATGAAGATGTAAATAATTCTAAATTTTTAAGAACACTATTAAAAGAAGGTTATCAAGAACATGTAAGCAATAAGCTTGTAGATAATTCTCAAATATTCTATCATATGCCTGAAAATATTTATTCAGGATTTAATACACCTGAGAATAAACTTATATCATTAAAAGATAAATTAATTGGAATAAATAATGATCTTCTTGAATATAAGAATATGATTAATGATACACTTAATACAAAATATAGTGTATATTTGCAATTTGGTGAAAATATGATTGAATTATCTAACTTAACTGCAAATAAGATTAAGATTAATGACTTAGCTAATGATACTAATGATTCATTTAGAAAAGAAGAAATGAATTTAATTATCAAAAACACTGGTGACATACCTATTAAGTTATATAGTATATTCCCTGGTGATATTAATAAAACTTTATTAGAAGCAAACAATACTTATTTTAATCAATACTATAAAGATTATGAAAGAGTACCAATGCTAATAAAAGGTTATTCAATTCCTTCGGAATGTATAATGGGTCAACATTTAGGACAATGGATATATTTTAGACAAAACAATCCATTTACTAAAGAATCATTATATTATGATACATCAACACAAAGACAATTAGATAATACAAATCTTTCAAGTGGTAAATCTACTACATTCGTTGGGCTTTTGTTGAACTATATAAATGTTAATAATAAACAAGTATTATTACCTTATATTTCTAAAGAAGGAATAACTAATTCAAATACTAGATATAATTCATTAAACTTTATTGATATATCTGGAGATGATACCGTTTCAACTGAAATTTATACTAAAGATACTAATACTGATATTATAACTAGTGAAAACATGTATCTTTACAATAATGCTGATACATCAAATAATAACTATATATTGAAATATGAAAACTTAATTGCATCAAATGAAGGTGGTACTGCAGTTTATCTAACTAATAAAATGTCTATGACAGATTTCGCAGCTAACCTTTCAATAAACAATAATTTATCATATTATAATGGAGCATTCTTTATTCCTGAATTATTTGATAAAACACAAGTATTATGTGATACTAAACAAGAAAATCAATATAAGATATTAGATGTAGGTACATCATTATCTGTTCCATTATTATTTGAATGCTTCTTATCTTCTGATGTAAATGATCAAAAGACAATTGAAAAGACATTGGCGTTTGATATTAGAACTACACCAATTAGAGATATTGAACATTATATTTTAACTATAGAAGCAAGTTATGACTATACACAATCAACTACAACAGTACAAAATACTTCATTAGTTGATGGATTAACTGAATAAATTTTATAAACGAATTTAAAATGAATAAAGAAAATACATTAAGCAGATTTAATGGTGAATATTTAAAATGCATAGTCACTACTCATTCTGGTATGATTGAAGCTTTAAAAAATAAAGGAGCTTTGATTATATATCAAACAAAAGAAAATGACACATTAAGAAATTATGTATATTTAGGTAATGAATTCTTAGCATCTGGTTATGGATTTAAATCTAAAGGTGAATTAATAACTGCAGAATATATAATTAAATCATACGAAAATGATAATGCTGAAATTAATAAACATTTAACTAATTTAGATGAATCAATTACTTCTACTATTAAAACTGTAGATAATAAATTAAATAATTTTAGACCAGATCTTATTATATATGATTCAAATAAAAATGAAATTAATTTAAATGATGTATATTTCCATGATAGACCTGCTTATTATGAAGATTTTGAAGTAATTGATATTGAAAAGAAATTAACATATTTTGATGGTAACATAATAAATAATGGAACATCAATTATAGAAACAAAAGAAATAGACATAACTAATGTCGATAGTATAAGTTTACCAATTGGTTCTAAAATTAGTAGTATTAATTATATTATTTCATATAATAAACATGATTCTGATGGTATTAATAATGTTAATATATGTTATTATGAATCTTCTAATGATTATTTCGATAATAATTTAAAATTACAAACATATCAAGAAAAACAATTCAATACTAATGCAGAAACTGGAAAGTTATATATCAATTTATCATTTAGTGATAAATATATTGTAAGTAGTATGGATAGTGTACAACTTATTAATTCTGTACAAGTTACTGTTAAAGGAACACCTACTTCAAAATATAAAGTATATCCAGATTTGAATTTTACGAATAAAAAATATGTTATATTTTCATTAGAAAACATTATTTTAGAACATGAAAAAATAATATTAAAACCATTCTATGTAAAAGGTATATCTTATTTATCATATTTCTTTGGTGAATTTAATTTCAGAGAAGATGCACCTGCGGAAACAAAATATAGTTTACTTAATATAAAAAATGCTTTAGAAACACCTAAATACATTAATGATATATTAAATTTTGATAAATCATTAGTATATATTGAAAAAACAAATTATGGAGATATATCTGATGTATATATTGATTTAAAAAGTAATATGTATAATGTATTTACATTCTGTATAAGTAAATCTTATGAATTACATTTAATAGAATATGTAACATTTAATAGTGAATTTAATTGGACTGGTGCAACAGGAATTTATAAAAAAACAGGAGAAGACACTGTTAGTGATTATACTATAATACCAATATCATTTAATGAATTATCAACAGTAAATTGTAGAATTTATCAAGTTAAGTTATTAGATACTGAAAACCCAATGCAATCTACAGGAAAATTACATTTAAGATTAATATGTAATTCAGAAAGTCCTATTGATGATGTTGTAATGCAAATTAATGGTATACCAGAAAGTACACCTCAATATAATCAATATATAGATAATAACTATATTTGGGATTTACTATTAAATGATGAATTCAATCATATGCATTGGATAAAATATAATGAAGATTTAAATACATTAGATAATGTAAAAAATAAATTACATCATATGAAAACTGATTATTAATTATTAACATTAGTTTCATAAAATTAATATTATTAAATATATAAATATAATTGATATAATGAATAACAACGATATATCTTTATTTGAAAAAATCGCATTTGTAAATAATATTCCTACTGAAGATGCTGCACATGAATTATCTAATGATTATCCATTTGCTGTTATCGTTACCGAACAAACTGAATCTGGTGTCAGAGATGGTATTAAACCTAATGCAAATAATAAAGGTTCAGGAAATATTTGGCTTGGAGGAAACCGTTTAACAAAATTTATTAATGTTGATCAAGTTAATAATTCAATTAGTATGGATACATATTCAATTGTGTTAAATTTTGATCAAGAATCTGGTTTGCTTTCACTTAATACACAAGCAAAAGTTGATAATTATGAATTAAGTTCAATTTTTTATAAAGATTCTAATGATAACTTATGTGTATACATCGATAAAGATACAATAAGTAATGCAAATGGAACAACTATTAATAACAATAATACAGAAGGATGGGATTGGGATACATTAAGTACAGATTCTAGACTAAAAGATATGCCTAGAAATAATTCAGTTGATTATATTTGGAATATTGATACTATTGATTCTAAAGATAATATATTTTATATGATAGTTAGATTTGAAGCATCATCATATAATTCATTAATATCAGTTCCTATTACATCATTTAATATTTTATCAGATTCACAAAACAGTGATATTTCAACATATGAATTAATTGGTAATTGTGAAAAGGCTCCAGAATATTGTACAAGTATCACAGAAACTAATAACGAAGGATATACTGTATATAATTTAGAAGAAATTAGTTTAATTGAAAAAGTAACTTGGGGTATACCATATAAAGAGTTTTCTGAAGGTGGAAGAAAACCTGCGTTATATGTAATGTATAGAGTTAAAGTTAATAAGAATTTACCTGATAGTGGAATAAATAAGCCAAATTTAGCATTTAAATTTAGTACATTAAGTAGTTATTTTACAAAAGGTATAAGAGTTAATCGTTCAAATACATTAATTAACTTTACATATAATAATTCTGATGACATTAAATTATATGCAAATAATGAAGTAGTTTCAAACAATATATTTATAATGCCTAATGCTACAAAGAAACTATCTTTACAGATTAATCCTAAATTTGTAAGAAATTTAAAATTATATGTAACATCATCTGATGCAGAAATTACTTCAAGTGATTTATCTAGTATTTTGACATTATCAAATGGGTTTACTATAACTGATATAGATGAAGGTTCAACTTCTGAATATATTAGATTAAATAAAAAAGATAATACTACTAATTATTCTAATAAATTTGAATTTACTATTAAAGCACCAGAATCATTTACATATAAAAATAATAATGGTAATCCAGATAGTACATTATTAAGATTTATTATTGTTAAAGAAGATACTGTAAATGATACAATAGTACAGACTATTATATATGATTCAAACGTAGTAGATGAAAACAATGAAACTCATAATTATAATGTATATAAATGTACTTATGAAGGATTAGAAATACCTAATTTAAATTGGGGAACTTTAGAATATACTTTAACATCTGGACAAATATTATATCCTTTATCAACTGGTGATGTATTTGCATTATTTTCTAATAGAATAACTGCTTCTGAAAATATTAGTTCTAATACATTTGTTAAATTAAATATTAATGATAAACAAAATTCTACAGATCCAAATGATTATTTAGATATTAAATTAAGATTCAAAGATAATATTGAACCAGCTGCACAAAATCATGCAACAATTATTTATGATAATGAACCTCAATGTATATCATACGGGACTGAAGAAAATGTTTTACCTGAAACAATTGTAATTAATGCAAGATATACTATTAAAGTTCCATTTATATTTAGAACTTATTCATCAGGAACTGCTCATAACAATAGTTTAGTTTGGTTATTTTCATATCATGGATACAATACAGATGGTGATCAAACATTTATAAAAAATATTAATGCTGATAGATTAATAGAAATTAGTATTAATAAAGGATTACAATTTAAGTATAATAATGAATTAGTTACATCAAATGGAGTTGATAGTGGATTAGATGTTACAATAGATAAAAACTTAACTGATAATGAAACTATCAAATTCAAATATTATAATGGACAAATTATTAATGCTTATAATTATATATTTACTAATTTATCAGATATTAAAAATGCAATAAAAATAGGACCATTAAATAGTGATAATAAGATAAATAATCAAAATGATGATAACTTAGATAAAACATATTTAGAAATTGTTAATAGTAAACTAACATATCATTCAGATGAAAACACTGAAGAAAATACAAATATATATTTAGAATTAATTTATACAGACCCTAATTATAATAATCAGTTAACTTCTGTTGATAAACCATATGTATTGTTTAAGAAATTAGAAATTGAATGGTTAATATACATATCGGCTCAAAAATTTACACAAAATAATGGTGTATATACTGAATTACCAAATAGTAATTATATTCTTAATGATGATACAAACACAGTAGAAATATTAAATGAAATTCCAACATTTGGTACTAATACAGGTGATAAAAATTATGGATTAAGATTAGCAAATGCAAATACTAATGATGGTATTATTTATTATTATGGAGGATGGAGTTATTTAGGTAAGTTAATAAATGGAAGATTACAATATGGTAGTTTAAGATATAATTCAGATAATACAACAAGTTATGTATCAAATGGTACAAATAATGGTGAAAATATTTTATTATATACAGAAGGAGAAACTCCTACTCCATTTGACACAAATGATTATCTTGTAGTATTACCACAATTCTTATCTGTAACTGATGCTATGGATAATAATTTATTAAATATTATTGGAGAAAATGAAACTGTTGTAAAACAATATAATAATATTACAATAAATAAAGGAGTATACAACGTATATTTATTTCATGAAATAGATTTTCAATTTAATATAAAAATAAATCAAAATAATTAATTATGGCTTTAGATATTAGACAATACCGATATAGTGAAAAAAACCAAAAGTATGAATATGGAAATAATAATAAAAGCATATTAACCGACGAAATAAATTGGAAAGGAACTAATATAGTTGGTAAAGAAATTAATGGTGTAGTATATACCGATATTTCTACTCATTTAGGTAAAGGATTGGGTGGTTATACTAATGCATTTACAAATTTAAGTGAATCAAGTTTTAGAAGATTAATGGCAAATGGTGACCCATCATGGGATCGTCCATTAGATTTATGTAATAAAGGATTAGGTATATTATTCATTAACTGGAATGGTGCAATTATTGAAAACGGTAATTTAGAAAATGGTAATGATAAAGTAATATCTGATTCTTCAGAATTTTTATCAATATTTAATAAATTATGTACATTAGTTTATAATAATATTGTTGTAGAAAATTCTTATACAAATAAACTTAATCGTTCATATGTAACAACTGTTGATATTGCAGAAGATGTAAATCATGCATATCATGTACCTAATACACCAGCTCTTGGTAATAAAGAAGTATGGGATATAATATATATAAATACTAATACTGAAAATGAAGTAACCATAACAGTTCCACAAAATTCATCACATTCAGATAATAGTGCTATACCTGAAGGATGTTTACTTAAAGTTCCTGATGGAGATACATTAACCGTTGTAATTCCTGTTGGTGGTTATGCTGAATTAAACTATTTAAGAATTGGTAATAATATTTATGTAAGAGGAGCATAATTAATAATTATATTATACTAAATAAAGTGGGGATATTAATATCTCCACTTTCAGTATCTTTATTTATTTTTATATATAAATAATATTAATATATGTTAGATTATAAACTTATAGAATTAAAATCAGAAGTTACTAGAAATAACGAAACATTTATAGACCTAATGTCAGATACATATAATAAAGATATAGTACCATTAGGTTATCCACTTATTGTTAATGAATATTATGTTGGGAGACCTGATTTAATATCATTAGCAATGTATGGGGATGATAAATATGGAGATATACTTTGCAAGATAAATGGAATTAGTAATCCATTTGAACTTAATGAAGATGATGTTTTATTGATACCTTCAATAACTTATTTAGAATCATGCATAAAAAAACATAGAACACCATCAGATTTTATAGAAGATGAAAAAACAGAAACAATACAAAAGAAAGATACAAATAATTATCAAAAACGTAAAAATGAAACAAGATCACCAAATGAACAAATTATTGGTGATTCAAATTTCATAATAGATAAATCACTTGGTGTAGTATTTTATTAATATATATGAAAGAAGTTAATTGGTTAGATCCTGAGGTTTTACATGACCCAGCTAAAAGTGCCCAAAATATTGCAATGCCTTTATTTTCTGAAAGTATTGGATTTGAACCAAATGAATATGGTGTAGTTAATCCATATGCAAGTTCAGATTCTTTAAAGATAGATGGTATATGTTATCCATTAATTGTTATTAATGATAGAAATATACCAAAAATAGATATTTTATATATGCATTTATCATTTACAAATTTCTTACCAGAAATAGTTGTAAAAATTAAAGATAGACATCAGAATGAAACAAAAATTAATACAACAGGAATGATGGGATATATAAGAATTTGTATAATATCACCAGTTGATAAAACATATAAAAAAATATTAATGCATTTTAGAATATTTAATGTAAGTATCAATAATTCAAATGATGTTGTAACATATTATGGAACATATGATGCAGATACATTAAGACAAGTTAATACTGGACATATTTGGATGGAATCAGTATGTTCAGCAACTAAATGTCAAAAGGGTGGAAACATAAAAGCAAATACTTGGGAAATGTTACATAAAATATCAAGTTTAACTGGATTAGGTTTTGCTGCAACTAAACAAACAAAGGAAGTTGAAGATAGATTAATAAGAAATATACATACTACAAGATTTAGTGAATTTATTAAACAACAATTAGAATTTTCAGGTACTGATGAAGATAATATATTAGATGCATGGATTGATCCTTATAATTATATTGTGTTAGTTAATATACCTTGGATATTAAAACAAAATATTGAAGAAAACGAATTAACTATTATTGCTAATGTTGGTGTAGATGGAACTTCTCAAGGTATTGGAAAATCAGAACCTACAACGGTTCCTAGAATATTTACAAACTTAAATAAAATGCCTTTGAATTCAAATATGTTTATTAAATCATATAAATTAGTTTCAGATAATGATGCAATATACAAAGGAACATTAGAAAGAATTTATACAATTAATTGGGAAGGAACATATACTAAATTAGATACATTAGAAATTCAGACAAAACAAAATTCTGTAGATGGTGAACATTTAGAGGAATATAATACAGGGGCAAACCGACCAATTCCCCATTTTAATTTTAATGAAGACGGATATGATTTACAAACGCAAAAGGCAATACGTAGTCATTTCTTTAGAAAAAAACGTCAATCATTATTGAAAGTTACATTGGAAAATGTTAATTTGGGAATACAACGCGGTACTTTAATAGGTATACAAATTTATGAACAAGATACATTTAATAAACAAATAATGTTATCACAAGCAAGTAATATTTTGGGTTCAAATGATGTTAAACCAGATGATATAGATGTAGAATATAAAGAATCTTTAAATTTATCTGAATCTGAAGGAGAACAAGTATTGAATTTAAAATTAACCGATTGGTATTATGTAGATGGAATAGAATTTGAATATGATACCAATGCTGGTAAAATATATCAAACATTAACATTATTTTGTAAAGGACAGAATTCTGGTTATAATAATTTACATACAGTACCTAAATTTAAAATTAATTCTAAAAATTAAATGAAACATTACGAATCAATATCTAATTATAATAATATGTTATATGATTCTAGACCTGTTGCATTAAATGAATATGTATCAGATAAATATAACATTATTCATAAAGAATTATTTAATGATGCATTAGATAAATATATAAAATCTTATGTATCTAAATATATAGATAATAATTTTTTATACATTTTATTAAATTGCTTAAATTCTAATGAAGATTATGAACAGGAATTTATAAATTTATTAAATGATAAAAATTCTATATTATATGAGAAATTAAATTCATTAGAAATTAATAATAAGCAATTCTTATTAGAAATTACAGATATATTAGATAATCATATAAATGATATTATTGATTATTTAGTAAATAATGATATTGCGACAATTATGTTATATAATATTGTCAATATAAATAAAAACAGAATTAATGATTTTAGACAATATAAGAATAATAATACTAATACAGAAAATTATTATTGTAATATTGTTTATAATGAAGATGGATACATTTATATTTCATTAGAACCAGGTATTAATTACATAAATAATGATGTTAAAAATAATTTAGAAAATTTAATAAAAACAATTAATGAAAATATTTATAAAGATATATTTGATAAAGCTTGCGAATATTATAAAAAATCACATCGTATAATTGAATTAAAAAACACAGAATATTGGATGCCATCTGAAGTTATAATTATTCATAATGGTAAACCATATACAAAAATTAAAATTGATTTAACAAATTATTGGAACTATTATCAAAAAATGTCTGATTATGATATATCTAAATTAAAAATTACTAATGAAAATATATTAGATTCTGAAGTTATATATTTAAACTATATCAAAGGTTCTGCAAAAATGTATTCAAAAGTAAATAATATAGAATATGAAATACCATTTAAATATTTAAATGAAAATTCTGTTGTAAATAAAGATATGCAGTTAACAAATACTTTTGGATATTATTTATAAAAATATTAAATTAAATAATGGGTTTTTTATCAAGTATAGCAACTACTGTAACTAATGCTGCTAAAGAAAATCTTAGAAGTGGAATTATTAATGGTTTTTTAGAAGGAACTGGTCAACGTAATATGACGGGTAAACAAGGTTATGAAGAATATGAATATGATGCAAGCGGACATATTAAAGGAATTAGTAAACAATATGTTGATCAATTATCATCTACTTATGGAAGTTCTAATACTGAATCAGATATATTTGAAGGTACTACTGAAAATATGTTAAATGGACAGACAAATAGCAGGGAAAGAATGGAAACATCATCTATTGATAAAAAAATTGTAAAAAAATATAATGAAGATGATGAATTATTAAAATATAGAGGTAATGAATTAATAAATGTACATAAAATATCTAAAGATAAGAATTTTTATACAGCCCAAAATATTAAAGATGGAGGACAAATTAATAATTCATCACTTAGTGATATATTTAAATTAAAGTTACCTGATTGGGGTTATCAAGACTTTATTAATGAAAGAGCATTATGGCAAAAACAAGTAGGAAATATATTTGATGAACCTGGTTGGTTTTATTTTAAAATATTTTTTGATTTTAATACTAGTCATGGTTTATTTGGATCTTTACTTAATTCTGCATATTTGACTAGTGGAGTTAATACAGCTGCAAAATACTTAAATTATCTTGGTGATGATTATTTACAAGAAAGACCTGCAGATAGAATTAATGCTTTATATAAATTTGCTTCTATATTAAGTTATATTAATACTAATGCTCCTTGGTATTTTAAATCTGTTAAAGGTTTAGATAAATTATCAAATCCAGTATTAACAGAATTTAGTAAAGATAGAACCATATCTATTGAGGTAATGCATGATGCAATAGATATGAGACTTACGACATTAATGTCATTATATAAATTTGCATGTTTTGATGATTATAATCATAAGGAAATAATACCTGAAAATCTTCGTAAATTTAATATGTCAATTATTTTATTTCAAACACCATTAAGATATTTACATACATCATATACAACAAATCAAAGTAAAGAATTTTTGGGATTTACTTATGCAAGTAAAAAAGGAGATATAGTAAAATATAAAAATTTAGGTGGTACTAGTAGCCCATTAATTGGAAATAATAATTATCGAAGTAATGAAGATGAAAGTATATATTCAGATATACCATCATTTAAAATATATTCATTATATAATTGTGAATTTGATATGGAATCATTTGCAAAAATTATTCCAGATGTTTTAACAAATGAAACCCCATATCAATTAGGTGGTAATGAAATAATTATAAAATATGATACTTGTGTAGAACATCAAATGAATGAATTTTATGAAATGATGTTCGGTACTAATGGTTTTTATTTTAATAATTATTCTAATTTTCAAATAAATGGAGATACAAAACAAACATTAATTAAATATAAACAAGCACATGACGCTCAATTAAGAAGATATAAAGCATTACAAGATACATTTGGAAGTAATACACAAGGTGGAACAATATTAGGTATATTAGATAGTCCTAGATCATATAAGAAAGCTGTTGATGCAACTGAAGCAATTATGAATAATATGTTTACAGAAAACAATAATTTATTAGGTAGTTTAGGTACTAATTTTGCTTTAGGATTAATGGGTTCTTCTAAATCAGTATATGCACCACAAGGAAATATTTATGGAGATTATGGAATAGGTTCAGCTTATTATAAACAAAAACTTAAAGCACTTAAAGATGGTACAAATATTAATACCATGAGATCTTATACATATGATCCAAAAAATGCAATTGCATATGAACAATCAAAAGTTAGTAATTATTCTGCTTTAGACTGGGAAAAAACAAAAAATATAATATCTAATTTTGACATTAAAGATTGGCTAACGACAGGTTCAAAAAATCTTGGTTCTACAATTGGAGATAAATTAGGTTTATTCTAAAAAAATAGGGGTTCATTTTATTGAGCCCCTATCGTATTTTCTAAATCATTTATTCTATTTTCTAAATTAATGATTCTTTGTATTGGGACAGCTAATTCTAATAAATTTCCTTCAGAATCAGTTACCCATAAAGATGCTTTATTAATATCGTCATTTCCATTAACTTGTGGAACAGAAATAATAATTGAATTATAAATTTCTAGCTGACCTATTTTAGACATCTGTTCTTCAGTACCATTTGCTATAGTTATACTATAATTCTTACCGAAACTATTATCTTTATTTCCTAATTTACTCATTATTAAAAACTACTTTATATTTAGATAAATCTATTTCTTCTGTTTCATTTGTATTATTATGAATTAAATATAATTTATTTATAAATGAATCATATTCAATATTAACATCTAAAGATCTATTTAATTTTTGTATAATTTCTTTTAAATCTTTATAATTTATTACACCATCATTATTTTCATCATATTGTTCATCATATGCATTATATTTAATTTTTTCTAGTAAATTAGTAACATATGATGCATCAATATAAGATATTTCATTATTTTCAATTAACGTAGAAACAATGCATCCATTATTTTCATAAATAACATCATAATTTGGATCGTCTTCATCTATTATAGAATATTCTTTATTTGTTTCTTCTATAACATCATTAAATCCATTATTTTCATCATCTATAATACTACCATGTTTAATTATATCTGTTTCATTATCTTTTGATGTCAATACAGTTTCTCTACCAAATGAAGCAATAACTTTATCTGTAGGTATTTCTGTTCTTTCATTAATAATTGGATAATTTGTTACAATTTTAAAATCTAAAGATATATTTCTCTGGTTTGGTTCAGGAGAAGTCATATCTATTTTATTAATTTCAGGATTAACATCTGTAGGAAACTCAATAGAACATTGTATTTCTTGTCCTAAATATGTTATATTAAAATATTTCTGAAATACTATTTTATCTAAAAGCTCTTGAAGTAATACTATAGTTTCGTTGAAATTAGAGAGATAATATTTTGCATTAATTGTTAATTCTAACGGCAATCTTTTAATTTCTGCATTATATCCATTCATCATATTACCTGAACGTCTTTCATAAAAACCACGTGAATATGAAGCAGATAATTCTTCTGTAGGTATATTTATAGAATTTAATTCCAAAATACATCTTGGTAATTCCATATACATAGTATCTTCACCAGATGTTTCATTTAATGAATATTCATATCCATTAGATTCTACATATAAATAAGAAGAACCAGTATTAAATATAAAATGATTAATAGATTTGTTATATAAAATAATATTTCTATTTAACCATGATATAAGTCCTTTTACAACTATTGCAAAGAATCGTTCATCTCTGTTATATAAATCATCAAAAGCTTCTATGTTCCAAGGACGTTGCCATTTATCCTTCGTTACATTAAAAACATTATTCATTTATACATATTTATTTTATTATATAAAAATAAATTCTATTTTTAATATAAATGTAAATATATTTTTTAATTTATGAACATAGTTAATATTAATAACATTGAAGATCTAATTATATCAAAATATAATATAGAAAATTATTTAATAGAAACAAAACAAATTGAAGAAAAGGACTCATTAAGTAATTTTCTAACAAATACCGCTAATGTCAATATGATTTATTTATTTAAAGGTAATCCTATACCTTTTGGTTATAAAGTCATTAATAATGAACAATATTTATTTGTTACTAATGACGATCAAAAAGAAATTAATCTTATTGTCAATAAAATTAAATTATGTAAATATAATTTTAATAATCTATATAAACTATCAAATGATGAAATAAATAAAATAGAAAATCTAGAAGATAGTGATTACATAATTATAAATAACAAAATTTATAAATAAGCCTTTCTAGGTCCTTCTAGAACCATCATATTTTTCATGTGATAAATTATATTAAAAATATATTTGATGGGTTTAGAAGGACCTAGACGGCTATTAGATGATGAATTTTAAGATATATAGTAAATAAAATATATTTACATTATTCTTCTTCATTTTGAGGATTCTTAATTTCATCAATTGCATCATTCATTTCTTTAACTTTCTTTTCAAATTCTACAGTTTTTTGTGCATATTCTTCATTATTAGTTCTTTTACTAGAATTTCTTATTGTACTGCAAAATTGTTGAAGAATGTCTTGTACAGTATCTAATTTATCTACATTATCTGAATTAATAGTTAATGTAAGTTTATTTTCTTCAACAGTCACACCTTCTTTATCTTTAAGAGAGTTAAGAGTTTCTTCTGCATTTTCTAAATCTGTAAAATCAAAAGTAATAGTTTTAGATGTTGTTTCACCTTCATTAATTTTTGAAGATTCAACAATATAATCTTGTAAATGTTTCATAATTATTTTATTTTATGTTTTTTATGTATTTATATTCTTTTACTTATTTAAATTTTTTAAATCTCTTGAACTAAAACGTATGAATTCAATTGGATATCTATCTAAAGTTACATATTTATCATCTTTATGTTTATTTAAGAATTCTTGTTGTTCATCAATTTTTTTCTGAAGTTCGTCATCACTTAGACCTTTATATTTAGGAGCAAGATATTTCTTTAATATTTCATTTACTTTTTTTAATATATCTAATGACATATCATAAACATATACATCATATAACATTTGATAATTACTTCTTCCTTTACCTATAGTAACTTTATTATCAAATTCTTTTTTAAATTCATTTTCAATTTTTTTAATTAATGTAGATGTATTTACACCTTCATTTATATAAGTACTAATAGTTTTCATATTAATATAGATTCTTATGTTTTTCCTTTCTTGTATATTTACTTTTATCTCTAAAAGTTTTATTATATGATATTGGACGACCATGATCTGCTATTTCTTCTTCTCGGCGACCTTTTTTAAAAGCTTTCATACGGTCTTTCATATCTTTAATGTTTCTTGATGTACATTCATAAAGATCATCTTCAATATAATCATCAATATAATTAGCAATATTTTTCATATTATATAATAAATTTATTTAGAAATTCAATAATGGAAATATTTGTGCAAATTGTTTTCCATAAACATATATTTTATTTTTGTTTTCTTCTATTTCATTATTCTTAACCCATTCCAATACTTTAATATAGTTTAATATAATATTATAATTAGAACATTGGTTATTTAAGTTATCATTATTTAATATATCTGGACAATCTCCTGTATATATATTTCCTTTACCTTTATGACCACAACCACATGTAGAATTAGAAGTATTTCCTAAATTAGATAAATCATATCCTAATGATAAAAATTCTTTTAATAAAGATATTAATAAATCAATTAATACATCATTAGGAATATCTTCTTTTGTATCTTCCATATATGTCATCATCCAACAACAATAAAAATCTGTGTCACTTAACATCTGTTGTAACCATTGATACATTGCTGCTTTATATTTATCTAAACATGTAGCAGTATCTAAACTAATAGTTGTAGTTCCAGTATTAATAGATGATGTTAAACCATTTGATGTTGTATTTGTACATGTATTTTGTGTACCACAACCGCAATCTTCATAAGATAATGTTGTATTTATCTCTGTATTAAATACAGTATTCATTAATATTGTAGCAGAATCATAACCACCATTTGCATAAAAATCAATAACTGCCTTATATACAGAATTCTTTCCATAAGAGTAATCATCAAATGTACTCCATTTTATAATTGTCTTCATAAATGTAGAATTGAGAGCATTAAGTTCATCTTCTGAAAATATATAATCATTCATTTTATTTTTCATTATATAATAAAATGTATTACTTTCAGTTTCGACATTCCAATATTCATTTATAGTTAAATCTTCTTTATATACATTAGGAACAATTATATCTTCATTTTCTATTTCATATTTATCTGCAGTACTTTTAGGTATTAAATAATTATCAATAGGTAAAAATGTTTCTGTACCTATTGTTAAAAATTCTTTTATATCTTCAGACTCATTAAAACTATTAATAAAATCTAAAAATTCTATTCCATTAGTATTAAACAAATCAGTTAATCTAATTATTAATTTATCTGTTGTCTTAGGAACAATTATTAATGTATAATAATTATTTTCAGTATCTTTAATAGTTTTAATAGATAATATGTTTAACAATTCATTATTGTTCATTTAATATCATATTAATAATTTTATTTTTATCCTTTTCACTATATATAATATTTTCTTCAGGTATTTCTAATATTTTAGGTATATTAGTTAATTCAGAATTATACATATCATTATTTGTTAATATATAAACATTATAAATTTCTTCATTTTTAAATTTTTCAATATAACTTTTAATTGTCGTTTCAGTAGCATTAATTATTTCACTACCTTCAGGCATAAGATTAATATAATCTAATATAAGTTCATTAAACTTATCAGTTATATTATCTATACTTGCATTAAGTTCTTCAACAGATGAATAATATTTATTTTCTATAATATTATCATCATTTGCTTTATTAATAATATCTTCTAATGTAAAACCTTTTAATGCAATAATATAATTATTTGGCAATTCATCAGTTATGACAGTTATCTTATCAGTATTTTTTAAAGAATCATTTGTTGCTTTATTGAAAAACTTTTGTGTTGTATTTGTAAGATTAACAAAATTTTTATCAAAATTATTATGTTTATTATTACATAGTATTATTCTAAAATGACGTAATACCTTTTCAGGTCTATTTGCAAATTTTATATTATCTTCTTTTTTATTAATATCATTAATTACATCTTCTAAAGAATCAAAATTTGATATATAAAATTCAAATCCTTCCAATATGTATCTGTTATCTAAGTTTTCAAATATTTCTAAATAATTATCTTTTGTCCAATTTACTAAATACTCATTTGCTTTAATTGTTTCATTATAATTTTCTTGTAACAATTCAGGATTAAAATAAATGTTTGAATAATTTTTTATTCCATTTATTCCGTTATCTTGTAAATATTTCCAACTAAATAATATAAATGTACATTTAGATAAAGTAATTATGATTTCTCTTGCAATTTCTTTATCTTCTAATCTTTTAACATTTATTTGTCTATTATGTTCTAAGATATCCTTGATATCCATTTATTAGTTAAAATACATATTTATTTAAAAATAAAACTTATTATTCATTTTTTAATTTTCTTTTATTAAAATTATCTATAATGATTTTACCTAATGATTTTAATGTAGATATAAACATTAATTCATTTGAAGATTTAAATAATGTGTGATGATATACAACATAATGTCCTTTTCCATAAATATCATCATTAATAGTTGATGAACACCAACCCCAATGAGTTTCATCTTTTCTAAGTACTACAAGATTAAGCGATATCTTACGAGTTTTATCATTAATAATATTATTAACACATTCTTTAAGATCTGAATCGTTTGAACAATATAATGAATCAGTTAGATTAAATACTACAATTGGTAAATTTGTCTGTGACTTAACATCCTCAATAACAGTGTTATATGTTATTACTTCATTCTGACTCATCTGTGAACGACGATTACCTAATACAAATTTGTTATTATGTTTAGTATCAATATATCTATAAATACAATCACCATGTCCATATATGAATAACCGTATATTTGGATAATTCTTAAAACTTTCATAAAATAAAATAGCAAGTTTAGAAGCAAATACATTAACATTCATATCTTCCATTGAACCTGACTCATCCAAAAGAATTACTAATGCATATTTTGGATCATTATTTGAAATCTTAAATGATTTCTGTGTATAAACTGTTTGTTCATTACACATTGCATTTGCAAGCCTCGTGGGATCTAATGAACCATTTCTACGGTATTGTTCATTTTTGTATTCAATACTTTTATTATTAGGAATAATAATTTTCTGTGTTATTGGAATATATGACTTAATATCATTATAATATTTCATATATGTATTTTTGTCTTCAATATTATAATCATAAATTTTATTTGTATTTAAACTATTCTTTTCTTTATATTCATCACATTCTTTGATAATTTCTTCTGTAGTTTCTTTTTCTTCAATATCTGTATGTTGAACAATAATTTTATTCGCAATAGGAGATTCAGAAGTTGATGTAATATCGTTTTCATTAATACTATTCATAGTATCAACAATCCCATTATTATCTAATGTTGATTCTTCTCCAATTTCTATTTCAATATTGTCATCAACAATTTCAGGAGTAATCATATCGTCTTCATCAGAATCTAAATTATTTGAAGTTTCATTTTCATCTGATTTTGAATCTTTAATTTCACTTGAATCATTTGAATCATTTAATTCATTTTTATCAGATTCATTTTCTTCTGATTCATCTTCATTAGTTTCAATACTTTCATTTAATTCATTTTCATCAGATTCATTTTCTGATTCATTTGAATTATCTGAAGAATTATTACCTTTACCTGATTTACCAGATATTTCATTTTCATCAATATATTCTGCAAGTAGTTCATAAATTCTAATTGCTGCATTAATTGAAGATTTTGTACATTCTTTATATGTTAATGTAAAACATTTCTCTTCACCCATTATTTTCTTAATTTTAATGAATAAAGATTCATATTTTTTAAAATCTGCTTCTGAAATATTTGCTAAAAGCTTAGGATATCTAATTAAATAAAACAATATTTCAAGAATCTTATTAAGTTCTGAATTATCGTCATTATTTTTTAATTCCTTTTCAAAAATATTATATTTTAATTTAGCAAGAAAATTTCCGTAACCTGGATATAATAAACATAACTTATTTTCAATCATTTCATCTTCTATAACGTTATGAATGTGATGAATTAACTGACTTTTACCCGTTAAGTTATATTTAATATAATTAAAATCTGTATATAAACAGTGACAACATTCATGAATTGTCATACCAATTACACGGTCTAACTTTTCATATACATCATTTATATTTTTATAATTATCTCCTACACCTACATAAATTGATTTACCATCTGTACATGCAGTTTCAACATTCTTTGATAATTTAAATCTTACATTATTTAAACCTATTGCTCGAATAATATGACTCATTTCATTAATCATCAACTTAATGTCTGAACAAATCTGTTCAGCTTTATGTTCATCATAAAGATATTGAGAATACTGATTTTGTGGTGTTTTAGCAAATCCAATTTCTAAGTCCTCATTCTTTAAAATATATTCACCAGAACGACCGAACCAATCATTAGTATATACTTTATTTATCATATTATTTATTTGATTTATTAAAATATAGTTTAAAACATAAAATATTTCAATAATTTATATAATATTTAAATTTCATAGTTAAATAAAAAAGAGTAACATATGTTACTCTTTTGATGTTATTCTATTATATTCTTTTAATAAATTTTTATATAAATATTTATCTCCCCATAATTGTTCACTAATATAATAATTCAATTCTTTATATTTATTTTCCATTAAAGAATATTCTCTCTTTTTATATAAATCATAACAATCTGAATAGTATTGTTCAATAGTATTTACTAAACATTTAATTTTTTTAGTCCATCCGTTAAAAAAATCTAATGTTGCTTGAATAAAATCTTGACGTTGCTCTATAGGACAATAAAGATAAACATCATTTAAATCATTTTCAATATTATTACAAATTTTATAAACATTTTTAAATTCTTTATGTTTATTATGAATTATTTTTAAATATGATTTAGCTGTTAGTCTTTCTTTATATACTTGCTTATAAGTTTCAATAAAATCTTTAATTAAATTAATCATAATTGTTTATACATTTAAAATGTGAAAATATTTCTTCATTAGGTATCTTATATGATTTAGTATCACTATTTTCATTTTTATTAAAAACTAAATTTCCCTGCCCTTCATTTAAAGTAATTGTTATTCCTTTAGGAATAAATATTCCTTCTTCTTTATCTTCATAAGGACGTACACAAATAAAATCTCCAGATATACATCTTAAATTATTTTCAATATAATCATGTACAAAATTATAAAATAAATCTCTTTCAGTATTTTTTATATAATCATAACATATTACATCAAATCCATTTTTAAAAGTAGATACACCTAAAAAATATTCATCACAGTTTAATAAAGCTTTAATTGCTTTCCACCTTTTGATTATTTTTTTTAATATCATATTTTTCTAATTCTTCTTTTAATTTTATATATACTTCTTTACTAACTTCAATTTTATTACCCGTATTTAATATGGTAAAATAAATTTCTTTATATGTTGGTTTTTTACCTATTATTTCAATAATATATGAATCTAATTCTTTCATATATTTGGATAACTTATCTAAATCATTATTTACTTCATTAAAATTTGGTATATAATATTCACCATCTATATTAAATGGTATTGGTTTTTGAGTTAGTTCTTTAAGATAATCTTCATAATTACTTTCCCATATTTTAATATCTACTTCATTATCACTTTTAGATAATATGTAAATATGTTCTAAATTTATTATTAAATCTTCAGATAATTTAAAAAATATCATACTCCAATATTATTTCCACTTACCATATTGTCTCCCATACGATGTATTGTATTATCTTCTTTTATTGCAACTTGTGGGCTTAATACGTTTTTATTTATTAAACCACTATTTGATATTATATCAATAATTTTTGCTAATACATCATCTGATTTTGAATAAATTTCAGTTTTATTTTCTAAAGAATTATATTCATTTTCTAATTTATTATATTTATCTTGAAGATTATCTAAATCTGATTGTATAGCTAATTTTTCATTTTCTAACTTATCATATTGAATATTTAATTTATCATATCTTTCTTCAGTTTCTCCAAGTTGAGTATTTAATACAGTAATTTCTTCTTTTTGCTTTTGTATATCTGCTTCATAAGAATCCATTATTTTTTTACTCTGATCTTCAATTTCTTTAACTTCTTTTTTATGAGTATCTGATATATTTTTTATTTCTTTTTCTAATTCTTTATATTTCGTTATCCATTCATCACGAGCAGTCGTTATCTTTTTTAATTCTTCATCAGATTGTTTTTCTGTTACTTTTATTTGATTAATACTTTTTTCTAAATCTTCTTTAAGTTTATTATTCAATTCTTTTAATTCTTCAAATTTAGCCGAAACATTAAGTGCAGCTGTATTTGCTTCTTTTAATTGTTTTTTATATGTTTTATTTTCAGCAAATACTTCATTATATGTATCTTGAAGAACTTTATACGCTTTATCTTTAGAATCAATATCACTTTCTAATTTTTGTATCTTTAATTCATATTCGTCACATTGTTTATTTAAATCATCTGAATATGCTTCATTTGATTTACGTTCGTTTTCGTATCCTTCAATTTGCTTTTGTAGATTTTCTTTTTCAGCAACTAATTTATTCCATTTTTCTGTATCAATTACTTCTTCTTTAGGTGAATTTTTTAATTCTTCATTTTCCTTTGTCAATGCTTCTATCTGTGCTTTCTGCTCTCTAAAAAATTTAGCAGCATTATTCAAACGCTCAGTTAATTTCGCATTATCTTTTTTTAATTGTTCAATATTATCCATAATTAATATTTATATATTTAAGTTTTATTCTTTATTTTTTCCAAAATTTTAATATTATTTATAGCAGTTTCATTATTTGAAATTTCTAGTATATCTTTATTATATTGAATTGATTTATCTATTTCTTTTCTATGAAATGCAATAACACCAAGTTGTAATAATGAATTAATATGACAATCTTTATTATATCCAAACGATTGACTATTTTTTGGATTATCACAATTAATACAATTTAAATAATAAAGTCTTGCTGTATCTTCATCTTTCTTATTAAAATAATAATTTCCTACATGATAAAACAAATCTTTACGATAAGTTCCAATTTTAAATAATTTAAAAAAGTAATCTATTGCATGTTCATCATTAATTTCAAATAGTTTAATTGATGCATTTACTTTATCTAAAAAATTATTCTCAGTAGAATCTATACATTTATAAAATTGACTTGCAGCTAAATCATTTAATTTATTATAAAATAATTCACGCCCATAATAAAATCTATTCCTTGCAGTAAATTGATATTTAGTTATTTCCATATTTAGAAATATTCCTAAATTACGAGAACCATGATTAACTGATTGATTTTTATGATGTATAATTAATGAACCATTATTAAAAGTATCATAATCAACTTTATGATTAGTAGTATAACCTATATATTCATGTATAGGATCATTCCATTTTAATTTAGATGATACTTTTAATAATGAAGTTCTAAAATGTGTATATGAACTTGGTGGAGCATAAAGATATTTCATAAAATAAATATCTATATTAGAATCTTCCTTTTTTGTAAGTTCAATTAATGTTTCAATTAATTTATCATTAAGTTCATCATCACCATCACACCAAAATTGATAATCTGCTGTACAATTATAACAAGTTAAAGAATAATTTCGTGCTTTAGAAAAATCCATACACCATTTAAAATGATGTAAATAAACATTTGAATGATCTTTTATAATATTATTTATAATTTCTATTGTATTATCAGTTGATCCAGTGTCTGTAATATGAACCTCATTTGAAAACATTAAAAACTGATTTATTAGTTTTTTGATTGTAGCTTCTTCATTTTTTACAATTATACAACTATCTATTTTCATTTAACAAATATCTATTTTTTTATAAAATAGAATATTTGTAAATTTATTTTAATATATGATTAATAGTTTTTCATTATACGATCTAATTCACGTTTATTATCTCTATCTTTTATGTCATTTCGTTTATCATAATTATGTTTACCTTTACATACTCCTATCTGTAATTTAATCTTACCTTTTTCGATATATATTTTTAAAGGTATAATAGTAAATCCTTTTTCAGAAATTTGTTCTTTAATCTTTCGTATTTCTTTTTTATTCAAAAGTAATTTACGTTCACGTTTCTCTTCATGATTTGTAAATATATCTGAGTCATATTTAGAAACATGAGAATTCTTTAACCAAACCTCACTATTAGTTATGACACAATATGCATCTCCAATGTTTGCTTTGCCTGCTTTAATAGATTTGACTTCAGAACCTATTAATACTAATCCTGCATTATAAGTTTCTACAATATCATAATCATGTTTAGCTTTTCTATTTATAATTTCCATATTAAAATCCTCCTACAAAATCAGTAAAAAATTTTCCAAGTTTCTTTCGATATTTAATTTGTCTGATAGGAAGTAATTTCTCTCCTATTATATTACCGTCTTCAATAATCAATGATAGCATATCAACTTGAAAATCTCCATGTTTATCAATTAATTTTTGAAGACGAGTTATCATTTTTGATGCAAGCATATTAGAATCCCATTATTATTTTCTTAACAACATCATATTCAGGATTGTCACCATTCTTTGAAAACTTTTCAGTAAATGCAAAATTAATTGCTTCAATAAGAGTAAATCCATCAACAATAAGTTCTCCACATAAAAGTGTTTCACGAGTAGATATAGTCTTACTTATTATACCCGCAAGATATCTTTCTCTAAGTGTATTTGCAACACTAACTATTTTTTCTGCATAAGATACACTACAGTTTGTTCTAATATTAATTATCTGTGTTTCAATGCTTTTCGGTAAATAATCAACCTGAATTGTCATAAATCTATTTTCCAATGCACAATCCAAATCATTAGTACCCGCATATTCTGAGCCAATATTAGCAGTCGCAATAAAAGTACATTCAGGATGAACGGGTATTTCTCGAGGACCATTTGAATCTGCAATCTCTACAGGAAGAACTCTACGCATATCCAAACATGGAAAAAGTATATTATTTGTCATTGCTGGAGCACGAGATATTTCATCCAAAAGAATAACACCAGGCTCCTGAATATCTTTTACAAATTTTGAATAATCAAATTTTGAACTTCCATTCTCCAAACGATGTGATCCTAAAAGATCTGTAAGTGGATCAATCATAGCACCCATATCATATATGTGGCAAGGAATTCCTAAGGTCTTACAAATACGAATAATAATATCTGTCTTACCTGTGCCTGTGGGACCAGTTAGTAAAGTATTCTGATGCTTAAGAATATTTCTTACAAGAATTTTCCATTTACGATCTTCAATATAAAAACCTGTACTGATATCTGGACAAGGATAATTATTTGCAATATTTAATATAAAATTAGTACTTATTGAACTTCCTTCATTTGTATTTTCAGTGTATGTATAATTAGTATTAACATTAAAATCAGAAGGTTCAGTACTCATAGAAATATAGTCATTTTCGTTACATACATTAATTCTGAAAAAATTAAATGTTTTTGTATCTTTTGACCAAGAATACTCTTCACTCCAGAAAATATCTGTTGCATCACAATTATTAATAAAATCAATGGTATAACCATTATATCCTTTCTTATTGTTTTCTATAATTTCAGAAGAAACAAAAATCTTATCAAGAGATTTATTAATACCTGACACTGGAATCAAAACTCCTTTACTTTTGTTACATTTAAAATACAATTTAGGATTCATTATATATATACTTATTTGTTTGATTTATAAAAATATAGTAAATAAGATAAAAATATTCAATATTTTCTAAATATTATTTAATTTTTAATATATTCAATATAAATTTATTAGTATATATTATTATTTTATTTATTTTTAATATATATAAAACATTTATTTAAATATATGATATTTGGTAATTTAGAAAACGTTTTAGAAAATGAGCAATCTATAAACGAAGCTGTAGAGAATAATTTTAATAAGTCTTATGGTAATATTCAAAAGCCAACAAGATGGTCTAAAATATTAACTTCTTTATCTCATTATGGAATGAATTATTCTGAAGATGTATATAAGAACATGGTTGCACTACCAGCAGATAAAGCATTACAACCTAAAGATGACTTTATGTTGCAACAAGTTCTTATGGGTTCAACAATGAATAATTGGAAAGTTAAACCTGAAGAAGATAAATCATTCTCTGAAAAAACATTAGAACAGAAACGTGATGTACTTCGTAAAATGGCTATGCAACCTGAACTTGAAGACATATTAGATATCATGGCTAACGAATCTATTGTTTATGATGATGATGAATCTTATATCTGTACACCATTCTTGGATACTGGACTTATTCAAGATTTAAATGAAAAATCAGCAGAAGAAATTCGTAATGCTATGGATGTTGCATTCTATAAGATTTATCTTTTACTTGAATGGAAGAAATTTGCATGGGATGAATATAAACGTTTCTTAATTGATGGAGTATTAGCTTATGAAATTGTTTATGATAATTTAGAAAATCCTAAAGCTATTATAGGTATAATGGATATTGATCCTGCCACATTAACTAAGAAGATTAAAGATGGTACAACATATTGGATTCAATTTGAAGGAAGAATTGGATTTGAACGTACATTATTGGATTCTCAAATTATTTATATTAAATATGAAGATTCGGGTGTAAGTACTAGACAATCATATCTTGAACGTCTTATAAGACCATTTAATTTATATCGTATTGTTGAACAAGCTCAAGTTATTTGGACAGTTACACAATCATCATTTAAAACTTTATTTACAATTCCTGTCGGTACAATGAATCGTACAAAAGGTATGCAGACATTAGCACAGACAATGAATCGTTATAAAGAAGACATATCATTTAATACAGAAACAGGTGAACTTAGGATTAATGGTAAAATGAATATGCCATTTAATAAAGAATACTGGTTACCTGAAAATGAAAATGGTCGTCCTGAAATAGAAACACTTGTAGATAATGGACCTATGCTTAATGATTCAGATCAAATTAGATATTTTGAATCTAAACTTTGGAAGATGTCTAAAATACCTGCAAATAGATTTGACAAAGAAGCACAATCAACATGGTTTGGTAATGATCCAACACAAGCATTACGTGATGAAATTGATTTCTCAAGATTTGTTACTAGACTTCGTAATACATTTGCTGAAATAATGTTAAAACCATTACGTATTCAGTTGACACTTTCAGTACCAGATATTAAGAATGATAAACGTATATTAGATTCTATATCCCTTCGTTGGAATAGTTATAACTTGTTTGAAGAACAAATGAATATTGAAGTTATGACTCGTCGTGTAGAATTCATTGGTACTATGAAAGACAGTTTAGCAACAACTGATGCAGAAGGTAATGAAGAATCATTCTTCTCACTTAAGTTCTTAATTATGAAGTATCTTAAGATGTCTGATGCTGATCTTGAACTTAATGAAAAATATAAGTTAGAAGAAAAACTTAAAGCAGGTGGAAATGAAGAAGAATCTGAATCTGAAGAAGATACTGGAGAAGAAGAAACTGGTGAAGAAGAAACTGGTGAAGAAGAAGGAGCTGAAAATGACGCATCAGATATAGATTCTGAAATGTTAGGAGATGTTCAACCAGAATCTCCAGAAACAACTCAAGCATAATTATATATATTTATAAAGCATGAAAATAATTTATAATTCAATTATTCCTTTTGAAGGATTTTCTTGTATGAACTTATTTGGAGTATTATTTGCTCGTAATAAGTATAAAGGTAAATTAAAAAAATCAACTGTAAATCATGAATCTATTCATTCTGAACAGTATAAAGATTTAGGATATATATTATTCTTACCATTATATTTATTAGAATGGATAATTAAAATTCCATTTGGTTGGTTTTATAAAAAGAAACAATATGGAAGAACTATTTCAAAAGTTGCTTATCGTTCAATATCACTTGAACAAGAAGCATATTATAATACATATGATTATGAATATTTAAATAAACGCAAAAGATATACTTGGGTTAAATATATATTTACAATGTTTGATCCTGAAAAGGTAATACCTAGTACAGGTCCTGAAGAATATGTAAAACCTGAAGATATATAATATATAAATTAGATATATATGGGTGAGTTAATAGATTATTATGTTATATTAGGGGTTGTTCTTTATGACAACGACCCATTACATATAGGTAGAATTAAATGTGTAATTCCTGGAGTTATACATTCAGATACTACTGAAGAAGAAGCTATGCCTTGGGTTCGTTGTTTTAAAATGGGTGCTTTTCAAACTTTTAGTCGTCCTATTAAAGGTCAAAAGGTATGGATTCTTATTTCAAAAACAAATTATAATGAATATTGGTGGTTTCCATACTTTGAAACATTAGATATAACACAAGCATTCTTAGATGAACATTATGATGATAATCCAGATGTTTTTCATTCTCGTCATTCATCTAATGGAGATGTTATGTCAACATATGATGATCAACAAGGTTATTTTACAAAAATTGGTGAAGATCATATAAATTTAAAACCTAATAAAGAATTTGAATTAGATACTAATAATTGTAGAATTTGTATAGTTGGAGACACTGTTTATATTGGAGATAAAGATAAAGATTCAAAAGAACCTACAATTATGGGTAATCAGTTTAATGAATGGAGAGCTAAAATGCAAAGTCTTTTTCAAAAATTAGAAGAAGCTACATTAAAACAAGCAGATAAAACAGGACATTTAACTGAACCAGTTAGAAAAATTAAAGAAGCATTTAAAAAATCAGATGAAGATTTAACAACTAAAAAAACAATGGTAAATTAATTAAATGGAAATTAATAGTGCACTTGCAGGATTAGTAAATAGAAATGATGTTAATAAGGGTACTTCATTTTTAAGTGGGGCAGCAACATCAGCAATATCAACCGCTGGTAAAAATGCTGTTGCTGATGTTAAAAATGTTACAAAAAATGCAGTATATGAAGTTGAAACACAATTTATAACTACCAATGAATTACAAAGTATAGCTGCATCAATGTTAAGTGTAGCTATTGGAGAAATTAGTAATGAAACTGGTCAGTTAATTGGAGAATATAGTGGTAAAAGCGCTTCATTAGTTGGGTCTATTCCAGGAAAAATTGCTCAAGCTGCTACAGATAAGTTTAATGAACCAGGTATTAAATTAAGTGTTTCTGATGTATTGGATGAATTAACAAAAAATGTTGAAGATATAACTAAAGAACAAAACGAAAAGAATGAAGAAGAATTTAAGAATAATAAAATCAATGAAGCAAAAGAAAATATAGCTAAAGGTATTACAACAGCAAAGAAATTTGTTGAAGATTCAATAACGGAATTAAACAAAGTTGTAGAGTATGCATTAGAAGGTTCTGAATGGGTAGCTACAGAAATGACAAAAAGAATAGAAACAACCAAACAAAATGTTAAGAAAAGTTTAGATGAACAATATTCAAAAATTGAAAAAAGTGTTAATGATTTCTGTAAAGGAGAAGGTGATAAAATAGGAATGAAAATGGCTGAATTATACAATAATAATATTAATAAAGCTGCTCATAAAATAAAAGATGCTAAAGATACTGCTGTATCTAAGACAGTCATTAAAGCAAAATCAGCTACACAGAAAGCTAACTTAAAATTAATGAGTATGACAGGTATTAATTTACCAATGTAATTATAAATTATGAGTAAAGAATTTGAATATGAATTCAATCCGATTAAAGATCAGGTTGGTGGTAAAGAAGCAGAAAAAGTTATATGGTCGACTGCGGTTATTAATAAAGCTTTAGAAGGAATACAACAAGGACAACCACTTAAAGCTAGTCCTTTTTTGAACAAAAATACTAAATTATTAAAACCTGAATTAGTTCGTAAATATACACAAGAAGAAATTGAAGATTATAAGAAATGTGCATTAGATCCAATTTATTTTGCATCTAAATGTTATCTTAAGACTCCAGAAGGATTAAAACCTTGTGTTCTTAGAGATTATCAGGTTGATTATATAAGACATTTACAGAAAAATCGTTTTTCAATATTCCTTTCTTGTAGACAAAGCGGAAAGTCAACTACAACAGCTATATATTGTCTTTGGGTAATATTATTTAATTCAGATAAAGCAGGTCTTATTCTTTCTAAATCTGGTCCTGCAGGTTTAGATTTGATTAAAAAAATTAAAGATATGTATTTGTATTTACCATATCACTTAAAGATTGGTACTATGAAATGGAATCAATCTGAAATTTCATTTGATAATAATTCTTCAATTTCAACTGAATCATTTTCACCAACTGCAGGTCTTGGTAAAACAATTAACTTCCTTATTCTTGATGAGTTTGCATGGTGTCCACCTAATGATGTAGAATTATTCTATAACAACATTATACCTACTGTAACTACAATTACTGACTCAAATGTTTGTATAATGTCAACACAAAATGGATTTAATTTGTTTTATAAACTTTGGAAAGGCGCTATTGAAAAGACAAATATATATGCTCCATTTAAAGTTGATTGGAATCAGGTACCTCAATTTAATCCTGAAACAAAAACATGGGAAAAAAGAACAAATCAATGGAAAGAAGAAATGATAGGAGTTTTAGGTTCTGTTGAAGCTTTCTATTATCAGTATGGTACTCAGTTCTCTGCTTCAGATAAATGTTTAGTATCTCGTGAACGTATTGCTTTATTAAGAGATGATTCAATATTATTTGAACCGCGTACAGAAGAAATCAATAATATATATAATCTATTTCTTAATCACCCAGAATGTTTAAAATGGGATCCAGATTTTGATTTAGAATTAATTAAGAATTCATTCTTTTTGATAACTGTTGATTTAGCAGAAGGTTTCGGTGGAGACTCAACAGTATTTGATATATTCTTAATAGATAGAAAAGATTATTTTAAACATGTTGGTTATTGGAAATCTAATGAAGTTGATTTAGAACATTCATCATTGGAATTCTGGTTATTAATGGGGCAACTATTTAATGGTGAAAACTGTATATGGTCATTAGAATGGAATACTTATGGAGCATTATTCTATAGATTATTATTAGATTATAATGAAACAGATTTTGACCCATCATCAACATATAGATTTAATATATGTCCTGAATTAGAAATGTCTAATTTTGTTACATATAGAAAAACAGCATTAGATGAACAAATAATTGGTAGAGGTTCTTCTTCTTCTCATTATATTCCTGGTATTAAATTCACATCAGGAAATAAAGGTACAGCGTGTTCTATGTTAAAAACATTATTTGAAAAAGGACAAATAACAACTCGAGATATAGTTACATTAGGAGAATTAGAAAACTTTGAAGATAAAAATGGTAATGGTACTTATAAAGCTACATACGGTCATGACGATATTATTATGACATTTGTTCAAGTACCTATGGTAATGCAGACAACAAAATATAAAAACTTATTAGAAGATATTGAAGAATCTAGAATATTAGGAGTAGTTAATTCAAAATGGAATAATCATAATGAACAACAAGATACAACAGATCCTTATGGATTATTAAGTTTTGGTGGAGAATCAATGTTTACTCCATATAATTAAATATTAAATATAATAAATATAAAAAATAAACTTGGAATTCTTAATTAATATTATAATTTGAATTCCAAGTTTTATTATCTAAATATTTTAAGATATATAGAATCATTAATAATGATATTCCAAATATGAATGTTTTCATATATATTACTTATATATATTTGTCAATGGAATCATTCCTGTAGGAGTCATATTAGTATTATTATATATTTTACTAATTATATTCTTTATTCTTTTCATAACTTTCATATTTTAATTAATTTATTTTCTATGTCTATATACATAATCATTATAGACATTATTTGCATGTTCAGATAACTTATTAGATATAAAATCTAAAATCTTTTTACAAACGTACATAATAACCTCCACCATACATTTGATTACATCCTTCAATATAGATGTTAACTAACTTCTTTAATACTTTCTTTATTGTCTTCATATTTTTAATTTTATATATTTTTATTGTTGTTTATTGTTTTTATTTTCTTTAATTTATTTCTTTGTATAATATGGATAATATGCTAAATACATAGCTTCACAATAAGTATCCCATATTCTTTTAAATACCTTTTTCATATTATATATTTATATATGTTATTATATTTTATTTAAAACTGTCTTTACTCCAAATAAGGATTATTGCAATTATAAATGCAACTCCACAAACTATAATTTCATTCATATATTTTCTTAAATATTTTAGATATATGTCGTTATTATTTTTTATTATTAAAATTTATAATTAAAAATAGAAATATAATATTATAAAATTAAGTTATTTATATAGTTTCTTACGAAAATAGGATTTTTATTAATATAAATTAAAAAATTCACAAATATCTTAATTTATTAACATAAATTAATTCTTGTGATGTAATTGTATGATTATTAATATGTTATAAATCGTTATACATTAAATAACAGTATAGTTTTACTAAAAATATAAACATATTTATTTTTAAATATATTATATATAGAGGCATAAAATATATATAATATAAGATTAATGATAAACAAAATTTTAAATATTGCTACTTTTGGATTATATAAACATATGAAACATAAAAAGAAAGAAAACTTTTTCGTAAGAGCAACAAAGGAGAATAATAATGTCAATCCAATATATTTATATTTATTATGTGTTGGCGGTATAGGAGTTATGCTTTTATTTATACCTGTTATAGGAATGCTTGTTGATATTTGGTATAATCATACAATGACAATTAATTTATCAGATATGTCAATATATATTGGTGGTGTTGCAACATTATTTATATCTGGAGGAATTCCCGCAGCTCTTGCAGAATATTCTTATTCTAAATTTAATGTTAAACCTCTTGATGAAAATGGACAAATAATTAAAGATGAAAACCATAATGGTATACCCGATGACCAAGAAGATGATATAGATTCTGAAGAAGAATTAATTAGTGAATAAATATATAAGAATTTATCTAAAACAAATAAAATAAATATAAATAATATGAAATATATTAAACAATTTCAATCAAAATCTAATTTATATAATATATATGGAACAAACGAATATGCAAGTCCAAATATTTATATGAATATTGGGGATGGTGATATATATTATGATAAAGGAGATTATTTAATATGTGTAATTAATACAAATGGAAATAATGGAAATACAACATTATGGACAACATATAATAGTGCAGATGTAATAAATAAAGTTTTATTTGATGATGTTGAACAAAATTATTTATCACCATTAAAGGTACAAGATATAAATGATAATAATGATCATATTTTAAAAATTAAGTTTAATAATGATACATTAGGTGATAATGCTCCATTAATAATGAATATATATATTAAAAGTGCAAGTATACCTAATATATATAAAACATTAGGGAGTAATATATTTTTAAATTGTAGTGGATTAAAAAAAATAAACATACCAGATTCAATAACTACAATTGGTTCATCAGTATTTAATGCGTGTACAGAACTTACTACATTAAAATTAGGTAATTCTGTAACATCGATTGGGGATAACGCATTTAATAGATGCACTGGATTAACATCAGTAACATTAGGTAATTCATTATTATCAATTGGAACTTCTGCATTTGTATTATGTTCATCATTAACATCAATAAACATACCTAATTCTGTAACATCAATTGGACAATATGCATTTCAAGGATGTTCATCATTGACATCAGTAACATTAGGTAATTCAGTATCATCAATAGGTAATAGTGCATTTAATGGATGTACATCATTAACATCAATAAACATACCTAATTCTGTAACATCAATTGGTTATGCGGCATTTGATGGATGTACTGGATTAACATCAGTAACATTAGGTAATTCTGTGACATCAATTGAATCAGGCACATTTAATAATTGTACTTCATTAACATCAATAAATATACCAGATTCTGTAATATCAATAGATAATAATGCATTTAATGGATGTACTGGATTAACATCAGTAACATTAAGTAATTCATTATTATCAATTAGTTCTGCGGCATTTTATCATTGTGCATCATTAACATCAATAATTATACCTAATTCTGTAACAACAATATATAATAATACATTTAATGGATGTACTGGATTAACATCAGTAACATTAGGTAATTCAGTAGTATCAATTGGTTCGTTAGCATTTTATAATTGTACATCATTAATATCAATAAATATACCAAATTCAATATCTTTCATACAGGGTGATGCATTTACTGGATGTACATCATTAAATGAGGAAACTAAAGCAAAAATATTAGCTATTAATTCAAACTGTACATTTTAGTTAAATCAAGAAGAATAATATGTAAAATATTTTTTATGATAAAATATAGTAAAATTCATTCATAGATAGTGGTTATTCATCTTCAAAACCCATAAAATTAGTTTTTAATATAATTTTATTATATGCTAATTTTATGGGTTTTAAAAGTAATTTAAAGAGGATTATTATGCTTTAGATCTTTGTTCCACAATATGGACAGTATTTAAACTTAGTATTTACTTTATGTCCACAGTTATAACAATATAATTTTTTTAAATCATTTTTAGTTATTGGTTTCTGCGATATTGGTAATAATTTAATAATTTCAGTTTTAAATGACCAATAATCAAAATTTATATTAATGTTTTGAAATTTTTGAGAAGAATAATTTCCTTTTTCAATTCTTCCAGTTTCTATTGTGTCTGATGACTTCTTTAATTTTAAATTCCCATTACGTTCAATATCTAAATTATAACTTTTACATGTAGAAGAATATGATGCTGCGGATGTTGCAGCTGCAGTAGTTTGTACAGTATCTCCTAATCCTAATGTTGTTACAGAATCAGAACAATTAATACTACTATTTATATCTATACATTTTGTAGTTAAATTATTATCACAATAATTATAATTGTTATAGTATGTTGTAATAGGAGATGTATAAATATATGTCGGTTCTCGATAAACTGTTTCTTTATAGAACATTAATTTAACTTCTCCATTATTCTGTATAGCTGCTTTTACTTCAGAAGTATTTTCTACTTTATAAGTACTAAATAATAGTTTACGTGCTTCATTAAGATAACGTTCTAACCAAATACGTTCACCTGGTTTAAGTACTATTCTATTAGACATTTTACTTCCATTAATGTAAATGTCTGCTCCAATAGTATAAGTATAAGGATTAAAAATTTGGATTTGAAATTCTGAATTATCTTTAAGATAGACAATTCTTTGATTGTTAGAAACAAATTCTTTAAGTAAAGATTTGTTAACGGCTATTTTAGCCAATGTGTTTTCAGTTTGTAAATTCATAGCATTTATAATATATTTTTATAATATTTGTCTTAATGCAATTAAGTCTGTTACAACTTTCAAAAGGTCTTATTATAAACCTCTGCACTAAAACGACTAATGCTTTATTTAATTAAAAATAAATAAAAATATATTATAAACATAGTATTTATTAAATATTTTTATAAAAATTTATCTAAAATATCGGGGAATCTCTTGCCATAGTCGTGGACTTGTTTGTGCCTTGCCAAAAACCATTATTGGATAAAACCGCTCGGCTAAGATGTTACTACGTCTCTTTCGTTGGTTTTTTATATTTTTATTATATATAAAATTCAATTAAATTTAATTGGGCATATCTCTTGATTTTATCATAATTTTATTTATCAAAATGTGAATACCAATCTCCATTATTTTTTAATATAGTTTCATATTTCTTATATTCTGCATTATCTGCACTTAAACGATTGTTAATATTATCAATTTTTTCCATCCAAAATTTATAAACTTCAGTATGCACATAATAATAAATATTACCTTTATTTGGCTTTCTATTATCTGATATCATCTGAGGTTTCAAATCTTTAATCAATTTCTTATATAATTCTTTGCGTTGTTTAACTGCTTCATCCTGATTCCATTTTGCATTCCAAAGAAGTTGCCAACCATCATTGAATTCTTTAACACCAGCAAAATTGAAATTTATTGAATACTTCATATTTGTTTGAATTTTATAAATATAATATAGTAACTTAATTATTTTTTTTTAAATATAATATAAAAAATATTAAGAAAAAAATAAGGTACCGAAGTACCTTATTTAAATTTAATTATTTATATTAATTTTTAATTTTATCAGATTCAGGATATTTGTACCAATCAGTAAAAGTTATTTTATTTGCACCCCATGTATTAAATTGCGGATATGCATATTTAATACATATTTGTTCTAATGGCCATTTAAAATCATAAGGTATCATTATAGCGTGTGGATCTTGTCCAACTGTAGCTATTTTAATTGTTGCAGGTTCTGTGGTATCAATAATATAAGGTTGTGTTGATGCATCTAAGAAACTGAAATTTTTATTAACCTTTACAACATCAATTATATAATTAGTGTTTGTACCATTTATTTGTGTATTAATAAATACTCCTTTTGGCTTACCAAATAAATCATGTACTTCAATATATTTATTGATTACATTTCCATTAATATTATGAATATAAAGATCATCATGAGCACCACAAGCCATTAAGGTCCATTTTACTGTTGTTTCATTTATTCTATTACCTTTGATAACAACATCATTCATATCATAATCACCAAGATTATGATCTTCAAATAAAAATACATAATCATTATATTCTGGATCATCTGGGTTAATAATAATTGGTTCAATACCACCTTCAACTTCAAGAATTAAATCATTAAAATCTTTATCAGTACCAGATTCAACACATAAGAACATTTTTTTATTAACTGACATCCAAGCCATACGTGGTTCTGTATCTCCTAATTTAGATGATTTAAAATTACCATAATTGTTAATATTATAATTTAAACGACCATCTCCATATACTTCTCCTTGTTTTTTACCATTATCAGCAGTTGAATTAGACTTATAAACAAAACCAATTTTATAACCAGGATCAAATTTATAAGAACCAACTGTTCCTATTTCAGGTTTACCATCACCAAAGAATGCTAATACATAAGAAGGCTTCTTTTCAACTTTATCATTTTCATTATTTGTATATACTTTACTTAAATCAATTGCTTTATATTTAGGTAAAGCTTCTATTTCTTCTACTGAAGGATTACCTTTAAAGTAATAATAATAAAGTTCAGCTTCAGAAATTTCATGATATCCACCATCATTTTTATAAACTGGTGATATTACAATTGGTTCATTTCCTGTTGTAATAGGATATACTGATTCGTTATAATATCCAGATTTCTTAATTTGTGGAAGATTATCATATTTACGACCATTTGGGAAATAATTAAATATAACAGTTCTAAATGTTATTGCAAAATCATTATCATATGTTCCATTATTAGTAGTTTGATAATCAAAATTATAAAATACTTCTCCTGGTAACCAATTTCTTTCATTTGCATATGTTTTTATAGTTCCATTAATTACAGGAGTAATTGAAGGAATTGGATAACTTGGTTTCCAACCAATGATCTCACCACGAGTCTGATTAGATTTATCATAATATACTGTTGCATCTCCTAAAGTAAATGGTCTATAAAAATAATTACCGTCTTTATTAATAAATGCAACAAATAAATTACTATGATTAATTGGAACATCATATGTTAAATTAATTACATCACCATTTTTTACATTTGCTTCATTAAGTAATTTTATAGTATTTACTGAATCAGTAATATTTGATGTAAGAATTTGTACTTTACTAATATTATCATCATTTGAATTAACATAAATAGTTAATTGACTATTAGTTGTTGTACACCAGTCTTGATTTTTATCAAAAACTACATTAAATACATTTTCTGCGTGTTCTTTTGTATTAATATCTGTGTTTTCCCCTAAATCATGTTTCAAACATCCAGAAAAACATAACATTAATGAACAAATAATAATTAAAATAAATTTTTTCATAGTTACTTATTTATTAATTATATTTATATTAAAATAATAATATAGTTATAAAATAAAATTTATAAATATAAAAGGGGTTATTTAAGTAACCCCTCATTTTTTAATTTTCTTTTTATATTTTCCGGAAAATCATTTTCATAAATTGCAATTGATGTTATTCTATTATCTAAATCTGGTTCTCTAAAAACAGCCCATTTAAATTTAGAAGGATAATATGGGGCAAGTGTTTCATACCATTTATTTATGTCAACTGATAAATAAATAAGATAATCATTATTCCATTCCCAAGATGGATCTCCATTTTTTAATAACTACCAATTTTCAAGCAACCATTCAGCAACTGCATGACCACCTTGTACTGATCCATAAATTGAATCTAAATTTTTATCAATTAATATATAAAGTTTATTTTTCATATTTATCTTTAAGTCTTTTTAATTCTTTAAGTTCTTGTTCTTTACGATATGCTTCCTTAATTTCGTTTTCTTTTTTAAGTTTAGCATCTCGTTCAGCAATTTTTTTATCAACATATTTTTTTAATTCATCTTTAGAATAAGTAAGTAATTCTATATCAAAATGATTTCTGTAATGTTCATGTCCACCATAAGACCAATATTCATCACCTTCACATCTTACTTTTTTATCTTCCATTATAAATTCATCAGAAAATTTAAAAGAATCATCCCATCGACTAAGTTCTTTACAAATATTCTTACAAATATAATTAAACTTACTATTATCCCAAATAAATTGTTTAAGTTCTTCTTTTGTAAATTTCATAATTATAAATTTTTAAAATCGTCTAAATAAGTTATAGAATAATAAACAGTAGCAGAATATGACATTGAATAATCATTTTCATCATCATAATAACATACTAATGCAGGATATTTTTCAAAATCTTTTAATCGAAGAAAATGTCTCCATTGATCATTATCCCATTCGTTAATAAGATCTTGTGCTTGTTTTTCATTCTGAATTAATATCTTGTAAGTAAGTTCCATAACTTAAATATTTTGCATTAAATAATTGACATTGTTTTCTGAAATTTCAATACCATATTCATTGCATTTTGTGATAAAGAAATTCTTTGCATGTTCAGTAATAATTTGACCATGTGTTTTACCTTTATTACTACCATAAAGGATTTCCTTATCCCAATAGTCTCCCCAGTAATTGTTATTAAATGTATCACTTAAATAATACTCTTTAAATGAATGCACATCTCTATTGTTCCAATATTTAAGACCGTGTCTAATCCAACGATAATGAAAAATAAGTGTAGAAATTTTGCTTGCATTTCTATCAATTTCGTCTACAATTTCTTGTAAGCTTTTGTCCTTTGGACGAAATTCTAATTTACGTGACTTCTTTAAATTCTTTTGAATTTGAGTGAAATCTTTTAACTCGTTCTTAATTGCATTAACTAATGCATTTCTTAATTCTTTATTTTCCATAATTATAATATTTAATGTATTTATTTAATTTAACTAAAAGGTGTTCAATAAAATATAACCGTTCAAAATTTTTGAACACAAAGAAAACTTTGAACATAATAATAAATACATTTAATTTACGGAAAACCTAAATCAGCAATCTACCAAAACTGTTTCATAATTTAATTAATTTAATTTGTTATAAAATAAAAATAAAGAGGGCTTCAATAACGTTCAAAGCTTCAGCCTTCAAAGTCGGACTGCATGGATTTCATACCATGTTCTCCTCCAAAAAGGTGATCCATGTAGGACTCAAACCCACCTCAGCTGTGTTAGAAGCAGCGGCACAATCTCTATACCAATGGACCAAAATGACCGGACAACTATAATTCAAATTAGGAAGTAAATCCGGTACTGTTATTAATTTAATAATAGAATTTTTTAATAAAAAATTCAATATGTTGGTACAAAAAATTTATTTGTGGAATCAACTGGGAGTCGAACCCAATATCTCTCGGTTTAATCTCCGAGTGTTATTTCTTACTTAATCAAAAACTCGGTATCACGTTCATACCTAAAAACAATTATCTTAACTCTGCCTCATTTTGATCTAACCTTCTGCGATCTATGAAATACAAACGCGTTTTGCACCATGCCGCAAGTTGCCAAACATATTAACAAGTAGTAAACAATGTCCGTTTAACTCTGATCCCTGGTTTTGCACGGAAGGTAGGATTCGAACCCACGACGTATAATTCTTGTTTTGGAGACAAGTCCGGTCGACCACTGCGGCACTTCCGTATATTAGCGAGAAAATTTGCGAGCTACGGACTGAAAGACCTATACGAATTTCTGTTGCGTTGCACCTTATGAGCTCTCACGAAACTCAACTCCTTTCACTGGGCTGACAGTAATTATTAACTCCGAACTACATCTAATAAAATTGACCGGTGTACTTATTAGACTTACCCCAGTTCCTACTCAGAGGCCTGTTCTCGCTATATATTTTAAAAAACTTATTCTGGTGAAGTCAGGTGTTCTAAAACTTTACTAACCTTCGGTTCCTTCATTCTTCTCCGATAACCTCATCTGTATGTATACCTACAGACTGCAAAAACGGTAACCAGTGTCATGATCCGTTCACATAAGTTTTAGTTGGGCTAGGCAGATTCGAACTGCCACTACAAGGACCAAAATCTTGTGTACTGCCATTATACTATAGCCCAATATTAAAACAAACTTGTAACAATTTTACAAAGAATCTTTTCTAAAAATAAAAATCAAACAAACAATAAATAAATATGAAGTATCTCTGTAATACAACAAAGTTTGTTATATCTCTATATAAAAATATTTGACGCACAGTTGCCAATATATGGGTTAAGATTACTTACTGTTTGTGAATTTAATCACCCATTCAGAGGAACCTGATGATGTGCATCTCACTTTAGGATGTCTATCAAATCAGCATCTTTCCAGTACTTAACTTTTGTAAACTATACCCCTATATAGCGACATTATCTCATATACGGTACTTATACGTGTGGAGCCACTGGTAGTCGAAACCAGGTGACCAGCTTGCAAAGCTGGCATAATAGCCACTATATGATGACCCCATATTGGAAGTTTTAAGGATTACTTCCAACCTTATTTAAATTAAGGCCATTCACCTAATGGCATTTTAAATCCCTTATCTTTTGGGAATACTGGATTATCTGTTCTAACATCTCCAGTTACTGCATCTACATAAAGTTGAGCACGTTGATTTCCAAAAATATACTGTGGATTACAATTAACTGGTCCAAGTTCTTTACGTAATACAACATGTTTTGAATGTGGCTTTGGAGCATTAGCTTGCATAACTCTATCAAATGCTTCCTTAAATGTTAACTTAATAGCCTCATTCTCCATTGGCATATCTTCTACCCAGAATGAATGAACTTTTTCTACTGCTGATGTATCAGGTGTATGAGTATACATAACTACAAAAACATCTGCACCATTATCCTTTTCTACAACAGCTTGGAAAATGTTAGATACACCAGTTACTGTACCGTCACAATCTTCATCCAAGAAATCCTTAAGAACAATACATGTTTCAAACCAACGATAATCTTTAGCATAATTCATGTACATATCCTGACGATCTGTAGATACAAGATTTTCAACTACTAAATCAGCTTTTACTGGTGCAATGACTTCTGTTGAATCTTTAATAGGTTCTGTAGCTTGCTTACTACAAGAATTACATGAACTTAAAGAAAAACATAACATCAAACCAATAATAAATGTCAAAAATGATTTTCTCATCCTCTATTTATAAAATATATTTTATAAAGTGGATTATAACCGTACCACAATACCTACCTACGATTAGGAAACTCGTTTGATTAGTCGCTACTAATTATCAGGGACGAAATACGTTACGTTGAGTCGTTAACTACTTTTGATGAGCCGGATGTAGGATTCGAACCTACGTGTCTGTATTGCAAGATTCTGATTACAAGTCAGACGCCGTCGACCACTGGGCCAATCCGGCGAATTTCATTGTAACACTCGAAGAAAGTATTTGAAAACCTGATCTAAAATTCTTTATAAATGAAGTAACTCTCCTCTACAACAAATGAAATTAGTTGCGGGGGTTGGAATCGAACCAACACAAGCATTTTCTGTCTCAAGGTTATGAGCCTTGCATCTTACCATTAGACTACCCCACGATATATTAATAATAGTTATTTCTTTTAAGTAGGGTGTGATGGACTTGAACCACCGACCTTGAAGGTATAAGCTTCCTGCGCTAACCGACTGCGCCAACACCCCAAATTATGCGGGACTTACGGGAGTTGAACCCGCTCCGTGCTGCGTGACAGGCAGACATCTTAACCGTTTGACCTAAATCCCATTGTAATTAATTATAATACTTTTTTATAATAACTTCGTTAATTATTAAAAATATAGTTTTATATATTAATATTATTCAATTAAATTCAAAATAGTTTTAATAAACTTGTAGCGATGATGGGACTCGAACCCATAGCCTCCGGCTTGTCACGCCGGTATTCTTTGTTTTCAACATGTGGAAACTTGGTTCCTCACTTTCTCCCGGGCCTGCTTGACCTCTAACCACACATCTTGTTTAATTTGTTATACTTTATATTTGGGTGCTTACCCGTCGATAAGTATTGCCATTAATATAAAAATAACAGTCCTGCCGGAAAATTAAACAGAAAACTTCCTTATTAAACTCCATCGCCTAGTTTTTTGTTGGGACCGAAGATTTGAACTTCACCTGGTTGCACAAATACAACCCTGTGCTTAACATTACACCAAATCCCGATTCTTGCAAGAATGTAGCGTGCCCTGTAGGATTCGAACCTACGATTGGGATTTCTCCACGGCAGATTAACAGTCTGCTGCCTTAACCGCTCGGCCAAAGACACATTTAGTGGTCGGTCTTTTTTGTTCACAGCTGGAGACAAGACCCTAATAACCAGCTGCCTATAGGAATTTGCGGTGCAGGTTGGAGTCGAACCAACTTTCCTTAATTTTACATATTAATGCTTTGAAGTAACTCGCACTCTACACTATCAATTACTGAAGAAAAACGAATGAAGTTTTTTAATTCCCGTTTAGCTACTGCACCATTATAATTGTGGACCAGAGAGGATTTGAACCTCCAACTCCCCGTCAGGTGTTTTTCTCTTATTACTACTGGCCCGTGGCCGTCGCCACATTGTAGGTAGGGCTGGACTCGAACCAACACTCTTTTGTTTAACAGACAAATACATTAACCTTTGAAGTAACTCACGATTCTACACTACCTTTCGGAGAACAACGAACGAAGTTTTAAATCTTTTCTTATGTTACCTACCCAAATGTACAGCGGGTGGGACTCGAACCCACATACACCTATTACGTGGTTAATGTCAGTGTATAAGACTGCGACGATACCGCTGTAAATTAAATTTTATAAATCTTCTTCTAAACCGTGTTCAAGGTTGCGGTCCAGGATGCCTATTCACTACTTCAATTGACCACAGGTAGCTTTAATGTCCTTTTGACTATCTCGATTTAACGAGGGATATCTCTTACCAGCTAACGGTGTACGTATAGTCAACGTCAACGTACTCGAGGAACTCTCAATCTCATTTGTACTTTCTGCAGATTTTTCCAAATGCCTCACCTCTTTTTTCCATATCGATTTATAAAATTTAGTTGCGGAAGTGGGAATCGAACCCCACCACTAAGGTTATGAGCCTTGTATGCGACCAACACACTGCTTCCGCGATATAATTTGTACCCCCTCTGGGACTCGAACCCAGACCTCGCAGATTAAGAATCTGGTACGCTACCATTAACGCCAAGGAGGCAATTAATAAATTCTTTTATACTATTAATTACTTTATATTTATCATCATTATTCATTTTTTTATATTCAGACCAACGTATTCTAATTCCTTCCCAACCTTTTTGTTTTAAATATTCATTACGTTCTTTATCATGTTGAATCATATAATCTGAATAATGTTGTTCTCCATCAATTTCTACATATTTCATTAAATCTTCATTATAAAAATCTAATTCATATCTATCAATCTGTTTATGATATTTTAATGGAATATTTTCTTTAATGAATAATTCTTCAAAATATTTTTCTGGATAACTTTGTTTTGACGAATGATTTAACTTAAAAGGAATTTTATCTGGATTATTATTTAAATATTTTTTTCTTGATTTAGAAATTTTTTGTTTTGATTCTTCTGAATGATATTTTCCTAGCCAAGATATTTTTTTCTTTGTTTCATCAGACATAATTATTTCTTTTCCTTCTTCTTTAGCTTTTATATATTGATTTGAATGCTTACGAGAAGTATCTTTATTAAATTTAATAAAATTAGATTCTTTATGATTTGGATTTTCTTTACATAAAATTTCATGGTTATGTAATGAATTTAAATTTTTGCATTCTTTATTGCAATATTTACAATTAAACATATATTCAAAATATTTTTGTGACCTCACTGGGAATCGGACCCAGGTCACGTGATTAAAAGTCACGGGCTTTACCACTAAGCTATGGGGTCATCATTTGTGCCATCGTGGGAATCGAACCTATTCACATATTCAACTTCTATTCATATATATTGTCTCGAACTATATACTTTCGATTGGTTGAACCCGCCTGTACGGGGCGGCTACAGTTACCAATATACTGTGATAAACCGGCATACGATAAATTTTTACCATTCCTTTTAAGTTATGCCTAACTAAAGCAATCTAAAATTTATAAACAGAAGCTTAGTGCCAGTCAAAGGATTCGAACCTATTTACCGCAACCATACGTCTATTTGTTAAAGCGGAGTGGTTTTACAGACCACCGAACGTTAGACTGGCTTGGTATAGAATGCTTCTGAGTCATCTATACCACAATAAAATACTGCTTCCTTCATAACTCTTAAAATTTAATTTTTAATAAAACTCGGACTTACACCGTTTTAACCATTTCTAAACTAAGTAGTACTACTTCTCCAAGGATTCGAACCTTGGTTCTGATGCCAGTGGGTCGGGAGGGACTTGAACCCCCAATGTTTACCCGGAGGGACTAGATTTACAGTCTAGCACAACACCACCAATCGTTGCTGCCGGCCCAAAAAGTAGAAACTCACAGTGTTTCTACAAACTGCTAAACATTTTATGTAGCACTCTACACGGTATCAGTTTAGATTCACCCGTAGATAAACGCGATGTTTACCATTACCTACTATAAAGGGGTAGGTTTATTCCCTAAAGATTAATCGATTTTCTCAAACAGATTAATCATATCCATTTCCATTTCTTCTTCATTCTGATTTTCAATATGAAAATCATTTCTTCACAGAATTTCAACTGTATAATTATAATCACAAGACCTTTATACTACAGGATTAGAATGATTATATGTTAACCTCCGTCATTTGACATCTATAATTAATTCTTTATCTATGATAATTCATGTATCAGAGATTAATTCTTAACATGACATGCAAAAGTAGGGGCAGATGGATTCGAACCACCGATCTTCTGGATGTAAGCCAGATATCCTTACCTGCTGAACGATACCCCCAAATTTATTTGTGCTCCGGCTGGGATTCGAACCCAGGACCCGATGTTTAAGAGACACCTACTCTGACCAGCTGAGCTAACGGAGCATTTATTGTGCTTCGTCTGGGAGTCGAACCCAGCTTATCTGATTAAAAGTCAGAGGTAATCGTCTGTCTCCAGCACTTACCGATATACGAACGAAGCAATATGGTACCTCCGGTGGGAATCGAACCCACGATCACGCAGCTTAAAAGGCTGGAGCTTTACCACTCAGCTACAGAGGCATACAAAATAATTCAATTTAAATTTGATTGTTCAAGTTTAATTTTGATTTATAGTGCATGCTTCTTATTGGAAAAACTCAAATACCAATTGCTTTATGGAAACATACACATTTAACGTTTTCGTTTCAATGTTTTCATATGTTTTAATTTTATTTATTTATAAATGTTAATTTCTATTTGCGGTGACGAGGGGACTCGAACCCCCACCACACGGATTGACAGTCCGGCATTGTAACCTATTCAAACCACGCCACCAAATTTAATCACTTAGTTATTTGGCGGTCCATGAGGGAGTCGAACCCTCATCTTGTGATCGACAGTCACATATTCTAACCGTTATACCAATGGACCAAATATCTGTCACCTAAGTGATCCTTTATTATGTACCGGGAGCGGGACTCGAACCCGCACGAACCTTCCGGTCCAAGGGATTTTAAGTCCCTCGTGGCTACCTTTACACCATCCCGGCATATATATTAAAATAGATTATTTACTAATTTATTTCAATATTGTACCTCCACTGGGATTCGAACCCAGACCCAATTAAGGACAGATTTTAAGTCTGCTGCGTAGACCTTTCCGCCATGGAGGCATGCGATAAATTTTTTCCTGTTTCGGTTCCAGTTGCTAAACCTTTTGTAACGTTAAAATTTATAAACACCAACCGTGCGGGGACAGAGGGATTCGAACCCACAAACCGTCGGCTTAACAGGCCGCTGCTCTAACCATTATAGCTATATCCCCATAATTGCGCTCCGTGAAGGATTCGAACCTACGACCAATAGATTAACAGTCTACTGCTCTACCACTGAGCTAACGGAGCAATTTGTCCGCACCGGATTCTACTTCTACCGATGTGAGAGTGTTCAGAGCACCCTGAATTATCAAATTATTCGAACGGACTCATTCATAACCTACTTTGAGTTGCAGTTCGCGACCTGACTGATTTCTTTTATGAATGTTTTATATTTGCTACATAACGGGATTCGAACCCTACCCTCCGCGCTGCCTTTATAAGGAATTTCTCTTGGCACCCTAAAGCTTCGCGCAGTGTGCTCCCAACTACACCATTACATATGTTCAGCTGCAATCTGAACCTCTTGTTCATTAATGAAAGCCAATCAGAAAGTTTGCAGTCTTTCATCATGTATAATATTATTAACTCTCAATAATGAGCCGATTGTTACACAAATGGGATTCGAACCCATGATACGTTCTGCGATTTATAGAATAATCTAAATGTTGCGTCCACTCGTTTGATAACCAACACAGCATTGTGTAACTTAATTGTGGAAACGAAGAGAATCGAACTCTCCCATCAACCTTGCAAAGGTCAATCGCCTGCCTTGGAACATTCGCCCCCAAATTAAAAATCGCCGTGGGTTGTATTTCACTTCCCGACCTTCCCAAGACTTACTCTTTCAACAATTCCTTTGGTAATCTCATTTCATTTGTTAATAATTGAATAACCGGTAATAACGATTAATTAATCTCCCGAAGTTTGTCCATTCAATTCATCTTACTCTGAGGGCTACTCGTTCATTTACAATTTAATGCAGTTGATACCATACGCCAGGATGTTATTACTTAACTTCCGACTTGAGCCTTCTGTTGGATTCGAACCAACGTGTCCGAAAGGATCCGCATTACAAGTGCGGTGCAATCGACAACTATGCGAAGAAGGCATTTTATAATGATAAGGAAATTCTGTTAATGGTTACTGACCAACTTGTGAATAAATTCAACTGTGGTTACTGACCATATTATATTTACTGAACTATTTCGCTGGGTTGCTTGGCATCCCATTGAAAGGGGTTTTCCACCACTCCTCTTCCTAATCAGTTTTTATATTTTTTGTACCAACATGTCAAAGATCTCGAATTCAATTTTCTAAATAATATTAGAATTTAAATATTATATTAATAATATAGTTCTTTTTAAAACAATTTCAATATTCAGTGAAATATTTTTTAAGAATTTTTATTAGAAATATATTAGTTGGACTTACGGGACTCGAACCCATAACAGAAGGACCAAAATCTTCCGTGTTACCATTACACCAAAGTCCAGTTTAAAGAATCCATATTTATTCTCTTACAATGTACGTTTATAGTCCGTATCCTTGCTATACATGTGGTGGTTGACTTACCTAAGTTTTCAAATCCCATGGAATTATCAACTTCCTCAATGTAATACCTTCATATCTTTACAAATTGTTTTACTTATACCACCAAAGAATACCGACTGATTACGGTACGTCGGACTCGAACCGAAACTAACAATTTGTGGATTCCCAATTTATTTATTGAATTCAAAAAATTTCAAAGAGCAATTTTTAAATATTAATATTCATATAAATATGAAATAATTTATATTATATTTGTTTTTAAATATTATATTAATAATATAGATAAGTTTATATTTTATTAAAACAATTTAAGAATTTTTTTTATTTTTTTTTTCTTTACATATTGTTATATAAAAAACAAAGTGATTAGATTTTTAAATCCAACCACTTGCATATTATTATTTAATACTTATTTTCAAATTTTATCATCTGAATGCAAGTGGTCTTTACATAACGCATAATCATTATTCCAAGCATTTACTAATGTTTGGTCTAATATTTGTTTATATGTATTGACTATTATTTGCATCATTTGTTTTGTTTATTTATATTATGAAATTATAAAATTCCATATCTTTTATATAATTATAATAAAAAATAGTTAAAAAATACAAAATTATTAATTTTTTTTCTAAAAATATTTAAGAATTATGATTATAATCGCAGAAAAATGTATTTTTTATATGTTTCATATCATTTTCATTAAATATATATATATCATTTTTTAAATTTAATTTCCATATAGAATAAAATAATGATAATTGATCTCTATGAGAATTATGTAATATTTCATTCCACCAAAATTCCATTAGTTTAATACAATTTTCATTATTATGATATCTCCCAATAATATTTGTTTCACTTAGTCCATAATTTTGAGGAAATCCTTCTTTCCAATATTTTAATAATTGTTTAGATGTATTTTCTAATGTATCTTTACCATAGCAAGCACATGCAAAACTTTCCATATATGTACAATTTCTTTGTGGATGTGGTTTAAAATATATTGATAATTTTTTATTACAAATATAATTCTTAATTATATTTAAATCATTTTTTATTATAATATTTCCATCAACATATATTGAAAATTCATATTGTTTAAAATATGTATGTGGATGTAATTTAATATATCGTTGATATTTTGTTTGTATGATTTTATTTTCAAACTGTTTATCAAAATATATTATTTTCCAAATATTTGAATGTATATTTTTATTATTTGTAATACATACATAATCAAAATTTTCAGATAAATATTTAGGATCATTTAAATTATCATAATCACCAAATATTACTGTATAACATACATTCTTATTCATATATATATTAATATTTATTTATATAAAAATAAAGGAGGATTTTAATATTAATCCTCCTGAAGAATTACTTTGTTCAAGTAATGTCAATTGCGATGTACCCCCACTTGGACTCGAACCAAGACCCCGAAGGACCGCTTTTGAAACGGCTGCGTAGACCATTCCGCCATAGGGGCATATATGTAGGGCTGAAGGAATCGAACCTCCACGTGTCCTATCGGTAGGCACCGCACGTTTCCATGTGATAGTAATTAGCTATCTGCCCTAATATAACATATTGATACAATAAAACTTTAGTTTATCTTATACAACTCTTCATTATCGATTGCTCGTCTAATCCACCTCATCAATATTAATGCTTTATCATAATGAGACATAAATGTAGCAGTTTCACCAACATCATGCTTATCAGACAAATCAATATCAAGTGAATATATTGTACCATCTTCTACTGTTATATGATAAACAGCAATTCCTCCTGCCTTTACACAATCAAGGACAGCAGAACCTTTTACAATTGTCTTTAAATCATGAGTAATCATTTTTCAATTTTCTATATATTTGTTACCTTATAAAACAAATTTAAATATTCATTATATCTATAAAAATCACAATTAAGTATTTCTTTAATTCTTTTCATTCTATGAATATCATAATCTCTTAAAATATTGTTTTCTTTATCAATATAATGTTTAGGTTCATCATATTCAAATGCAATATTTAATTCTTTATCATAACCATCTAAATAATATCCTTTACAACATATTTCTCCTCCATTTTCAGCATGTTGTAAATTCCAACCTTTATCTTTATTTAATTGATTAATATATTCAATAGATTTTTTATTGTATAAAGGACCAGTTTCTAAAAGTTTATGATTTTTTGCTTGTATTAATCTTATTTTATCTTTAGTTTCTTCTGAGTGACGTTTTCCTTTCCAATAAGGAATTAATTCTCCATTTTTATATTTTTCTCTTAAAGTATTATGAGCATTTAAATATATTTCATTAATTTCATCATTGGACTTATTATTCCAATACATTGTTCCTTTATGACCATCATGTCGTTGTTTACCAATAGAATCACAATGTATTTGGCAATGACATAAATGCCCATTTAATGATTGTGAAGATGTAAATTCTTTTCCACATTCACATCTATATAAGTTTTCAGATATTTTATATTTTGAATTTGATTTTTTCATAGTGCCTCACCAGGGACTCGAACCCTGACGTTATATTTCAAACACTTGCTCCTTAGGCAAGCCCCTATACCAATTCGGGTAGTGAGGCAAATAATCCAAAATTCTAACTAACAATATAAAGTATTTGCAACTACAATATACTGTCATTAAGGTCCTAATCAATATTTAACCAAATTTGCCGCGCACCCGCGGTATTTGCTAATTAAATATCTTTCAGCTTGATGATTTCCTTTTTTAATTGGTAACGATAACTTCCAATCATCAAGTCATCGAATTTGGATTTTAATTGCATAGTTATTTGATATATAACAAACTGTTCCGGAAATTTGATATATACCTTGTAATTACGTTACAATCCGAGTCAAACTATTGCATAAACTACGTATCGTGTTCGTTGGGCTACCCAGATTCGAACTGGGGAGACTACCTTGTAAGGGTAGCATATTCAACCACTATATGATAGCCCAATAATGTTGGGGTACCGGGACTCGAACCCAGAACTTCTGCTTCAGAGACAGACGTGTTAACCAATTACACAGCATACCCCAATATAATAAATAATATTTACACAAACTCCAAGCCGCCGGCCTGTATATCTTGAGTTTCCTTTGTTGCAGCGAGAGTTCTTTGTTTAACTTCTGCACATACCTCCCTCCCTCAATATTATTTATATGTACCCTCACCCAGATTCGAACTGGGACCCCGAAGGACAGCTTCTAAGACTGCTGCGTAGACCATTCCGCCATAAGGGTATACCCACTATACTAATTGAAATCAGTGTCTCTTGGTAAAATCCAAGGCTCTGTTATAATTTAAGCTAATAGGACATCGAGCGGATAATGGGAATCGAACCCACATTGCTGGCTTGGGAAGCCAGTATAATAACCGTTATACTATATCCGCATACACGTGGCTCTTTCGAGTTTCGCATGGTTCATTACCCATTAGGAATTGATCGCAATCAACACTCTAACTAACGCTTCTACAGTTTCCTCAGACCACGCACTTAAGGAATGGAACAAACGATTTCCCCTATCCCTATAGGAACTAGGCTGTTTCGATTTATAGATATGTGCACCCATCTATAACTACCCGTTATTTAATAAAAAATAGTAATTATTGAGACACGGTTCAACAATTACTATTTAATTTATTCTTTTATTGTTTTTATATAAAAAATTATTTATAATTAAAGTTCAGATTTAATTTTTTCTATTTCTTTATTTATTTTATTAAGATAATCTTTAACATCATTAATAGCATTTTTTGCTGAATTTCTATTCCATTCACCCCACTTACTAGCTTCTTCATCAGAATATCCTTTATCTTTAGCACGTTTTACAGATCTTTCAGCAGATCTTGTCTCTTTAAGATATCTATAATATTCGTCATATGCACGAGATACATAATTCATTAAACTTCCGATTTCAAAATTCTTATCAATATTTTCAGGGTTATTAAAAATCTTTTTATAAAGTTCTACTACTTCATCATTAACCTTTTTAATATCATTAAACAAAGATTCAGGATCTTGCATAAGTTTCTTTGCTTTCATTTCTGCAACTAATGCATTATATCTTGCTTGTTGTTTTTTAAGAATATTTCTTAATGAATTTTTATCATAATTAATAATACCTTCTTGAGCTTTACTTCTATCAGAAATAATATCAGAATATTCTTTAACCATATCTGAAGTAATTACTAATGCATATACTTTAACTCCATCAATTGTTGCTAATCCTTTAAGAGCATCAATTACTTCATTAACTTTTAATGATCTTTGTTGATATGAATAATAAGGTTTTGTTAATTCTTTAACTCCATTACCCCATTTTTCATTTGTCTTAAAATAATACATGCCATCAGATTTTTCTGATTGTCCATATGCTTTAATGAAATTAAGAATCTGTCCATCTTTTGTCATTACAATAAAATTAGCATTTCCATCTTTCTTACCATAAGATGATTTAATAAGTTTTATTAATTCTTTATCATCTGGTGCATATTCTTTAAAATCTTCATCTTTAATTTCTGACCATTTTAAACCTTGTAATTTCTTTTTATTATTTCCATATCTATCTGAAGATTCTTTAGGACCAAATATAGATGCAAAATTATTTAATCTTACTATATGCTTAGAACCATCATGATATGGATATTCTTTATCCAAACGTTTAGCGTTATCTACTTCACGTTTATTATGATCTTTTTCTGCATCATATATTGCTTTAGCTAATTTTTGTACAATAGATGACTTAAATGATTCATTAATCATTTCTTCTGCAACCAATTGTGCATATTCATTAATAATTGTTTTATTATATGATGAATCATAAAGTGATTCAAATAAGCTTTTCATTATATAAGTAATAAATTTATTTATATAAAAATAAAAAATATTATAATATATTTTATAAAAAATAATAAATTTATAATTAGCGGAGAGCACTGGAATCGAACCAGATCCGGGGGTTAGCCGAACGCACTGCTTAGCAGGCAGCCGCTATCACCATCAAGCGTTACTCTCCATTATAATGTGGGGGTTAGTGTGAGAGTCGAACTCACCTAAAGAGGACCACAATCTCTTGTCCTACCGATAGACGAACTAACCCATATATATAATTCCCTAAACACATTATCAAAAACTCAAATTGTAAAATAAATCCCTCACCGATGTTTCTGTGATTTTCCGATTCTCCAATTAGATGTACTTCTTGTTACCTTCGGACTAATCTAGACAACATTACTTAAAATTTATCATTAGTTTTATATCGGGTGTATGACGCGATTCGAACGCGCATTGGAATTTCTTCCGATGATTCACAGTCACCTCCCTGTAACCAATTCGGGTACATACACCATATTAATAAAAAGAGATTAGTTAAATGAGTTTATGAGACTCATAGAATTTCTACTACCTTACCAAAAATATTTTTTCTTGATATAACCCCATTTGGATGGTTATGATTATTCCCAATCAAGAATCTATCTCCTGGTTTTAAGCTCCAAATTAAGTGAAGATAATAATGACCGTTTACTTTGCACAATACAATATCACGTTTCGCTAATACTGTATTTTCAGTTACTGGGACACATATAACAGGTTGTCTAGACTTTAATATTGGGGTCATTGAATTACCCACTCCTGTTATTTTTACAACTTCACCAGCTTGAAGGTGTTCTGCAGAAATTCTGTTTTCTAATCCACTGTAAGTGTATTCCATAACAAAATCTCTTATTTATTTGTAGAATTATGCAATTCTTCAAAATTGCATTATTTATAAATTTAAAAATGATAGGTCAACCTTATTCCCTATCTGTGGTGATAAGTTTTTTACAATAATCAAGGCTTATTGCTGCACAAGCTACGAGGACACCATTTCAACTATAACCTCAGTCAGAAGGACATGTTTTACAATACATGCAATTGAATCCCGATTAAACCACCCTACACGGATTTTTAGAGGCTGCAGGGAATCCTCTATTGGAGCAGGGTGGACATGCTGCGTACCTCACAGCTCCCTGCATATTGAGCAGTAGATGGGATTTGAACCCACGAAAGCCTCTGCCTTGGCAAGGCAGCGTGCACCTCCAACTACACCACTACTGCATTATTTTATATTGAGCGGCTGATGGGAGTCGAACCCACATCACTGGATTGGAAGTCGAGTATAATAAACCGTTATACGACAGCCGCAAATTCGGTTTTCCTTAGATCCGAAAACTTAGTTCCGCGTCACGTCATCTGAGCCCTCGCCTATGCATACTTCCTATATAATATATATTACGTAATTCAATTATATAGTCATAGGATATTTCTTTAAAGAAATATTCAAAGAAGTTTGTCGCGGAGGTAGGACTTGAACCTACATAATCTTTTTCCAAATAAAAGTGTGTATACCAACATTGAAGTAACTCTGAATCTACACTACCACTAAAGGAGAACAGTGACCAAAGTGTTTAACAATTAAAATTTCACCACTCCGCGAATTATGTAGCCCCCACGGGATTCGAACCCGTTATTCCGGCTTGAGAGACCGACGACTTAAACCAATCTGTCCCGAGGGCCATCAAAATATTCCTGTAACATTTTTGAAAAGTGTTGTTTATGGATTCGAACCATCACCTCGGGCTTTGTAGGCCCGCGCTCTAACCAATTAAGCTAAAAATCCAAAGTTTCTGGCGGATTAAGAAGTAACTCTTCAATTCAACAAGGAATTTGTGCCGATAGACTGAGTTGAACAGTCATCTAAGCCTTATGAGAGCCCCGTAATTACCGTTATACGATATCGACATGTTCGGGAACCACTGACTTTCACAGGACCTCTACCCTCCGCGGGTAGCGCAATGTGTTCGCTTCTTCAAATTCAATTTCGTAAGTTAGCTAATCTTACTAATTTCTCTTTCTGTCATTACTTATCATTATTATAAATATTATTGATCTCGAGAACTTTCGGCCTAATCGCGGTCTTACGCAAATATTTACAATAATAACTTTCATACGAATCATTTTGCTAATTCCCAAGTAGTCTCGATAAGACTTGAACTTACGACCCCTACATTATCAGTGTAGTGCTCTGACCAACTGAGCTACGAGACTATAAAAATTCATGTAACATTCGAGAAAAGTATTTTTGTTTAATTATGAAATAATTTGATTGAAGTATCTCTTCTCTACAACAATGAATTATTAATTGAAGGTTCCATTATGTAAACGGCGATGCGAGATCGCTGTGCCTATTCTGAAAGTCACCTACAACCAAAAGTACGTTGGGCCACCCAGACTCGAACTGGGAACTTCAGCTTCAAAGGCTGACGTGTTAACCAATTACACAGCATAGCCCAATAAATATTCCTGTAACACGCGAACAAAGTATTTTTAAAGATCCACATTCTTGAAGTAACTCTATTCTTCAACAAGGAATTGTAGGGAGGCCCAGGTTCGAACTGGGATTGCCGCCGTATCAGAGCGGGAGCCTAACCTATTAGCAGATCTCCCCAAATAAAAAGTTGAAATTCTTGCAAGATTATATATAAAATTCATTCTGCTTACCATTTGGACTCACATTACTTACTAATCATATATAAAATTTCAACTTAAAATAAAATAAAATTCTGTTCCATCTCGGGCAATGTATTAACCCTAAAGCCTCTGGGAAGTTGTTCTTTATGCGCACTCGATTATTACTTCCAGCAAGTGTTATGTGATTTATTTCCGGATAACCCATAACTCTAATGCCAACTTTACCTATCTATCTAGGATATGAACTTTTGTACGGGTAACGAGATTCGAACTCGTATTTCCACCTTGAAAGGGTGACTACCTAACCTATTAGTAATGATACCCGCATATAAATTATTGTAGCCCGTAGGAGAATCGAACTCCTCTTTTAAGAATGAAAATCTTACGTCCTAGCCGATAGACGAACGGGCCATATTGGTAGAATAATCGTAAAAAGTATAAATTGTTCCTATTACTATTTCGAAGTAACTCTTTACTACACTAACCAATTATAATTTACCAAGATTGGTTTAAATAAGTGGCGTAGACACGACTCCAACGTGCGACCACAGCATCCCAAATGCCGCATTCTAAGCTACTGAACTACTACGCCTTAATATAATTTAAAAAATTATCAATTTTTTCTTTCATTAATAATTTTCCTTTATCTGAATTAATTTCATTCCATTCAATACGATAAACTTCAATTCCTTTAGATTTAATATAAATATCTCTTTTTATATCAGATTCTTGACGATCTGTATATTTATGTTGTTTACCGTCTATTTCTAAATCAATTTTTCTTTTATTAATATTAATATAGAAATCTAAGAAATAATTATACAAATTATTATCTTGTTTTATTGGAAAATTTAATTCGTATTTAATATCATTATTATCTAATACTGTTTTCCAAAATTTTTCTGGATAACTTGTTATATTTCTTGATTGCCAACCTTTAAAAGTTCCATTAGCAATTTCTTTTAATCTTAATTTTTTACCTATATTAGAAACTAAATCATGATGACATTTTTCTGAACATGTATTACCACCACTAATTTTACCAAATTTATTTATACGACCATAAAATACTCTTCCACATAATTTACAAGTGTGTTCATATAATTTATTTATATTAATTTCTTTATCAATATAATCAAAATTATCATTATTTAATATAATATTATCATTTATTAAATCAGATATATATTTATAATTTGGTTTTTTATTTAAAACACCATTTGTATATTGATTATGAAATATTTCTGGATTTTCTATATATTTTTTATGAATTGATACTGATATTTTATGTTTTGTTTCTTCAGATCTATGACCTTTTTTCTTATTACCTAATGCTGAACTACATGATTGATTACAACATTTTGAAAATCTTTTCTCAAAAGGTAATATTTTTCCGCAATTCTCACAATATTTAGGATTTAATTCATAATCTCTTTTTTGTATTTCTAACCAATGCTTCGATAAATTTTTCTTAGATATATCGTCACGAGAATTAATTCCTATTTGTGAAAAATATTCTAAAATATTATTATCTATATAAACACCATTTTGATTTAATCTAATTCCTAATTTATTACAAATTTCTATTTTTGATTTTGAATAATCATATATGTTTTGAATTTCTTCAGTACTCATTAATTAATTTAATATATTAATATAATATAGTTTATATAATTAATAATAATCAATTTTTGTAAAAAAAATTAAATTCGAACTTACTTATTTAAGATTATAATTAAAATTGTCAGGGAGACAGGACTCGAACCTGCATAACTTAATCTCGCTTCCAAAGCGAGTCGGTCACCTATTACCGGCTACACCCTGATTTATATATCATTATGAAATGATAAATTTCATTAAAAATCTTTCCTAATCCTTTTCAATAAATATTCGGTGTTTCAGATCACCTGTATTTCTACTAACTGGCGCCTTTATTAAAAAGATAGCTCTAAGATAATGAAAACAAATTATAGGACACGTGAATTAAAATAATTGTTTTCAGAGCTTCATTATAACATCTCACCACCTTAATTGTGTTTCAATTAATATTATAATGTTTAATTATAGAATCCTATTACACGTCTGGGATTTGATTTAAATAGAAATTCTATATCGTGGGTCCGACTTGAGTTGAACAAGTGCCTTCGGATTTTCAGTCCGACGAGCGACAACCACCTACACCACAGACCCAAAATAAAATTATCGGAACAGCTATAAAAGTATAAATAAATATCGATTCTCTTGGATTCGAACCAAGGATTCAATTCTGGAAAAATTGCATTAAAACCACTTAATTAAAAATCGTGAAGTAACTCTTATATACACCAGATAATTTTGAGGCCAGAGTGGGAGTCGAACCCACTTACCACGATTTTGCAGATCGGGACCTAAACCGTTCAGACATCTAGCCAACATAATCATAGAATAATCGAATAAAACAATAGACCAATGTGTTTACCAGTTCCACCACCGCGGTACATAATGACCATGGACAGGACTCGAACCTGCAAGGAATTTAATCCGTCGGTTTCCTTGATGAATTTCTATTCTCCACTAATGATTTGCGGAGGCAGAGGGACTCGAACCCCCAAGCCGTGTTACCGACCAACGGTTTTCAAGACCGCCCGACTACCAATTATCACATACCTCCAAATTTATATAATTTTTTCCAAAATTCATCTCCATATTTATTAATAACATAATCTAAACAATATTTAATATCATTAAAATATAAATATTTAATATCTAAATTTTGTAATCTTTTTGCTTCAGATTGTTTAGTTTTAAATCCTTTAATTTCAATAATACCTTCACTTGTTATAAAATCAGGTATATATGTATGTTCTTTACCTTCAAAAATATATTTTCTTTTTTCTTTACATCTTTCAATATATAAATTATGTTCTATATGATAAACTAAAAATGCTAATTCCCAAGATGAATCGCAAAAAATACCTTTATACCATCCTTCATGTCCTCGTCCTGAACCTTTACGATATCCTCCAGCTAAAGGATTTTGTTTCATTGTTTCAGATATTTTTTGTTTTCTTATTAATTCATCTTCAGGTGTTAAAGCTTTACCGCTAGATTTACCTTTTAATGAATTAGATATTTTTTCTTTATATTCTTTATTTAATCCCAATAACCAACCTTCATTAATATATTTTTCTAATTCTTCTTTTTTTATAAATTTATGAATTCCATTTTTATTAATAAAAGTTCTGCCTTGTGTCCATGTATTTGTATGACCTTTAATAACAATATTAATTTTATTTTGGTTATTATTACATCTTATTTCATGTTGTTTTAAAGAATTTAAAGATTTACATTTTTTACCACAATATTGACAATATAAAATTTGTTCTTTATTAAAATTATTCATATATTAATATAGTTATTTATAATTAATAATAATAATTTTATAAATCAAGACTAATGCTTAACCACATCTATTTAGCGGCGGGAGTAGGAGTCGAACCCACTCACCCCAAAGGATGCCTCTGATTTCAAGTCAGGCCCGTTACCGTTCCGGCATCCCGCCAATATACCATTTTCAACAGCTTCATAATTATAATGGTTATCTAATACCGTCCTATCTGACCATTCATTAAGGTGGTCATCCCAAAACTAACTGTATAATATCTTTATTGTACCAATATGTCAAAGAACATATAATGAAAATTGAAATTATGTATTTTTCAATATGTTTTCATTGTAGTCGGTACGAGATTCGAACTCGTATGACAAGAATGAAAATCTTGAATCCTAACCCTTAGATGAACCGACCATCATTTCAAAAAATTTCAAATATTATTTATTTTTAAATATTATATTAATAATATAGATAAGTTTTTAATTTATTAAAATATTTTAAGAATTTTTTTATATTTTTTATAATTCTTTATAAAAAGAAAAAATCTCCAGAATTTTTATATTCCGGAGATTTACTTTATAAGTATATGTTGTACTGTTTAACTTATATCCTATTTATATTTTAGTATATCCGGAAACATTATATTCAATCATACCCAAACCACAAGGTTCACCAAAAATTGATGATCCAAGAATTGATTCAATATGTTGACTAAATTGCTTCATAAATATACTTTCTTTATATTTTATTCATTTTAAATAATTATAAATATAATTTAGTAAAAAATATAAAAAAATTAAATTTTTTTTAAGAAATTTTTAATTTTTTTTCTAAATTCATATATCTTAGGATTTAATTAAGCTAAATTTATATAAAATATAATATTTTTATAAAATGGTAATATAAAAAATACGTTAATAAATATTTTAAAATTATGTTTAAACCTTTATTAAGAACACTTCCTACATTATCTGGAAATTACACAATAGGTTGTAAAGTTAAAGAATACACAAAGTTAGATTCTAATAATTATGAAGTATATATTAGAGAAGCATCATTAGTTCCATTACAGAATAATCTTTTTAATAAAGATATAGAATTGAATTTAGTTAAAGATCAACATGAATATGTTATAACTAAATATTTCAGAAGTTATTCAAATGTTTTCTATAAAGATAATTATCAATATGATAAAAATAATTATAGAGAATATGATGAATATGAAATTAATAGAACAAATGATAGTAGAAATAAAGATTATGAATTTGGATGTAAAAGATTATATTATAGTCAGAATAATTATCAATTTAGTTTTTATGCACCATTTTATATAGATGACATTAAAGATTTACCAGAATATTTTGTCATTACAATAGAGTTGTCTAAAAATTTTAAGAAAACTATTAAGATAAATATTAATAAAGATGATATAAGAAATTATTTAAAATCATATTTAAAGAATTATATTAAAAAACTTAATAATAAAGTTATATTCTGTTCACCTGAATCTAAACAAGCTACATATTTTGGTATTGACGTACATAGCGGTGGATTTGTTAAATATATAGATAATGTAATAGGTGATTTATATAATAATCAAAATACTATTAATAACTTTGATTATACTATATGCAAAGGTTTTGAAAGAAATAATTTAGTAATGTCTCAAATTATTCCATTAAGTTTCATGTTTAATATTAATGATATGTTTAATGAAATTGAATATAAATTCTTTAATACACATGAAATAAAAATTTATGGATTTTATTATAATAAATTTGGAGTAAAAATTAATTTTTATGATTTTTCAATAAATTATTATAATTATTATCATAAGTATTTGAAATATGATGAATTATCTGGAAAGTATACATTAAATCATAAATATTTAGATAATGGAGAAAAATTGAATATAATGAATGTAAATTATCCATCATTAAATGAAGGAAGATTTACAAAATATAGATTTACTAATAAAATAACACCTGATTATTGTAGATTTAAACTTCTTTATTCAGATGATGATAACCCATATATAACAAATTTAAGTTATGGATATTCTTATATTCAGAATCCTAATTTTAAATATGGAGCATTTCCAACAATGTTCAAAGATATTACACCAGTATGTATAGTTAAAGAAAATTCATTAATATTGCCTACAGGTAATAATATTAAGAAATATTATTCAGTAAGTAATTTTGATAAATATAAAATGTTGATGAGTAATTTCTATTCATCATGGTTTAATGTATTATATTTAAATGAAAACATTTTTAATAAAGATAATTATTGGTGTGACATAATCAATAAACATGCATATTTTAATGGTGTGTTATATAAACTCACTAATGATGTTGATGATTCTATTAATAAATTTGGTGTATTTATTAATTTATCATTAAATGTTGTAGATAATTATACTGCAGCTAATGATATTACTTCAGTAAAATATATATTGTCAAAAAATAAGATAGATAATAAAACTACTATAAAAATGAAAAATATATCATATAATGATACATATTTAAAAGAAAATTTATTAGGTAAATATGATATAGTTTCTGAATTAATTTATGATACTAATTTACATTATGATGATAAATTCAGTGATTATTATTATGACTTTAGTATATATAGTAATAATGATAATAGTAAAACTAGAATATTTCATGTTAAAAATCTTTTTGATCATATTTTAAATGCATATAATTCTAGATTATGGGAAAATAGTATAGACCATGATTCATATACATTAGTATCTATAAATGATGCTAAATTAACATATAATACAAATATATATACTGAAAATACTAATATATCAAATTATCTTACATATAATAAAAAATTAGTAAAAAATACTAATGGATCATATATAATAGAAGATAATTATTATAACAAGAACAAATATTATAAGTTTGATGACATAATTAATATTCTTGATAATGTATATAAATTAATTTATAATTATGAAGATACTGATGGATATGTAGTGACTGATGAAATTAATATAATTGTAAATAAATTAAAAACTGAATTAGATAAGGTTAAAATAATTGGTTATGAATTGTTACCAATTTATAATAATGCTAATATATATAAAAAATATATTAATAACAATACTACATTTTATAAATTAATTTTTGATAATGAAGAATTTAAAAATATATATGATCAATTATATATCGAAGCGCAATTCTTAAAAGAAAGAACTAAATTAACTGATGCTTATGATATATTAAATGAAAATATAGATAAAAACAATAATTTTAAAATTTACATTAGAAATTATTTTATATCTGAACAAACATTATTTACAGTATTACAAAATAATGAATATATAGATAAAAACGATATTAATAGTGTTAATAATACTGATGCAACTGTTATAAGAAATATCTATAGTAGTACTTGGGGATATAATATTACTAATAGTATAGAATCATTCAATAAATATTATATGAATATATTTAATGAATCTAATAAGAATAAACTTATTGAAGATTTAAAAAATATATTATCGACAATAAATTCAGAAGATATTAATATTTCATTTGAAGATTTATCTTTAAATGAATTAAATAATACTATTGATAAATGTAATGAATATTTATTTGAATTAAAAGATACATTATATTATTCTGTTAAAGATAAAACATATAAATATAAAAAATATAATACCAATATAAATAAATATGAATGGGTTAATATAGATATAAACTCTGATAATTTTAATTATACATATGTTCATGATAATATGAATAATAAATTTATCAATATACAATATGAACATATTATAATGCATAATTTAATTAGTATTTATCTTTCATTATTTGATGATATAAATAAAAATGGTTCAGATATCAATACATTATTTGTTAATATATCATTTAATCTAGTAAATAATCATTTTATGTATTATGATTTAATGATGAATGCAATTAATATTATTGGACTTAGACCATTTGAATTTCAAAGATCTAATAGTAATTATGTAATGCCATTTTCACATTATATTTATAATTTGATACAAAATTTATTATCATATAGTTTTTATCCATATAATTTTGATAAAAATATAATTTCATATAATTACTTTAAAAAGAATACAGAATTATATGATGATTATATTTATGTAGATCCATATAATTTAAATGAATATATTTATAAGTATAATATTAGATACCCTGATAAAAATATTCCATATATAGATAAAGGATCAATTTATAAATTTAAAAATTTCTTTTACAGAATAATTAATGTAAATCATATGAAAGAATATGCTAAAGAATTACATAATTATTCAGATTATGGAATATTATATAGAAATAAATTAATTAATTATTCTGCAAATATTATAGATCATATATATATTAAAAATAGAATTTATGTAAAAAATACTACTACAAATAATATTGAAATCAAAGATAAGTATACATTATTAAGTAAATTCTTATTTAATAATTATAAAGACAAAAAATATGTTGATTATTTGTATAAATTAACTAATCCTTGGGTAACAGAAATAGATTCAGAAGAATATATTAATGACATTAAAGTTTATAAAAATGCAAATCAATTATTCTTTAATTATATGTGTTCTGAATCTCGTAACTTAAATGATAAATTCATAATTAATTTAGATGATGAAACAACAATAGAATTAGATTTAACATTAAATAAATATTTCATTCAGTTAAATGATAGTTTAACTGAATTATTGGAAGACGATGAAACATATCTTTATTTATATAAATGTAATAAATATTCTGATAATAATGATAACTGGGATATATATATTGAAGATAATATAATAGATGAACCTGATTATGAACATAAAGATGTTGATCCTATTGTTGATATTAGTCGATTCTTAACTCCATTATTTAATAATATTTACACAAATGAATCAGATTCTAACAATATCAAAAATCTTATAAAATATAATAAAATTCAAAATAATAGATATATAGATTCTAATGAAATTTATGCTAAAGAAATTGATGTTAAAACATATGTAAGATCATATATTGAAAAAAATAATTTACAAAATATTATTGATGAATCTTTAATTGAATTAAATATTGAAAATGGTACTATAGAAGATATTGAAAATAATAATGAATATTATAGAAATATATTCATAAAAGAAAAATTAGGTATAATATTATATGATATATACCAAAGTAATGAAGTATCATTAGATAATAAATTAGAATCTATATTTAGTAAAGATTTTATTAATAAATATAACGTTACATATGATAATGAATCTAATTTATATTTTGCATCAGATGATTATAATAAATATGCATTTTATGTTTTAGACTTTAAATTTGATAATACAAATAATTCATTTAACATCAATAATACTTATGATGTTTCAACATCATTCGATAAGATAAATGATATAAATATTTCTGATAATATAATTAATGAATACTTTAAAATTATTAATCCTTTCTTAAAGACAAATATATTTAGATTCTTTACTAATTTAAAATCAGATAATATTGTTAAACCAAATGAATTAAATGTTTATATAAATTATATATCTTCAAAGATAACTTCAGATGAAGAATATAAATATATTAGTTTGAAAAATTCTGATGAGGATATTCTTTATGATAACATTATAAAATATCAAAAGAATAAAAAGTTAAAGATGATAAGATACTTTAATTTCATAACACCATTAATAGAACAAAAATCTATATTAAATGATATTTGGGAAAATTTATTTATCACTAATGATAATAGTTCAAATAAATATAATATCTTAAGAAAAACTAATATTGATATAAATGAATATCATCCAATACATTTATGTACTAAATATGATTATATAAATAATAAAGAAATATCATATGAAGATATATATCAATTTGAATATAAACATTTTAATGATAATAAGTTCTATAATCTTAAAGAAGAAATAATTATAAACATTGATGAAGAAGTAACTTATGAAGATTTAGTTAATATATATGAGACAGAAGAAAAAACAATTGATGTGTTTACAAAATATATAAATAAATCACTTAAGAAAAAGTTAAATACAAATATTATATTATTTTTATATAACAAATATAATGTTAATTATATAACTGAAAGTATTAAACTTAATTCAGTTAAAAATTCTAAACTTTATAAAATATCATATAAATTCAACTTAAAGTAATGAAAAGAAATATTAACTTAATGCAATCTAATTCTGATATTGATTCTAATTTTATTAATCAATTAGGTAAAGAATATATATTGCAAGCATTAGCTAACTTAGGACAACGTATAGGAATTAAAGGTGATGGTTTAAAATATGGGTCTTTTAGTTTTATTGAATTACTTAATAACGAAGAAGAAACATATTCATCAGAAGACTATATTGGATATTTAGAATATGTAAATAATAATGCAGTTATTGGTATTAATAATATTAAAGCAAATACTGATAAGATATTAGATAACTTAAAAACAAAAAATATTAACAATACATTATTTAGTAATCGTGAATTTAGTTTTACTATTCCAGTTAATAGTATTGAAAAATATTGTAAGAATAGTATAATATCTAATAAAGATAATATATTAACTATTATAACTGTTGGTAAGAAAATTGGATATGAAGATAATGATAATAATAATGCAGTATTGCTTTATTATAAATATGATATATCTACAAATAAGTTAATATATTCTGTAAAAAGTGGACATGTATATTCTGATACTGGTAATGACTACTATTATTTAATTAAGCTTTCTCGTAAATTAGATGAATATGGAAACTACTTTAATAATAAATATGAATTAACATTAAAGCTTTTTAATACTAGTAATTTAGATGATAGATATAAAGAATCATTTATTAATACATATTGTTATGAAAATCATAATTTAGAAAATAGTTTAATATTAAATTTTATAAATCCTGATTTTATAGATATTGATAATTTAGAACAATATAATGATGATTTAAGTTATAATTATGATTCAAATTCTCCTATTAGTATTATATTGAATAATGTACTTAATTCTAATTATCATAATACTACTGTATTAGATGTTGATTTAGATACAAGTGCAAATCAGTTCTTATGGGTTTCTGAAAGTGATTATGAAAATATAATTAGTTTATATCAAAAGGAATATAAATTTACAAATATTGCAGAAGAACTTTATTACTTAAACAATGACATAACTGAGTTTTATGAAAACATATTTAGATATTATAATGAAAAATTCTATTTAGAAACACGTTTAACTTTCTTAAAAAGAATATTATGTATGTTATTTGAAAAAATATATAATGACATATATAAAGAAGATAATACAATAAACATTTCTGATTTTAGACTTTATATACCTTTACATTATAATATTAATTATGTATGTAATAGTAATAATGAATTAGATATATATTATTCTAATGATATTTATGTATTATTAACAGATCTTAATGAAGCATATAATAGAAGTGATATATTGGAAAACAATGATTATTTAATATTTGATTATGTTGGAGTAACAAAAGTTAGATCATATAAATTTGATATTGAATATAATAACAAATTAGAAGATGTTATAAATAATGTTAGTATAAAGAATATATATACAATGCCATTTGTTGATACTGATGAAAATTGGAATATTAATAATTATAATACAAAAATCAGAGCAATTGGTAAAGATGCAGGTAATCCTAACATTATAATTATACATTCTATTAATAATGAAGAATATAAAATATTAAGTTCTATATCTAAGAATATTGATTTAAATACAATTAAATTTAAATCAGTTAAATTTGATTTACATAAGAATTTATTTAGTAATTTATTAAGTAATGACGATACTAAATGTATTGCTTGGATGCCTATAATAACATCAGCAAATAATGAAATATTTGAAAATAGTATCATTATAAATATTTCTGATTTAACTTGTTTAGATAATCAAAATAATATTAACTATTATTTAGGTTCAAATGTCATAACTATTTGGAATTATTCAGTTAATGATAATGGGTATGATTTTGAAGTTATTAAGAATGATGAAGGATATGTTATACCTTTAGGTGTTACCCATAATTTAGAAAGTGTATTAGCAGGTACAACATTACTTAATTTAAATGAACAAGATTTATTAATTCTTAAAGCTCGTCTTATTAATGAAATAGGTCAAAATCAATTAAATAATACATCATATAACTGGGGAATTATAAAAAATAAGAATTCTTCAGAATATAATCCTGACACAACAAAATTAAATGAATATGATGAAAATTTTAATTATAAGAATAATTTAAATGCAATAATTGAATATACTGATAATCTAACTTTAAGTAGTAGTGAAGCTAAATATTCATATATAACTAAATATATATCAGATATAAATAATATACTTAGTGAAGGTGTTACAAATATATTATATCCTAAGTATAAAGTAACAACAGATACAAATTTATATAATGTTGAAAGTGTATTATTTAAAATTGAAAAACAATTAGAAACAGCTGAATATACAAAATTAGATATTAATGGTGACATTTATACAATTAATAATGAAATATATGATATTATTTCTAATAAATTAAAAAAGACATATGTAACAAATACAGTTGAAGTTTCTTCAAAATATTTAGAAAAGGTTACTGAAAATGGTAATCAAGTATATTATGATGAATATGTATTTAATTCAAATGTACCAAATATTGATTTTAAAGAAATATTCTTAAGAAATGTTAATACATTAAATAGATATAATATAATATCATTAGATAAAGATGGTAATACATATTATTCTTATTTAGGTTCAGATTATAATGATCCCGATAAGAGTGTATTGCATTTAAGTTCAATTAGTCAAAACATTAATGTAGGCACAGATACATTAATGAATCTTAATGATACAAATGAATTTAAGACTCAAGAAACATTATCTATTGATTTTAATAATATTGTATTAAATGGGCAAAAAACAATATCTTTAACTAAAAATCAAATTGTACATAAAGTAATTAATGATAAACATTATTATGCTGGTGAATATAATATTTTGGATACAGTAAGTAATGAAATATTTGATTATAGTTATTTTTACAATATAGATAATGGAGTAAATAATGAATTTAATTTTGCAAATACTAATATGATTGGGTATAGAAATGATACATTATATACTAATATTCATAATAATGTTAAAGGAGTTATTTATAAATTAGAATATAATAATATAAAATCATATTTTATATATTTAAATAAAGTTATTTATGATTTATTTAATATTAATATTGAAGAAAACATAACTAATGTTAAATTAGAATGTGGGGGTAACCAATTAATAGCATTAATTAATCAAGAAGTTTCTCCATATAAAGTACCAAAAATGTTCTTAAAGATTAATGATGATTTAATTATTGAAGATTCTAATAGAGTAGTTTGGTCTACAGATACTTTAGATATATTATTATATGTAGAAAATACATCTATAAAAATTATATGTAAGTTTGATAAATATAATTTAGAAAAAGATTATATTACAAGTGATGATCATTATAGAACAATATCTTGGAACTATATAACAGGTCTAGGCTGGGATATTAATACATCAACAGACGAAGAAACACCTATTACACAAAATACTGAAGGTTGGTATTATTATATTGGTGTTAATCAACCAAATATTAAAGCTAATTTGAAATTAGTTCCATTAACTACTGGAAGTTCACAAGGATGGAGAAAGGTTGAATTAGAAAATGGAGAATTACCTGCATCAATAAATTATGGAAATGAAATTTTAATTTCTGATACTATGGATGGTGAATCATTCTATGTTATGGTTCCTGTGGGATATAAATTAGTTGATGCTGGAGAAGTAGAAGATGGTACTGTTATTGCAAGAGATTTTAATACATCATTTGGTTCTGATGCTCCTTATGTTATATATCAATTATATAATACATCATTCTTCTTATCAATTAAACGTACTTATTAATAATGGAAAAAGAAAAGATATTTATAGTTTGTGATGATAAAGATAAATCATTAGACATATGTAAGAAAATTATATTGAAAAATAATGAAGTTTCAATAATACCAACATTTTCTACAGATACTGAATATTATGATGAAATTTCAGAAAACTACATATATTATTTAGATACAGTTAATGTTAATTTATCTTATAAGAATAATGCATTATTATATATATTAACTAATAATTATATATCACATGGAATAACATTAGATGATTTTTATAATAATGACATAGGATTTATGAATATTGAAGAATATAATAATATTCCTGATGTTATATTTAAGAAATATAATATTCTTACAATATGGATTGATATTAAACATCATAATTCTATTAATAAAAAATACAAAATAGAATTAAAATATTTTAATGAACGTATTAATGAATATAAATATATGTATTTTTTAAGTGATGATACTAATATAGAAGATATAATTAATTCATATATTGTTGCATCTGAAGAAAATAAAAAAGAAATATTAAAAAATAATTTATAATATAAATAATGAAATATTTAAAACTTTTTTCAACACAAACTCAGTATCAATCATATATAGAAAATAATTGGATATCTCCACATATCTATAAAATACAAGAAAATAAAAATGTTGATTATGAAGATAAATATGTGCCACTTGAATATATACGTAGTACTCAAACAGGTGGACAGTATATTGATTTAGGAATTGGTTTATTTGATGCTAGTCCAATCAGTTTTAAAATTGATATGAATTTTATGTTATATGGTCATGGTAAAACAGGTTTGCAACAATCAACATTATTATGTGCATCTAAAGAAGCTAGTCCATATCCAGGATTAAATATTAGAATTCCTGCAAGTACTTCTTCTTATTATAATGAATGCTGTTATAAACAACCACAAAATTATGAAGATGAATTTAGTAAAGATGGTAGATATTATTGTTCTATATATGATATTAATAATAATGCATTGACTTATGGACCACCAGATAGTGGTAAATATGTTGATTCTAGAAATATATTAGTACATTTAAATAGAGAATTTAATTTTACAGATGAACAATTACATAATGTAACGACAAGTCTATTTTGTTCAAAAAACAGTTCAGGAAGTCCATGGAGATTTATAAATGCTAGAATTGATTATTGTAAATTATATAAAAATGGAATATTAGTTAGAGATTTAATTCCTGTTTTAAATAAACGTAATATTCCTGGTTTATATGATAAAGTAAATAAAACATTCTATAAATCACAAAGTGATACTGAATTTGAAGCAGGACCAAAAAATAAATTATAAATATTTTTTAAATTGTATTTAAAATGTAATATTATTTTATCTATTTTAGTATATAATATAAATAAATTAGATTCTAATATATATGGGCGAAGATTATAATATGGGAATAACTGGAAAATGGATTAATAAATTAACAGGACAAGTTATTAATGTTAGAAATTCAGTTATAGATGGAGATAATATGATAATAATATCTGATGCAGGACAAATAATGATGAGTGAGTTTTCACAGAATTATGTTCAAGCATCTGATGAAATATACGATGAAAGTGGACATGTAGTTGATAATAAACCTGTTGAAATATCTGAAATTGTTAATACTGAACAATCTAATGTTGTTGGTAGTTCAATTAATAGTTCAATGAACTTACCAATATATCAAGAAGTTCAAAATTCGAATGCAGTTGAAAGTGAAAATGATAAAATAATTGAAAAAGTATTTAAGAAAATTAAAAATGAACCCAAAATATCAGTAAATATAGAATGGGATGATTTTCCAGAATCACAACTTAATACATTAATTGAATTTTTGGATATTCCTATGGATGATATATCTTCATATATTATCAAACATTATATTACTGATGAACAAATATCTAAAAGTTTATCACAATATTTATCTGATAAACTATCATAACAAATATATAATGCTTACATTAGTAATATGAATAATGTATCTAATGAACAATTATTAATAGATAAAATATTAAATATTCATGAAAATATAAAATCTATTCAAAATTATATTAAAGAAAATTATAATATTGATAGTGAATATGATTCTGAAGATAATATGATATATCTTTGGAGTAAAAATGTTAATGAAAGTTTAAACTTAGCAGCTGCAAAAGAACATATATTAAATGAGATTGGTTCAGAATTTGTTGAAGTTATTTACGGAATGAAACAATCTTAATATTCATCTTCTAATAATGTTTAAATTTTAAGATATATATTTATATATTTTTTAACTGTTATAAGCTTAGAAGATGAATAACCGCTATCTATGAATGAATTTTTAATAGTTTTATAAGTAAAATTTATTTACATTTATTTGTTAAAAAATAAAGGAGAACTGTTGTTCTCCTTTTGTTTATATAATATCAAGAATTCCTTTTAATTTATTAGCAGATGCTTGTATTTGACTTTCTGCAATAGAAGTATCTTTAGAACAGTTATATTCAGTATATTTTTCAAATATATCTTTTATTTCTTGCGGGTATGATTGTTCTTGAAGAACTACAAGCATTCTATTATATTTAAAATGATTAATAATATCTTCTAAAGATTTATTAATTCTATCTTTATAATTTTTACTATTATATATGTTTGTTATATAATTTTTTATAGCTTCATCATCATTATAATCTAAGTTAAAATCAATATCTTTTTTTGATACTTTAAAATGTCTATTTGTTGATGATTTACTGTTTCGTAATATGATTGGATAAATATTATCTCCAGCATCTCCACGGATAATTTTATCAATAATTATATCTTTAGGATGTATTTTTGTACATTCTTTAGACTTAGATATTATATTTTGTAATATTTCCTCATTAATATTAAATTCATTATTAAATAAGAAATTTAATTCATCTTCAGAATAGTCTTCTAAAAATAATCCATTATCTGAGTTCCACCATGCAGTAAAACATTTATTTGAATCTATTTTTACTAATTGTTTTAAATCATTATCTTTACTCCAAATAATACAATTAGTACCTTGAGAATTTAATAATGTTGACCAATGATAACACCAATCATCTCCTTCAATTGAGTTTTCTTGACATGCAGTAATTCCACATTCTCTTAATTTAGATATAAATTCATCATAAGATTTAAAAAGAAGTTCCCAGTTAAAATCATCATCACGAACACGATTTCCTTTATATTCTACAGATTGACCTTCTGATGTTTTTTCTTTATATAAATAATCAGGTATTTCTAATGAATTTCTCCATGAACCACCATCTGCAACAAAAATAACATTATCTATATCTTTAAAATTTCTAAGAACAACATTAATTGATTTAATTAACAATAGTTTTAATTCTTGATTTAATTCATAATCATCTATATAACGATTATTAAGAACTGCTAATCTACTCATTAAAAGCCAGTTTCCATCAACAATTAATGTTAATTTACTTTTAGGCATATTATAATTACATATATTTTTTATAAAAATAGTAAAAGTAATTTACAATTTAAATAAAATTTTATTAATCATTTAAATAACCAATATAATAACATAGGATTTGACATATGTCAAATCCTATTATAATACTACTTTAATTAATTTCAAATTTACTCGGCTACGGCAGTAGTATCAAGTGCAATTGTATCAGCAGCAACTGAGTCTAATGCTGCGCTATCTACAAGTACAGTATCAACCCCTGTGCTATCTGCTGTTGCAATAGTAGCTGGTGTTGTGTTACCACAAGCAACCATCATACTGAAAGCAATTGCAAAAATAAAGCCAAAAATTGTTTTCTTCATTGTTTAATTTATTTATATATTTAAATTTATCGTTTACCACCAAATCGAGAATTATTCATAGGACGATTCTGTTGAGAATTGTGTCTTGGTCTATTTTGAATACTTGGACGATCAGGGTTAACATTATGTGGTCTATTTCTATATATGTTTTCTCTATGATGAATAGATTTATCTCTATATATATGATAATGATTTTCTATTCTTCTATCGTATTTATGATTAGGTCTAAAATATGGTCTATAATTTAGGTGTCTAAATGGTTTACGATATGTTCTCAAATATAAGTAATCATTATATATAAAAGGATAATAATATAAATCATTATAGTAATAATATAATAATCTTCCATTATAATAATATGGAGTACCATATTTTATAATAATATTATATGATATATCTGAATTAACAATATCTGCTTCAGCTTCAATATATATATCATCTTGTGTAGTTGCATATGTATATACATCACAAGAACTAAATGTTAACATCATTACTAATGATATAATAAAAACTAATATCTTATGCTTCATTTGGGTCAAATTGTTTAATTGTTAAATCATTATTAACTAGTTCTTCACACTTATCAGCAAAATATTTTGCATTACTCAATGAAAGAAATAAATTATATGATTTTTTCATATCAGGATTTTTTATATTATTTGCTACAAATGTTTGAATAGCAACGTTATAGAATATTTCTTCTTTTGTCATAATTATTTTATTATATTTTTATGAAAATGGTTTCTTTATGAAATCTAAATAATATTGTTTATATTCATTATAATGTGCAATAGTACGATAATTTTTTGTATCTTTATTTTTTAATGAATCAAATTCCAAATTATAATGGTTCCATTTAACATCATCAGCTAAAGATATTATTGAATTATATATATATTGATATAAAGCATCGTCTTCATATTTAATACAATATTTATGTTTTAAATCACCTGTTTCGGTATTATATAAAACATATCCATACCAATTAGTATCGCGAGCTACATTGGAGAAATAAATAAAACATCTGTCAAATTTTCCAGGATTCCATTTATTATATGTTAAATCATATATAATGCAATTTGTTTTAATTCGATTAAATTTATCAATTTCTTCAACATTAATATGTTTATTTCTTTCATCAAGTGGAGTAATAATACCATAAGATCTAAATTTCATATATTCATTTATTCTACCTTGGGCAAATAAACTATTAACAATATATGCAGATTTCTGTTTAAAATTATTAAATATACAATAATTTATTGCTAAATCAAATTCGTAATTCATATTCTTTCATTAAGTAAATTTTCAAGTTTAAATATAATCCAATCAGTATTTTCAATATTTAGATTATCTGTTTTCATTAATTCAGATCTAATATAATTCACAACAGTTGTCTTAATAACCTTTTTAGGATATTTTTCTTGTATTTTATCATATATATTTAAAATAGAATCATCTATTCCAATTATTGATATATCTTGATTATAATCTTCATGATAAGCACTTTTATAAAGATATAAAAAATGATCTAATAAATATAATCTATAAAAAGATGCATTATCATCATTCATATTTTCAAATTTAATAAAATCTTGAACAATAATTTTATCTTCTTTATAATGTTCTTCATTATCTTCAATATAATATTGAAAAAATGAAAAATATGAATTAGTAAAATTATCTTTATTTAATACTGTATGATATAAATAATCTAAAAATGATTTATCTGAATGTAATGCTTCATTAATATCTTGTTTACCATCCCAGTAAAATAATAAAGGTGTTCCGTTTTTATTTATGAGTTTATCATTTGAAATAATATTAATTGCAACTAAAGAATCAACCATAAAATATTAAATATTTTTATAACCACATTTGATTTTCATATTCTCTATCGCGTCTATCTATTTCTGACATTGGAGAAACTCCTGGACCTAAAACCCCAATATTTTCAAATCCATTTTCTTCAGTAATAAGAGAATCTTTTTCAGGTACACATCCTTCATATCGTTCTCCATAAGTACCTGTCATCTTTTTTGTTGCAGGATCTAAATCTCCCCAATCTGCAGAATGTGTGTTTCCAATTGGTTCTATATAATATTTTTTACCCGTAACTTTTGATTTTACAATAAAACGTCCTGTGTTATCATTATCTTTTAAAAATCTTTTATCATCCATTTATTATATTAATAAATTTATATATATCTTAATATAGTAAATAATAATAAAATGTTAAAATTTAATACTTATTACAATGAAATATATTATTTTGGTATTGATTTATATAGTTTCCAACCAGTATATATTGTTGCTAATGAAGATATTCCTAATGCACATATACATAAATCTTTAAATATTCCATTAATGTTTTCAGGTGATATAATTACAATTATTAAAGATGTAATCATTATTATAAAAGCAAATATGAAATCCATAAATGCATTAAAATCAGAAAATATTTTACACATATATATATTAATCTTTATTTTTATAAATATTATTTAATGAATCGTTTATAGAACTAATAAAATTATTAATAATTAAATATAATAACCCTAAGAATCCAGTTATTATAAAAAATAACGGAAAACTTTTAAACATTTCACTAAATCCAAAAGCTATAATAATAGCAAAGAACATATATCCTAAAAATGTAATTATATTAAATCTATTCATAATTAAATAATTTAAAAATCAAAAATGGAATCATAATATTAAGATTACGATTCCATTTTATAGATTAATTATATCTTAGTTCAAATTACCTGCAGCTACAGTTGTAGGAACTATAACAATATCAAATGATATAGTCTTAACATTATTAAACTTATCTGTAAGTTTTACAGTTACAGTTTGTGTTAACTTTGTTAATGGTGTAGCAACTTTTGTGAATGTAATTTGAGAAGTAGCAGCATCATATGTTGCAGTTAAATAATCATTATTCTGACCAACCTTAACTGTACCTGCAGTATATAATGTCTTATCAAAAGGAACATTATCAAATACTGTCATTACATTATTTCTTTGTGTAAGAATAGATGAAAGATTTAAGTTAGAATATGTACTAGCAGCCTTAACGTTTGTTGGATCAGCAGTACCAGCAGTTATACCTAAATAATATTCTGTCAATTTATCATTACCACATTGATATGCATAAACAGTAGATGTAGCAGATGGTTGAGATCCTGAAACAGGAACGATATCTGTATAATATGTATAAGGCTTAACTGAATATGTATTCTTCAAAATAATATCATCAAATACAACGTTTCCACTAAATACATTTACATTCTTATTAACATTAGGAACCAATACATCATTTGCATTCTTACAAGAAGTTTGAGTATATACATAATCATATTCTCCATAAACAGTATTATTTTCTGTTTCTACATATGATAATGGGAATCTAAGATATGCATTTGTTACACCTATTGTTTGTGTAATATCAGCAATATCAGTTTCTTTACTATTATCTGTCCAGAATGTCCATGAATAATTACCGTTATGGTTGTTAACATAATTCATCATATCACATTGAACTGATGTTGTAGTTGGATAAGTCCATCCATAAGCAGTAGTTGGCATTGGATAGAAATACTTAACTCCACCAACTGGACCGTAACCAGTTTTCCAAGAGAAACTTGGAACTGTTGTTGGGAATGTTTTAGTTACTTTAACAGTTAACTTATTTGTTGTAGCATTGTGATGATCAGGATCTGTACTTGTTAATGTAAATGATACTGAACCATTATCATAGAAAGAACCAGCTTTATCAATACCTACAGCCAACTTACTAACATTACTCCAAGATGTAGCTAAAGTATTGTCCGCCTTAAGATATACCCAAGTCAATGTAGCATTATTTGCAATAGTTGATGGATATGAAGCAGGTGTTAATGTAACTGTACCAGATTGTGTAAATGTAGCACTAGAAGTAAATCCTAATTCATTTATATCAATATTAACAATACCAACATTATAAGCACCCGTTGAATTCTTAACTTCAGAGATAATATTATTAACTGTCATTGCAGTATTATTATAAGCAGTAAATGTAACTGTTTTATTAGCTTTAACATCATTAACATCTCCGATCTTTACATAGAATGCTCTACCATCTGGGTCTACAAGAGAACCGTCATAATTTACAGCAATTAAACGGAATCCAATAATATCACCAATAGCGTTTTCACTATCAACAGTAATATTAAGTTTATCAGTTGCTGGAGTCATAACATTAAGTCCAGTGTAAGAATAACTATCCCATGCACGAATTTCAGAAGGATAATCAACAGCAGCAAATCTATCCAAAACTACATAATAGTATTGTATATAATCCCAGTTATCAGCAACAATAGCAGATACAGGATTAATTGTAAATGTACGTGTATTCTTATCACATAATACATATGAACCATTGATTCTTGAATCTAATGTATTAAAATTCTTTATACCACCAACTGTCATTGTATCAAGTGTTGCACGAGATTTACCTTGATAAACATCTTTATCTAAATTATCCCAATTCATTTCTGCATTCCAAGAACCAGCTTTTGGAGATTCCTTAGTTTCTGCTTCGTCAATAATCTTACCTTCAATATTATTCCAACGATTCTTCAAAACTGCGATATTCTTATAATCAGCATCAGCATCACCCTTTACAGCAAAATCCAATTCACGTACTGGAGTATAATCACCATAACTAATTGTTATATCAAATGTTGAATAAACGAAACGATCATCTCCACAATTAATACCTAATGCAAATGTAGCATCTCCAGTTTGTGGTGATTTAACATTTTTACCATCAATCTTCTTACCTGATACAGCAGTAGCTAATTGATCATCAGTAACACCAGCCTTACGAGCAATAGTCAATACTTTAAGACCAGTTTCATATTTTTGACCACGAGTAATCAATTGATTATAACTTTCAATTGACTTAACTTCAACATAATCATCTAAGCTTTCACCTAAAGAATTAATAAGTACAACATCTTCAGTATCAAATGTAGCATTAACAGGGTTGACACGAACTAATATACGATTATCAAAAGAGATATCTTCGTTACCTTTAAATTCAATTATCTTATCTGTCTTTCCGTAAGAACGTACTACATTTCCGTTAGGAGAAGAATCTGCACCAAATAAGTTTTCTATCTTCTTACCTGAGAAGAACAATAAATTGGTCTTTTGCCCTGGTACAGCACCATTACCTGCATAAAGTTCAATACTTGTAACTGCTTTCCAAATTGCACTGATAGAATAGTCAACATTAGTTAACTCATTTCTTAATTGTTCAATATTTTCTGCAATTTTTTCATCAATTACATTACCAATTGAATCAATTTCAAATTTTAATTGTTCAGCAGTTGCTAAATCAGTCATTGCAAGAGCCATAGTATTAACTGTCTCTGTAAGAGTCTTTACATCAGCATCCTTAGCATACTGACTTAAATTAGCATCCTCAATAGCCTTAGCAATATCTTTCTTAGCATCAGTATATGCCTTTTCTGCAGCAGCAGCAGCATCTTGTGCAGCACTTAATGCATCATCAGCAGTTGATTGAGCACGGTTTACAGCAACAATAGCTTCACCAGTTTGTGTACCTACACCATGTGCATATTCAGAAAGTTCATTTAATGCACTAGTAAAATCATTTTTTGTCTCGCCAATTTTTGCAAGTGCAACAGCAAAAGCGCTATCTGAAGTTTTCTTATTAACATCTATCTTCTTAGAAAGAATATCTGACATAGATGTTACTTCTGACTTCAAAGCAGCTTGATCAATTTGTTTCTGTAAGCTATTGATATCGTCATCATAATCCTTACAAGAACCAAATAAACATATTGTCATTACAAATAGTAATGCAATAAGCATCTTACTAAATTTTTTCATCATAATTTTTTTAATTTAAATTTGGTTAATTATATTTAATTTTTTTGTAAATTCATTAAATAAGAAAATTTAATGAACAGGTTTAATAAAAATTGTTTTATTTAAATAGATATATTATCTTCATTTATTAAAAAATTATAAATATTTTTATGATAAAAGTAAAAAATTTCTTAAAAAACTTTAAATTTTCATAAAAAATTAATTTAAATTAATAAATTAACAAATAAAATTTAAAGTTTTTTAAGAATATAAATTAATCAATTATAATTTTTTCTCCAGTCATATATGAATTCAAATCATACCCAACTGACCAATTATTATCTTTATAACCCACATACATAATAGTATTTGTTGGTTTATAAATTACTTTAATAGCAATTTTATTATCTTGAATTTCTTTTATATCTTTATTAAGTTTATTTGCAGTAATTTTCAAAAGATAATTAAAAAGATTTTTTATGTTTTTATTACCACCAGGATGGAATGCTTCATCCCATTCTACAATTCTATGAATTACTGTTGTTGGGTAACAATAAAATTCTTTAACTTCAAAATATTCAAAATTATTAAAAATTGTCATAAATATTTAATTTAACTTCCAAAATTTAAATGTATAACTTGTTATACTTTCAGACATCATATGAAAATTATTATCCCCTTCTTTATCACGTCTAAGAAGTTCCATAAGAATTTCTGAAGTTGTAAAATCTTTAAGTTCTTTCATCATTTTATCTTATGTTTAATATTCCATTTTTTTACTTCATTGAGAACTTCATCTAAAGTATCTCCTTGCCATTTACATAAAACTGCATTATTAGCATTTATATATTCTACAATTGTCTGAATATGTTCCTTTCCATCATTAAATATTCTTGTCCAATCTTCAAACTTGAAAATTAATTGAAATGATTTATAGTCTGCATGAACCATATATGGATGTGAAACATAAAGATTTTTCATATCATCCTTAATAAGAATATATAAATCAATTCCTTTTTCTTTAACTTTATTTAATAGCATAATTAAATATTTGTTGTACGATCCGAATCAATCGAAATAATCTTACCAGTAGACCAATCAGTCTGTACTTTATGAGTAAATTTTTCCTCATGCATTGTATACAGAGATAGAATTGCATTTGACTCTTTAGGAGCATCTTCACCATCCTTAGTAAACCATGGCTCATCGACATTTACTTTAACCCATCGAAAATTGAAATTTCCACAAGGAGAACCATTCTTTTCATAGTCATCTTTAATAAGTTGTTCAATAACCATCTGCATTCTCTTCTTTGTAGAAAAAAGTCCAATAAAACTACCTGTTCTTCTGATTAATGCGTACATAATTTATATATTTAGTCTAAAACAGATTTAATATTCATATTAATACCATGTTCATTGGCAAATTTAATAACCAATTCATAATATGCATATTGTAAATTTTGCATTTGACTCCAAATTGCTTCAAATGGACATCCTTTTTTCTGTAATTCTTTATATATTTTATTAGGAAGTTTTTTAATTAATATTGATTCAATTTCATTATGTCTATATTTACGAGCAGCATTATTAATTTCTTCTGCCCTTTTATTATTCTTATTATATGTTAGCCAAGTAATTCCACATCCACACCCAACGAAATTATAAGGTTTTCCATTGATTTCTACAATTGAACCGTATCCCATCTCATTAAGACATACATTATAAAGTTCATCAATATGAGATTTAAGATAATTAAGTAACTCATCTGAAAGAGTTTTCGATACAGATTTCTTTTTGTAATTAGGATCACCAAGTTCTTTAATTAATTTAGTAGCTTCTTCTTTTGAAAGAATTTCATTACGATAATCCTTTTTTGTTATACAATAAAGAGCCCATCTCTGTCTTGGTGTAGCTGTATTATCCATATTCTTTATTTTTTAAATATTATATAAATAATATAGATTATTATTTAAAATATTCAATAATATTAATATGAAATTTATTTACAAGTAACAATTTTATATAATAGCCAAATTGGGAATACTAAAATTATAATAGGCCAAAAAATAACAAAGAATAATTTAATAAATGATTTATATTTTTTCTTTTTCCATTTGCTTTCACTCGATACTACAATAACAATACCTATAAGAATATAAATACAAATCAATATCCAAAATCCAATAATAGATCCAAAATTGTTAAATATAATTTCCATTTATTTCTTTATTAAATTTCTTAATTCATTATAATCATCAACATGCATATAAGCTCCACAGTCATAATCTTCTTCACGAGGATCATCATCATTAATGTCATCAAAATAATAACAATCTTTTGTTGGGTCAAAATCTAAACAATCAGGAAATTTATTCTGCCCACCATTAATACAGACCTGGCATCTTCCTAAAAGTTTCTTCGATAATTCTTCTTTCTTATATTCCATGTATTGTTTCAAATTCTTTAATTATATTTTCATTAAATTCTGTTATAATTAAAAACTTATATTTTTTATTTTTCCAATCATTTTCAGAAACATATTGTTTTTTATGTACTAATAAATCACGAGTTTCTAATTTTAAAAAATCTAAATCTTTATTTAATGGATGTGTATACCATATTTTAATATATTCTTTCGTTAAAATTTTTATATTAATAACTTTACATCGTCTAATTTCAATATAGCAATTTTTATGATATACTAATACATATATATAATCATTAAGTTTTATATCATTCCAAGTTTTCATATATTTTTACAAATATTACTTCTCATACTAACATTAACTTACTTTCAATATATTAATATAGCATTTATCACTATATCTAAATCCTGTTTTTGTTCCTGATTGATGTTCATAATTATTCATTTCAAGAGTTGAACGATAATGACATGAACGTCCGATTACATTTATATATATTGGAACATAATCAATATTACCATTTTTAAACAACCTTGGGTCGCCAATTTCAGTTACTGTTCCTAAAACCAAATATGGGGTTTTTGAATATGTTGAATCTGAAATAACAACATTATCTCCAACATTAATTTCATTACCCATAAAATCTTTAATTATTATTTCTTCCATATTACTTTTTTATAATGTTCTCTAATTCCTTTAATATCCTTTTTTGTCTTATTTATAATATATCTATGACGTTTAATTCGTATCATATCCTTTGGATTTAAATCATATAAATCACCAAATTTAAATCCAAATAATGTAAATATATTTGAACTTTTTTCAATGTTCTTAATTTTTTTCTTATGAACACGAATTACTTTATATTTCGCATTCAAAATTTTAATAATATCATCAGGATATTTATAATCAATAAACAATCTAAAAAAATACGACCAATTCATTATTCAAAGAAATAAATAACTTTATCAATAAATTTTTGTAACTTACGAGCAAACTTATAAAACCTCATATTAATATTCTACTTTAATTTCAATAAGTTCAATATTATATTTCTTCCTTGGAGTAAAACTATATTTAACAAACTCAATAAAAGCATTAATACTATTACTTTTGCTAATATCAGTTGGTAAATAATAATATGAGCTTAATTTCATTGATTTCCATATATCTCCAGTTAATCCAACATTAAGTTTTCCATTAATATCAACATTAACATTTTCAACATAGAAAATCTTATCATAATCACCAGGAAGATCTCCCTTTTCAATAACTCGTATAACCGCTTTAGAACTATTCATAACTTATTTTGATTTACTTCTAAATATACTACCTATCCATGAAAGTAAAATACAAACTCCCCACGCCTGCCAAAATGTAAGCACAGGAGCAGACGCCCAAAATAGAGGTGCAAGCCAATTCCAAAGTAGCATAAAAATAAAACCACTAAATGCACCAAAAATAACGCATAGGATAATAATAAATAGACATCCTATAACACTTGATGAAGTATCGTAATAACTCATAACTATTTAAATTTATTTATTAATTAATTCTTTTACTTGAAGTTCTGTATAAAGTCTCATTAATGCATCTTCATAAGATTCACTTGAATAACAGCAATGATAATATTTTGCATAATTAGTAGGTTTATATCCTACACAATATTTATATTCAGTTGAATAGTTATTAAAATGAAAATTCAAAAAACACCATACAGTTTTATCTTTTTTTCTATTATGTTTAAATTTTTTTCTTTTTTCAATATTAATGTTATATTTTAATTTGAAATATTCAATGTAGCATTCTTCTGGTTGTGAATAACTATATCCTACATTTTTCCATTTGCCAAATAATCCTTTTTTAGATTGTATCACCCAATGATTTGTTCCACCCATATTTAAAAATGCAAATGGTGTAAAGAACAACCAACTTGTGTCATGATATTTAATTCTATATTTCATTTATTTTTTCTTTGGTATATAACGAATAGGTCTTTTTTGAAGTGGTGAATCAACAGTCATTGATATAATATTTGACCAATCTTCTATCTGATAAGCATATATTGTCTCTTCAGCAAAATGTTGAGCATCCATATTATATTCTTTCTGAATACGTTTTAAATGATTAATAAAATCATCAGTAACTTCAAATTCAATTGTAATTTTTGCCATAATTAATCTTCAATATAACCCAACCACCAAGTTTTATTTTTGAAAAATTTTGTGTTTTCTTTCAACTGAAACAAATCATGATATGGAAAATGTTCGAAATACTCACCATAACACTTATCATCTTTAATTGTAATAACTTCAATTATATTATCACCACACCAAGCAACCTGGCTCCACAAACCCGTAACTTGATTAAAGCATAACAACTTCAAACCACCATTTTTAAGATTTTCAAAAACCTCCTTTGGTGAAGCGGTACGATCTTTAATGAATTTATATCTTTTCATATTAAACATTAATTACAATTATAATATAGTACTAATTCAAAATGTATTCAATATTTTTATATATTATTTAAAAAAGATCCGAATTAAAAATTCGGATCTCTATAATTTTCTGCTTTACCTAAATGAATTGAACATGTACCCCATAGTCCTTCACCAGCAGGCATCCAGCGTTTATTCTTGCGGTATGTATAAATCTTACCAGTTGATTCAAATCCAGTTTGATTATCATTTACTCGTGCATACTTATTCATATTGAAAACAGGAACAAAATCTGTTCCGTTTTGGTCTGAATATTTCTCTCCATTATAATCCTCATCAGTCATATGATCTATACGAATTTTATTCTTTCCAAGAACCTCAGTTACAACCATTGCATAACGGTCAGAACCAACAAACATTGTAGCACACATTCCAACAGAAGGATTTGTTGAACTCATTTTACAACTCATAACTTCATTTAACATATTGTAATGCATATTCCTAAAATTTAATTATTATATTAATAATATAGTAATTCACATATAAATTTTCAATAATATATAAATTTTATGATAAAATATTTATGTTTGTTTATATTGTAGTATAAGTATTTTTTAATATTTTTAATTGTAAAACTATTTTATTTTAATCTTACCTCACAAATATATAAGAAGTATATTAACTAAATGAGGTCATTAGTAATAGGAGATATGCATATTGGTATAAAGAATAATTCTTTAACCTGGTTAGAATCTCAATTAGAATTTTTTGATAAACAAATTTTTGAAACAATTAAAACAAAAGAAATTGAACGTGTAATATTCCTTGGTGATTTAAGTGATATAAGATATTCAATTAATCAACAAATAGGATTAGAATTACAAAAGAAAGTAAGGGAAATGGTTAATATGTTTCCTAATGTTATATTTTATATGATAGCAGGAAATCATGATTATTATTCACCACTTGAAGAGTTTGATGAGTATAATGTTTATAATTTATTATTTCCTGAAGAATTTTTACTTATACATAAAAATCTTATAATAGTAAATAAAGATCCATTATTAACTGAAGATGGATGTTTAATGTTACCATGGTATTGGTCAGAAAATACAGATCATATTGATGAACTATTATATAATTATGATTTTTCCAATGATGTACATGCTATATTTTGTCATGCTGATTTAACAACATGGCCAGGAGCTCGTATTGCATCTTTTAAAGGTTGTCCAATATATGCAGGACATATTCATTTTATTGTAGAAGATCAATTATGTAATTTACATAACTTAGGTGCTGCTGTACCTTTAACATTTAATGATGTTAATCAAGATAGATATTTATATATATTAAATAAGTATGAAGTAGTTGAGAAAATTAAAAATATAACTACACCACAATTTAAACGTGCATATAATGATGATATATTTAATTTAGATGATGCATATTTTGAAAATTCATATGTTCAGTTGTGTATATCTACACAAAATGTAAATAAAGCAAAATATGTTGAACAACTTAAAGAAATTAAAAATAAGTATATAAGTTCAAATATTAGATTACATGTTATTGATGATGAAACAAATATTGAAAATCTAACTGTAAATGGATTTAATACTAATATTGAAACATATATTGAACAAAACATTCCAGAACATTTAGATGAAAAATATAATTTAATAAAAACTAGATTACAAGAACAATAATGAATTAAAATATGAGTGAAAATATTAATGAAGTTATTAAAAATAGTTTTAAAGATGATTATGAAGATGATATAAATAAAATTAATCATGATTTGGAAAACAAAATATCTAAAATAATAAATGATAAAATTTATAAAGATATTAAAGAAGCTTCACAGAAGTTTTTTGATCCTTATTATGATGATAAGAAAGATTTAGAAATTGCTAATAAATATAAAGATTTATTTAAAATTATTACAGTTAATAAACCTATGAATTATGTAATATTTACATTCATAGAAAAACTTATTAAACAAATAATTAAAGCAGGTTATTTAACTCATAAATATAAAGATTTTGAAGGTAAGGAACATGTAGATCATATAGCTTTAGATAAATTAGAAAATATTAGTTTTATTTATGATCAATTTAAAGATAATGAAATTATTATGATGCATAAATATAAAACAAATAATAAAGAAAAATCTGAACCTATATTTATGCCTTATATAACGAAAGATTTATTAGAAGTTAAAAGTAATTTTAAATTAAATGAAATTAAATCAAAATATTATATTAACCCAGAAATAGTATGATAATACATAATGTTAAAATAACAGATTTTAAAAGTTTATACGGTACACATGAATTTAATTTTGACAAAATGAAAGGTCTTATTAAACTTTCAGGACCTATTGGCTCTGGTAAGACATCAATTGGAGAAGCTTTAATATGGGGATTATTTGGAACAGTAAAAGGACAAACAAATCCAGGATTGATTGCTTGGAATTGTAAAGCGTGTCAAGTTGAAATTAATTTAACATCAAGGAATAAAGAAGTTCATATTGTAAGAAATATTAGAGAACCATTAATAGTAGAAATTAATGGTAAAACTTTATCTGCATCTAATAAGAAAGATACACAAGCTATATTAGAAGAAGAAATATTTGATATACCTAAACTTGCAGTAACTAAAATGTGTATTATTTCTTTTAATGCATTTAATAGTTTAGCATCAATGGGTGTCGGTGAAACAAAACAGTTTCTTGATGATATATTTGGTTTTAAATTATTTTCTGAATATAATGATGAAATTAAATTAGAAAGAAAATCTCAAGAAAATGAAGCTATTCGTTTACAATCGGTTTATGAAGAAAATTTAGAACAAATAGAACATCTAAAAAATAAACAAGCTAAACAAACAACAGAATTAGCTATATCTGTAGATGTTGAAGGTTTAAAAAAGAAACGAGAAATATATATATCTGAAGGTGTTACAGAAAAACAAAAGAAACAACAAATTGAACAACAAATACTTTCAGAAAAAAATGTAATAGATGTCAATATTAAAGAATGTCAGAATAAAATGACAGAAGCAATGACATTAGGTAAGCAAGCTAAAGAATATTATAATACATTTAAATCTGGTATATGTCCTACATGTGGTCAGAAAATAGATCAAGAACATATTGATAATCATAAACAAAAATATGATGAATATATTAATATCTATAAAGAATGGGATAAGAAAAAGAAAGAATATGAATTACAAAAATCTAGTATAGATAATAAATATGAATCTCACATAGAAGAATGTAATACTAAAATGTCAGATCTTAAACAAAAGATTAACAATATTGATGCAGAAATTAAATCTTATAATGATTCAGTACAATTATTAAATGATAACTACGATGAATTAATTAAAGAATATGAAACAAAAATAAAAGCAATTAAAGAACAGTTAGATAAATGTGATTTTGAAATTGCTGAATGGAATGAAATGAATGATTTATTTAGTAAGACACTTAGATATAATCTTCTTGAAACTTTGATTCCACATATTAATAAATCTATTCAATTCTTTATTAATAAACTTGAACAAAATTATAAGATTGAATATGATCAAGAATTTAAAGCTCATATATTTGTAGATGGGTGGGATAAAGAAATATCATATAATAATTTATCAACAGGACAACGTAAATCATTAGATTTAGCAATTATATTTGGTATACTTCAAAATATTATAGCTAATGTAGATCTTAATATATTATTCTTAGATGAATTATTTAGTAATATGGATGCTAATGCAAGAAATATTATGTTAAGTCTTTTAAAAGAAAACTTAAGTAATGATAAAACAATATTTATAATTAATCATGCTGAAATGCAAGATGATTATTTTGATCATAAAATAAGAGTTAAACTTGAAAAGAAAAAAATAATATCTGCTTCACAAAAGAAAGGAGAAGATGTTATTGTTCAAGCATCTAAATATGAACAAGAATTCTAAATAGCAATTTAATATTATTTTAATTTAATAACTATAAAAAAACAATTATTGAAAAATGAAGAAAATTATTTTTAGTTTAGTTTTTGTATTAATGATTGGGTTTAGTTTTATTTCATGTAATAAAAATGATTTTGAAACTTATTCAATTGAAGACATTACACAATCGCAATATAATAATGCGTTTGTAAAGACTTTCGGTATTCCTGCTTCTAATCAAGATTGGGGATTTGGTTCAAGAGTATTACCTAACACAACTCGTGCTGCTCAACCAAATGGTAATCAGTGGGGTACTCATGATGATAATAATAAATATCTTGATTGGCATCAACCATCTCCAATTACTAATGATGAATTAACTGCAGTATTAGCAGTATTTAATCAAAAAGAAGAAGGTCCTCAAACAGTACTATTTGATTTTGAAAAATTCTTTGTTCAACAAGTTTATACAGGTCCAAATGGTTATAAAATGAATGAATTAGCCTGTGTTACAGATTGGGTACAAACTAGTTATTGGCCAGTTAAATGGGAACAAACAGGTAATACAATAGATGATATTGTAAATAATTTTAATGCAGGTAATTGTACTGCATGGAATGGGTGTATGTTAATGTGGTATTCATCTACAAATCAATGGAGTTTTAAAACATCTCAATCAGGTGGTCAAAGAATTTATAATCATTGGAGAATGGAAAAAATCAATGGAAATTATTATATAGGATTTGATCATGAAGCGTGGAGACAAGCACCTGCTAATGCAAATGAAGAAGATAAGAGAGATTATATTTATAATGATTGGATTATAAAGATTATTCCAGGTAAAGATGATTATGTTGAGCCTAATAGATATACAGTTAGAATAATTGCTGAAGATTTAAGTGCATCTACAGGAACAGACTTTGATTTTAATGATGTTGTATTTGATGCATCATATCAAGAAGGTTCTAATAAAACATATGTTACTATATTAGCTGCAGGTGGTACAATTCCATTATATGTAAATGGTAAAGAAGTACATGATTTATTTGCAAAAGCAAATCCAAATGCAGGTATTACAGAAACAACAATGATCAATACTAATGCATCAAACGGTATTAGTGGTATTTCTCCTGTATCATTTACAATTAATAGAATAATCGCACCTTGGGATATTGATATTGCTATATTAAAAGAAAGACAAGTAATTCCTCTTAAAGCAGAAACAGGTAATCCTACAGCAAAGATAGCAGTAAATACAAATTTTCAATGGTGTGATGAACGTGAAGATATAAAAACTAAATATCCAAATTTTACAAATTATGTACAAGATACATCTGTAAATTGGTATTAAAAAATAAGGCAGTACTTAAGTACTGCCTTTTTTAATGTTTAATTTAAAATAAAATATGGTGTATTACAGATTCTGTCTTTTCCAATTAATTTTCCATTTTCTAAATTCTTTTGAACCTTTAATATTACAATGAGGACGTTTTGATAATTCTTTTCTTATATCATCAATTGTACCTTCCCAATACATACCTTCAAATCTAAACCAAATATTATCAGTAGGTAAATACCAATCATCCCAGTAAGAAACCCGTCCATTACATCCATATGTATGAGTAAACTGAGTATTGATTTCCTTTTGTGAATATTTTTTATAACTTACAATATCACGAATAATTGAACCATTTTCATCTTCATATTTCCCATACTGTGGAAGCCAATATTCTGGTTTATTTAATTTTTTATTAAAACGATATACATAATCATACGGAAGCTTTGTTTTACATTGACGATATTTACGAAATAAATATAATATTGCTTCAGTTGGCCATTTAGATAATGGAGTTATTATTTTTTTCTGTTTCATTTATTTAAATTCCAAATATTTATATCAGTATTAATTGATACCTGCATTGATTTTACATCTTCTTTAACTTCCTTAACATCATATTTAAGTTCTACAAACTTCTTTACAAATTCAGGAGTAAAATATTCTTTACAAGCATCGTAATATTTCTGTCGCCATGTATAAGTCGAAAAATCAGTAATTTTATTAAATAATACTTCAGGATCATGTTCTCCCATTTCATACTTAACCTGTAAATCCTCTAACAGAATTCTAATTTCATATAAAGAACGAAGTGTTTCATATGTTAATTTAGGATAAATCTTACCAAATTTTCCAAAAGCAATAATTCTTGTAGCCCAACGATAATCTGAATCATTATTCTTACGCCATTTGTTAATATAACCGAACCATTCATTTAAATTATATTTTTTTGAAGGTGCATACCAAAAACGAGAATTACTACCAATTGTTGATTCAATACCAGATTTATCATCAACAATCATATTGTTAACATCACAAATCCACTTCCAGTGATCATAAGGACGAGAATTTTCATATTTACCATCAGAAATTTGTCCTTCCATTTCCATATAATATAAACACATTGCGGAAGCATTTTTGAAATGTATTGTTAAATTCTTCATATTTTTAAATTTTAAATTATATATATAATATAGTAAATCTTATTTAATTTTTTAAATAATATTTAATTTTTATATAGTTTCTAAGAAATTATCTCCATAATCTCCATAATTTAAAAATTCATCTGTATCGATTCTATCCATATCCCAAATACAATTTTCAATATCTATTTCATAATTATATTCAATTACATTAGAATAAGGACCCCATAAATAATAGTTACCATATTTATCATAAAGTTTTTCTAATGGATGATTAACCATCCAATTAAGTGCATCCTGTGAATTATAGAATCTCATATTTATTTTAATTATATTTCTTCTTTAATATTTAAATTTTGTTGTCTATTCATAAATCTTACAAATTCAGAATAATAACACCAATGAACTGCACCTTGGTTAATTCTACAATCATGTTCAAGATATGATATTGTTCCCATTGTAATAGGTTGTGAATCATCCACCCACTGTCTAATACTTGGCCGCCAATTACAAACTATTATGTTTCCTTTAGCACCAAATATAACAATTTTAGTTTCAATATTAGAATCTGGATAATTATAAACAAACATATTAAATTTTTATTTTTTGATAACCGCTAAAAATATATTAATTTCTGAAACTTTATAAGACCTTTTTAAATTATCAATACCTACAGCTTTATATTTTGCACTGGGTACTACATTATATTTTATATTTCCCTTTTTATCAGAATCAAATTTTACTAAACTTCCAAATATTACATGTCCACCAGTTCTTATAAAAACAGGATCTCCTATATGAAGTTCATGTCCTAATGAATCATAATATGTATCAAATAATGTACTCATATTAATTATCTATGTTTTCAAATGTAGATGATTTATCGTTTAACCCATCAGCATATCCCTGAGCATAACCTGTTTCCCAGCACTTCTGAAAATAATTCTTTACGGCATTCAACTGATATTCGTTCAATTGCTTACCACAAACAGTATTCTGAATGAACTTATTAAATATTGATTCTACCTGTACTTCGTACTTCATATAATTGAATTTAATTTGTTAAAGATAATTCATATATTATATTTATATAACTAAAATAGTATATATATGAAATTTTTTAAATATTATATAAAAATTTAAGAAAAAAAAAATAATAATTTAAATGTAAATATTTTTTAATTATTTTTGATAATTTAACTATTTTATTTATATTTATATATAATATGATAATAAATATATAGAAAATATTAAAATATGATGTCAGATGAAGAATTAATGGAAAAGGCATTAGCTAGTCAAATTCCTGAAGCACCTGAAGTTACAGAAACTGAAGGACCTGGAGATCCAATTATGGAAAATGGAGAAGTGGCCGAACCATTAAGAAAAAAACAAGAACCTCAACAAGAAGAGCAAAAATCTGAAGCTGCAAGATATCTTGGAACAAAATTAGGTCATATTCCTGGAGAAAGCCCATTTGAAAATAAAGAAAATGATAAAAAAATGGTTAAGGATAAGAAATTAACCAGAATGGGTGAGAATCTATTTGATAGCGCTGAAATAAGAGAAGGTTGGATTCCAGTAGATAAAGTATTACTTGGAAAACGTGCTACTTATTATCCTGAAGATTGGAATTTCCGTATTCGCCCTGCAACAGTTGAAGCAATTCGTAACTGGTCAAATATTGATGACGAAAATATCAATTCAGTTGATGATGTATTTAATGAAATATTGAAATCATGTCTTGCAATTATTGGGCCTGGAGGTAAACCAATTCCATGGGGTAATGTTTCATCATGGGATAGATTCTTCTTCTTATTATTGATTCGTGAATATACATTCCGTCAAGGTGAACAAAAGATTGAGTATTCTGATTATTGTCCAGAATGCGATAATGAAATTAAGTTTGGATTGAATTCACAATCATTAATGTATGATTATCCTGATGAGGAAGTAATGAAGTATTATTCACAAGAAGATCGTTGTTGGTATATTGATCCTGCAGAATTTGGTTTAGAAAATCAACCATCTATTCAACTTTATATTCCAACTCTTGAGAAGGATGCTGCAGTTAAATCTTGGATAATAGCAAGACTTCAAGAAAACCGTAATCGTAAGATAGATCAAACATTCTTAAGATTTGTTAGTTGGTTAACTCCAAAGATTTCTAAAGATGAAACAATTGCTGCTCGTCAGATACGTGAATTAGAAATGAAGTATAAATCTTGGGATGCAGATATGTTTAGTTTTATGGATGATGTAGTTCGTAATATTATTGTTACACCATCAAATAAATTAATTATGGAATGTCCAGTTTGCGGAGAGGAGGTAACTTCAGATATCCGATTTCCAAATAGAATTCGCGATCTATTCAACGTATCAGGTAAACACGGAAAGTTCGGTAAAAAATAATCTTTATATTGCTAAAGAATATAACATTGCTCCTTCTGAAATATTAATAATGCCATATTATCAGTATGAAATTATTTTAGAGGAAATTAATATTATACAGAAACAACAAGAAGAACAACAGAAACAACAGGAGAAAGAACATAGTATGATGCAACAAAAATATAATCCATCATCTATGATGAGGAACGTGAATAATAGTATGAGTCAATCAATGCCTAAAGTTTCTATTCCTAAATTCTAAAAAAGAGAGATACATTTAAGTATCTCTCTTTTCTAATGCTTTAATAAAAATAAATTCTGTCGAATTACTAAATTTATTATATATTTCATTATCATCAATTTCAATTTCTTTTTCATTAGGCCAATTTTTTACAATTGTATGTTCATCATTAAAACAGTATTTTATTTTTGCTGCTTCAATATTTCCTAACATATCTTCTCCCATATCTTTAATAGGATCTATTTCTGCTAAAATAAATTGAGCAGTCATAAAACAACTAATTGGACAAAAATCTTCTTTAACTTCAGGAAATTCAGGAATTATATAAAATAAACATCCACTTCTAATATAAGTAATTTTTATTTTATTCCAATGTTTATTGGTTATTTTATATGTATTAGTATTTTCAGCAAAATAATACCAATATTCTCTACCCAATTCAATATGGGATTGATAACTATCTCTTCCCCACAAATCACTTATCATTGTAGAAAAACATATTTTCTTTATTTTCATATTTAATATACTTCTATTGTTCTTTTACAATTAGGACACCTTATAATTTTTGCATTATAAGTTTCACCATTATATGTACCTACATTATATCCTTTTTCAACATAATCAATGTCGTCTTCCGTATATTGAAGATATTTACCACATTTACATTTGACAATATTTCCTTTTAATACTTTCATATTATTCTATAAATTAAATCACATTACAATATTTTTGTTTGGTCTTATATGTCTTTTGATTAACTTTCCATTATCATCAAGTTCTTCAACAATATAATATGTTGTAATACAATCAATTCCAATAAATACTGAATGTCCATATTGATTAGGATCTGTAGGATCTGCTTTTGACCACATAAATGGCTCCTTTTGATGAGTATGTCCAAATATCTGACTCCAAATATAGCCATCATTATCAATATATGGATCTGATTCCAAAGCTTCAGGTCTAACCCATATTGGAGAATTTCTTTTATCATTACCATACCAATCCGAACCAATATGTCTGAATGCATTAAGCTCAACAGTATTTATATTTCCTAAAGAAGGATAACACCATTTTTCAAACCATGATTGTGTTACACCGGCATGTGTAAAAATAGTTTTATTAATATCATCAATATAAGTAAAAACTAATATATTATCATCTAATCCTTTAGAAACAAAATCTGAAGCAAACCATGCAGTATCATTATTATATCCTGAGCATTTTTCATTATAATTAGTTAAATAATGTAAATCATGATTTCCTATAAGCATAATAAACTTACCTTTATGTAATGACTTATGATATCTTCTAAGTTCAAGTAAATCCTTATATGCTAATTCTTGAAGATTAGGAGCAATTGTAAATGAATCAAAATAATCTCCTAACATAATAAACTCATCAGGTTGTTCCAAATTATAAATATCTTTTACAATTCCAAACATACCATGCATATCACCAACTATAACTCTCTTTTTCATTTAAAATAATTTCAAATCTTTTGTAAATTCATCAATATATTCAGACCACCATGGTCCTATTCCTAAACATGTAACTGTTGGTACTCCATGAAATTCAGTATTACCAGCATCAGTAATTAGTGCACAAGGTATACCTGCTGCTTCAATCTTTTTATGTAATTCTAATAATTCCTTTTCATCTTCAACATAAAGACAAATTTTTGTAAATATTCCATTTAACCATTTATCTAATATTGAATCTTTAGGAAATGTAAAATTAATTCTATAATGATTTATTTCTTCATTCCAATATCTATCTGAATGTTTCAATAAAGCCCCCAAACTAGCATGTGCTACCTGAGCAGCAATTTTACCCTTTCGTAATGATTTTAATAAATCATGTCGAAATACTATAACTTGTTTTACTTCACTCATTTTATTATTTATTCTATTAAATTTCCACAAAAATCTACATTTGTACAATCAGGACAATTAGGATCATCTTCCCTACATTCACAACTCTGATTTAAACACCAATCATCAGAATCTCTACAAACACACTTTCTACTCATATAATTACCAATATATAGTTGTATCATTAGCAGGATCTCGTTGATTTCCAAAGAAATATTCAATTTTAAATCCTTTAGATTTAAGAAAATCTATTGTTGATTCAAATAAAGTTTTATTTGAAAATGTTATAGATCTTTTACCATTAAATCTTGCTTCATTAATTTTATTATAAACCCAATCTAATTGTTGATGCATTTGTCCTGTACTTATTTCATTTGAAATACGACGAGCATCTTCTGCAGAAAAATATTTATTTTCTCCTTCTACTATCATATATATAATTACATTAATTTAAATTCATATTTTACCCAATTATTTGAATTATTATCTTCATTACTTAAATTAGTTTTTATTTTTTAAATGTTTTTGATATTCTTCAATGATATAATTAGACATATCGTCAGGATGTGTAAAACTTTTATTAATCAACCAAGCTTTTAATTCTGATTGTGTTGTCCATAATTCAAAATTATTTCTAATCCATCTACCTAAAGTATGATGAAATTCAATGGCTGGGTATTGTTTAAGTTGTTCTTTATCGTCATCAGTAAGTTCTTTATCAAAGTAATCAAATACTTCATCCATGTTTTTTGGTATATCTATTTTATATTCAATGTCATTAATTATCTTTGTATGTTCAGATTTAAATTCCATTGATTTTGTTTCAATATACCATTCATCATAATCCTTTTCAATAAGATATTCTTTATTCTTCCAAAGTTCACTAAGTTTTATTTCATTAAGATATAACCATTTTGACCAATCAGCATCATACATTGTATATTCTTCACTAAACTCAGGATGTTTATCCCAAGTAAAGAAAATAACATCTTGTCGAATATATGTAATTGTTATAGGTTGAATTGGATCATTTTTAAATCTCTTTTTAACTTTTGGTGATATATAAAATAATGAATTAAAATCATATATTGCATGATCTCCAATTTTAATAATATTCATGTTAAATTTATCTTTAAAGAATTTTTTAAGTTCTTTAAGATTAGGATCTACATCTGCAACATATTTTTTAATTTCTTTAATTTTATTATCTCTTTCAATCTGATTCATAAATAGTTTTTGCTTTATAAATTGGAAATAAATTTTCTCCTTGCATTGCTTCTTCAGTTTCCCATTGTATGTCATTTACTTCACATTCATCAACCCCGATATATGTTTGAGTTACATCAGAATAATAAGGATCCAATGCAGTATATTGAACAATTCTTTTCATACAGGAAATTCTTTAATAATTACTTCTTCAACCTCATCACAAAATGTTGATGCATCCATACAATATTCATGATCATAAAAATTAATCAATAAATGTGGATAATTATTTTCATCACATACAGGAATAATACTATGAATATCTTCAATACATATTTCATTGTAATCTTTTAATGATGAATTTTTTAATTTCAAATATGGTACTTTAATTTTCATATTAAATATTTATAATTAAATTATGATATCAATGCATAAAAACAAATTACAATTGCAAATATCCAAAAAAGACATCCAATTACATGTGTACACCCTTCCCAAAGAAAAGCAATAATATGTCCAATGATATTAAGTATCCAACCAAATATACCACCACCAAAAATAATAATCAAAATAATTATTGCAATTGTAATCATAACTTTAATTTATTATTAATTATATAAATAATATAGATATGTACATTTAAAAATTAAATAATATTTAATAAAAATATTAAGATAATAAAATATGAAATATATTAAAAAATATGATAATCATAATGAATATGATGCAGTAATATTAGATCATACTAATACCCCTAATGTTAGTTTATGTGATCAGGAAAATGAATTACATTTTACAGAATTAATACCTGAAGAATAATATTTAAAAATAAAGAGGTACTCAAGTACCTCTTTTAGTAATGTTCATCTAACCATTTATTATATTGTTCATCCTCATAATCTCTTCTTAAACCAGATATACTTCGTTCCCTATGTTCTCCTGTTTGTATTTTAATACCACAACATGGACATGTTATATAATAAGGAGTCACATCATAATCGTATCCATAAATTATATTACCAGGTTTAGGATCTCCATAATCATATTGAATAGTTGATCCACAACCATTACATTTAATTTCTAAAGGATGATATTCATAAGGTTTTTCTCGAATCATAAATTATGTTTATATAAATATTGTTCTAATCTACTTTCTATTTCTTTTGCATAAGGTTTCCATTTATCCCTATTAATTTCATATTCAAGAGTTTCACGAGCATCCATTTGTGCTTCTTGTTTTGACAAACCACAGCATTCCCAGTCAATCATTAATGCTTCCCAATCAATAGCATCCCATCCATGTTCTAATCCGTATTCTAAATGATGTCTATTGTGTGTACGATGCCATTTTTGTACTCTTTTATAATCGCCTCTCCATAACAATTTAAGCCATGGCTTTTCAGCATCATGTAATAAATATTTAGGTTTCCATATACCAAGATTTAATGCAGTTAAGTTAAATCCACACCAATGAGCAAACCAATATTTAAATGAACTTCTGTCTCGTTTTGTAAACATTGCAAAAGTTTTATAATCATCTCTAATATCCCAAAATGATTTATAAATCCAATAATCTGCTCTGTCTTCATCAACGACAACCCAATATTGATTTAATGATTCACATTGCTGACATATATATAAATATCTATCTTTTCCAAATACTTTTATAAGATAATATGGAATATTATTACCAGCAGGATCGTTAAGCATATCAATAACAGTAACCTTTCCTACTCTATCATGAACTGATAATCTTTTTCTTAATGTTATCATATTATTTTGTGTATTTGTTAAAATAAATTGGTTTTGTTATTTTCTCATAATATCCTGATGGATCTGAAACGTATTGTTCAAGTTGATGACATAATTTATCCCATTCTTTAAATCTTTTATATTCTTCAAGATGATCATTAGGACAATCAGGAACATACATATAAGTTCCCCATTTGTGATAATCTTCACAGTCTTTACCTAATATCATTGTCTTATCAATATCTACATCCATCCAAACTTGATGAGGATACCCATATTGATGAATTTTGAAATTTGGAAAACAACAATAGTCACCGTCCCAAAAACAAAAATTCTCACAATTGATACAACAATCTTTATTTGTAAAATCTTTAAATTCTCTCATTATAGACTTTTAATATATTCTTTTATTAATGCTAATGTATCTAATGAACCACTAAAATAATTTTTATCACAACTTTCAATACTATGTTTTAATCGTTGTTTATCAGAATCAATTTCATCATTAAGATAATCTATTATCTGGTTTTTAAATAATTCTTTTTGCTCTTTAATTAAATCAATCATATAATAACATGATAAATATTTTTTAATATACGAATTTCTTCTTTTGTAAATTCTTCTTTATAATGATAAATTGGTTCATAAGGACTTTTAATAGTTTCTGAACTAGTATCATTTTTATAATTATTGTATATAGTATAAGTAGATGATGATAAATATGCAGGAGTATTTTTAAAATTTTGTTCTTCAATTAAAAATCTTTTATATTTATCGTATATCTCCCTATATTTTATTTGGCGTTTTTTTCTAATTGGTTTTGCACAACAACTCATAATTATTAAATTAATATAATTACAATATAAAATATTACAATATAAAATAGATTTATTTTTAAATATATTATAAAATATAAATGCTATATATTAATGAATAATTTAGTAATATATCAGAACGAACATAATTATGAAACTATTAATGATAATATTATAGAATATTTGTATCAATTAACCAAAACATTTGATGATAACGAAACAAATAGCGATTTAACAGGTAGATTAGAATGTAATCACTGTTTTCAAGATGCAATGGAATATTTAGTTAATAAATATCCTCATTTACATATATCTGCAATAAATGGTACATATATAAGATTTAAAGATTCTATATTAGGATCATTATTAACGGCAAAATATGGGGATGGTGTTGGAGTTACGACGCAAATGGCATCAGAAGTTAGTTCATATGATGGTTTTCTAAAAGGTAATACCAATATAACATCATTTGATGAATTACCGTTATTTGGAATAACTACATTTTCTGGTGGTGGTCAATCATTTGAAGGATGTACAAATTTACAATCTATTAATTTACGTAATATTACATATATACCAGAGTATTTTTTTAAAAATTGTACATCATTAATTTCTTTAGGAGAAACAAATAATATATCAAGAATTAATAAGGAAGGATTTTTAAATTGTAATTTAACTGGTGATTTAGAATTTTTATCGTTGATACGACTTGATACAAATGCATTTGCAAATAATATTAATTTAACATCAATAAAATTTTCTGCTGATTTTATAGGTGGAGTAGTTGATAATTATAATGCGTTACCAGAAAACGGTTTTGTTAATTGTACATCATTAAAAACCATATATAATTATAGTAATATTAATAGAATTAATTCTAATTGCTTTTATAATTGTTCATCATTAGAAACATTTGATTTTTCAAATATTAAATATATTGGAGGTACAGCATTTAAGAATTGTACAAAATTGTCACCAGATATTTCTACATTATCAAATATAGAAATAATGACAGATAACTGTTTTTCACATTGTAGTTCAATAACTGGAGAATTACATTTATCAAAATTAATACGTACAGGAAATAGTGTCTTTGAATATTGTACAGGTATAACTTCACTTATTATAGATAGCCCTAATGTTAATAATGTAGGATCAGGTGTATTTCGATATTGTACTGGATTAATTACTGCTGATATTTCTGCATTATCTGTCGCAAATTTATTTGAAGGTTGTAATTCTTTGACAACAGTAACATTAAATCCTAATAAAGAAATTAGTAATGTATATTTTAGATATTGTAGTAGCTTAACTACCATAAATAATTCTGAAAGCATTATATCAGTATACTATGAAGGATTTCAACAATGTACATCATTAGAAAACGTTAATTTTATTAATCTTAAGACATTAAATAATAATGCATTTAACGGTTGTTCAAAACTTAAAACTGTAAATTTACCATTATTAGAAACTGCTGATGGACAAGGGATGTTTAGTGGTTGTACAGAATTAACATCTTGTAAGTTTGGAACTAATATAACATCTCTTGGTCCATCTATGTTTTCTGATTGTACTAAATTAACAATTATTGGAAATGATAATAATGATTTAAGTTATATTACATCAATATCTCGATATACATTTTATAATTGTAGTTCATTAACAAATATTACATTATCTACAGAAATAACTTCTATACCAGAGTGTTGTTTTTATAATTGTAATAACTTAACTACAATATCTAATATTAATAATGTAACATCTATTGGAAAATATGCATTAAGAAATTGTACTAATTTATCATTACCATCAAATACAGTATTAAATAAATTGACATCAATTGCTGATGATGCATTTTTTAACTGTGCAAATTTAGGTAATAATTTAGTAAATAATACATTAGATTTAGGTGATTCTATTACAACATTTGGTGCTAGTGTATTTTATAATTGTAATGTAAATATTATATTAAGAAATGATGAATTACCAAGTGGATTTAATAATACTGCATTTAATGGATTTAGTGGTAATATATATGTTAAAGAAACAACAATAGATGCATTTAGAGCAAAATATTCTTATTATTCATCACAATTTAAACTTATATCAGAAATAGAATAAAACTGGGATTACTTAAGTAATCCCATTTTGTTCTATTAAATAATTATATGTTGCAGTCATTATTAATAATTCTTGTTCTTCTATAGAATATAAATATCCATTCTTTTTTAGAAATGATGGAAGTTTTAAAGTTACATTTGTATTTTTTGGTCCACTTATATTATCACCAGCAGATTTAATAACAAATTTCATTGTTTCTGGTTCCCAATTTTTATGAGTAACATAAATAGCAGATATCATTGGCATTATTTTTACATCCAAAATTTTTCCATCACTTGTATAATATGTAAAGATAATAAATGATTTATAAAATTCATTATCTTCTCCATTCCAATGATCAATAATATGTTTTGATATTTCCTGAATACTACCACAAGAATTATTATAAGAATAATTATCCCACATTACTGCTTTACTATCAAAACATACACCATTTATTTTATAATCTGGAAATTTATTCTTACCATTTGGTTCTCTTTGTGTTTTAAGAATTCTATCTCCAATAAAACCTTCAATTATTGAACCATAATCTCCATATATTTCATATCCACCATCATGTTGATATTTAACGTATGTATTAATTTCTTTAATTATATTTTCTTTAATATATTCTTCAAGTTCCAGTAATTCATTATAATATATTTCATTATAATAAAAATTACAGAATTCTTCCAGTATTTTATTTGCTCTGTACCTACGTTCACCAAATACCGGAGACCAATTATTTGTCATATTACTTAAGTTTATTTTCAATATATTCATCTATACATATTATCCAATAACATAGTTCTGCAACAATAAATATAATTAAACATATGAATAATCCTACCCAGGAAAATATTCCATATTTAAATCCATGATATATTAATTGTTTTTTAGAATATTTTTCATTATTAATAACATATACATTATATATATAATAACATATTATAAATAATATCCAACCACTAATATAAATTAAAAATTCTTGCATAATATTAAAATTTTATATCATGATAACAATTTGGACAAATAATACACATACCCATTGCATCTACAATAATTTCAGTTTCAAAAAATTCAACTATTGCACCACAATGAGGACAAATTTTTCGATGTTTATAACTTTTTTGTTCTTTAACAAATCCGATTACTTCTGGCATTTTTATTTAATTATTTCTAATTTATGTACTAAAATATCTGGTTTAATCATACCATCCCAAAATGGACAACACATGTCATCAACACATTCTACATAATCTTTAATACGAAATACATTTTGTAAATCTTTAATGTCTTCACCAGTTTCTTCATTTCGTACTTCATATTCAAATATTTCTCTTATTTTCATAATAATATTTATTTAATATAATTTAATTTCTATTCCCTTTTCACGAGCCTTTTTCATTTTACTTGTATTTGATTCAAGAGAATTAGTAAATACAATTTGTACTTCTTTCCAAGAACCCGTAAGCCTATATTCTGGGTGACATGAAAGGAATTCACCTTTAGATTTATAATCATTAGGCTCACCTGTCAGAATAACTGGAATCTGATTAGATGCAGTTTTTGTTGATTCAATCTGTCTTTCTTTAAAATCATCAAGTGTTTTATTTAATGCAGAAATAATATTGTATACATCATTCTTTTCATCTGAATATTCTTCAGTAACCCACTTATATCCTTCAGATGCAAGATGTTCAAAATCAGCATTTCCAGTTAACATATAATTTGCACATTGTTCAGCAACTTTATTACCACAGAATCTAAAATTACATGATTTAATAATATCTACTAATGAAAGATTCTTAAGTGTATCTTCAAATGATTTCTTTGCTTTCTGTCCAGCCTTACCAGCACCAGTACCAAAATATATTTCCTCAGGTGAACATAGAAGAATATTTCCTGGTAATGATTTTGTAGATTCATTAAAGAAATCTGCAGTTATTTCATCTGAATTTGTTGAATCTAAATATTCAAAAATCTTTTTAGCAGTTTCATTTCCAATATTTGGAATATTTAATGTACCTGCAGAATTAATAAACATATTACGAAGTAAATCTTTTTCATTTAATATCTTCATCAAATGAATATCTCCATCAATATATGTATTTTCAGGAACATTAAGTTTATTCTCATCAAAATTATCGGTGTTTGTTACTTTATAAAGGAATGGAATAATATCACCAGCAAGTGACATGATAATTTTTGATCCTACAGATACTTTTTTCTCAAGAAGATATCCATAATTATGTCCTGAGCATTTTTTAACCATTCGTCCATCCATTTCAACTGGATTAACCCAAACAATTGGAGTGAGTTCACCAGTTTTTCCAAGATTCCACGTAATATCAATTACTTCAGTTTCTTCAAGCATTGGAACAAACTTAATAGCAACACAATCCTTAGGACGACGTTCTGTTGTATTGTTAATACGCTCTTCAGCAATTGGTTTAATTACAATTCCGTCTAATGCAAAAATACATTCTTTACGAAACTCTGAAAACTCAGAATATATATATGCAAGATGATCCTTATTTTTATAAATAGGATAAATTTTATAATATCCTGGAAGTTCATACGAACTAGGTAATTCAGTCCATTCATGATCAATCCATTCTCCGTTTTCAAATCTACGATAATCATAAATTACAATAGAAATATCATTTAACATATCCTGAAATTCCTTATCATCAGAATAATCATGATTAAGAACTCCAGAAACAAATGAACGAGGATTTGTAAATTGTTCAGAATATTTTTTTTCAAAAATAGATTTACTTACCAATACTTCTCCACGAAGTGTATAGTAACCACCAAGATTAATATATTTAGATGGAATAAATTTTGAAAGATGATTTGTTAAATCCTTACCATAATTTCCATCACCTCGTGAAGATATATTCTGAATTTTATCGGATGCAATAATAACCTCAAATGAACAACCATCAAATTTAGGAGTAATTATATAATTACATTGCTTATTTGTATATTTAAGCATTTCATTATAATACTTATTCCAATCAATATTCCCTTCTTTATCTTTATGAATCTGTACTTTTGAAATAGAACCCATTACAAATGGGTGCTTAACTGTATAAGAAGGATTACGACGAGAACCAACATCAGATTTATTTTCAAGACCAAGTTCTTTCTCAAGTTCATCAAATTCATAGTCAGTCATAATTTCCTGACCATTATAATATGCTTCTTTAGCTTTAAAATATAAATCTAACTTTTCTTTATTTGTCATATTATTTTAATTTTTATATAATATAGTAAATCTAATATAAAATTAAAAAAATTTCATTATGTAAGCATTTAAACCACAATCTTTAAGAATATTTACAACTCTTTCAGTTTCTTTATCTGTCTTCGTCCCGATATGATATTCAATTACATCTGAATCAGAAATATCTTTATATTCTTTATAATCATAAATAGTAAAAACAATTCCATTAACTTTACGATCCCATTCACGGCAAGTCTTATCATCATATGAATCTTCACAAGGACCTAAAACTTTACTAATTTCTTCTGCGGTACCTTTAACATAACCAAAATGAAATGATGTACCAAAGAATTCATTTGAATTTAATTTTGAAAATACTTTATTCATATATGTTATTTATTGTTTATTATGATAATAATATAGTATCTTAAGAAAAAAATTTAAATATAATATATAAAAAAATGACAGAAATTAATTTCTGTCATTTATCTAATAGATTATTTTTTCTTTATGTGCCCACATAATTATTAAATAATTTCATATTTATCATTATAAATTGGACGAACAATTTTTGCACTTGTCCAATGATTATATCCTACAGGTTCTTTATTTATATCTTTAAACTCCCATACACATAATTGTGGAAAATAATGATAAGGATTAAACCAAACAATATTTCCATTATAAAATCCTATACGATATTCTTCAAAATATTCATGTTTTTTACCGTATCTATCTTTATATATGTGTTTAAACTTATGAACAGGAGCTTTTAGACAATCATTCTTTGAATTAAATTCTTCTACATAATAAATTTTATCATCATGAATCCAAGAATAATTAATTTCTCTCCATCTATTATTAATTATTTCATGAACTTTTGATTTATCTTTCATTTGAGTTAATACATTCTTAATAATAAGTTTTTCAATTACAAATTTATTAACTCGACGATCTTCACCAACTTTCCATGGAGTTACTTTAATAAAATGTTCTTTGTCTTTTATATACTTCCAAACATTATTATGCTTATCTACAACAAACGGATATGATTTAAAATCTTTCATCTAAAATATTTCCATTTAATAAATTCAAAAACTATAAAAATAATTATAAACACAATGATCCACCATGATTGTGGTTCAATTCCACCACCTCCACCTGAAGAATATGTTCTCCCAAGCATATCGCGGACCATTAATGTATTTCTAGTACTCATATATTACCATTCTAATGTTTTCCATTTATCAACAATGTAATATTCATGCAACCATTCATCATAAGATATTACATTATAAAAATCTTTATTTGATATTTCGACTTTATCACTTTCAGGAATAAATTTATAATTATACCTTATAAGTTCTTTGTCATCCTTTCTTGAACATATCATTTATTTAATTCTTTTAATACAATTGGAATAATTTTATCTACAGCATCTCGAGATTCAACTTCAATATAATTTAAGTTATAACTATCATAAGTTTCTTTAATAATTCTATCTAATTCTTTTGATTGTTTTAAATTATGTATTCGTCCATAAGTTTCAAATTCAATATTTCCTCGTTTAATAAAGAAATCTAAATTCCAAAATTTTTTGTATTCACTTATAATTAAATCATCAAAATATTTATTACTTTCAGACTTGTAAATTGTATTGTTGATAAAAGATCCATCATGTACGATTACAGCAACTTTCCCTATTTTATTTGAAATGTTATAATGTTCCATTCCAAATATTGCAATCTGATTCTTTGGCATTGTTTGATTTTCTTCATATATACGATCTTTGATATATTCAGAAACTAATTCGCAATGAATTCCCATTTTCTTAAGTCTTGCAAATAATTCAGCTGCAACGGTTGACTTGCCACTACAAGGACCACCTATAAGATTTATTATTAATGTATCTTTATTCATTATATGTTCTATGTATTTTTATTATATATCATTCATTTACATTCTGATGTAAATTATATTAATATAGAACATTATAATGTATTTTGTAAAAATATTTTACTCTGATTTCTTTTCCCAATAACTATAAACTGAAGACTTAAAACAATCATCAGATACATCATATACTACATTATCAATTACAGTAACAAAATAATCTGCCAAATTAAGTACATATGTTCCTTTTTGATGTTGTTCCAAAAATTCTTTTACAGTTGGTCTAGAACTACCCTTTGTAGGTTTACCTAATGTTACAAAATTATAACTATTATTTTGCAACACTTTGTCAATAACTGTTTTAGATGTCATTACATCATAATTTTCTTCTCCAGTAACAGATAACAATTTATATGCAACACTCCAATTAATATTCAATGACTTTGCTAATGCTCTTACAGAAGAATCATTAAGATACCAACTCTTTGGTTTTCCAGACTTGAAAAATTTACAAGTTGGATTTGGATTAAAATATTCAAACATAATTCAAAATAATTTAAGTTTAACTTTTCATTTATTATATGTTATATAAATAGTATTTATAAAAAATATTTAAATAAAATTAGAAAATTTATAGTGCATACAAATTTTCTACGCAATTATTTGCAGGATTACCATCGCGATGACGAATACGACAATTATATGCTGGGCCAACAAATGTATCATAAATAACATGTGAAAGCTGAACAGAAATACGGATGTACTTGTATGGTGTCATCAGTTGTACCTTCAAGCGGCGACTATCACCATTTGTAGGTGTGGTTTTCAAAATATGACCAGTCTTTTTGTTACGGACCTTACCTGTATTAGATACCTCATAACAATCATTAACACCGAGATAATATAAATCCTGTGAAATTGGTTTCCAAATTTCTTTCATATTTAAATATTATTTAATTACAAATATAATGAAGTTTTTATGTTAACTACAATACATAAATAATAAAGTTTTTATGTTAACTACAATACATAAATAATATAGTATTTAATTTTCAATTTTTAAAATATTATAGAAAAAATTAAAGATATGTTCTCCAACTTGGACCTTTCTCCAAATCAACAGTAACCCAAAAATTTCCTGTTGTATCAATGTTCTTAATATAAAAACAATCAACATCTGCTAAGAACGGAAGATAATTTCCACGATTAATATGATTATCTCCATAGTATAAAGTTGTTACTTCATCAAATGAAACACGAGCAGTTGAAAACGGCATCAGACCCTTAACATCCTTTGCAACTTTGATTGCCTCTCCATGACAATTGAAATTTGAATAAGGAACATTAATATGAACCTTTGTTTTACCTAATACTTCAGCAATACTTTTAGTAATTGTATCAAGTTGATATCCAGTTGACCACATACCATGTGAGACATATTTCTTCTTTAACTCTTCAATACCTTCTGTTTTCTTTTTTCCAAATTTCATAATAATTAATATTCAATTACTTCAACTAATTCATCAAATATACTGGCTGTTGGTTCAAAATAATGACGAAGTTTTACTTTACTTCCTACACGTACAGAACGAACCCAAGGGCAGTAACGATGCGTAAAATATTTTCCATTATATCCATAAAATGAAACTCTTCTTTTACTACCACGTCCTTCAATAATAGTAATATATTCAACAGGCTTATGAATTTTTACAATTGTAGAATCTTCATTAAACATATTGAAACATACCTTATAATAATATTCATTATCTGATTTAAGCACATAATCATTTTTCTTTGATGTAATATTACATGATGTTAATGTACTAATTATAAATAAAAGTATAAATAATTTCTTCATATTTTTAATTTTTATAAATATAATATAGTATATTTTTATAAATATTATAAAAAATCTTATATTATTTAAAAAAATAAATTATTAAAATATATCAACATTTAGTTCTATATTAATTAAAATTATATAATGAAAATTATTTATGAAAATTGATTTTTCAAATTTAAATATTGATAGAACTATTAGAAAAGTAAGTATATCTAATGCTTTAGATATGTTATTTTCACCATTTGATTCTGAAGGTGTAGCAACCAAGACACACGATAAACATTTTAATAATCCTGAATCAGAGTATTATCAAATGTCAGTACAACAAATTCTTGATGCATGGTCAGCAAAAGGAGCAGAATCTTGTCGTTATGGTTCTTTACTCGATGATTATATCGGAGCAAAATTAACAGGCACTGAAAATGATATAAAGTTATTCAAACTTGATAATGGATATGATTTTGATGAAAGATTACATGGGCTTTGTGATTCTTTCGATAGTTTTTATTCTGTATTAAGTAAATCTGGAGATACAGAGTTTATTGATAGAGAAAAGTATTTATATCTTAAAGTTGCTCCACAAAATGAAAATGAAGGTGGAGAAGTATTTTATCTTTATGGGCGTTTTGATGCGTTATTTAGAAATAAAAGAACAGGTAAATATATATTAATTGATTGGAAATCTTCTGGGACAATTGATAAAGTTCCAACAAAATGGACTAATAAAATGTTAGGCCCTATGTACAAATATCCACAACTTAATTGGTATCGTTATACATTACAATTATATTTTTATAAACAAGCTTTAATAGAATCTGGTTATGTCCCAACAGATACAAAACCTGAAGATATTGTTATAATGATTGTAAACTTACCTGGAAAGATAATTCCTGAATGTAATCAAAATTATCAAATTCATCAAGGTGCAATTCCTTATGATACAAAAGTATTAAATGATTTCTATAAATTTGCTATTCAGAAGTTTATACTTTTAGAATCACAAAAGAAAACTGAAGAATTTAAAGAAGAATCTAAACGAGAAACTATTATAGAAGAAAATATTGAAAATATTTTTTAAATTTTTATAATTATGATATTTCCAAAAATTAACAGAGTATATGAATATAATAATGAGAAAGTTGTAGTTTGGCAACAGTCATTATTTAATAAAGTTTATCTAAGAACTTTAACTGATAAAGGAGGTTCTATATATTATGTAGTAAATTGGTTTAAGTTTATGTATAAATCAAAATATATAGAAGAATTACAAAATACAAATAATGTATATTAAAAAAATCCTGGAATTTAAATTCCAGGATTTTTTATATTTGATTAATTAAGATGTAAGATATACACGTATAATCATATTTGAAGACCCTGTTGTAATAGTTCCAGAACTATTAGCACTAGTATATGTTCCAGAACTTGTATTTTCAAAAACTATACTAACAAACGAAACTCCAACAACAGGATTAACGTCATATGTATATGATTCATTTTGATTTAATGTTAAAGAACCTCCATCTATTGCCTCAATTGCGTATCCATCATTACCAGTCATTTCAATATCAGCATCATCAGAAGACTGACCGTTTTTAAATACGTATACGTTTGCTGTTATTGTACTTACCACAGGTTGTACTCGGCCACTTTGTGATATACTAATATCATCGGTTAATGTTTCTCCATTATATGTATAAGAAACTGTTATTGTTCCAGTTCTTGTTGAATTATAAGTACTATATGAATCTATATACCAAGATCTATTACTAATAGTAATCCAACTATCATTAGTAGATAATGTACAATAAGTTTTTATATTTGAACCTGTTTGACTACCATTTTCGGTTAAATAAACACTTTCCAAACTTCCACTATTTGAACCATTATTATAACTATAAGAATCTGGATTAACAACAATACCATAAGATATACTACCTGGCTGTGTAATTGTAGAAGTAATTGTTTTGTCATGATAACTTAGAGTTAATATGGCAGTTCTTGTAGAACCTGTATTTTTTGTCCATGAAATATCGATATCGTGTAAACTTGTCCAAAGCTTTGGAGTTAACCATGATGAATCACTAGACACACTAACAGCACTACTATCTGATGCAGCTGAACCGTCTCTATAAATAGCATACTTAAATTCATTACCAGTTCCACTTGTACCTGCTGATGCTGAATCAATTGTATAATTACTATCACTTGAATTAACCCAGCTAATGCTATATGTATGGTCTGGACCACTTTGTGATATACTAATATCATCGGTTAATATTTTTCCACCATAGTTATAAGAAACTGTTATTGTTCCAGTTCTTGTTGATTCATAAGTATCATATGAACTTATTGTCCAACTAGTTCCACTTATTGTAATCCAACTTTGATTTGTACTTAAAGTACAACTATCCTTAACGTTTGTGTTTAGTTTAGTTCCATCACTATATATATAAGCAGAAGATAAACTACCAGAACTACTACTGTAGTAAACACTAGAAGAACTAGGTGAAACTTCTAAACTATAATGGTGTTCTGGACCACTTTGTGATATATCAATATAACCATTTACTGTTTTTCCCCCATAGTTATAAGAAACTGTTATTGTTCCATTTCTTCTTGAATCATAAGTATCATATGAACCTATTATCCAATTTCTTCCATTTATTGTAATCCAACTTTGACTAGTACTTAAAGTACAATTACTCTTAATATCTGTATTTTGTTTAACTCCATCAATATATAAATAAACAGAAGATAAACCACGAGCCCCACCATTGTATAAATAACTATCAGAATAAGGTGAAACTTCTAAACTATATGTATGTTCTGGACCACTTTGTGATATATCAATATAACCATATACTGTTTTTCCACCATAGTTATAAGAAACTGTTATTGTTCCAGTTCTTGTTGATTCATAAGTACTATATGAACTTATTGTCCAACTAGTTCCACTTATTGTAATCCAATTAACATCAGTACTTAAAGTACAACTATTCTTAATATTTGTATTTTGTTTAACTCCATCAATATATAAATAAACAGAAGATAAACTATCAGAACTACTACCATAGTAAGTATCAATAGAATAAGGTGAAACTCGTAAACTATATATATGTTCTTTTGCTGATTGTGTTGCTGTAAATGTTATAGAATCATAATGGTAAGATAATGTTATACTATGAGAAGATGTATTATCATATGATGTATTTTCAGGGAATGTTATAGTAACAGATTTACCTGATTGATTTAATGAATAATTAGTTACATTATTAGAATTAGATACACTAACAGCATTTGTATCTGATTGTGCAGTCCATCCTAATGAACATCCATAATCTAAACCATAACTAAATGTTACAGATGTTGTATCTGCACTAACTGTTTTAGTTGTTGTTCCGTAAATGTCATAATCATCATCAAATTCATATGTTTTATCTTCATTACCAGTTACATAATCACCCCAAGAATGACTATTATAAGATAATGAATAATAATAAGATTGATTTGAATTTAACCCTGTAAATGTTGTATATCCACCTGAATTTGTTGTTTGTGTTGTACTGCCTTGTTGAACTGTAACATCAGATAATCCATATCCATTATGATAAACATAAATTGTTGTTCCTGGGTTATATATATATGATGTTATTTTATAACTTGTTCCACTTACTGTACTATGATTACTATCTACTCCTTGTGTTATACGATAATATATAGTATATGTTTGTACACTACTACCTGTAGGTATTGATGTTGACCAAGTACTATTATTCAAACTATATTCCATAGTTCCAGAATATGTTGATCCTGCACCACATAATGATTGAGAAGAACCAGTGTAAGTTAATGATTTAGATGTTGGAGCAGATTTCAATGCACTTCGTTTATTAATAGTTGATGATATACTTCCGTTATCTCCATAATAATTACTATTTGTTGATTGAACTCTATAGTAAATAGTATATGATGATACATTAGTTCCTGTCGGTATTGTTGTTGACCAAGTACTATTATTCAAACTGTATTCCATTGTGCCATTATTAGTAGAACCTGCATTACATAAATATTGTGCAGAACCATTGTAAGTTAATGATTTACGTGTTGGTGCACTATTTAATGCAGCAGCTTGATTAATAGTTGTAGTTACATACATATCAGTTCCTTCAACAGTCGCATATGTATCATCACCTAAAGATCTATAATAGATATTATATGTACCTGCATCTGTTGCTTTAGGTATTGATGTACTCCAGTTACTACCATAATTTAAACTATATTGTATTGTACCTCCAGTTGTAGTTGCTGCAGTAGATAATAAAGTTTTTGAAGATCCATTATAAGTCATTGTACTTACTGCTTGTGGAGGAGTAACTTCAGGTACAATCTTATCTGAAATTTGAGCAGTTATTGAATGTTCAGCATAATCATTATAATTAGAATTACCATTTACTTTATAAAAAATAGTATATGTTCCTATTTCTGTAGCAGTTGGTATAATAGTTGAATATGTACCTGTACTATTTAATTTATATAATATTGTACCGAAATTTGTTGTACCTGCACTACATAACTGTTTAGATTGCCCATCATAAATTAAACCTGATGTTGGTTTAGGTGCAGTTACTGTTATGTTTGCTTTATTTATTATACAATTAACTGAACTTATTTCACTATTATTATAATTACTATTTCCTAAAACTTTAACATAAACAGTATATTCTCCAGCATCAGTTCCAGTAGGAATATCTATAGTATATGTTCCGTTTTGATTATCTTTACAATAAACAACTGAGCCACCAGTTGTAGTTACTGAATCAATTAATTGTTGAGCGTTACCATTATAAGTTAAAGTACGCGGTGTAATAGTTCCTAATATAGGATTAGCCTTTTCAATTAAAACTTCAAATGATTGTGGTTCTACCCCATAATAATTTGAATTAACATCAATTTTCCAAGAAACAGGGTAATACCCCGCATCAGTTCCTTTTGGTATTGATGTATTCCAAGTATCAGTATTTTTTCTATAATAAAAAGTACCCGGTGAACCACCTTGTCCAGGAGTTATTAAATCATGTTCTGTCTTATCATATACAATTGATAAAGGTGTTGGTTCTGTATAATTTAACTGGGCTTTATTAATTGTACATATTAACAATTGTTCTTCAATATCCTCATAATGTTCATCCCCAATAACTTTATAATAAACATTATAAGTACCCGCATCAGTTCCTTTTGGAATAACTGAAGAATATTCTCCATTATTTAACTTATAATATAAAGTACCATGTTTTACTGTACCACTTGTTATTAATTCTTGTTCAGAAGTATTATAAGTTAATTGTTTCCTTTGAGGAGATACAAGAGCAGGTATTAATGCATGTGCAAATAATAGTCTACGTCTTAACATATAAATTTATTTTTTTTGTAAATTATTTTAAAATATTAGTAAAAATATATTACATAAGTTCTATATTATATAAAAATAATTAATTATTTACAATGATTAATCCATTTAGTTATATAAAAAGTAATTCTAGATGGGTATTATATAATAAAACTATTATAATTGAATATTCCACAATATTCAATTTTATTTATTATGATCTTAATGATTGGTGGAAAACACAACCAATAATACCTAAATATAAAAAAATAAATAAAATTTTATTTTATATAAAAGCAAAAAATTATAATATATAAATCAAAATGAATATAATAACACCTAAATATAAAATAATTGAACAAAATTTTAGTGGAGATTTATTAGTAAATATGTTTAAGCATATTGAAATATGCGGTCGTAATTGTTATAAATCAGAAGATAAAATTACAGATACATCATATCAGTTATTTATAGAAAATTTAATGAAAGCAAAACATGGTGCAATGTTAGAACATGGAACGGTTTATTTAACTATTCCTATAGGTACTCCATTAGATGACATTCAATATATTTGGAAAACAGATATAGTTAGATTTTTTAAAAGTAATAAATATTCTATTGTTAAAGAAAAAACAATAAATCAGACTGTTGATGTTGAAATTAAAGGATACGGAATGAAAACACAGGCATCTGCTCATTTTTATTTTATAACTACAAATTGGAGAGTTATTGTTGAAAATGAAGATTTTGAAATTTTGAAATATATGGGACAATATAAATCAGAAAAAGAATCTTTAAAAGAATCGGTATTACAATGGATGACTCCACCAATGGAAGAACATATTAAAAGACATACAGTTGAATTTACATATCATCTTGCTGTTGCTCGAGATATTAATAGACATAGAGTACAATCTATAGCAGAAGAATCAACACGTTATTGTAATTATTCAAAAGAAAAATTTGGAGCTGAATTAAACATTATTGAACCAATCTGGTTTACGGATGAAGAAAAAGAAGTATTGTATAATAAAGATTTACAATTATCATTTATTGAAATGTGTGCAGCTATAGCAAATGGCAATGATAATATATTTAGACAAGTTGATTATTGGATGTTTGCTAATATGGCATGTGAATATGCTTATATAAAGAATACTACTCAATTTGGTGAAAAGAATTGGACTGCACAAAAGGGTAGTTTAATACTTCCTCTTGATACAAAGACTTGTTCAGTACATACTGCATTTGATACAGACTGGTGTAATTTCTTTAATTTACGGGCATTAGGAACAACAGGTTCTCCTAGACCATCAGCCAAAGAAGTTGCATGGCCACTCATGGAAGAGTTTATTAATAAAGGATATATAACTTTAAATCAAATTAATATTGAAAAATATAATGAAATAAAAAACAAATATCAAAATATAGAAGAATATATTAAAAAATAAATAAAATAATATAATGCCAGAATTTACAATTAAAACATTTGATACTAAAATACATAATATATATCTTAAAGGAGATGTTGACGAAGAAATGTGGCAAACTCTTGTGGATAAAATAAATGAAATTAAAAGTGCTGATGATGATATTGTAGATCAAAATGTTGCATCATTAATGTCAGTTGGCATCGAAGCACAAATTATACGTCCATCTATTAATATTTATTTATCAACATTTGGTGGATATATTTATGATATGTTATCAATATATGATGAAATAAAATCATTAAAAGATGAATATAAAGTAAATATTTATTGCGTTGGTAAAATAATGAGTGCAGGTACAATTATAATGTTAGCTGCTGATTATGAACATCGTTTTGCATATCCTTCAACAACATTTATGTATCATACATTAGCAGGTGGAACATTTGGTAAAATTAAAGATATTGAAGAAAATGCAGAAGAATGCAAACGATTGCATAAAATAATGTGGAACATTTATAAAGAAAATACTGCAATACCTGATGATAAACTTGATGAGATATATAAATGTAAAAAGGATTGGTATATTACTGCTGAACAAGCAAAGAAATACAAAATTATATCTAAAATATTATAATGAAGAAAATTTATTGTATTGAATATTTAATGTTTGAAAATAATGGGTTACCTAAAAATTATGTAAATATTGATGACCCTTCATTTTGGAGTTGTTTGGAACATCCTTGGAATATTGGCGGATGGACATATACTGAAGAATATGATGATGAAGAAGAATTTAAAAATGATTTAATACATAGAATTAAAAATTGTGATGTAATTACAAAAATATTTATTGAAGAACGTGATATAAATGATCTACAAAAATATGCACATAAAATTAAAATTTAAAATACATGCATTGATGCTTAAAAACAATTCCCAGATAGAGAATTTGAAATATATGAAATAGAAATAAAATGACACCAAATGAAGTATTAAAAAAATTACAAAAAATACAAGCAGACAATATTGGTATTATAGATTGCCATATAGAAACCCGTAAAGACATGGAATGTACACAAATTATTTTTAATATGTGTAATTATGGATTTAATACTGAAGGTAAAATAGATAAAAAAAATCGAAGTAAATTGTTTGTTCATAGATTTAAGTGGATAGATCCTAATTATACTGAAGAATTAAAAGTTATTACAGAAGAAATTAAAATGTTACAAAAAAACTATGGCTAAAATAAAATTTAGAAATTTTTGGATATGGTTTTTGGACCAAGTAAAACGTAAAAGAGTTATAATAAATTTCTTTATAACTAGAAATGCATGGGGAGCATTTTCAATAAATAGTCATATTAATCAACATACGGGTAAACCTAAAGTAATGTATAATACTATTGAAACTGCTCGTAAGTCGGCAGAAAAAATGGGAGCAAAACATAATACTCATTTTTCATATTATAAATGTCTGTTTTGTGATGGGTACCATATAGGAAAAAATAGAGATAATAAAACAGATTATGATAGAATTAAATAATTATATAAAAAATTATTCTTATAATTTTGATTATATTGATAGTTTAATTATAACAGAATGCAATATTGAAAGATATAAAAATTCTCCCATATTAATATATGGAAATTTATTAGAATCATTAGGAATATTTAATGGATGTAAAGAAGTAACAAAACATATTTTTGACTATTTGAAAGAACATTTGGGAGATAATAATATGATTATTAGTATTCCTGATAATATGCAAAATAAGTTTTTTGATAAATGTTATTTACATATTAAATATGATAAAAAATATGAAGATGGCGAAGGTGGATATATATCATCAGATGGTCATGATGATTATAATGAAATAAGATATGATTTTAATACTAAAAAATTTGATTTTATAGAAATTAATTTATTTTTTGATAAAACAAATGTTGATAATATATATTCAATTATTATGCATGAATTAATACATGCTTATGATGATTATATTCATATAAAAAAATCAGGATTTGATTATTCTTTATTTAATAGAGCAAATAAACAAAATGCAAATATAATAAGTAATCATGAAGAAAATGAAGATCTTATAAAACATTGTTGTAAAGATATAATATATCATTTATTTAAAGATGAACAAATAGCATATATAGGACAATTAAATGGTGAATTAAAAAATAAAAAATATAAAAATATAAAAGATGCAATAAAAGATATATCTGAAACATCAATATATTTTAACTATAAAACTATTTATGCAAATTATCATAATATAATAAAATCAAAAAAATATAAAGAACAATTCTGTGATGTATATAGAGAGTTAAACAATAATAAAAAATCAAATGAATCTATTATTAAAGAATTAAATAATAAATTTAGTAAGTTTTGGACAAAATTTATTAATCATATATATCATATTGCAGAAGATCACATAATTAAAGAATCTTATATGACAAAAGATTCAAATGAAAAAATTAAAGTATTTGATGCTAATGAAAATATTGACTGAAGAAGATATTAAAAAAGAATTAAGGAAAAAATATCAAAACAAAGAATTTAAGTTTGATAAACGAACAAATCAAAAATTCATTGAAATTGTTAATGCAAGTTTTATAAGTGAAACTGGATATATTGTTTATCATGATCATCATGTTACTGATGAACAATGGTATATAGATAATTATGAACCATTAATGATAGATAAAATTGATTATGTTGTTAATAAAATAAAAGAAGATCCTGACACAAGACAAGCATATATAGCAATGTTATATCCCGATAAATATTATAATGATGATATGATATGTACAATTGGAATGCAAGTTATATATCATAAAGATACTAAAAAACTTGATTATATTGTTAATATGCGTTCAAATAATGCTTGCGAATATACAATGGATTCATTATGGCATTGTAAAATTTTTACAATGATACTTAATAGACTAATTTCAGAAATGGATAATGACATATGTCCAGGTTATTTATATTGGAATGTTGCATCATTACATTTATATGAAGAAGATTTTAAGTTCTTATCAGATAAAACAAAAATTGCTGATGAAATTAAATATAGTTTTGAACAAATAAAACGAATATCGGAACATTTTAATAAAATTAAAAAATAAGAATATATAATATGTTAGATTCGGAGTTAAAAAATAATATGGAAGCGCTTTATAAAAGTTGTTCCAATAAATCAATGAATTTAAGAAGTGTTATTGCTTCTGCAGTACAGTTAGGTATGAATTATCAAGAAGAAAAAATTAAAACAGGTATTGATATTGTATTTAGAGAATTACATAAAAAATAAATATAAATAAAATATTATGGAAGAAAAATTCGATATGATTATTGATAATGGAAAACAAATTGATTTGAATTCTGGACAAGGGTGGGTATGTCCAAAATGTGGAAATGTTATTGCTCCATCAATTTTGGTATGTCCTACATGTGGAGGAAAACGTACAAATGAAGGTTTTGCTCCTGGTGAATCAATTATATGTAGTTAACATTAATATGAAGAAAAATAAGAACGATAAATGGTTTTTAGGTGGTACATGTAATAATAGTAAATGGAGAGATAAATTGATTCCATTATTAGAAGAACATAAAATCCCATATTTTAATCCTGTAGTGGAAGATTGGACTCCTGAATGTCAAGAAATTGAAGAAGATGAAAAAAATAATAAATGTGGAGTTCATCTATATGTTATTACCGAAGAAATGTTAGGTACATATTCTATTGCTGAAGTTATTCATTCTGCTCATTTAGCTAATATGTATGGTACATCAGTTAATAAAGTAATATTTGTTGTATTATATAGTAAAAAATGGAAAAAACACGATATTAAATCATTTGATGCAACAATGAACTTAGTAAAAAATATAGCAGGAACTAATGCAATAGCTACATATGTAAATGATATGGAAGAATTAATGAAATTTTTCTTATTGGTCTCTGATGTTGAAGAATGAATGATTTTAAATCATTCATTCTTTATTTATATAAAGTATATTATTTATTTTTAATATATATATATAAAATATAAAACATTAATACAAATGAAAAATTTATATTCTTTTTTTATTGAAAGTAAAGAACCTAATTTAAAACAAGTTCAGGGTGAAGAAGCTGAAAAAAATGGATTAAAAGGTGGAAAATGGGGTGTAAATGAACCTAAAGATGATGATGCTGCCGAAGAAATAGACAAAAAGAATCTTAGTAAGAATATGAAAAGACTTCTTATGAAGTTTAAAACTGAAGAAGATTTCTTTATTATTGGAGAAGCAGGTTGGGGTAAAACATCAATTATTAAAAATTTAGCTAGTAAATTTAAAAGAGATGTAGTTACTGTTTATCTTGATAAAGCTGTTGCATCTGACCTTGGTGGTATTCCTATTCCTGTTCAAGGTAAAAAGGGTGCTGTACAAGAAATGGCAATGCCTGCATGGGCTAAAATAATGGAAGATAACCCTAATAAAAAATTCTTATTATTCTTTGATGAAATGAATCAGGCAGCTCCTGATGTAATGAATGCTCTTATGCCTATTGTTTTAGAACATGAAATTTGTGGTCGTAAGTTCGATAATTTCTTTGTTGGCGCTGCCGGTAACTTTGAATCAGAAAATGGTGCAGTTAATGAATTATCTGGTCCATTACGTTCACGTTTCAAACCACTTATTGTTTGGGAAACTGGTGGGGATTCTTGGAAAGATGCTTTTAAATATTTACATAAAAATTGGGATGAAAAATTATCTAAAGAATTAATTGATAAATTTGAAGATAATGCAGAAGTATTTGAAAATCCTCGTGAAGTTGAGCAAAAAATATTTAAATTCATTTATAAAATGAAAGAAGATGGTGACACTGACTATTTTGATGCAGAAGATTATTTAGATCGTCTTGAAGGATTAATTAAAGAAGATTTAACTAGAACACAAGAAAATAATGTTAAAAAATTAGCAGACGATATATATAGTTTTATGAATTCAAAAAATGATGATAAAAAAGAAGAATCATCAGGAAGAAGTGGTCGTAAATCAAAAGATATAAACATGGTAGATGAAAATATTAAAACTGCCATAAAGCAAGGTATGAAATTTGGATATATCGAACAAGACGGCGTTAAATATGGAATATCTGAAGAAAATATTAGAGCAATTGTAGATTCTGATGATTGTAATGCTGAAATGTTAGAAAGAATAATCAATAAATTTGAAGCTGACGGTATAACATTTAAATTTAAGAAAAATGAAGAATGGAAAAAGAAAGGATATTCAGATCCTGAAGAAGATTAATAACAATTATGAGAAACATTATTGAATTTATAGATGAAGGTCTTAGCATTAGTAAAGATACAAAATTTAAAAAAATGAGTGTAGACGATACTAATGCAAAATATAAAATGACCAAAAAGAATGGAGAAAAATATCTTTGGGCTCAATGGTGGGAATACTTATTAAATGAAGGTCCTATGTCTAAAGTTGATTTATTATCTCATTTTGGATTACAAGTAACTAGTTATTCAACTGAATTTGCTAAATTATCTAAACGTAATATTATAGTTCCTAATAAGAAAACTAGAAAATTAGAAGCAAAACCTATTGAAGAATGGGTATAATTTAAATTATGAAAAACATTAATACATATTTAAAAGAAGGGTTAAAAATTAATAAAAATCTTAAATTTGATAAACATGTTTATAGTGATGAAGAATTAAAAGATTCTAAATTATATACAACTTGTGATATTCCTGAATTAGATGAATTAATTGATGATAAATTAAAAGAACTTAACAATAGAAATTCAAATTATCCATATAGTAAACGTAAAACTAAATATGGTAATAATGTTAATTGGTATTCATTCTATTGTTATTTATATTATAATGGACCTTCTAAAAAGGAAGATGTTGTTAAAGGAGTAAAAGGAAATACGCCTTCACATTATCATGAACTTTTTACAGATTTAAAAATAAGAAATATATTATCAAATCCAAGTAGGGGTGTATGGGAAACTGAACATCCTAAAAATTGGAAATAACTATAAATTTATGTTTAAGAAAATTAAATCAAATACAATGTATTTTAATACTGATGATGATTTTTATCAGTTTTGTGTTGTACCTCAATTAAATACAATAGAATATATTAATCCTTCTGGAGAAAAATCATACTATATTGATTTTGATCTTTCTCATGAATATAATAAAGCTATTAATGATGGTATACATTTTGTAATTAAGGATGAAAATTCACAAATTTATAAACATGGATGTGTATCTTATAGAACAATATCAAAACCAATATCTAATTTAAAACCTTATTATAAAGAATTATATCAATAAATTTGTATGAAACAAATAACATCATATATACAAGAAGGCCTTCGTATTAATAAAAATACTAAAATAAAAAAACATATTGAAGGTGGTTTAAATATTCAAATAAAAAATACTGATGAACAATATTATCATTCAATAGGTAAAGATCAACCTATTGATGATTATGCTGAATCTCCAGAAGAAGCAATAGTTATGATTAAACGAGATTCAGATGATGACGATAAATTTTATTGGTTAAAAAAATTAGACAATGGAAATTATCAAGCTTCACCAGGTTATTATTGGGAAAAATTTATAAAAGGCGAATTTCTTTTAATTAATCATCAGGATAATAGTAAAGCAACTGAAAATTATATAAAATCAATGTATAATAAACAAGGTTTAATATTAGCAAAGGTAAAAGGATAAAATGAAACAAATAACTAACTATATACAAGAAGGCCTTCGTATTAATAAAAATACGACAGTTCGTAAAAAGGAATTTACTGATGAAGAACTTCGTCATGATTATGAATGTGTTAATATGGCATTTTCTAAATCAGAAAAAGAACCTTACATGGTAAAATACGATACTACAATTAATAAAATTCGTGATATTCAATTAGTTATATTAGATAAATTACGTAAAAACCGTCAAAATAAAAAAGAATTTGATGAGAAAGATATTAGGGATTTTTGTAGATTTGATATGCCATGGGGTAGATACGAAAAATTAAAAACGTATTTAGACCAAGAACCAAAGGAATTTTTACAATATGTTTTACAATATTATGAACAAAAATGTAAAAAAATTCATCCTTATCGTCATTCTATAGCTGATAAATATACATTAAGAATACGTGATAATTTAAAGAAATATTTAGGTAAATAATATAATGGAAATAAAGAGTTCACTTTTAAATGATGAAGATTTTAAATATGTAAAAGAAAGTCTTATTGAAATTTCAGAAATAGATCATAAAGAAAATTTCAGAGTTAAAACATTAGAATATATCAATGATAGTGCAGATAATGATAATGATATATTCTTCTATGATATGCTTGAATTTGTAAGATTTTTACATCCTGATGATAATAGTATTGCATATACTACACCAGATCATTTAATATATCTAAATTGTCCTGGACGTATTGGAGAAAAAATTCGTCAATGGGATTTTATATATGATCATGAATGTTTACATCAGCTTTGGGATACATTTGCAGTTGGTGATAAAATAAAAGAAAAACATGGTGAAGATAAATATGATCATAAATTATTAAACTATGCATCTGATTGTATAATTAATGATTATCTTTCATATTATCGTAAAAAAGATATGCCAGATAATTTAATTACACCAGAATATATATATGAACAATTTGGTATTAAATATGATCGTAAAGTCGATACTCAATACACATTATATATGAAACTTCTAAATAAAATAGATGATATAAAAAAGGATCCTAAATATAAAGAACAAGAAAACGACGAACAAGGAAATAATCAAAATGGTCAAGGTAAGGAAGGTCAAGGTAAGGAAGGCCAAGGTAAAGAAGGTCAAGGTAAAGAAGGTCAAGGTAAAGAAGGTCAAGGTAAAGAAGGTCAAGGTAAAGAAGGTCAAGGTAAAGAAGGTCAAGGTAAAGAAGGTCAAGGTAAAGAAGGTCAAGGTAAAGAAGGTCAAGGTA